ATTATTCCTAATCTATTAGCTGACTTGAGTTTCATACGTCTTGTTTCGTCAATCTCAGTCTAGACACTAAACGAATATAATAGCGATTATGACAATTATAAACACCCAAAATAAATTCTCTCTTCTATTTTGATCACAACCTTGTTCATCAAAATCTTCTTTGTCTTTCGGTATATAGAATATACCTTCATTTGTAACATTATTTTGATCTCTGTTAAATGTTTTTTCAATTTCTAAGGAATTACATAAGTCACCCCATAAACGAGGACAGACATCATTTGAGTTATTAATATAGTCTCCATCCAAATCGTCGTCACAATGATCGCCTAAACCGTCTCCATCTAGGTCTTCTTGATAAGGATTATAATAATCTAAACAATTGTCACATAAATCTCCTATTCCATCTCCATCCATATCATATTGATAAGGATTACCTTGTCTCATACAATTATCAGATGGGTCTTCTATCCCGTCATCATCATAGTCGTCTGCATGTTGATATGAATCTCCTAAATCTGTATTTGCAATTAATACAGACCCTTTTCCTCCTCCTCCTCCTCCACTTTGATTTGGTGTGCCACAATCCTCATATTGTTTGTCACATTCATAACTTTGACCATATGATACATTATTCATAAAAACAAAGATCATTAAACAGAAGAAAAAATATGATTTCATTTTAATATCCTTTGATTAGGTGAATCCACCCAGGTAAATATGATGACCCATTTGAAGTGAAAACAGCCTTTTCAAATTCTGCTTTATGATATTTTGTTATACCATTATAACTCCCTGAATAGCCACATTTAAAGCACTCGTCCCATTTTCCAGCAGGATCATTGACATAATAAAAGTTATCTTTATATCCTCTAACAACAAGAACATGTCCTGCTGATGTGAAATATCCATGAACAATAGCAATATACCCTTGTTGTAATGAATCGATTAAATCTTCTGGAGATGCGTTAGTATAAGTATTTATTGTACTATTAGCTGCATAGTTTCGATAAACAGAGTTTAATCCCGAAGGTGACTGTGCTGTATTTTTTCCATATCTTAAAAAAATTTCATCAGGAGAAATTGTGTATTGGAAATGACTAAGAATCATTGCAACTGAAGTGTTTTGACAAGTAGATGATGGTGAATATTCGTTGTCATATTGATTATAGTACGGGATGTCTAATATTTCTTCATTGTCTAAATTATTTGTATCAATATTACTCCAAAGATTTTCTGGACTAGATTCAATATCACAAAGTATAGAAGGATCTCCTAAAATAACACATGCACAAGGTCCTTCTACACAATCTTTTTGTTTTTCTTGGAAATTGTATTTAACAGCATGCAATGAGTATATACATCCGACATCACATGTAGACCCAGCGTGAAAAGTTTCAGAATATGATTTATCTCTAAAGTCTGTTGTGTATCCTTTATAATCATCTAATTCTGAAGAGCATGATAAAACGAATAATGCATTTAATAGTAAAACTAATATTTTCATAAGACTCCTAACTAATTCAATTATATCTATTGCTAGACTATGTTAAATCTATTAAGTGACTTACATGTCATACCTCTCGCTTCGTCAATTTCTCGGTCTAGATCTTTTTTTAGATACAAAAAAACCAGCATGAAGCTGGTTTAATAAGTTATCTATTTACTTAGAATTAATAATCAATTCCTGGAATGTGACCTTTTGCACGATATGCTGGAGGCCTTCTTTCAGCTCTCATGCGAGCTCTTTCTTCTCTTTCTTGATCTAATCTTTTTGCGTCTTCTTTTGAATAACTTCCTGCAACATTACCTGGTTTAATGTTGTTTCTTGTTTCCCAATCGAATAAATCGTTTTCAAATTCTACTTGTCCCATTTCTGTCGGGGAATATTGATCTCTAACAGGTTTAGGATCATCAGAAAAATCTAGTTGAGATTCGTCAAACTCATCATGAAATTGAGTTGACTCTTTAATAACACTTCTAATGATTTGTCTAAGACGTCTTTCAGTAATTTTCATATTATCTCCAGTTTAATAAACGTTTATATAGTATTATATATTACTTTATAGACAAGTTTATTCTATAACTGTTAAAGAAGATCTTGAAGCAACATCGATAGAGCCATCTTCAAACATAATATCATACTTTGATTGTAACTCTAGATTATCTGATATCGGGAAAGAAAATTTATATTTTCTAATTACTAGTACTGTGTTTCCTCTAAAGTTGCACATTTTTCCTGTTAAGTCTTCTTTAGTATTAGAATTTTCTTTCATTTCCATGAATTACCTTTATAACTGGGAATCTTAGTGAATAATCACCATTTTGATTTTGAGTTTCTTCAAAATACTGAACTGTAATAGTTTTATTTAAGATGTCGTTAGGATTTTTATAAAGATGTTTTCTTTGATCAATAGTAAATCCGCTTCCAACTCGAACTTCATTTCCTTTGTGTTCGATAGAGATGCCACTTAGCATTTCTTCTTCAACTTCAATGCCTTCTTTAATATATCTAATAGGACCAAAGAAAGCTTGCTTAACAATATACTCATCATCATAAAAAGTTTTTACTTTTAAGATATCATCAGATCTTTTACCTTTATATGTAGAATCCTTTCTAATCATTATTCCTTCCCATCCTTTTTCAGAAGCTTTAGTATTTAATTGTTCTAATTCGCTGAATGATGTTATGGGTGTTTGTTCAAGGAAGTCAAGATGCTTTAATTTTTTTCCTAAAAGAAGGTTTTGTAACGCTAGAATTCTTTGAGAGAATATACCTGTTTCACTATAACCTTTTGAAAATATTTTGTATGGGATGAAGTCAAAAATCTGAAATAGACCATTATGAATAGTATGGTCTTTTCTTCCTATTTCTTTCATTATGTCTTGAAAGTCTTCGTTTCCTTCTTCATCTACAATACACATTTCTCCGTCATAAACAATATTTTTTACGCCAAGATTTTCAATTTCTTTTTCTATTAGAGATAAAGTGTGAAATTGTTTTCCAGACCTAGCAAAAGATTTAGCCTTTCCTTTTTCATCTACGATGATTAAACATCTGACTCCATCAAGTTTTCTTGAGACGTACCAAACATCTTTTTCTAGATTAATTTTTTTCTTTGTTTTTTCGTCATATTTATTTGCCAAAGCAACATTGAAAGTCGGAATTAATCCAGGACAGGCTTTATTAATAAGTTTTGATGATACTCTAATTTTTAAGTTTCTATCTAATATAAGATAGAATAATTCCTTATACTCAGGATTATTCAGAATGAACCCGTTTGATTCTTTTATTGCTTTATGACCAGTAATTAATCTTTGGTTTAAAGAGTCAAGCAGATCAAAAATAGAAACAAATTTAGTATCTAAATTAGCTAAGTCTTTTCTTTTTTCTAAGTTTTTAGAAGTAATATTATATTGCATAAAAGTATTATAGGTATAGTATAAAACTTTTCTTACTTCATGACTTGATGATCTCATAATATCTACTTTATCATTTGAAGAAGTAGAACAATTCATTTTTAAAATAAAGTCGTTAATATCTTCGATCACTTGAAAACCTCGACAATTTTTATTGCTGTAACGTAAGCCATACTAAAAAATATCATTTCAAGAATACAAAACAAGCTCATCGTAATAAAGAAAACAATCTGATTTAATTTATAAATTTCTTTATTATGTTGAGCTTGATCATATGCTATAGCAATATTAAATAGTAGGATAAAAAATAATCCTAACGGATATATCATTATTTAATATTATCAATGTCAGCTTCAGCTGAAATTGCAACGGCTTCTAAAAAGATTTTAGAATTATATGGGATTCTCTTGTTAGTTTGTGCGCATCTATCATAAACAGCTTGTACCCTTCTTAGTGCATCCTTTGGAGAAGTCGCTTCAAAAACGTAATCTACAACGCTTTTCTCGTATTCACCTAGTCCATGTCGATCAATTGTAATTTTATATCTCATCATAATATTTTTCCTTTTTATTAATTAGTGTAAAGTTTTGCTGCGTTTTCTGCTAGTTGTTTTGATTTGTACTTTCCAATATAGGTCCAACCTTGGGACCATTTATTTTCAGCCTTATGATAAAGTTTAATTTGGTTGTTGTCTTTAACCATCTTAAAAGTTTCTGTGTTAAAATTATATAACATAAATTTCTCTTTTATAAAAAAGTTTTACATATTAATGACAATGTCTGATCTGTCATTTTCAAAAATTAGTTTGCAATTTTTAGCAAGAACCCAACATCTTTTAAGCCCTCGTGATAAAGAAGGTTTTGGAGCACCACCATCAGTAAGAATAATATATCCATCAAATTTTTTCTTGTTTTTAATAGCATGTTTAGTTACAGCCTCAAAACAAGTTCCTCCAGATAATTGTCTTTTAATATGAGGTCTTTTGTTTTTCTTCCACAAAAATCCATTTTTATCATCTACTATGGAATCAAACCTGTAAAGATAGAAGTCTGTATTTTTAGATAATACATCTAATTCAGAATAGAACTTTGATAATTCTTCATTGGACACAGAACCGCTTTCATCAATATAAACAGCAATCATTGGACGATAGATTTTTTTATAACCAGGATAAACTCCCATATATTTTTTATTTAATTTTCTGATAGATGATTGTCTTTCATCTTTTTTTGTATATCCACAAAATCTTTTTAGAAGAGACTCCCATTTGATTTTACTAGATAGCATTTTATAAATTTCTTGTCTTGCTTCAGAAGATACTGACCCCCAATGTCTATTTTCTGCTTCTTTGACTGCCTCTTTAACTAATTCTTTAATTTTACCTTGAAATAATTCTTTCTCACCTTCAGACATTTCGTCCCATCCATCATGATCATCAAATCCGATCATAACACTGTTTTCCATACCTTCAAGGAATTCTTTGATTTCTGGGTCTGAAATTAGTTTTTCAAAATAATATTCTGATGTTTTATTTCTTGGTAAACTTTCGATTAAGCTTGATATCTTATTAAAATTATCGATCTCATCTTGTTTCATGTTTTTGATTTGATCTTTTGTTAAAGATAATTTTTTCCCGGGTATTAATCCACCTTTTGGAAGTTCTCTTTCTGGGATTGTAGAATTAATAGCTAAGTCTGTTCCATAATTCCAGATAATGCGTGGATCTCTTCTTCTATCAGTTGTATGTCCAAAAACTAAATGTAAACATTCATGTTTTAAAAGACCAATAATTTCTTGTGTTTTAAGACTCGCTAGAAACTCTCTATTCCAATAAAGAGTAATATCACCATCGACACATGTAACACCAGCTGTTGGAATATCAGTAGTTTCTTGTTTATTTAAAGATCTAAGAATTCTACTATAAAAAGGTTCAGTCCAGAGAAAGTCTACTAAATACTTTGTAATATCAAAATTATCAATCTCCTCTTGAGAAACATCACGTTTAGAATAAAGATTATTGTTATTATCAGACTTACTCATTATATAGCCTTATTTGTTTAAGAGATCTTTGTTATTATTAACAATGTCAACAACATATTGACCAATTTCTTTATGGAATTTCTGAATTGAATTCATATTCTTGCCTTTAGTCACGCAAGACCAAAAGTGGATCATCATCTCTTGAGAAATTGTCTTGCCTAGTTTTGCAGCGTTCCTAGCTTGGTCTACTGTCCAATCATTTGAAGATGAATGTTCACCAAGTCTTTCAATTAAAGAATTAATTCTATCGTTGGACATTGATTCAATCTTCTTTTTACATTTATTAAAGCTACTTAGAAGATCTTCTGGTGTAACAACAATTTCATATTTATTAACAAAATCTGTAAATTCTACAGCGGTTTCTTGACCAATAAATCCAATTGCTGTATTAAAAATATCAAAATTTTCTCTGTTGTCAATTAAATTGATATTGTTGTATTTTAGTACTTCATCAAACCTTGCCCATGAAGCAGGTGTTGGAAATACATTCCCTGGATTAACTTTACTAAGATCAACAAATAGATGAGATGAACGTGTCTTTAAGAATTCAATGATTAAATTATCTACATTTTTAGATTTAGCCCAATCAATCCAATCTTCTTTTGTAGGTTCTAAATCGATAGTCCAAAACCTTCGTAAAAGAGCAGGATCCATTTCGTTTACATCATATTCATTACCATGGTTAATAGCAGCAAATATTCTTGTTTCTGGATGGATATTATATGGATTACCTTCTTCATCATTTCCTAATTGCCTATCTAAAACAATTTGAAAGAATGATTGTTGAACTGTCGGAAGACCTCGGTTAAACTCATCTAAGAAAAGAATAACTGGTTCATTACATGCCCTAACAAACCATGAAGGCATGCAAAAAGTCATAATGCCTTTTTCCTTCATACCTTCAATATCAGGAAAACCTTGAACATCACCTTCAGACATAATTGAAGCACGAACATCAATTAAAGGTAAAGATGTATTTAGAGAAATTTGATTAACTAGAGAAGATTTACCAACGCCAGTCATAGCTCTCATTAGAATAGCATGATGAGGAGGAAGAGTTTCTACAATTTTCATGAAACTTTTAATATTCAATTTTTAGTCCTTTAAAAGTAAAGGGTTGAAGTTTAATTTATTATTATTATGGTTTATTATAACTTTATTAATTTAAATTTACACATTTATAATCTATACTGAATTAGCATTATCAATACACTAAGAAGAGTACAAAGTGCTGTCTTTAAAGTAAAAGGTGATTCACCTAATGTGACATATGTTAAAATAGGATATACAAGATAAGATAGACCAAAAAATATAAATCTAGCAGACCATATTGATCCTCCTGAATTGTTTACAAAATGTGTCCAAGCAAAGAGATATAGATAAGCTATAGGTAAACTAAAGACTATAATTATATAGTGATGTTTATCTTTGTAATAAGGATTTATAAACTGGAGATTTTGTTGCAAAAATGTCAATGTTGCAGCAAAGACATATGCCAACAAAGCATGAATCATATTATTTAACACCTACCCGAGCGACTTCGTTAAAACCTTCTTTTTTAAGATCCAAGAAGAAAGTCCAACCCGCCCCACCAAATCTGTTTTTAATTGTTTCTAGTACCCTAAGACCTTTAAAGTCTTCATCCTTTCTCTCAATAGAAAGATGTAACATAGCATCTACCATATGCTTAAGCTTTTGAGAACCAGCCATATTTCCACTTTTGTTTACTTGACCAATACAAATTATATTTACATAATGTTCTTTTGCATAGTCAGTTAACATTTGAAGAGATCTAACAGCAGACTGACTGTTTGTATGATCTTCACCGTATTTTCCGTCATTAAGTGTTTGAAGAGAATCTACAATTAAGAAGAAAGGTTTATTAGGATTTTTTCTTCTTAAAGCATCACAATTTTTAATAAGCCTAGGGACATAAGATTCTTGCCCTGCAATAAAACCACTTTCTAAGTCGAGTCTTTCACATGTCATCTTTACCTGATATAAACTTTCTTCAGCTGTATTAAAGAGACATACATAACCTTGTTGAGTTAATGCATTCGCCAAAGTAAGCATTAGAGTAGTTTTACCTGCACCAGGTTCACCAGTAAAAAGTGTCATTGTAGAAGGTGTAAAACCTTCACCTCCAAAAGCAGCATCAATATAGTCTACACCACATGGATGTCTTTCTCGGAGTTTTGAAGGAATGTTAATGTCAAGAATGTTTGTTCCAAATGAAATGTTATCTCTTTTAATATTGAGCTTCATTTTTTATTTTCCTTTTAAAGGTTTAAAGGTTTTTATTTATGGTTTATTATACCCTAAATTTATTAATTATACACATTTATATTAAATTTGCCTTAAAAATCTTCCATCTACTTGTTTTACAGAATTTTCGACAAGAACAAAGAAACAATTTTTTTCTACTCTTTTTGAAAAATATTCATAGTCAGAAACAATAAGGCCAATAATATTATCTCCGTAAGTGAGTCTTACTAAATCATTTATTTTATAATTCCATCTTACAACAGACTTTTTTCTTTCAAATCCTTCAGACTTAGTTACAGAATTTTTAGTTACTTTTGTTTTTGCGTTTCTGATTCTTGAAATAGCATCTTGATCTTTCGCTACAAGCTTATTCTTTATTTCTTTTAATTGTTTTTTTGAAAGTGACATGTAAACCTCCTATTAGTATAATATATAGTTTTTATAAGATTTACACGAATCTTGTCCTTATTGATTCTGCATTAACATGTTTCCCATATAAAGATAAAAGACCAGATTTAATATATGACATAATACAATCAGACATATAAATATCGAATCTATCTTCTTCAATATAGAATCCTAATTGCTGTGCAAGACTTTTTCCATAATTCCAAGCTAGAATTTCCTCGTTTAATGTGTGAACATATCCTTTTTTAGATCTAATATGATGAGGAGAGTTTTTGTTAAAACATGTTACATTTTTATGTCTTATATCATTATCAATAACTGCATGACCACTTTCGTGTAACAAACAAAATAATCTCTCTCTATATTTGAGATTTTTATTGATATAAATAAGATTTAAATGTGGATACCATGCATCTTCAACAAAAGGTTCTTCAATAACCTTAATATTATAGTGGCTAATAAGGTGGCATAAAAGGGTGTTATAATATTCTTTATAATTTGGTAATGACATTTTGTTTCCTCCAAACATATTATACAATTAAAAATTTATTAATTACACTTAAGAATCTTTATAGTTTTTTATAAATCTTTTTCTTCAAGATTGATTTAATCTTCTTTCTGCTTTTTAAAACATCTTTAACATAAGGAGATTTATATTCATATTTTTTATTGCATTCTTTGTTTCTAGAATTGTTGTAATAACATAATGATTTATTTAATGGTTTAAATCTTTTAACATAATATTTGAGTGCTCTTATACCATGATAAAATAAATCACAATTTTTAAGTAATCCATCTCTTTTAATTGCTGATATTTTATTTTTTTTGTTTGGGCACCAATATTGATATTTTATTTGAAGAGGGCCTACACATTTATACGGATTAGGTTTTTCTTGTAATGTTAGCCCTGATTCAACCCAGGCTGTTGCTAGTACTAAAGAAGTATCAATATTGAAATTTTTTGACTCTTCGATCAAAATTGAACAAACTGCTAAATTTTCTTCTGAAGGTTTAAATGTCGATAACTTTTCATAAACTTCAGAACAAAAATTATATTGTAGAAATATAGCTAAAAATAATTTAGTCAAAACTCTTTTGAACGTCTCCTGATCTATAAATTTCTATTGAATCATCAGGGTATTTTATCTTGTAAAAGATTCTTACATCTGATGTTCCGCCTACTGTCATTTGATTATTTGACTCAGTCAAAATTTCTACAACAATACCGATTCTGTTCATTTTTTGCCAATGATAAACTCTATCACCTTTTTTTATCATTTAAATTCCTCGTTTTATAATAAATTATTTTTTAAAAATATACACTAAAATTTATCCAAGTACACCACATTTAATTAGTGATTGTAAAACATCTAAAAGAGCTTTCGTAGAAGACTCTCTACAAGATGAACCAGTAAAATCCATTAAAGGTTTTAAGCACAAGTCAATATCATGTGGATTAGACATTAAGTGCTGAGAACAATTATCATATGATGATGTACACGGAACTGTCTGATGAGATTGACTTCTTAAACCACGATAGTGGTCTAAAGCTTCTGGGTGTTTTGCGTGGTATTCAATATGATCAACATATTCTTGAGGGGTTACTACACCGTCGTCATTTAAGTCAAAATGATGATGTAGCTCTTCAGGAGAAATATTACCTTGATGATCAAATTCAATGTCGTGATGAGCTTCACCACTTTCTAAAGAATGAAAATCATAACTTGATTCCTCTACGTTTTCAGGGCATTGACATATTTCGCATCCACAACAATCGCATAAAGCTTCACATCTGCATGGGCTATATCCACACCCAGAACATGTGTTTGATGCTAAATCAAGAAATTCTCTTATTAATTTTCTTTCGCTCATTACAAACCTTTCTAAAGTTTTTATATAAGTCTAATTATTACTTAAAAGATTTATTTTTTTGTGTATAATCATGTGCTTCTTTTCTACTCATTCCATTAAAAATTAAATCGGATAATTCTTTTTGAGAGTTGACAATATTCTCCAAAGAATGACATCGACTCTCAGATTCTTCAGAAAGTATTTTTAAATTTTGAATTACATAATTTAATCTATCAAGAGTAAAACATGCAATATGTGCAGCATCTTTAAAAATAATTCTTTCTGAAGATGAGTGAGAAATATCTCTTTCTAAAAGAGAAGTACAATTTTCTACAGCAGTAGAAAAATAAGATTTAAATAATCTAACTAATCCGCAAATATTTTCTGTTAAAATTGGATTCTTTTTATGTGGCATTGCACTTGAACCTTTTTGTTTTTCCCTGAAAGGCTCAGACATTTCGTTTATTCCGTCAATACTATAGATTCTTATATCATAAGCTATTTTTTCAACAGCTAGCATTAGTTGTAATATACCATAGAAATAATCAAGATAATATTGACGTGGAATGATTTGCGAAGAAACAACTGGTTTTAAGCCTAAAATATCTAATGCTATTTTTTCATTCATTATAGAATTAAAAGTATAGTTTCCTGATGTTCCACTAAGTTTTCCTAATTTAATTTTAGCATTAGCTTCAATTAAGGAATCATATCCTTTTCTCAATAGAGAAAGCCATCTATAAAATACATCATAATATGTTTGTATTTCAGCAGCTCTTCCATGAGTTCTAGATAAAATCCTTGATTTAGACTCTTCAGATTTTAAGAGTCTATTTAGGTTATAAATAAGATTTGCAGCATAACCACAAATGACATTTAAACTTTCACTACACATTAAAGACAAAGATGTATCTAAAATATCTGAAGATGTTAGACCATAATGAATCCATCTTCCACTATTATCAGGAATAGATTCTTCTAACATTTGAACAAATGCTTGAACGTCATGATGAGTTTCTGACTCTATCTCTTTCCAACGGTCAATGTCAATTTTAATATTTTCTTTAATAGAATTAAATTCATCATCAACGATAGTTGGATCTGTAATGTTTAAAGTTAAAGACTCTAAGTGAGCTAATTCTACTTTAAGCCATGTTTTTAGTTTGTTTTCTGTTTTCCAAATATCATGAATTTTTTGAACTTTATACCTTGGTATCATTTTTTACCTTACTTATATTTTTTGTACTTACAACAATTAGTCTTTTATTATCATAGACTAAACAATAGTTTTTTATTTTTGAATCTATCTTGCTTGGACTATAGTTTAAAAAAACCATGTATGATTTATAACTTTTATGATAAACCAAGTCTCCTTCTTTAAGATCATTTATCATTATTAGACCAGACTATTTCGCCTCTCTTCGGTCCTGTTGTAAATGATATCTGATTTACTCCTGTATGCATTTCAATGTTATGTAATAGTTCAACAAATCCTAAGTCAGAAAGACTTACTGAGTTAATCTTGTATGTTTTATATTTTCTTCCATGAACATAAAAATGTGGGTTGTCAATATGTGTCATAACGTCTGTTTTAACAACACATAAATGAGATACTCCATTTTGTTTGACAGCTGTTCTGATTTCGTCTAAATCAATCCAACCACATTGTCTTGGTCTTCCCGTTGTTGCACCAAATTCTTGACCAACTTCAGATAATATTTTTTCTTGGCCGTCTGTTATAATACTTGGAAAATCTCCACTTCCTACTTTTGTCTTATAAGACTTGATAACACCAATAACTTCATCGATCTGAGTGTGGTTAAGACCCGTTGAATTTAAAGCTCCTCCAATTGAAGGAGATGATGAAGTTACGTCAGGATAATTGTTAGAATAAATACTAAGTCCACTTCCTTGTGCACCTTCTAAAAGAATATTATAGTTTCTATCATAATAATCTTGAATTAAATCAAATTCATCCTCAACAACATATCCCTTTAAAATAGAAGACATTTCCATAAATTTTTCTTGCCAAGAATTAAAATTATTAAAATCTTTTTGTAAGTCTTCTAAAGTTTCTCCGTTCTGTGCTCTTTTTTCTTGAAGATCAAAAAACTTAGATTGTATATTCATTAAAGATTTTTCAGGACTATTAATAATATCTTTAACTAAGATAGAATCTCTAGCATAAAAATCTGAATATGCTGGACCAATTCCTTTTGCAGTTGTTCCTAGTTTCTTTTGATACTTAAGTCTATCAATAATCTTATGTGTTGGTTCAATAATTGGACAAAATCCAGAAACTGTAAGGTTTTGTAGTGGCTTTACATTAAGATCCATGATTTCATCACAAAAATCTTCGATATCAAGAACGCATCCACGAGAAATTACATTTAATACTTCCTTTGATAAGACACCAACTGGAAGTATATGAGTTACAAATTTGTTTCCTTTTTTATCATATACAGTATGTCCTGCATTTCCTCCCCCTTGGAATCGAATAACGACATCTGCCCAAGTTTGAACTAAGTCATCTACGATTCTACCTTTTCCTTCGTCTCCATGTTGAAGACCTAAAACTAATTTAACTGGCATTATTTACCCTTATTAAAAATATGTGGATTACCTTCTGTATGTGAAGATGAAGTTTGTTTTCTAAAAACAGCTAACTCTTTAAGTTCTAAAAGGTTTGATGCGCCGCTATAAGACATACCACTTCTTACATTCGACATGATTTCATTAATAACTTTAGATGTTGTTCCTTTATAAGGAACGAAGGAAGCGACTCCTTCAATTGAATTATAGGAACCTTTCCAATTTTTTTGTGCAGCTTTTGAAGCCATCCCGTTATATCTTTTAACTTTTCTTCCTTCTTGAGTAATTATTTTCCCTGGTGTTTCTTTAGTTCCACTTAAAATAGAACCAAGCATTACAAAATCTGCACCTGCAGCAAGTGATTTAACAATATCACCAGAATTTTTTATTCCACCATCAGCTACAATATAAGGAACAAAGTTTTCACCTTGATCTATTAGATCTTTCTTAGCTTGGTCACATTCAAGTACAGCCTGAAATGTTGGGATTCCGTGTCCAGTTTGGATTCTTGTTGTACAAATACTTCCACTACCGACAGATGTTCTAATTGCATGAGCGCCTGATTTTGCTAATCTTTTATATGCATGTCCTGTTGCAACATTTCCTGCCATTATAAAAAGATGTGGATACTCATTTCTAATATATTCTATTGCTTTTTCCATTAAGATATGATCACCATGTGCAATATCAATACAAACAATACTTAGATCATTTTTTACTAACTCTTCTAATCTTTCTTTGTAATCACCTGATGCTCCGATTGCAGCTGCCCTATAATCTCTATGATTAACATATCCTAATAGTTTTGATTGATAATCAATTGAATTATATCTGTGAATAATCCCTAATCCCCCATGACTTATCATTGCATTGGACATATAAGACTCAGTAACTGTTGACATAGGGGAGCTAATAATTGGGATACTAAACCTTAAACTTTTGTCATTATATAAAACTTCAATAGATGTATCAATATTTTTCCTAGATACAAGATCAGAATATTGTGGTTCTAATATTACATCATCAAAGCTTAAAACTTCTTTTTCGATTATTCTCATTTTATTTCCTTTATATAGAAAAGTATAATAAATTAAATTTCTATTTACACCAAAGAATTACATATCATTTAAAAAATCTTTTCTATATTTTAGTAAAGCTTTTTCTTTACATTTAGCTTCTAACATTATATCGACAGATTTTCCAACACTGTCAAAGGGTTTATAATAATAATCAGAGTGAGCAGCTGCAGACCTAATTGAAGAGTCTTCGAATTCTTTTTTTCCATTTGAATGGTGACAAGTTGGACGAATTGTTGAAGGCCAAGAATCATATGCCATCTCAAATGATTCTTTATAAGGAGCATCTTCTGGGCCAATACTGAAATGGTGTGAATCAAATACAATTGGAATTTTTGAAACTTTATAAATATTGTCATATAAAAACTTTGTACTAAACATAGCAGGTTTATCATCATTTTCTACTGTTAGTCTTGATTGAACTGAAGGTGATAGTTTTCTAAAGTTTTTATTAAAGTTATCAGCAGCTAACTTTCTGTTGCCTCCACATGTTGACCCTAAATGAATATTAATTTTAGACCAATGATTTTGATCTAATCCCATCAAGTCAAATATTTTACCATGAATTTCTAGATCTTTAATACACAATTCAACAACATGGTCTTTTTCTGAAGCTAGACAATTAAATTGACCAGGATGGAAAGAAACTCTTTGATTAATTACTTTAGTGTAGTCACCAGCCATTTTAAGATAATGAGCTATTTCTTCATAGTCAGGTAGATCTTGTAAATTATATTCAGATGCCCAAGGTGCAATCTCTGAAGATATTCTAAAAACTTTTACATTGTTTTTGTAATTCCAATGGAAAATAGGTAATAAGTCTTTTACATTTTGAAGAACTATTTTTGAAACATACGGAAGACCTTTAGATTCAAAGGTTGCTTTTCTCATAGTCCTAGAGTTAAAAATATTCTTTTCTCTAAGTTCCATGTTGATACAAGCATATCCGAATTGATTCATTTTAATTTCCTTAGTAAAATATTTTTTTATTATAATACTTCAAAGGAAATAAAATTACACTTAAAAATAAAATATATTAAATCTATCTCTGTGGATCCTTATAAACTTTAGCGTCGTAGGTGTCATGTGTATATGTTAGGTCTAAAATTTTCAAACTTTCAGGTGATAATGAATTATTTTCTAAGTCAGATTTGTCAATCCCGATATTAGCTAAGCTGAAATCGTGATAAAAATTTTCTCCTGTCATTAATAATAGATTTCTAATATCTGGAAAATTTCTTGTTCTTTCTAATATAAAGTCATAATCTTCTTTTAAATCACTATATACAGTGGTTTTTCTATCATTTTTGATTTTGTTTCCATTTTTATCAAGTTCATATTCACCGTTTTCGTCAAGTTTATATTCAGGTTTAGTATAATCAATATAATAAACATCGTCATCTGCCATGTTTTCAATAGCTTCAATAAGATATTCTGATGTAATAGAGTCAGAAGGAATAAATGACTCTCCAAAAGTTTGTTTAAAATGGCTTGCTAAAGATTTTAGAAATAAATCTAATGTTGATACAAATTGATGAGGATTTAAATCTTCTCTGAATATTGCTGAAATTGTTGGCAATACTTTTTTAATTTGATCTTTAGTAAGATATAAAATTTCAGTAGCTACTTCTTCACCTTCACCATAAACAGTCCCAACCTTTTCAGCAAAAATCCAAACTGGATTTTCTTCCAAGTCATAATCATATAACTTTGTAAATACTTTTCTAGACCCAGACCCATAATCACTTTTTGAAACGTTTATTTCTTTTGAATTTGATCTAACACCTCTTATTCCATTTGCAATCTTTAAGATTACGTCTTCAACACCACGTATAAAGAATACAACTCTTTGAGCGCCTTCTCCTTTTATTTCAAGACCAAGTTCGTTTGATCTTTTTTCTACTGTCACTAAGAACTCGTGATATCTGTCTTGTCGAAAATTTTCTTGTGACCAATTACTATAATCTTCAGAAAAAATTTCATTCTTAATTTTAATTAAATCGTTTTTTAATAAATCTAGTTTTTTACCTTCTTCAAAAGTTAAAGATTCATTTAAAAAATCTTTCCAGACATTAAAGAAAAAGTTTTTATCTTTATAACTCATTGTATCCTCTTTTAAAATAATTTCTATAATTATATTTATATTTCAAAGGTATTATAATGCTACCATTTAAAGAAAAAATTATTGAAGAAACAGAAACTTACGTTTTAGTTCAAAGAGATTTTAATTCTTTATCAAAAGAAGAAGATTTAAATTGGCATTTAGATGAAGAAGACAGGGAAATTTTTGTTATTAAAGGTGATGGTTGGTATCTTCAAATGGAAGATGAGTTACCTAAACCTATGCAGAAACAATCTTTATTTAAAATACCTAGAGAAATATGGCATAGGATAATTAATAAAAACGGGACAAATTTAATAATAAACGTGAGGAAATATAAATGTTAAGCTTGCTTGAAAGTTTTATATATGAAATAATCATCGAAGAAGGAAACAAACCTCCTAAGTGGTTAAAAAAATCAAAAAAAGCTATTTATAAAGGAAAAATAGTAAAAGTAATTGAAGCTGATGGTCCTGGCCCAATGTCTATTATTAAATTAAAAAATGGAAAAGGCAAGGTCAAACAAGTTTTATCTAAAGATTTAAAGCCGGTTAAATAAAATGAATATTTTGTTAGAATCATATATAAAGGAAATATTATTAAATGAAACAAAGAAAGACCCTAAAGTAGGTACAGGGAAAAAACCTAAAGGGAGTGGAAGACGTTTATATACAGATGAAAACCCAAAAGATACAGTAAGAGTTAAATTTAGAACTGCTGAAGATATAAGAAAAACTTTATCTAAAAAATCATTTAAATCTAAGTCACATGCTAGACAATCTCAAATTATTAATTTAATACATCAAAGAGTTAGAGCAGCTTATAAAAATGCAAAAGACCCTAAAGTCAAAGCTAGACTTAAAAGAGCATATGACTATGCATGTAAAAGAAAAGAATCTTCTAAGAAAAAAACAAAAAGATTAAATAAGAAAAAGTGAGTAAGTAAAATGGAATTTATTTTATTAGAAGAATTTATAAGAGAATTTATATTTAAAGAGTCTAATAAATCAAAAAAGAAAAGACCCGGCAAAAAAGAATATTATAAAGGGACAAAAGAAAGCAATAAGTCTATGGCATATGAAATAGACAAATGCAGTCCTACTGGTAAACCTAAGGGTTGGAAGGCACCTAAGTCATGTTACTCTTACTGGGATGCTGATAAAAAATACGATAAGTCAAAAAAGAAAAAGAAATGAACGATTTAATATTATTAGAAAATTTAATAAAAGAGTTAGTTTTAATTGAAGCTAAAAAAAGAAAAAAGAAAAAATCAACAACTCTTTCAGATAAAACGAGAAAAACTCTAAAGAAAAAGGCTGAAGATGCTAACATGCCTTTAGGTGCTTTGACTGCTGTTTATAGAAAAGGATTAGCTGCTTGGCTTACTGGACATAGACAAGGAGTCTCTCAACATCAATGGGCTATGGGAAGAGTTAATTCTTTTATTAGGGGTGGAAAAACAAGATCAGTTGATAAAGCTGAATATAAAAAAGTTCAAGACTTTAGAAAAAAGAAGAGAAAGAAAAAATGAGAAACAAACTATTATTAGAAAACAAAAATCTAATTTCAGAAGGTTTAAGGTTTCATTTAATCGAGGGAATTAGTATTGAGAACAATATTTACAGACCTGGTTCTATAAAGTATTTTAATCTTTTTAAAGAAGTTAGAGAATTATCAAAACAAGGTTTATATAATTTAAACGAAGTTGAAGATTATTTTATAAATGAGACTGAAATTGGAGAATGGGGCTTGTATAAAGGAGACTTAGTTCCTTTAGATTACCCTATATTCGAGAAAGATGAATCTTTGTCATTTGATACTTCTCGAGTTATTGAAGAAAAGAAAAAAACAAAAACAAAACTCACAAAGAAGAATTCTTATAAAGGGAAAAAAGTAAAACTTAATAAACCAATGAGATCAAGTGGTCCAGGAAAATATAAAGTTTATGTTAAAAATCCAGATACTGGAAATATCATACAAGTTAATTTTGGATCAAGAGAAATGTCTGTAGGTATTAGTGATCCTGATAGGAGAAAATCTTTTGCTGCTCGTCATAAATGTCATCTAACTAAAGATAAAACAAAACCTAGATATTGGGCTTGTAGAACTGCAAGATATCCTTATTTAACAGGTAGTAAAAAGAAATATACTTGGTGGTGATTTTAATATTTACTTGGTAACTTTTCTTTCAAATTCACCTTTTAGAAAGTTATTTAATTCTTTATTAATATCAAATTCATTTGGCATAATATCATCTTTTTTAGATTTAAATTTTTCTTTTAGGTAATCTATAAATTTATCTTCTATTTTATCGTCAAGAATCATTGAAGTCTTATCATCTAAGTCAAACTGCCCTAGAAATCCTTTAAGACTATCATCGTCATCTCTCTGTGTAAGAACTTTAAGAGCTTCACCAGCATCCATTGTAGTACTCAATACTTCAGACCAACCTCCTGTTGCTAGCATTAAAGCAGCTTTCATTGCTGTCTTGCCATATTTTTTAACGTTTTCTTTAGTTTTCAAATTTCCTTTTTCTTTTGTGATAATGTTTAAAGCATTAATAAAATCTCCGTAAGTCATTTGATTAGATATATCTTCTTCACCGGATACTTCTGTCGACAATTCTTCTTCTTGATTTTGTTCTAAAAGTAAAAAATTTCTAACATAATCTTTTATAACATTCATTTAAATCTCTCTTAGCAAAATTATTATTAATTTGAATTTAATATTTACTTATTATATATAGGAGAAATTTAAATGAAACCATATTATTATATTGCTGAAGTTGTATCTGTTTACGATGGAGATACATGTACTTGCGTCGTCGATTTTAAGTAAATGATGATGATACTTATAAATATAATTATAGGAGTTTACATTGGAAAAAATAGAAATCACCAAAGAATTGTTAATTAAAAAATATTGGGAAGAAAATTTATCGCTTACAGATATTGCGAAAGATTTAGGCTGGTCTAGAAGACATATATATCAATGTATGAAAAATTTTGAAATCCCAAGAAGAAAGTTAAGTCAATCAAATAAAGGTTCCAAAAATAGTCAATATAAGTCTGGCGAATTTCGTGACAAACAAGTTTTAATCGAATTAATTGAAAAAAATATGTCGACCAGAGAAATAGCTGATTATTTAAATATATCACATACTACGATTTCAAGACAATTAAGAAAGTTTGACTTAAAAACAAAAAGGTTTTTAAATCCTAATTATAAAAAAGGAATTGATCATCATTTAGTTACTGAAGAAACCATTAGAGAGAAAATATGCCCCATATGTAAAGGTAAAAAAGGAAGAAAATCTAAAGTTTGTATCAAATGTTACGATGTTTCAGGAATCAACAATCCAAACTTTGGGAAAAAACATTCTGCCGAAACTAGAAAAAAAATGTCTGAAAGGATGATTGAACGCAGAAAATCAAAAAATTATATAGACCCGATGAAAAATCCAGAATACGTTAAAAAAATTAGAGTAACAAGGCTTAAAAGCATCGAAGAAAGATGTGGTCAAATTATGCCTAATTATAATCAAAGTTCAATCCCTATTATTGAAAACTTTGGAAAAAACAATAATTTAAATTTTAAGCATGCAGAAAATGGAGGAGAATTTCACATTAAAGATCTTGGATATTTTTTAGATGCATATGATGAAAAAAATAATGTAGTGTTAGAAATAGACGAAAAGTATCACTTTAATATAGATGGTAGTTTAAGAGAAAAAGATATAATTAGACAAAAAGAAATAATAGAATATCTTGGGTGTAAGTTTATTAGATATAATATCGAAACTAAGGAAGTTACTGTGTATGAACAATAAAGATAATTTATATAAATATAGTGCGTATGTAAAAGACGTTTATGATGGTGATACAATTACAGTTGATATTTCATTAGGGTTTCATGTTACCATGACAGATATTAAAGTTAGATTAGTTGGAATTGATACTCCTGAAATTAGAACAAAAGACAAAGAAGAAAAGACAAAAGGTCTTGAAACAAGAGACTGGCTTAGAGAAAGAATCCTTGGAAAGAAAATATTACTCCATACAAAAGAGAGAGGAAAATTTGGTAGATGGCTTGGAATGATCTGGAGTCTTGAAGAGGATAAACCTTTATTCGAAAACAGTTATAATAAACAATTGATTAATGAAGGTTTCGCAAAAGAGTACTGGGGTGGCAAGAGATAAGATGATTTATAAAAATTATAAAATTAAAGACATTCTTTCAGAAAGATCTTTTGAATTAAAGTTTGAAGACGAATTTAAAAAAGACGAAAAAAATCTTGAAAACAATATTAACACATCAGAAATATCTTCTTTAAGTAATATCGATTTAATTGATTATTTTTGTAAAGATAAATCGATAAATGTAAAAATGAAAAATAATCAAAGTGTTAAATCTTTACAACATTTATTAAAAATATCTACACTGTTTAAGCTTACTGAAGAGTTTGATGATTCTCTTTTGGAATCTTATAAACTAAGTAAAATCTTGATCGAAAATAAAAAATCTAAATCTAAAAACGTAGAAGATTTTATTCAAGATGTATCAAATTATCTAAGGCAATCTGTTTATTCTCCTAATTTAGATAACCCAAAAGAATTTTCATGTGATTATTTTCATATGATTTCGTCAAAAGAAAAAGACAAAACTATTGTTTTAATAGAAGTTTTTAATCTTTTAGATTTAATCAATGAAAGTAGTAGAGTAAGTAAATCTTTTGGCCATGTTTGTGAAGATTTAGTTTGTTCAAGTTTTATAAATAATTACGAGTTTATTCCAAATAAAGAAAAACTTTATGTTTCAATATTATTAATGATTCTCAAAGAAGAAAATAATCTTATAGATTTTTCTACTTTTGCTAACAAGCTAAAATCTCAGAATATAGTTTTTTATAAAACATTTTTAAATAAATATAAAAATACAATTTCTAGTTCTAACATTAAAGATATTCTAAATAATATTATACCAAATGGAAGACTAATAGACGCTAATAAAGAATTATACAAGAATTGTGAATTTGATTTTATTTTAGTAAACGACAAAAACGAATCTTCTTTAATAGATTTAAAATCTCACAAAGAAAATTCAAGTAGCTTTTCTTCAAATACAATATCAGGGTCTGAGTCTGGATTTGCTTATGCAATTAAAACTTTATTAGATAAAAAAGAATATAAGGATTTAAAATTTAACTCTATATGCTTAATAAAGTTTGAAAGAAAAATTAACTCTTCATACGATTTTGAGTTAGTCAAATCTGAAGTGAGAGTTTCTGATCTTGATAAAGACATGATAAGTTTATTTGAGAAAACTATTTCTAGTGAAAAGTCAAAAGAAAAAAAGACATTAAGTCTTAAAAATTGTAGTGTTATATCTTCAAAAGAAGATGAAGCTCCTAACTTTTTAGAAGACTTTGTTACAATAAGCAAAGAAACATTAGAAGAAATTCAAAGAAAGGAAGTTGATAAAATCAATTCAACTTTTGGATTAGATTCAGATTATAATATAACATTCGATAATATTACAGAAATAAATGAAAACAATTTGTTTGAAGTTAAAAATTCAATATATCAGATTCTTACAAAACTTAAAAAAGGTGATGAAGACGAATTATATTTTATTTTTAGTGACGAAAACAAAATAAAAGTTTTAGAATTTTTCACAAGATCTAAAATTTACGATGGAACAAAAGATGGATTATCTGGTGAAGGAAAATTAATAAATTTATCTAAAAGAGAAAACTTCACTAAAAGAAGTTTAATTTCGATTATTAGTAAAACGATCTTTAATGATGAAAATAAATATTCTAACTTAATAAATGCTATATCAATTTTAGATATTAACTTATCAAATTCAGGCCAAGTATCGAGTGGAAATCAAACTTATTCTACTGAAAGGTGTGAAAGAGAATTTAATAGAATAAGAGAAGAATTATAATATTATCTGTTAATATCAAAGTCTAGTATAACAATATTATTTGGTGAATATTTGTCTGATGGTCTTATACCAATATTTCTAGAGTCTAGATCTTTTGTATTAATATATGAAAATGATTTTTTAAAAATTAAAAAGTCACGTCCTGGTTTTATATTTTCATTAAAATTTTGATCATTAAATTCTAAATCTAAAATGTTTGATAAATTAATTTTTATATCTTTTAAAAACTTTTGATATGAATCATCAGTTTTAATTTCTTTTGAATAATCAATTAGAGTTTGTGTAACTAATGACTTAAACTGGAATGAATCATTAATAGAAAACGATGTTACTTTATCAAATGTCGGAAATAATTTTTTTAATACGTTTAGATCATTGATTAAATTAAGAGGAATAACTTTTTCACATATTATCCAAACAGGGTTAGTATTTTGTTTATCATAATCATAAACATTAACAAAAATACTTTGAGCTGATTTTCCATGTATCCCTTTAGATATATCAACTTCGTTTGAATTTGTAATTAATCCTTTATTTTTCTTAGCAATCTTTATAACAAAAAAATCATTATCAGAAAAATAAACTTTTCTTTCTGCACCTTCATTAGTTTCAGACGAAAAAAATCCTAAATTGTTTAAAATATCTTCAGATTGTTTTATATAAAAATCATAAAAAGATCTAAATAATAAAAATTCATTTTGTAATTTAGGAATTACTTTTTTTAAATCATTGTCAAGAAACAAATTAAAATAACAAGACAAATAAATTTTATCTTCATCAGACAATAGACTTTTATCAATAGATTTTAAAGTAATATCTGAAGTTTTTAATCTTAGAAGAATATCATATAAATCATAATCATTAATAGATTTAGTATTTAAAAGAGAAAAATCTATATTATTTACTAAATCTTTTTTAACTTGACTTGTTAATTTTCTAAGTAATTTAAATTTTTCATGTGGATTTAATGATTTAAATAGATCTAAATAATTAATATTTATATTATTTAAAGACCTTGAAATCTCTGTAATTTTATTTGATGATAAACTTGTATAATTTTCATTTAATTCAGAAATATAATTTAATAATTTTTTATATACATGATGATTAATTTCATTTACATCTTCATTTGCATATCTTGCCCTAACAGCAGATTTTGCTTTTTCTTTAGACGTATGACAAGATAATTTTTTATTATCACCTTTTTTAGTAATAATAAACTTACCTTTATTTCCGCTAGAGTCTTTACAATTCTTTTTTTTAATAGAGTAAGGCATTGTATTAAATTACCTTTCTTATACTTTCTCTAATATCAGATTCAGATATTTCATTGTCCATACATAATTTAGATATTTTTGAACTTAAATAATTTGTAACTGTTTCTAAATCTGCACTACTCTTTGCTAATTTATAATGACACCATTGTGGTAAATCATCTTCGTCATTTAAGACTGTGTATAGATTATACAGATCTCTTGCCATTGTTAGCAAAGTTAATTTTGCCATATGGCCTTCTCTTGAGTCTGATTTTATTTTTCCATAATCTAAATTTCTGCCATTCATAATGATTTTTCCTTTTATGTTAATTTTCACATGGTAATATTAAACATGATGATCTAGGAAGATTCGATTCCATAGCTTCTTCACAAGAGTTTGCTAAAGATAATTCAGGAGCCCAACTCCAAGTATTCATCATTATATATCCTGAATGTGTTGGAAATCCATTTAATGTATAAGTAATGATTTCTGATAGTTTTACATATCTGCTTGTTTGTCTAAAAAATATTCCAAATCTTCCTCTTGGAATATATCCACTATAACTAAACGTTGTCGAACTACTGCTTGAATCAACAATTGTTTGTGAAATACTTTCACTATTTCCTTCCGTAACAACCTTACCACTACTACTACTCTCAGACATATTCCAAACCCTACCAGAGGATAAGGAAAATGACTCTGTTAATGAGTTTGATGTAGAACTTGATAAAACATATGCCCCAGATAAAGAGTGACTTCTAGAATCATTCTGTGAACTTCCATAAGATCTACCACTTTGTGAAGATCCTCCTGTAGAATATCCTCTACTATTTGTATTAGATTGACTTTCTCCTGAAGTGTTTGTTTCTCCCCAATTTCTTGAAACACCTGCTGATACATCAACTTTTCCACTAGCTTTAGCTAAAAATGGTAATGATCCTTCTCCACTTACACCTACTGTTGTCGAAGCATTAACTCCTGTATTTGTATTATTGCTTTGAGATTGACTTTGCGTTTCTGAATTTGATTCACCTAATGACCAAGCCCAGTTTTCTCCGTCTGTAGTATTAAATGATATATTATTAGACTCTGACTCTGAATTTGTCGTAGTATAAGAATCTGATTGAGTTTCTGAATTAGACATGGACGAAGACAAAACTGTAGATTCTGTTTGTCCTATAGATATTCCTTCTGATGTCGATATACTATTACTATTAGAAAAACTATCAGACCAACTTTTATTTATATTAATAGATACGCTATTTTGTCTTGTTTCTGATTCTGATTCTGAATATTGAACATTACTTCCAACAGATCCTGGAATACATCCTGTAACTGGGACAGGTTCAAATATTTCAGCTAATTCATACTTTCCAAAATGTTTTATTTCTAAAGGTCTTACAACTTTAAATGGTAATTTAGTAATAGCAGAGTTACCATCATTATCAGACGCAGTTATTTCTAATAAAGCAATATAATATGAAATGTCATCTGGGACTTTTTCTAAGACTATATTTTCTAAAATATCATTATCGACAGCTGAATTGAATTTATGATTAAATTCATAACTGTTATAAGGAGTTGTAATTAAATAATTTATTTCTATTGCTGGTATTTTTAAAATATTAATTGATATATTATTAGGTAATAGATTTATAACATTACCGCTAAGTGTATCACAATTTTCTGTATGACAAAATTTATTTATAATAATCGAAGAATCTATATTAATATTAAATTCTTGATTTATTTTTTCTTCGTAATTGTCAATGTCACAAGATAATTTATAATTTTCATATGAAGGAATATCTAAATTTAGAAATCTATTTATTATAAATTTGTCATTTTCTCTTGATAAATAATAATCTTCAATACTGGAATTATTTCTAGAGTTTTTTAAAGAACATTTTATTTCATTAATATTAATGTCTTTATTTATTATATTAAATTCTACTCTTTCTCCAGAAGTGAGTGAATTATTCTTTAACTCTAGTATTTGATTACTACTGTAATAAGCTTCTGAACAAGAAAGAGACAATAAAGATATTAAGACTAATAAAATATTTTTCATTAAATTTCTTCTTCACACTTTTCTGTATGTTTGTAACTTTGCATTTTACACCAATTTAAAACAATAGATGTCTGTAGATCACTTAGTCCAAATTCAGACATAAGAATTAAGTGATTTAATTTACAACATTCATCGAACTCTTTTTTAGTAAAGTCTTGATTAGAAAAAGCTTTAGCTATAATCAGAATAATTTCGTCTTTTTTTTGCATAATAATTATTTTCCTTATTAATTTTATAATCTATGTGATTATTGTCTTTTTTATAATTATTATGATTTTTATCTGATTTATTAATACTTTCTACATTTCTTTTTTTCTTGAATACAAAAATATTCTTTAAGAGAAAAAACCAATCGCTCCACTCAGTCCTGTTCAATTTTCTTTTTCCTTCTAGATCTTCTCTTTTTAGGAGTAACGACTTTTTCAGGAATGTCTTCTGGGGGTTTTTCAATTTGTTTTGGTTTTTCTAATACAGTATTATTAATTTCATCTTTAACCTGAAGATTTGATTGTTCTTCAATTTTAGATTTAATACTTTCAAATAATACTTCACTAGGAGGCATAACACCTTTATTTCTAAAGATTTCTGAAATGCTTCTGTAATTAAGTTCTTTGTTTTTCAATAGGTAATTGTATAAACTAAAATTTTTCCTTTTACAGAACAAACTGAAGTTTATTAGATATCTGTCATTCATTGTTTTCTCTTTAATAATTCTATTACAGACTCCTGAAATTGTGGAGACTTTGCAATATTAAATATTTCTTCTTCAGAATGTTTGAGATCATATTTTTTTGAAATGTTTGAAGCGATCTTTACAAATGATCTATTAATAATATTTCTAACAGTTGAATGGTTCATTTTATCTCCATCATCTGTCATTACTTTAGCAATGTCATGAAGACCAAGACCAACATTTTTAACAGTAACATATTTTTTATTTTTCAAGATATTCTCTCATTTCATCAGTAACTGGGAATTTATTAAAATTGTCATCATTATTATTAATACCAAATCGAAGTCTAATAATTTTTTCTTCTTTTGGTGTTAAAAGACTTAAACTCTCTTCGACGATCTTGTTTAATTCTTTATTTTCTAGAGTTTGTGCAGGATTAGAAAATTCTGATTCATCTTCAACTTTATCAAGTAAACTTAAACTCTCATCATCTTTTTTATTATAAATAGACATAATTTGTTTATTAGACTTAAGAGTATATTTAACCTTTTTTACAGGTTCATCAATTAATTTAGAAATTTCTTCTAGTGTAGGATTTCTTCCATTTTCATCTTCAAATCCTGCAATTTCTTTTTTAATTTTTGCATTTAACAGTCTTGAGTGTGTTGGGACTTTAATATTAGAAGAATTTTCATTAATATATTGTAAAGCTGCCTGTTTAATCCACCAACATGCATAAGTACTAAATTTAAACCCTAATTCAGGATCAAACTTATTAACAGCTTTCAATAATCCAATTGTACTTTCTTGAAGTAAGTCTTCAAAGTCAAGATCTTGCCTGTGATATTTTTTAGCAATAGAAATAACAAGACGAAGATTAGATTCTACTAGCTTTTTCTTTGCAGATTCATCTCCTTTTTTAATTCTTCTTGATAATTCAATTTCTTGTTTTTTGGTTAGTAAAGGATTTGCCTTGATAATTTTTGAATATTCTGCGCTAACAATAGCCATTCAATTTCCTTTTTGTAAAGTATAATTTTTATAAATTATATTATATGTCAATTATAATTACACGCCGGGGTTCTTTTGGTGTATTATCTATCTTATCGTTAAGATTATAATCATAAGGATTAGGTAATTCAATCCTTAACATACGATCATTTTCTTCTCTAGTTTGTTGATCTATTTTATCTTGAATTGTTTTCTTAATTAATAGATCAGTTAAAACATCTTTATCTAACTTAGAAGACATAACTTCCTCCTGATAATTGTACCTATATTAATACATATCATCAGATAGTTGAACTAGCTGGACTCCTGCATGTGAATCATTTGTATTTAATACGATACATCCTACTGACAGGAGACTATTACATACACTTACTGCATTTGAAATTGCTGTTGCTGTTACTTTTTGTGGATCAATAATTCCTTTATCAATCATATCAACATAACTTTCAGTCCTAACGTCATAACCATAATTCCAGTCAGGATTATTCTTGATCATTTCAATAATATAATCAACAGGTTTATCACCATTATGCAAGATCTTTCTTAAAGGTGAAATACAAGCATCAGAAACGATTTTTGAAACTGTGCTATCTAATAATGATTCTTCTTCATTATCTTCTAACAATTTAATCCCTGCACGCGCTAAAGCAATTCCACCTCCTGGTAAGAATCCACTTTCAATAGCAGCTTTTGTTGCATGAAGTGCATCATCAATTCTATCAACTAATTCAAGGAGTTCTGATTCTGTATGTGCTCCAATTGATAGAACAGCTACAACTCCCTTGTTAATAATAAGACGTTGCTTATAGAATACTTCTTCTTCTTTTGTAATAGTTTTATCTTCTAACTTCTTTTCAATATCTTTAGAAATCTCGTCAGAATTTTCACATGAAGCACATTCAACAAACAATGTCGTATCATGATTAGTTTCAATTTTCTTACAAGAACCTAGATCTGAAAGAACTGTGTTTGATATCTCTTTTTCATCTAAGTCATAGAAAACTTTTGTTCCTAATGCTTTTGATAGATCAGTTAAGATTTGATTTCTTTTTTCACCATAAAAAGGTGACCTAACTGCACAAACTTGCAACATTCCTTTTGAAACATTTGCCAACAACGACTGGATTGTTTCTTGTTCATAATCATTTGCAATCAAGAACAAAGGTTTTCCAGTTTGATGGACTTTTTCAAGAATAGGAAGAATCTGTGTAAGAGAATTTAACTTACAAGACATAATCATCACAAGAGGATCATCCAAAATGGTTTTAGATTTCTCATTATCATTAATAAAATAAGGAGAAACATATCCTCGATCAATCTTAACACCTCTTACAAGTTTAAGTTCTGTACTAGTTGTTTTTGATTTTTCAACAGTTACCAGACCAGAAGTTCCAACTTCAAGCATCGCATTAGCAATTAAATCACCAATATATTCATCACCATTAGCTGAAATGGTTGCTACTTGTTTGATTTCTTCATTAGAAGAAACCTTTTTTGATTTTTCACTTAGAATATCAATAACATCAGAGACCTTTTTATTAAGGTAACTTGTAATTTCAGATGGTGATCCGATTCCTGTCTGTAAAGCTTGTGATGCTCTAAAATATAGTTCTTTAGCAAGGACTGTTGATGTTGTACTACCATCTCCAGCAACTGTTGCTGTATTTTCACTCGCTTGTTTAAGTAATTTTGCTCCTAGATCTTCAACTCGGTTATTTAAAACAATACTTTTCGCTACAGTTGCTCCGTCTTTTGTTAAGTGAGGAGGCTCGTTGTTTTTCTCAATAAGAACTAGCTTTCCTCTAGGACCCATTGTAATTGATACAGCATCACAAAGTTTTTTGACTCCACTTTTAAGAAGTGATTGTGCTTCAGCATCAAAATAAATTAAATCAGACATTTTTATCCTTTAAGAAGTGTTTTACTAGAATTACTTACAGTTGACTCATTTTGATTCATAGAAGTAATAGTTGTTCTATCAATCATTCTTTTTTCATTAGTCAATACGTCTTTTGCAAAATAAAGATCTCCTGATTGAATCGCTACTTCATTCTCAGAAATTACGTTTTTATTTCTTAGTTCGACTAAAATATTATTTGGAAGTACAGACTCAGTTGTCATTTAATAGATTCCTTTCTAGTAAATTAAATGTTTTTATATAATTGTTCCATGACTTTTCTTTTCCTATTATAGAATTAAATTCGAAATTTATAAATTCTTTTTTCAATTCTTCCCAATTAAATTTATTTTTCTTCGATATTTCAAATTCTTTTGATTCTTCACTTAGATCATGAAGTTTAATCATGAAAACATTCTTGTCATATTTTTCTTTATTATTTTCTACTAACAAAAACTCATTCATTAAATTTTCATCTGAAAGGAGTTTTTGTGCTTTCTTGTTTCCTACACCATTGAATCCAATAATATTATCAGATTTGTCTCCAACTAATGCTTTCCAAGATACATAATCATATTCTGTTTTTTCAAGAAAACATTTTCTAACAGGATTGTATACCTCAGTTGTTTCATTAATACATTGGATAAAATCCGTGTCAGATGATATAATTGTTACATTGTCATCTTTATGTTTCTCAGAGCATAAATAACCAATAACATCATCACATTCATAGTCGTTATGTCTAACGGTCACAAAAGGAAGATATTCTTTTATCATTCTTATAATTTCTTTTCTTTGATGCGAGAAATTATCTTTGTCATGATAAGTTCTTGTTCCCTTATAATCAGGATCAATATTTAATCTCTTTGTTGGTCTTCCCTCTAAAACAAAATAACATAAATCTGGATTAAACTTTTCAATTAAGGGTCTAACACTTCTAAAAAAATTAAATATTACAGAATGATCTCCTTTATTCATTCTAGAATATCTAGCTCTATAAATTAAGTTATATCCGTCAAGCAGTACTACTTTCATTTTCCTCTTCTATTTCAGGATCATCTTTCAACAATTCTTCAGATAAGACACCTGTATTGTCAATAATATTAGCAGTTTGACCATTTTCCAAAATAATCTTTTTTTGGTCTTTATTTATTATAACATTATTTGACTCATTTTTACACTCAAAATTATCTTTTATTTTTTCTTTCTTTTCTTCAATAAAAAACTCTTCTTCTAAAGTCATTGCATCTTCAATCATTTTGTCAATTGATTCTTTTGCTTTCTTAAGAAGATAATCATTTACTTCGTCTAAGTCTAGAAAAATATTTTCAAGTTTTTCAATATCCACTTTTTGACTTTTTTTATTCGGTAATAAAACTTTATAGTTTGTTACTTCACCATTCAAATCTTTAATCACAATTTGTTCTACGACTTGAACCGGCACAACTATTTGTTTGTCTTTTATAATTGTATATAAAACTTGTCCTACATCGTATGACATATTGATATTATTCCTCTTCTCTTAAGTTATCACTTATTTTATCATTAATCTGTTCACCAAGTTTTGCTGCTTCTTTCAAAGGCATCAAACCTAATGCAACTCTTACCACATCATAAAGGTCTTCACTCAGCTTACTTTTTAATTGCATCATATTAGCATATGAATGAAGAACTATCTCTCTCTCAAATTCTTCATCTTCAATTTTTCTTGATTCATACATAAAAAGCACAGAAGGCATATTTTGATTATCTTCTACATTAATAAAAGGCAATCCTCCTGTTATTGTCTCTTCACCCTTACTAAAATCTTCATAACAAATTTCTGGTTGTCTATTCATTCATCATACTCCTAATATTAAGAAGTATAATAAAAATCAAACAAGTTTATAAATTAAATTTTATATTCTTTAACCAGTGAGATCTTTAAACAAATCTTCAAGATCTGATTTTTTCCCTGTAAATTTTGTCATATCTGTTATTGTAAATGCATTTATTAGTTCTTCTTTATTGAAAATTTGTTTATCACTTGTTGCCACGCCTACTATTCCACCTAATTTATTGTTGTTTAAAATATTAAGAAGTTCTAAAGGTGAAAAAGTTTTACTATTATTTTGAGAACAATAGACTACCAAGTTATAAATAAGTTGTAAACTTTCTTTTCTGATGTCACTTTGTTCATCAAATTCGTATTCTAAATCAGATTTATGTTTTTTAAGACCTTTACAAGCAAATTCTACAATTTCTTTTACAATGTTTTTATTATTTCTTAGACTATTAAAGAAAGATTTTTTAAGATCTTCAGAATCTTCTTGTTGAGAATCAGATTTTTCACTATCTTCAACTTCAGATGATTGACTATCATTTTGTTTTTCTTCTTTACTTTCTGGACTTTTAGTCTGAGTAGAACCACTTGATTGACTATCTTGGTCAAGATTTAAACTTTTCTGTTGTCCAGTCGTGTCGCCTGATTTTTCGTTTCTATTTAATTTTTTTTGTTGTTGTGAAGATTTTGGATTTCTTTGCTGATCTTCAGAAGCTTTTTCTTCTAATGATTTTATTTCTTTTTTAAACTTTTCTATTTCTCTTAATGACTTGTTAAATACAGTATTGATCAAATTCTCTATCGATGTAGGATTAAAACTTTCTAATATCGTAACTAAACTTTGTGCATCTTCACTCAAGTATTTAGTATTAATATTATTTTCATTTACCTGTTTTGCTAACGAGCTTATTTTCTTAAGATAAGAATCTTCACTCTTCACCTTTTTAGTAAAAATTTCATATTGTTTAGAGAAAAATTCTAAAAACAAAAGTTTAATCTTTCTTTCTAAGATTTTCTTTTCATCGCCAGTAGATTTATCTTCTTCAGATTTTAATTTGTTATAAGCTTCAGACAAAGCTTCATAGCCTGATTCATTTTTTTCAACGTGCGATTTAAGAAAATTTTCTATTATATTGTCTTTATTTAATAAATTAAAAACATTGTTTTCAGAAAGTTTTGTTTTATACGTGTTGATTAGTTCATTTTGAATATTTTCAACAGAATTTACTATAGCATTATCGTTAAAGACTTTTTTAAAGAATTCAATTTCTATATTGTAATGCTCTTTTTCAAGTTGAAGATATGCTAGAAATTTTTCTGTGTCTGACATGTCAATTTGATTTTCAACATCTTCCATATTTTCTTTAAATTTACCAGTAGCTTCTTCAGTATTTATTTCTTCTTGAACATTCCTTTTTAAATCACCTATTAGAATTTCTTGAATATCTTCATCTAGCAGTGCAATTGCTACAGCTAAAGAGTTAATTAGTTCTAAAAATTTATATGTCCAATCGTCTTGTTTGTAACTTTTATCAACTTCAGTTATAATACTTAAAGTGTTATTATTTATAGAAAGAATATTTTTAGATTTAATATTAAAATTTTCATTTGAAAGTTTACCTTCTTTTGAGTCAATTTCTCTTAAAGAAGATCTTAGTTTTGTAATAAAATCGTTTGCTTTTTTCTTGTCACCTATTTTATCTGATCTTAGTGTTGTACCACTAAGTGCTTTTGACATTATATTTAATGTTTTTTGTGACTTTGTTTTTTTAAGTTTGTTTATTTTATCTAAAGAACCTTGAAATATTTTTTTATTAAGAAAAATAGTTATTAATCTTTCTAATTGAACTTTTGTTGATCTATTTTCATTCAGGATTTTTCTTACTCTTTGATCTGAATGACTTTTATCTCTCTCTTTTCTGTTTTTTGGTAAAATATCAATTAACATAAAATATCTTATTAAATCAAGAGTATCAAACGAAAGTGGATTTAGTTTACTATATCTTGCTTTTGAGTAAGTTCTCCCAGTTAATATATTAGATATATTAATACTTTCTAAAGCAGAATATCCGGGTATACCTAAAAGATATGCTGATATTTCTGTTTCAGAAACACCCGCATCAGACATCATAGATGAAACTTTTGAATCAACACTTTTAATGACTGAATCTGTGTTATCAATAAATTTTATCCTAGATTCTTTCATTGCTTTTTCAAAATCTTCTAAAGACATTAATCCTAAACTAGCTCTTATCGTATAAATAAAATTATTTTTTAAAAACTTAATGTTTTGAAATGCAAATTTAGCACTATCTTTTGCAAAGCTTGAAATATCTTTTGCAGTACCTATAGTCATTTTAGATAGTTCATCAAAGTCACTATCTTCTTTTAATAACAAGTTATTTTTTCTTATTTTAAGAATCTTTTTGATTTTCTTCATAATGAGTATCTTCTTCAGCTAATATTAATTCTAATCCATAATTATCTTGACAAAATTTAATAAAAGAAATTTCGAATGAATTCAATGTCTGTTTAAGTGTTTTTTCATTTCTTGTCGAGAAATATTTTCTTATAGTAGGATGAGAATATCTTAAAATATATTTTTTAATAACTAACCAGTCATTATCTTCATATACATCAATTAATTCTTCAAATAATTCTATTATCTTGTCTCTATGATTAGATTGAATTTCATTAAACACTAAAAAACTCCGGGAAATAAAAAGTCATTTTTAAATTCGTTAGATTCTTTAAGAGGTTTTTCTTTATAAGATATTTCTTCAAAAAGAATATTTTTTTCTATATCTTGATCATATAAAATTATTGAATTATTGAAACCTAATTTTTTCTTTATAAATAAAAAGAATTCTTCATATAAGATATAAGGTAATAAGTTTTCTATACTATTATTAGAAATATCTTTTTCTTTTAATGATATTTTGCATTCAATTTTACTTTTATCGAATTTAAATTTTTTTTGAATGTTATCGTATAATTTTATATTAATTTCTTTTTCTTCATAATGAAAAGTCATAGATTTATTAATAATATAAGTTTTAAACTCTCTAAAATCTTCTATATAACTTTTTATATGATATTGATTTGGTATTATAATATTATTTGAGCCTATAATTTTACAAATTTTTTCATTAGTTGTGATAGAATTATCTACAATAATTGATCTTTTATTTTTTATTGTAAAAACACCGGGTCTATTCTTATACTCACAAAATAAATAAATTCCTCTAATATGAAAAAGCTTATCATTTGAATATGTAACAGCTATAAATTTGTTTTCATTTTTCTTAAAATTAATACTATCCCAATACTTGTCATCTTTGTTTCTAGAAAACTCTTCTAGAATAACTTTAATTATACCATAGTCTTCAGAGTCTTCTTTATAATATTGACTTATTGTTTTTAAACATATACCATTTATATCTCGAGTTTTTTTTGTCCTGAAATCGATGACGAATTCTTTTTTAATATTAGACCATCTAACAGGATAAATCTTATTAGAATTTAATTCTTGGCATCCCTTTTTTGATATTATTCTCAATACATTTTTATAGAACAATAAACACTTGTCAGTAGAGTCAAGATATTTTAAATCATATGGCTTAATGCCATCAATAATGTTAAGCATTATTTCTTTTAAAGACTTCTAAAATTCCAGATTTGTCTTGTTTGTTTTCTCCAATTTTTACAGGAGTATTACTCAACCTTTCAGCTTCTTCTTTAGATTTTTGTTTTCTTGCAATAGATTTTCTTTTTTCGCTAGTTGCAGATCCATTCTTAGTAATATCGAATTTTAAATCTCGAGGAGAATAAGCAGCACTTCCGTCAACATCCATTAAAGTAACTTGAGTTAGTCCTTTCATAAAGATATAAAGAACATATTTTTCTCCCGGAGTTAATTTGTTGAAATATTTCTTCATTTCTTCACTAACTTCTGGGTCAGATAAAGAATGAGATGCTCTAAATTGATTTAATGATCTAACTAATTCATCAAAATTAGTTGCATTAGACAAAGAAATCGTTGAAGGTGACTCATCAGGAGTACCTACATCCATATTTACTTCCTTATCATCACTTAATTCATCATCATCACCAGAGATTTTCTTAACGATTTCTTTATCTTCTTCTTCTTCACTATCTTTGGAGTCTTCTTTAACAGAATCTTTTACAATATCTTTTGCATGAGTTCCTCTTGATCGAGAATCTGCTATAAAACTATTAGCCCTGTCTTCAGCTTTATCCCATGGAGAATCTTCATTTAAAATCTCTTTAAGTGAGTTAATAATATCAAAATTCATTATTGTTTCTCCCAGACAATTCTATTTTGCCATCTTTCATGATACTGTTCAGCTCTTAATCTTCGAAGTCTATCAAGTTCTTGATCTTCAACTCTTTTTTGATTCTTTTGCTGATTTTCAGCTACTCTCTTATCCAAATCAGTTACAAACTTATCAAATTCAAATTCCATATTAGATTTCCTGTTCTTTTAATATAACTATTTTTATTTTATAATTATTTTTCGAAATGAATTTTATTTTCTTTTTAGCTAAATGTTTATTTGAATTGATAACTTTTAATTCTTTGTTTCCTAAACACAATTTAATATTAAAATCCGAGTTTGAGATTAATGTCTGTAAAGTGTTTTGATTCGACATGAATGTCAACTTATACTTTTTATTACATTCATCTAAAGACAAAACAGATAACTTTTGATTATTGATCTCGATATAAAACTCAAAATCTTTTTCTTGATAAGAATTATCAGATAGATTGTTTAAATCTATTAAGTCTTCTAAATCTTCTGAAAGGAATATTCTTTCTTCATTCTTCATTTGCATAATAATACATGACGTCTTTTTTAATCTTATCTATTTCCTTAGAACACTCTAGTTCAAGCTCAGATATATGATTAGAATAAGCGTGAATTATAATACCTACATTTAAATCTCTAAATCTAGTTTCAATATCGACTTCTAGATCACGTTTATATTTTATTATTTCAACTATAAAATTCTCGAAAAATTTTCTATCTTCAAACTTAAATACTTTTTTAATACTTCTTTCTTCCAAAGACCATTCAGACTTTTTTACATTTAAAGGTCTAAAACTGTTTTCAACTTCAAACTTTTTATTATTTGAAGTCTCATTTAAATAGTCAAACATAATATTTTTTAAAATCATTTTTTAATTTTCTTCTTTTTTAAAAGCCATACTCGTCTTCAAGCCATTCTACGAATTGTTTGTCTGCCAAATTTTTCTTATTTGACTTAACATATTCCGACATTGCTTTTTTAGAATCTTTTAATATATTTTGTGCCAGTTTTAAAAATTCACTTGCGTCTTCGCGATCTCTAAATTCGCTTTCTGCTAAACAGAAAGAAACTAATACGTTAAGTTCGTCCTGTGGCATTGTATTTATATGTGAAACAATCTCTTCAGATCTTGTTTTTGTTAAGACTTGATATTCTTCATAAACAGATCCAATTATAGAATTTGGTAAAGGGCTAAATGCATCTTTAAGAAGTTTTTCAACATCATCAGGTCCAAATTGTCCTCCATTGATTCCTTTTAGTTTTTCACTCTCTTCTTTACCATCATTAAACTTTGTATTAATGAATTTAGCTAAGTCTCCTCTTGAATCAGATTCTCCGAGTGCATATTGTAATTGACTTTGTCTAACTGAAGATAAATCAGAATCTGGGACTGCTCCTTTAGCGCCTGCAGATTTAATACCTACTCTTTTCATGATCAAAGCAGCGATTTTATTTAAAAGAGATGTACTAGGTTTATCGACCTTATAAAGATCAGCTAAATTTTGATTATCTTTAAAACTAGGAGCAACGATGCCTTTTCCATAATTTACATCAAAATATTTCTTAATAGCATGATGTAGTTCATCTTCAACTTCACTCCAAATATTTTTTGTATAATAATCATTACAAATCTTTGAAACGAATCTTCTGAATCCAGTATTTCCCGATATCATACTATCCAAGATTGCTTGTGCCATTAATTGTGGATCTGTATTAGCTAAGTTTTCAAGTCTTCTTGTAACTTCATCTTCGTCACCGGCACTCATTTCAAAAATTTCATTGATTTTTTCTTCTAAAATATTACTATAACTAGTATCTGAGTTATCATCAAAGTATTTCATTAATTTCGAAGGATTACTAATCATATCATAGATTAAATCAAAAAACGCTGATTTTTTCTGTCGTCCAGAAGAATCTTCAATATCATTGATTATCTTTAAAATTTCTGTTCGATAATCTAATTTGACTTTGTCTTCTGGAGAAATTTCACCTGATTGTTGTTTTCTTTCCAAATCTTCAACTGATGCTTTAATCGCTGCCTTGTTAGAAATCAATTTTTCTTTATTAATAGTTTTAAAGGCTTTTGGATTTTTCATATCATCAAGACTAGGTATTTTAACAATATCACTTTCGTCAAAAGATTCAATCATATCATGGACTAAATCTAATTTTATAATTGTTTCACACCACTTTTCACCAGCTGCAGCATAAATATTAGATTTTTCTTTTAAGTTACTATTAAAGAATAATTGGTTTTCCCATGCTTTTTGCCCAGCTTGTCTTGGTCCCGCAGAACCTTTATACAATCCGTATGAAGCTCTTTGAATATCTGCCCAAGTATATGCTTGATTTGGATTATCTAAACCTAAATCTTTTAAATGTTGCTTTATTGCATTAGGATCAATGCTATCTTCGTAGATAAGATCAGTAAACTCTCCTCTTCTTGACAGATTATAAATTTCATAACTTCTTTGATCTGCTTCTATCTCTAAGACAAGTTTTTCCATCTCTTCAATTTCTTCTTGTGTCAAACCTTCTGAAGAGATGTAGTCAGGAATATAATCATCATCTGGTTGTATAAAGTCAGATAATTTATGATCAGGATTATTTGGATTATACCCATTAGCTTTAACAACATTAAAAATATCAGGATTTACTTGTCCAGATGATTTTTTCTGTAAGTCTATTAATCTTTGAACTTTTTCTCCAATTGATTTTACTAGTCTTGCAGCAGAAATTGATGTTAACATACTATTTAGTTTTGACTCAGAACTATCAATTAAATCTTGAGTATCAATAACCTTTTTACCATTGATTATTTTTTCATGATTTATTTTTTTAATAGTTTCTTCATCAGCTTCTAAAGGCTCGCCAGTCTCTGGATCTATTTCTCCTGATCCGTCAATACTTGCCATTCTTTCTTGATAAGCTCTTTCAGCTTCTTCATCTTCTGGTGATAAAGGCTCTAATTCTTCATATTTTGGTTTGTTTAAATCACTCTCGTCTATAGGGTATTGATTATCTAAATAACTTATAAAATATTTATAGTCTTCTTTAAGTTGACCAGCAGATAAATACAACAATTCAGATATTTCTTCTTCGGAAACAATATCTGAATCTAAATTATTTTCTACATTTGGTCCAATTCTTGAAACTAAGTCATTATATTTTTTCTGAAGGTCTTCTCTTTGTTCATGAGTTAATCCAGAGGATATAGAAGATACTTGTTGGGTTGCTAAATAATCACTTATACTTGAGAATTTTTGTCTAATATTTAAATAAGATCTAATTTTTTCAAACATAAAGAATTTTCTTAATCCTTCGTTTGAAATTCCTTGTTCTTCTATTAGTCTATACATAGCAATTATATGAAGCTTTTCAGAGACCTTCAACTTCTCAGCATCCCAATTTGGATTTGATTTTACACTTGGAAGAAATATTCCAAGCTTGTCTTTAATAAATTTTGTTTTTCTATGTCTTTCTGAGAGAGAATCTGTTTTCTTTGGAAATATACTTTGATATCTGTTTATTATATCTGATATTTCTTTATTAGTATTCATTTTCGTAGAATATACATCTTCTTCATCTTCCAAGTCAATTTCTTCCAAATCTAAATCACTTGGTTCTTCTTCATACCCGTTAGATTCAATTAAGTTAATATTTTCATTAATAGACTTAACAAGAGAATTTTCTAGCTTTTTATCAAGATCTTTATTTATAAATCTTACTTTGTCTAATTCTTCGTTGATTAAATCTATTTCACTGTCTAAATTAGATGAATAATTTAAATTACATGATTCTTTAATTGAATTAACTTTTGAGTCAGAAAATAAATTACTAATAAATTCATAAGTATATTTTTCTGACGGGAATTCGCCATTTGATTCATTTAGAGATCTTACTAAGCACTTAAATTCTTCAAATAAATAATCATTCTTTTTAATATTACTTTCGCTTAATCTTGACAAAATATAGAACTTTTTTCTATACTCTGTGTTTTTAAATGATAAAAGCTTATTAATTCTATTTTTTAAGTTATTATTAATCATTAATTTAATCCTGATTTTTGTTTAATATTTTTGTTACTGATGTCCAAACAGCTTTAGCTACTTCGTCTGTTAAATTTTCATTATCACAATCGTCAATTATAGAATACAAAGCAGATTGTAATTCTACACTTTTTGGAATGTATTGATTGTCTCTTGTATTAATGTTTCTTACATTTAAATTTATATCAACAAAGTTATCACCAGTAATAGGCGGGATGAACTCTTTTTCATGTTCAACCCCATTACCATCGGAGTTTGACTTTTTAATATTTGGTATATCTCTGCTACTAGTATAGTCATCTGGCATAAACATTTCTTTTAAATGATTTTCAAACAAAATGTCTTTGACAAAACTTCTAAAGTCTTCTTTATTAATACTCATAAAACCCTCTTTTTAATATAAATATTTATATTAACTGATTTTATTATTAATGATATTTAATTTTGTTTTTTAAATCAAGAATATCTTCTTCACCATAAATAATGTTTTCAACAACAATGTTTAAAACACTTACAGAATAGACTATACTAGACATATCTTTTTCTAATAATGAATTTTTTTCTTGAATAGATTTAATTTGATCTGATTTAATTCTATTTTCTTCTTCAAGTAAATCTATTTTTTCTTTTAGTAAATCAACTTCAGAGTTAAAATTCTCGATATAACTAATAATATTATTAAGATTATTTTTAATCTTCTTTAAAGGGAGAGTTTTGTTCAATAGCATTGTACAAGTCCTTTTCACTTATTTCTTTTAAATTGTCAATTTTTTTGTTTTTAAGTTCTTCAACCCGTTCAGATACTAAGTCTTTTATGTAAGTGTCGTCATAAACATATTTTTCTGCCATTAGTCTGAAAAATTTTTGAATTGACATTTCATCAAGAAATAACTTAACTTTAAGTTTTTTATGTATCTCCCCAGGAAGTTCAATATGAACTGTTTTATTATTAACAATTTTCCTGACTTGTTTATTTATGCTTTTTCTATTCATTAGCCTTGTTTAACTGCACCTGTTGCTACGTTTTGTTTGACGTTAACGAGCGCATATTCTGGATAATCAATACCAAAGATTTTACTTAGTTCTTCATGGAAAAGTTCTTCAAAGTCTTTAACATTCTGTTCAGCTTTAGCGCCACTATCTAATACTAATACGTTAATAGCAGCTTGTTTAACAATATTTTCTTTTGAAAATAAGTTATCAAAGTTTCGATATGCATTTATAGCAGCATTGACATATTTTTTAATATCTACTTCTTTTGGGCTATTAAATTGATCTACTAGTTGAGATCCTTTTGACAATATATTTTGTAATGTATCAATATCGTCCTCAACTTTCTTTAAATCTTTATCTTCTTTAATTAAAAAATCTTTAATAGAAGATCTACTGTAAGAGAAAGACTCAGACAAATAATTTCTTATTGTACCTTCTACTTCCCAAGTTAAGCTGTCTTGATTTAGCATATCAAATATTTTATCAATTTTAGAAGACAAATCTTTTATTGCTTTATCGTCAATTTGTTTATTTTCATCTGCAGATAAGTTATCATCTGTCGTCAAATCATCTTCCTGAGATTCGCTATCTAAAGCGCCTTCATCACCTCCTCCTTCTTCTTCTGTTTCATTATCTTCTTCATCACCTTCAGGATCAGGCATATCAAAAGAAACTTCATTACTACTTTCTTCTTCGTCTTTTTCTAAAATTAGTTTTGACAAATTTAATTGATTATTCTCTAACATGAATTCTATTTTATCTGAATATTTCATTTTAATTTCCTTAAAGTATTTTTGAAACACTATCAGCTTTTTTAATTCTGTCTTCAATAACAGACCAGTTCAACTCTTTCATCATTCCAAAAACATAGGTTTTTCTATCTTTTAGATAATCTCTATAATAACTATGTTCCCAACAATCCATAACTATTACTGGAATCATACCAACCATTACATTTTGACTATGAAGATCTATAATTGTGTTTACAAATCTTTTTAGATAAATGTCATAGTAAGTAATTGCCCAACCATTTCTAGCAGAAAGACAACATGCTACAAAATCTTCTTGCCAAGAATCAAATGTACCAAAATCTCTAGATAATCTCATATAAGAAAGAGAATCCATAGTAATACTACTATTTAAATCACTTATATTTTCAAAATATAGGCCGTGTAGAAAAGCTGCGTTGTGATTATAAGACTCATCTATTTTAAGACTTCTAAAATTAGAATTATTAAGATTAGCTGATGTTTTATCTACGCCGTCTAATGAAGAAGATATTTTATTTAATTTTTCAATATAACCTTCAAGTAATTCTTGATGAGCTTTTTTTGTTTTAGAAGATAACAATTCAGTCTGTAAACTAAAACTTCCAGGTTCTACAACGTAAGATTCATTTAAACTTTCTTTTTTTGATTCACTATCACTATGGTTTATAGAGCTTTGATCATTCATAGTATTATCAATAGCTTCTTTTATTATTTGATCTAAACTTTTCATAGACTAAACTCTTTCTCAAATATATCAATTTCAACATCTAAATATGGACCATCAGAATTATATTGTTTCATCGCGCTAGGATTTTTAATATTTGGTTTATTTGACTTTTTAAATGCAGCTTTTTTATTGGGAGGGAATATATCACCATTTAATCTTTTAAGATTCATTGAATCTTCGTCTTCTTCTGAAGTTTCTTCTTTTTCGTCCATTCTAGAAAAAGATTTTTGTTTTATATCTTCTAATGGTTCTCCCGGACCGAGAAGTCTTACAAAAATCTTTCCATCTTTTTCTATTACATCTTCAACAGTGTATCTAAATCCAGCTCTATCTGATACTTTTAATCCTTTTGCTGAAGATATTAAATCATTGTCGCTTTTATCTTTTACTTCTATTTCACTTAGATTAGCATAATGATTTATTCTTTTTTCATACTCTTCTTTAAGGATATGAATCATTTCTCTTTTATTTAAAGACATATTAATACCTACTTAATTTTATTATATTCTAATTATCAATATATGATGTAACTTCAATATTAGAAGATTCTAACATTTTAATTCCTGTTTCATCTCTATATCTTTCTTTGTAAACAACTTTTTTAATTCCACTATTTATTATAGCCATTGCACAGTTTTCACATGGGCTCAATGTTAAATACATAATTTTATCTTTTGGATTATTATAATCTAATTTTAACAAAGCATTAATTTCAGCATGCAATAATCCACTGCAACCAGGTTCATCAGATTGAGGTACGTTTGACATTCCTGCTGCATTTCCATTATACCCTAAAGAAAGAACTTGTGTATTATCTGATGTAACTATTAATGATCCTACCTTAAAATTAGGATGATGACTTCTTTGTGATATTGTTTCTGCCATTGTCATCCAAACTTTATCCCAGCTTGGCCTATTTATTTCTAACACTATATACTCCGAGGTTTTATGAATAATCTACTTAAAGAATATGTTTATAATATTATATTAGAAAATAAAAAAAATACAAGAAATTTATATGTCTTTGATTTTGACATGACTTTATATGATCCAAATAATAAATTATGGATTGATAAATCGATAAGCGAACTTAACAAAGTCAAAAATAACAATTTGATTGTTTTATGTACAGCAAGATTAAACTCTAGCGAAATCATAAAAGAAACAAAAAAACTTCTTAAAGAAAAAAATATAAAGTTTGATTATTACTATTTTAAACCTAGATCTATTACAATGTCTACACATGAATATAAAAAAGGAGTAATTGAAAAGTTAATAAATGAAAACAATATCGAAGAAATTTATTTCTGGGAAGATAATTTAAAAAATCTAAGTGCAGTTAAAGATATAAAAGAAATTAAATCAGGAAAAATAAAATACTATCCTAAATTAGTTAAAATATAATTCTTTTTTCCATGACGCGATTTTTCTTTCTAATTTTAACTTTTTTTCTTCTTCAAGGCAATCTTCAATTGTAATTCTATTCCAAGGGTAAACTTTTCCTGTATTTGTTTTTGCCTGAATTGTTTTTATTCCTTTTATAGAGTAAAGATATATCTTTGAGTCTTCTATAATAACGTTTCTTTTAAATCTTAATAATTTAGGAGGTCTTCCCAAATCAGACATTTCTTGATCCTTATAAAGTAAATCTTTACTATCCCATGGTATGGCAAATTTAATCGCATCTTCTTTGTAAGGAGTTACGTAAGAATACTTTTTTAAGATACTAAACCTTTTTTGACTCCCATGATAAAATATTCTTTTGCTAATTTCAGGTATATAATACTGAGGTTTTACTTTAAACGGAATAAAAACTTCTATGTCGTTTATAGGTCTATCAATAAATTGTAAATCTTCTTTAGATTCATCTTCATACCAAACTTTATATGTATTAACAAATCCTTGAATACCTTTTGAAAAAACAGTTTCTCCATTTAATGTCAAAGAAAATAAACATTTTTCAATTTCATGAGGTAAAAGTTTAAAATAATAAGTATACTCTTTTCTTTCTAAAATTTGATCTGGCCTGTGAGAGTTAGTAGCATTAAATAATGATGCTCTTACAAAAGAAGTATTTTTTTCATGATACGGAAAGTATTCTCTAACTTCAGACTCGATAATTTTTAATTTATCACCTTGATCTATATTATTATATCTTTTTGGCCTTAGACATTTTTTGTATTTTAAATCACTACAAACAAACCAAATATCAGAAGTCAAGAATTTTGCTCCTAAATCTTTTACTTCGAAAGGAACATTAATTTTTTTCAAATATATCTCTCTTTAAAAGTAGTATAATGTTTAGCACATCTTGGTTCATACATTCCTTTTGATCCTATTCTCTCTTCAGCTGAAGCGTTGTTGATATCAAACATAGCTTCAGTAAAATATGCGTCTTGATCACAGTCAGTACAAACAGCAGGACAAACTTCTATTCTTGTTGCCCAAGGCATCATATTTTTTATATTCTCAAAAGGTATCTCGTTTGCATCTAATTGAATTGAAGACACTATTATATTAATACCTTTGCGATATAAAGAAATCAAAACAGAATCAATATCTTGAATCATAAAAGCCTCATCAACAGCTATAACTGTATTTGAGTTAAACATTTCTTCATTAACATAACATAAAATCTCTTCTGCATGATTAATACAAAACGCTGGATAAGAAGCTCCAGTATGAGTACTAATCGATTCTTTTGTATATCTATTGTCTCTCTTAGCTTTAAAAGCAAGAACATTTCGTCCTTTATATAAAGATCGATCGATGTCCGACATTAACTTTGTTGTTTTTGACCCAAACATTGGTCCTGTATATATTGTAAATTGAGGATTCATATTGTTTCCTTGAACTAAATAAATGCAGATCTTATATGAATATTTAATTCAATATCGACATCTTTAGGTAAAGACATTTCTTTAGCAGATTTTATACTAAGTATTTTTAAGAATTGATAATCACACCACAAATCCTTAGATACATTAGATTGAGTTAATGTTGCTGAAACCTGTAGTTTATTTTTTCTCCAAAGAAAATGAATTAAATTTATATTTCCATCATTACAAATAAAGAATCTTTTACTGTCATGTTTTTGTGGAAATCCAATATCATTAATCCCTGTAAATTCTCTAAATATTTTATTAAAAAATTCATTTTCAATATTTAGATAATAATTTGACCGACTTGGATGATACATTATAGTATAATCAATAGTATTTTTATCGATTACTTCAGAAGTTCTAATATCAATTAGTTCATTATTTCCACTATTGATTACCAAAGACTTGATCAATTCATCAGTTGGTATATCATTTAAAGAATTAATAAAATTAATAGATTTTTCAACATTCTCTTCTAAAGAATCATCTTCAAGTAAAAGAACATTAGGATAATTTCCTAAATTATATTTACAAAGTTTTTCATAATGACTCCTTACCTGAAGTATACTTTTTTCATCTTGGATTTCATCTCCTCTTATTTTATACCTTTCTAAGATTGTTTTCTCACTCGGGAGCAAAACAATATATAAAATATCTAATCTTTTAAGTTCATTAATGATTTTATCATACCACTTAGATTCTATTCCACGATTATACATTTTAGAATAAACAATCATTGACATACAACTTCTATCTTGTATGTTATAAACATAATTTGTTTTCTTGTGGATTTCATTAAACAAAGTTGATTTTCCTGCACAATCAGGACCTTCAATAATAATATGAGAAAAACGCAAATTTAATTACAAAACCTTTAAATTTAAAATTAATAAAATATCGACAATATTTATTATATTATTTAGTAGTTATATTTACAATATAAAGAGAACAACAATGAAAAATTTAATAGAGACTTATATAAATTTTTTTCTAGAAAATAACAATTCAGATGATAGACCTTTTGTAGACTTCATGAAAGATATTGAAAAAGAAGAAAAAGACAAAAAAAATAATGATCGTGTTGAAAATACTAAACCTAACATCAAAAAAGAAGATAATATTAATATCTTAAGAAATCCTAATGATAATCTTTTATTTTACAGAAAAATTAAAAATAAGAAAAATAAGCCTGGAGAAAACTAATGAAAATTACAGAAACAAAATTAAGAAATTTAATAAGGAAAGTTATCTTAGAAAATAACATGACTTATTTAGAATTTGGTCAAAATCTAATTGAAGGTGAACCTATTGATAGAATAAATCCCGGTTATGGTTTATATCTTGTAACTGGTGAAGACTTTTATGAAGAAACTGTTGGTGGAAGAGTTATCGAAAAATTTGATGTTTATGTTTGCGAAGGACCATATAAACAGATTGATGAACTTGAAGTAAGAAAGTATGACGATAGTTCATTATTAAAATTGAGGAATAATTTAGTTTTTGTAAAACAATCAGATAAAGAATATCGCATCCCAGTTTCAGAAGCTAAAACACCTGAATTTGATTAAAAACATATTTAAAAACATATTTAAAAACATATTTAAAAATAATCTTAAAGGAAAATTAAAATGAAAATTACAGAAAGACGTTTACGCTCAATTATTAAGAACATTATTAAAGAACAAAGCGATATAAATCCTCGTGGCGCCCGTGCAGCAGGACCAGATCTTCAACAAAAGTATTCTGTAGATCTTATTAACACTCTTAGACAATGTAACACACTCTCAGATATTCATGCCCTAATGAAAAAAGACGGATTTAGCGAAGAAGATTTCGAAGATGAAAGAAGTAATTCATACCAATATTTTTGGTTTTTATATATATCAGTATGTCAAACTTTAGAGGATTTACAACGCGAAGGTTATAAAGTAGGATTTGTTATGAAACTTGATCAATGGCCTTGGTATACAGCAGATGCAAAGGAACCTTCTTCAGGAGAAGATTATTGTGCAATCTTGTTAAAATAATTAATCAAACTTGTTAAAATAATTAATCAAAAGCATTAATCTTTTTAAGCTTAGCAAGATTTGAAGACATACCCCACCCTACATCATTCTTCACGTCAGCAAGCCAAGTACTAAACTCAATATCATCATCAAGATTACCCCATACTCTTAACCAACCACTACGATTATCTGAATCGACACATTTCCAACGCATAAATGCTTTACCATTTTTTGTTGTTTTTCTAATAACTTCAGTCACGGTAAACCATCCGATTCCACGATCACCTGGATTAATATCAAAAACACTACTAATTTGCTTCTGTTTTAACTTTTTAAGAAGACTAGGTGGAAACAATAAGTCATCATTTGCGTCGTTACTGAGTTCAAAATAATTTTTAATTTTTTCTGATCTTTTCCAGTCAGACACAATTTTATATTTTGATAATAAATCTTCGACGATAGGTGTTAATTCCTCACCTTTTTTAAGGGCGCGTTTAATAGCTGTCTTAGTCATTCCAAATCTTCCCTTTTTAAGTAATACATAGTTATCGAGAATTAAATCATGGAGTTGCTTATGATTATCAAGTTTATCGTCTTTAAATTCACTGAGAGATTTAAATGCTTCCATCTTTGTTAGGGATGAAAAAGCTGTTTTATTCATCTTTGAATGCTTCCATTCTCCTTCTTCATTATAAAATAGATCTTCTAAATTATTGTATGGTCTATTTGCAAATATTTCTTCAACAGCTTTATCACCTACTCCTTTAAGAGACGTTAAAGGTGGAACAAAAGCTTTCAAATCTTCAGAATATTCCCATTCTGAACCAGAGTGATTTACATCAATTGCTGAAATGTCATATCCTAATGCTTTTATTTCAGCAATAACTTTTGACATACCTTTAGGGCTGCCATTTTCAGATTGTAAAACTGTTGCTAACCATTCTGTTTCGTAGTGTGTGTGTAACCATGCAGCGTAATAAGAATCAATTGCATATGAAACAGCGTGAGAGTTAGATTGCAAAATACCATTACTTAAGTAATATTGATGATCATGATGTGAAACTTCTAGATCATACGTTTGTTGCTTACCAGTAAATTCAATTGATAAAATACGAGGCATTATAAACCTTTCTTTTTAATTTATTGTACATAATTAATTTTTTGTTTACACATAAGACTTTCCAAATAACCATAATCCTCTTGTTTTATTAAGAATAATACTTTCTATTTTGTCTAATGTTTCTTTATTAAACGTACCATTTTCTTTATATTCATATTCATCATGAGAAATCCTAATTACAGTCCAACCTTCTTCTATTAAGACTTCATTTAATTCTTTGTCTTTTTTTGTAACTTCACTAAGATTTCCTTTTTTCTTAAACACGTCTTTAAAATGATGTATACCGTCAAATTCAATAACTATTTTATTTTCTAATGACATAATATCAATCTGTCTAGTGTTTGTCTTAGTTGATAAAAACTTTCCTGTTCTTTTAAGTGTTTGATTTCTTTTAAAAGTATTAGGAAAGTTTTTATCAACAATGTTAAATAAATCACCTTCAGGTTTAGACTGCCAAGATTTATGCATAACTGAGGTGCATTTTTTATAAAATTCTCCCGGGTTATTCTTTCGCCATTCTGCAAGTCTATTTGATCTTTCTTTTTGGATATCTTTCCTACTTGAAGTTTTTTTAGCAGTCCTCGAAGATCTTTCTCTAAATTCTTGCGTTTTGTTTAAATTAGAAAGATTTTTTCTTCTTGATTCTCTAGCAAACTCTGAATTCATAATTCCTTTAGAAATAGATTTTCCTAATTTTTCAATGTATTCTGAAAGATCCTCGCCTTTTTCTTTTTTTCTAGATATCCATGCTCCGTTTTTCTTTCCTGACATTGAATATTTATTTTTAGATTTTTCACACATCGCTAAGCCATATTTTAATTCATATTCTTCTTTACTTAAATTATGATTTTTAATATGTAATTTTATATTTTTTCTTACAAATCCACAAATTTGACATTTTACATAATCAATATTTTCTTTGTAATTTTCTAATATAAATTTACATTTTTCTTGATGGCTTTTTAATGTCGATTCTTTTATATAAGATTTTCCACACACACAATCGAAAGATCTTCTTGAATTATCAACCATAATGGAAGCATCCTTCCATCTTCAACTCTAAACTTGTGATGCATTGTACATTCAACACTTTTATCATTTTCCAGCGTAATCTTGAATGTTGGAACTTCTCCATGATCATGGTTTGCCAAAACCTGTGTAAATATATCTTCCTTTTTTTCTTCATCTCTTGACTTAACGTAAACTCCAGGGACAACATCTTTAATCTCTTTCGTAGATAAATAATTTCCTTCGTGATCATAAGTATCTATTAAAGTATTAAATAGTAAACTTTTATTGAAGCCGTAAACAGCGAAACCTTCTATCTCTTCCCAAAGTTTTCTTGATATGTGTTCAGGAACATCATTAATTTCTTTTGCGCCTTTAATAAACTTTTCTCTTGCAATTGTTTTTTCATCTTTTTTATTTCCCATAGTTGCAAGATTGTTTTTAACAAGTGTTTTTCTTAACTTGTCAGCTTCACCAGGGTCAAAACCAGATAGTTTTTGTGCAAGAAGCATAAATTGCTCTTGAAAAACAACATAAGAGAAAGTTGGTCCTAAAACTTCTTCAATAATTGGATGGTCATATTTAATCTGGTCAGCATTTTGTTTAGATTTAACATATTTCTTGTGAACGTTAGCTTTAAGAGGTCCTGGTCGATAAATTGCTGTAAGTGCAGCTAGTTCTTCAATATTCTCTGGTTTTGCTTCTAGAGAGAAGTTTCTTGCGCCAGAATTTGTAAATTGAAATATTCCTACAAATCTTCCATCGTGATATACATGTTTCCAAACCTCTTGATCATTTTGGTCGTGAAATCTACAGTTAAGATGTTTGTCAAAAAATTCTTTTGCATCTGAAAAAGTTGGGTTTTTATTGCCTTGTTTTTTCAAGATTTTATAGATACAATTTTCAATGTCTTTTAGTAATGATAACCCCAAGAAATCAAACTTAATAAATCCATTATCTTCTAGATTTCTAAAGTTTAATCCTTCTGACCAAGGAGTTTGTAATTCGCCACGAACACCGACAATAGGCATTGTTGTTTCTAAATGTTCTGGATCAGCTACAAGAACTCCTCCTGCGTGACGTCCAATTGCTCTATTTTGCATAAACAAAGAAGCAATATGCGTTTCTACTTCAGGATACCTTTCCATAAAGTCTTTATATTCAGACGAATATTTTTTACAATCTTCATGTTTAAGAACAAACACAGATTTTTCTTGATCATCACCTTTAGCCATTTTCATGACTTGTTCTTGAAGAGGTCCAGTAACTTTATTAACTTCATCAAAAGGAATATCGTAAAATTTTGAAATATCTTTAACTAGAGATTTAAGTTTAAGAGTATTAAAATTTGAAACAGGAATAACAGCATCATTACCATATAATTCTTTTGCTGCGTTAATTAATTCATCACGATCACCTGCATCCGTATCAATGTCAGGCCAACTAACTCTATGTCGCCCTAAAAATCTAGCCCAAAGAAGATCGTATGGCAAAGGATCAACTTGCGTAATACCTAACAAATAATTAACTAAAGATCCCGCACCTGAGCCTCTTCCTGGACCAAGTAATGTTTTCTTTTCAGCACGTTTAAATATTTCATACATCGTAATAAAATAAGCTTCATGTCCAAGATATTTTATATCTGAAAGTTCTTCTTTAGCTCTTTCAACATATTCTTTATTCGTATGAAGATTATGTTCGATAAGAGATTCTTTAACTAAAGAAGACAAATGCTGAAATGGTGTTTTGTTTGGTACGTTAATTGTTGGAAGTTTAACTCCTGTATCAATCCATGTATCTTCAAACTCATTCCAAACAATATCGTGAGTTCTATTAATAGCATCACTAACAAGTTGCTCATTACCTTTATAAAAATCATATAATGGATATGAATCTAAAAATTCATCCCACATTTGTGATGCATTCTTTGGATATAATTCGCATTTAAGGTCTTCAAACTCAGGTAAAGTAAGATTGTCTCTTTTACCTAACCATCCAAGTTTTTTATATAGTTCTCTTGCTTGCCATTTTTCATTTGAAGGATAATGCGAATCTGCTGTACAGATAAGTGGAATACCTGTTAACTTGTGATGTTCAATAAGATAGTCATTAACAGTATGCTGTTTTTCTAATTTATTAAATTGAAGTTCTAATTTAAAATTATTTTCGCCAACGCAAGAAACAAATCTATCTGTTAGGTTTAATAATTCTTTTTGAATTTGCTCGCGAGATTGATTATGTACTTCACCTCTTAGAATACGATTACTAAAAAGTCCGCCAAGACATGCGGTTGATATATGTAATCCTTCACCATGTTCTTGAAGCATTTGAAAATCAATACGAGGATATCTATAAAACCCGTATTTATAAGATTTTTTAACTAAAGTAAATAAATTGTGAAGACCTTTTTGGTTTCTTGCAGTTACGACAAGATGATAGCGTCGTTTCCATTCGTCTTTAAGAATATCTACGTTTTTTGTTTCGTCTTCGTCCTCGACAACTAAACCACCACTTTCATCATCTGCATCAATGTCAATTTTCTCTTTAGACTTCTTTTCAGCTGCAGCAGCTGTCTTAGCATCTTGAATAGCTTGTTTATGTGCGGCATAATCTTCTTTCCATTGCTGAAGAGATGGAACAAAATAAAATTCAACACCATAAATTTGTCTAAATTTTCTTCCAGACTTTTGCATTCTAACTGCATGAGATCGTGCATGCGCAAGTCCATTACCATTACCATGATCAGTTAATGCCCATGCATCCATACCTTGAGATTCTGATATTACAAAATCAATGTGGTCTGAAGGATATCCTAATCCATCAAATGTAGATACCTAGGAGAAGGTTGAATGGGCATGCAAACCAACGAATCTGTCGGGTCTAAGCATATCAAGTTCAACCTTCTCTAGGTACCTCCTTTCTGTTTTAAATGTATTATTCATTATATACCTTTTTAATATGTTTAAATTGTGATTTATTATATCAATGTAATGTTTATATTTACACATAAAAGATATAATAAGGTTTAACTAATAAAAAATTTTTATAGACTTGCTTCATCATTTAAAAGTTTAAAAGTTCTTTGTTCATTGAATCTCATTACTTTACCATATTTGAGACGCATACTTTCTACACAACTTATTATATTATTTGGACTCTGTGCGTCTTCACTATATCTATTAAAAAACTCTATTAAAGCATCTAAAGATTTAAATCCTCCTCCAAGACCCCAGTAACATTCGCCTGCAAACCACATTCTTGCTCTATTTGGCATCCATCTATTTTTAATACACAGATTAATCTCTCTATCAAGACTTTCTAAACCTGTGTTTCCATTAAACAATTGTTCTTTTGTGAAAACAGGGTCAAATAGGTTATTAGTAAGATTATTTATAGATTCTTTATCAAGTACTTTATTACAAATTGATTTTGTTTCTTCACAAAGACTTATATTTTTAGATCTTATTTTATTAATACAAATTTCTCTAAAAGCCAATTGTCGTAATATAGGGACATGTTTATTTTCTTTGGTTAACCCTAACGAAGTTTGAGATAAAATTATGTGTATTAATTCTCGACTATCTATTACTCCATGATGTAGATACTTAGAAATCTTTGTACTTCCATTTCTACTATTTCTAGTATTAGAATAATTCTCAACAACACTCTTTAAAGAAGATAAATGATCTTTTAAAATTAATCCAAAGTTTTGAGCCATTTCAAAATTAACATAGTATTTTTCTCCAAAAGGTTTATAAAAAGAAAAATCTTTTTCTTTAATAAAAACTTTATCTTTTGACAATCTATTTCGATCCCAAAAAATCCATCTACTCTTTGCAGACATTTTCTCACATTCAGGAATATAAGAATCATTGTCTATTTCTAATACATTAACGTTTTTAGAGAAATTAATTTTTTTACTGAAAAGTGGTTTGTCATATAAAACTGTATCAACTTTATTTTCTATACAGAAATCTTCTATTTCTTTTTCTGGATTTTTTGTCTTAAGAATATAAAGACTTTGTCCATATTTTTTTTCTAGTTTATATGCAAAATAGTTTATTGTTTCTTTGAAAAAAGAAGAGCCAAATTCAGTATATAATTTCTTTGCATTTGAATCGTAATACCAGTTAGAAACATATACTATAGATATTTCTTTATACGTAGAAAAAGCAAATTTAATCATAAGACTATTTAATCTAAAACTATGATCTAATACAATTAAACATTTAGACATAATAATCCTTTTTTTGTTTTATTATATTGAATTAATATTTATATTTACACAAATAAAAAAGGATTATTATGAATACAAAAAATTTATTAAGAGAATGGAAGACTTTTCTTCTCAATGAACATAAAGTTTTTTCTTTACAAGAAATTATTCAAACATTAATACAATCTCAAAGAAGTGAAAAAGAAGTTGCTTATCTTAAAGATTTTTGGATTAATAATAGATTTATTACAAAATATACACAAGTCATTCGAGACGAAATTAAATATACTCATGAACCGATTGAAGAAATATTAGATGTTTGCGAGTTACATTACGAAAAAATATATCAATCTGCAGGCCCAGATATTAAAGATCAAATAGGCAGCGGAAATATTACTATAGACGATCTTAGAAAGCAAATAGATTTTAATTTTAATTTTAATAAAAATGAAATTAGACAACAATGTGACTACCAGAATAATAGACCTGTGGTTGGAAATTATCAAGATTTTGATATAGTATATAGTGAATCAGATTTTATAGTGATAGAGCCTAAAACAACAAAAGGTTCAATAGCTTGGGCTCATGGTAAACCTGACGGTTCAGAAGAAACTGATCAAGATAGAAGAGTAGGTTGGTGCACAGGAGTCTCTTCAGTCAACAATATGTTTCAAAACTATGCAGGTGATTTACACATGTTTTATGTTATTAATACAGATTATGATAATGATAATTCTAAGAATAGAAGAATATGTTTGTCATTCGTCGTTATAAATGGTGAGCCTTCCCTTAAAGAAGAATCTTTTTCAACTGTTAATGCTTTAAATAAATCGATAGACAAAGAAGACATAGAAAATATTAAAAATCAAAAATTCTATCAGAACATCTTAGAAAGACTTCAAGGTAGAAAAGAAACCTCATATCAAAATATTTATAGTAAAGCTTCTATAGGACAAATTATAAGAATTATAAAACAGATGAAAAGAAACAATCTTAGTGATAATTTATTAGACGAAGAAATAAAAAATTATATAAGATATACTGAATTTGACGATGTGCTATTACATTTTTTTCAAGATAAAAAATACGAAGAAATAATTACACGTAAAGTTTCTAAAGATAATGTAAGATTTGATAATACATTTAAAAAAGTATTAGAAATAGACGAACTTTTACCGATAGTTGCAAAATATACTCAAGATCAAGATATAATTAAATTTTTAATTTCAAAAAAAATGTTTAATATAAATTGGGAACTTTTCCATAATGAAAATGTTGACGAATCAATAAAAAAAGAATTATCTGACTATATTGTTCCTCCTTATGAGACTTTTAATAAAGAAACTCCCATACAAGATTTAATTCATTTTATAGGACTTTTTCTCAAAAGCCAAAGCACAAAATCTACTATTTTAGAAAATATCTTTAAAAATGTTTCATATGATAATTTAAAAAATATATTTTATTTATTATTTATAGAAAAAGACGCAGATGAAATTATTGGTAAATCATTCATTGGAAATGACCATAGTCTTAAAAGCAAAAAAAATCTTTATTGTCAAATCATTTTATATATTAAAAAAATCAATCCAGAAAAATTTTCTCAAAATTTTGATTTTTGGCTTGACTTATTAATAAATAACTTCTTCACAGATAAAATTCTGGAAAACTTTGAAATAAGTTATTTATTATCCGATGTAAATCTAAACGATAGACAAGTAAACAAACTCATCAGACTTTCTATGAGTTTAACAGCAATACCAAATAATCGATCAAATGTTAAGTTAATAACATGCTTATATAGTCTCGATCTTAGTGACACTCAAAATAAAAAAATTAACAGCATAATAGAATTTGAAAATGAATATTTTTCTAGCAAAATATTCAATAATATTTATTATAACTTAGATAAGTTAAATAACTTTGATATATATGATTTTTCTTTAGAGTTGTTTAATAGTTCAAACGAATCTCAAAAAAGTTATCTATCACTTGCTGTTCAAAAAGCTCTTGGTGAGTTTTGTCCAGAACTAATTAGTAATTATACAAATAATAGTATTCCTAACTATTTAAAACTTTTGTCTGAAGAATGTCTAGATTTACCTTATGAAGAATATAGCAAACTATTTCATCAAGCTAATTTTGATGATTTTGTAAAAGAATTCAATAGCGAAAGTTATGAATTTTATGACAAATACATTGAATTCATAGAATATTTTCGTGAATGTAATATAGTTCAAGAAAACCCTGAAGGTGTGTATAATCTTTTTAAATCAATAGGAATAGATCTTTCTAGTGAAAGATCACTTGAATATTTCTTTTATGGTTTTGAATTTGATGATGTGGAGGAATGTAAAGAGATGTTTGAGAATGAGCCTTACTTAAAACCAATTTTTGGTCGAAACATAGACTTAAATGAATCTTTATTGAAAAAATATATTAGCTTACTAATTTTTTAAAAAATTTAATATTATATTTTTTTGACCCATATTCCATCTTGATTTTCCAAATCTATTGTTTCTTTTGAAGTTCCGTTTAAATAGACAATTAAACCTTTTACAAAGTAATGATCTTGAATAATTTCTAAAATCAAGCAATTATTTTTTATTTTTTCACCATAGAAAAATATATCAATTATATCACCTTTTTTTAATTGTGAAACAAAACGTATTTCTTTTTCATGATCATCGGACATCTAAATTTGGTCTTCCCCATCTTAAAGTTATTTTTGCATTGTTATTAAGCATGTTTGTACATATATTAAAAGGATCAACATCATAAAATTTTAAAATTTTATAAAGATCATCATACAAATAATCAACTCCTTCTTCTAAAATTTGTAAATCATTAAAAACATTTAAATCACCATCAGCTATGACAGGTCCTATTCTACACATAATCTCTTCAATAATCGCATTAAAAGCTTCGGCTACTTGATTTGCGTTAACAACAAAAGAAAATTCATTAGGCGCAGTATTAAGAGTATTTCCGCTTATAGATTGTAATGCATTTGTATTTGCATTGTCTACACCTAATGTATAAACTGTAATGCAAGGATTTATATTCGTTGAATAAATGCAGTTATCATCGTTAAGATTCATTATGTGATTTTGTACAAAATTTTGCGAAGGACCAATCCCTTCATTTGGAGAACCATCTGATATTAACAGTATGTAGTATGCTTCGTAATCAGATGACAATACTTGTTGTATTGCTTTATTTAAAGGAGCTAAGAAATTTGTGCCTCCGCCTGGTGATCTATTATTAATCATAGAAGCCACAGTTTGTTTGTGTTGAGGGCTTTTACCAATATTTGATGAAACTATTATGTCACTACTATAAAGAATAACAGAGTAACTCAGATTAAAATCTGAATTTATAAATTGATTGACTGTGTCTTTAAGTTGTTGTATTCTATTACCTCTCATAGATCCACTATAATCTAATAGCATTATTACAGCAGCATCTATTAGGTCAACGTCGTGAGTTTCTTCAGAAACAGATATTTTAATTGACTTTGACGTTTCTCCTCTACCCGGATTATAGCTTGAAGATATTCCAAACTTTCTTTCACAAACGTTTTCGAAATTACATTCAAGACCTAGATCAATACATGTAAAGTCTGGCGTAACATTATTTGAAAGACTTGATGCACATTCATTAAGATAATCTGGTGAACAAATATCTTCAATATTATTTGTTTTAATAATAGACGATCCTAAACCAATACCACAAGAGTTTAAGACTTGCTTTTCTTCCATCACATTTAAAGATATTCTTCCATATTGTATTGTGATAAAAGACAAAATTGCTAATACAGCAGATACTAATACTATTGTAATAGCTGCAAAACCTTTATTTTTTCTTTTTTGTATATATGAGATGTCTTGTTCCATGATAATTTTTATTTTCTATATTGTCAATTGTCCAATAATGATTACTTTGTTTTATTTGTTTATAAAAGTCTCTCATTAGCAAAATATCTATGTTGATTCCTTCTTGTTTTAATAAGTCAACAGCCAATATATTTGAATTAAATTTTCGATCTCTTCTGATTGCCTTTAACTCAACATATTTGTCTTCATCAGGATGATAGAAGTCTGGAGTATATTGTTTATCTTTTCCTCCGTAATTCACAGTAAAAGTTTTATGTTCATAAATATAACTTTTATTTGTTGCTTCACACCATCTTGCATAGTCTGCTTCTAAAGATGACTTAAAAAAATAATTGTTTGGAAGATCATATCGATATCCTAATCTTCCATTTGAAGGTATTTCATGCATTCCGCTACTTTGTGCACTATTTTGACATTTCTTTCCACAGTATTTTGTTTCTCTCCCGATAGGTTTTTCATAATTAATACCACAATAATTACAATTTAATTGCACTCTTTCAGTTTTTGTTTTTAAGAGATAGCATTCTCTTGAACAAAATTTAACGCCTCTTTTAGAGTTAAAACTTTTATTACAATTTTCACATGAAGAGACTATTGAATTATTTTTTGATGAGTCTTTACAAGATTTAGAACAATATTTTGAAGACTTTATTCTGGATTTAGGTCTCTCATATTCAGAATTACATTTTTCACATATTAAGGTAACTGGCATATTTTCTCCTTTTTAGATAAATATGACTCAGCGTATGTACCTTAAGCATTGTAAATATATTATAATTTAGAGATATGTTTGATTTTTACTCTTTTATTTCTACTAATATTTAATTTTCTTATTTTATTATTAAATAAAATTTCGATAGAGTGTGGTCTTATATCGTTCTCTTTATATAGAACTTTTGTGATTAAACAATTTTCATATTTAGAGTTTTTTAGTATTTGTCTGTATTCTAAAACGACGTCGATTAAATCTCCAATATTTTTTTCGTCTAAGTAGTAATCATTAGTCAGATAAAAAAAGTTTTCTTCCATAAATATTCTCGTTTATTATTGTATAATCCATTATACTAAAAGGGATAAGATCAACTTCGTTTAATTCATTTAAAATTGATATCATATAAGAAAAATTTAAATCTTCTTTGATTTTTAAGATAATGCCAAATTTATCATCTTCATTAGAAAATAAAAAATTATATCTAACAAGTTGGCCTTTTTTAAGATCTAAAATTTTAGATTTATCTTTCATGAAACTCCGATATTATTTTTGCATAAATTATCAACTCAGAATCAATCTTCTGAATTTCTTTTCCATTAAGTAAATAAACATTAGTGATACCATTCCAGTAATCAGTTTTAATATCTAGAACTAAACAAATATTTGGAGTACCTTCTATAAACTTGTCTTTTCTATAGTAAGAAATTAAACTTCCTTTTTTAAATCTCTTTTGATCCAAAAGTTTGTCTTTCTTTTACCCAATGCGTAGTTCTTCCATCTAACGTTGTTTCTTTTAACACTGGTTTTCTATTGTAGTCATAGTTTTTTCCATATACAACGAATCCTTCTACAGCATTTCCAGATTCTCCATCAAAAGTATAATAACTTTGTATTGATGCACCTTGTTCTTGATATGACTTATTCATGACAAATCTTATTGCCTTATCTAGGGTGTTTAAATTTTCTTCTGTTAAGTCTTTTATAAAAGAATGAGGATTTATACGTGAATACCATAAAGACTCTGCTTTAATATAATTTCCAACTCCAGAAATAATACTTTGATTCATTAATACCTCACAAATATTTTTATGATTATATTTTCTTAAACGAGAAATAAAATCGTTAGGAGGATTAGAAAGCATATCAGGACCAATCGACTTAAGTTTTTTTTCTAAGTCTAAAGGCGTCTTTATCTGAAAAGTTCCAAAGTTTCTAATGTCATTAAAATAAAGATTATCTCCATCTTTAAAAGATATCTCTATTCTACTATGTTTTGTTTTAAATTTGTTCCAAGAACCTGTCATACCTAAAGTATTAAAAACTATAATTTTATCGATATCTATCCAAATAAACTTTCCTTTGCAATTAAAAGATTTGATTGTTTCACCTGACAGGGTTTCAATTTTTTCTATTGGTTTTTTAACATATCTGCCACTTAAAATTTCAACTTTGTCAATTGTTTTTTCTTTATAAAAAGAATTTAACTTGTCAACAAATAATTTAACTTCTGGAGCTTCTGGCATTTTTAATCCTTTAGAATAGTTCTATTGATTTCCGGAACATCATTTTCTGTATTGGCAGTTTTTGATTCTTCAACACCTTCTTTAGGTAATGTATTATCATGAATCTTATCAGCTAGTTCTGGTTTTCCAAACCATTGTAGGATTTGCATTAATGGATGAGCAACAATATTATGAAAAGCATAGCTTTTAATAAACTTTTCGTATTTAAGATTCAAGTATCACCTCATTCGATAGCATCTGCATAAGGTTCAATAGGTAATTCTCCTGACTCAATAGCTCTATCTAAATAATCTTCTAGTTCTTCGAAGGATGTACATACCTTAATACCGCTTCTTGCAAGCATTAGATTAAACTTAGCTCCCGAAGGAAGTCCTGCACAGAAATATACAATTGGTCGTCCAAAAGCAAAAGCATATCCGGCTTCCCAAATAGTTCCAATATCTTTGTCACGAGTATTAACTATAAGAAAGTCAGATGTCTTAATATGATGAAGGTTACCTTCAAATGTTTCATCTTGAACTTCTTTAGGAGCGTTTGGCGGACAAATAAAGATTCGTCGAGGTGATGCAAGCTCAAAGTGTTCTGCGCGATCGTCAAAAATCTTTTCAAGCTGTGTAAGCTCTGCATCTTGTGTTGGGTTAAACCATCCGCTAGCTAGGTAAATCTTTCTCATTAAAATGTTCCTTTTGTAAATAAATTTTATATTTTTTGTTTGTTTTTATTAGAGGTTATATTCGTTAAAATTCATCAGTTAGCTTCTGGCGAATATCGTTTACAATTTCAACATCTTCTCTCCACATTCGAGTAAAGATTTTTTCTTGTCCTGATTTATTACCGTTAATCTCCTCTCTTCTACACTGATAAATTGAATCATTTTCATTAAATTCAAAAAGATCATTCTTAGGCTCAGGATGATATAAGTTTGTTCCTTTCGATGTATAAGATCCATCAGGTAGTTTCACTCTAAATGTTCGGACATAATGCATGTCAGGTTTATCAAAGTCAAGACATGTTGAAACTTCAGGAATAGCTTGACATACGAGTGTAGCAATTCTAGTAGCAATAATATTATCAACTTCAGGTTGAATTTGAACATCTTGTCGCTGTTTAATAAGGCCAATTAGATCTTTTAGATTAAATCTTGCAACATAAAATGTTTCAATAGACTTTGGGAGAATAACACGTGCATCCATAAGGGAAACTAATCTTGAGTCAACCATGTCTGAATATAGTTGTTTTGCTGCAGCTGCAACTTCAATAAATCTGTGATGAAAGCTAGAATTTTCAATTGACTCAGGAACTAAAATATTGTCATTTCTAAGATCTCGATCTCCTGTACATTGAGCTGCAAATGATCCTGCCCTATGTCTGATTAGATGTGTAACAGTTTGTGTGTCAATCCCACTGATTTTAAATGTAAACCCTAAACATTCCATAGGTGTTGGAAGAGCTCTAAAGTTTAAGACATCTTGAAGATTTTCAGATTTCTCTTGTGGTGAAGCATTTTCAAAAGGTGTTTGATCTGGTGTGTCATCCCACGTTGCTTTAGTCATATGCCAAGCAATTCTTTGTGCTTGTTCTCTTGTCGGAGCATCAATAACTTCAATTTTAAGAGACTCTAGATTGTTAATGTAATTTGTTACAGGTACTTGATTAAATTTAAGATCCATAGGAAGAGTGATAGGCTCTAAAGTATTATTAATTGGCAAATTTTTTCTCCTTGTTATTTACCATTTATTATAATTTTTTTTTGTATTATTTACACAAAATGAGTTTAAATATTTTTTATAATTTGTCTAATCAAATCTTTATTATCTTTGCATATTCTGTTTGATTGACAAAGATAGTCTAAAGAGTCTTCTGTTTTAAGTCTCTTAAGAAAACTATATGTTCTTGTTATTTCATAGTCACTATCAATTTCTGCAATAACAGAGTCATAATCGTGAATATCTAAATTCAAGATGTTTCTATTAATAGCATATTGGATTTCTCTAACTAGATTAAGAAATATATTAATTTTAAAATCGTTATAATTTATTACATTTAAGTTAACTGATGATGAATATTCTATTATTCCTTCGTCACCTAAATTATTTTTTAAAAAATATAATTTACACGATTCATTTTCGCATAAAAAATATTTTTTTGAATTTATAATACATAATTCTATTTCAATAGAAAAATCTTCGCAGTAGTTAATAGAATGCTGAAAGTTGTAGTGATATTTTTGGTCAAATATATGATTAAAATTACTAGTAACAGTCATAAAACATATACCTGGATCAATTACAATAGTTATATTCCCATTATTAATTAATCCAATTGAGTATATTAAATCATTTTCTAAAAGATTCCATATCTGATTGATGTATTCATAAGATCTAAAATTAGGATTTTTATATAAATTTAGATCTTCATGAAAAAACATTTTAATAGCCTTTTTGTAATCTCCTTCTAATTATGTCATCTTTTACATTAAAGGCATTATAAAATTCATCAACATTAACACCCATTAAAATCATTAGTGAAAAGAAATAATTAAATGCATCGACTATTTCTTCTAGAAATTCTTCTCTATTAATCTCAGGCATTTCTGTTTCTCTATGAGGCTTCCAATTCTTAAGATGTTGTAAAGCTTCAAACATTTCTTCAACGCCTTTTAAAGCCGTTTCTCTTAGTATGTTTTGACTTGATTTATCGCTAATGTCTACAGGCCAGTTATTAGGATAAGAATCAGGAAATTTTTCCTGAATTAGAGACATAAACTGTTCTCTTTTATTAAAAATATTTTCTAACTTGTCCAATTAGTCACCTTGTTGTGTGTCTTGAGGTTGCGATTGAAGTGCTTGATTATCTAACATTTTTTTGATTTGTTCTTCGAATACATCAGAATATTCTTGATTTATTCTAATCTTATCATCTTCGCCAATTTCAAACTGAGCCATCCTAAGATGATCAACAATATCAGTTCCAGTTAAAATAGCAATTTGAATTAGTTTTGCAACGTGTGCAATTGATGAATCATGTAGTACCAAAATTTTCTCCTTTAAATTATAATTGGTGATCTTTCGATTTTTTTATTAATCGCGTCAGTATCGTGTTCTAAAACTTTTATCATAGATACTCCATCAATAGTCTTTAAAGACTTAAGAACTGTCATAAATTTGTTTTTAGAATCAACGAACTTTTCAATATAAGAAACATTCATTTCTATTATTCTATGTCCATAAGAAGAAACTATATCAGATATAGGTCGAGTTTGTCTAACTGTGACTATTCCTGGTAAAGCTCTCATGTCTGTCATTATATCGAGAACAGTAGGGTCTTCTCTTTCTTCGATTTTTATTCTGCATCTAATAAGCATATTGACAAGATCATCATGTCTTTCTAATAATATTTGTTCTTTTTTGTTAGTCATTTTAACCTCACAGATATATACTTATAAATATGATAACAATTAACTTCTGTTAATAAAAGAATTAACTGTTACAGGCCATAATTCAGAAATTATATTTAACATTTCGTTTGCTAATTGTTGAATTTCCCATTGTGCACCTTCATGAGTTCTAAGTTCAATAAACTTAAGAATATTATTTAAATTAGCTGTAGCATAATATTCAGTATATAAATTTTGTGGAAGAATTCCTCTTGCTTGCTCTCTACAAACACCCACTGACAGAAGAGTATCAAATAATTTTAATGAATCTTTATGATAATTTTTAATAGCTTCTGAAACTGTAACTGTTAACGGAGTTGAGCTATAATCTGTATTAAACGAAATTTCTGGATTAATTAAATCTTCAATGTTAGACGATTGTCTATTGGATTTATGTTGAGTCCTAAAAGACTCAGGTTGATAGAATTCTAAATTAGAATCTGTATATCTTCGGCTGATTTCGTTATAAGACCATGTTCTATGCCTATGATGTTGAGATCTAACAAAAAGTGGGACTTTAATTCTAAAGGTTGCAATATTATGCTCAAGAGTTGAAGTATGTTTATGATTAATAAGATAATTGATTAGTTTTTCATCTTTTTGGTCTAAAGAGTCTTTATGAACTCCGAAAGAAACTCTTGCTGAATTTACTACGGTGATATCTTCTCCGACATGTTGTACTAATTCAATTTTACCAATATTATCATCATATAAATAATTTGTCATTAAATTTCCTCTGTTTTAATGAATTATAAATTTATAATTAAACCAATTACACTTATTAATCTTCACTATCAGTGTCATTTAATGGTTTTTCAAAGTGATAAAATGCTCCACCTGTATGTCCATCATGGATCAAAGTTGCAAAGCATCTAGCAACAGGACCTCCAAGTTTATCTTTTAGAGCTTTGTAGTAAGGATGGTTTTTAATTTCTTTCGGGATTCTCCACGAAGAAGAAGTTGAATACCCCGTATCGTACTTAATAAAATTAAATCCTGTATTTGTACCTAGTTCGATAAAGTCTTCGTGAACTGGAAAATTTACGTGTCCAATTTTATGCTCTTTTTCAGGGGAATGAAACTGAGTATCTTTTGTGTTCATTGGAAATCCTAATACCATTTTTCCGCCAGGACGAAGTATTCGATAAAGCTCTTTCATAATATAAGGATAGTTATGATCTTCAATATGCTCAAAAACTTCAGATGAAACCATAATATCAAACATTTCATCGTCATAAGGAAGTCCTGTTGTAATATCATGCTGTTTTAGCTGAAATTTGTTACTTTGTTTACTCCATGCCATATCGATGTATTTTTGTTGATAATCAATACCATAATACTCTGTAAAGACAAAAAGACTTTTCATAAAGGTCCATAAACGTCCATTATAACATCCGATATCTAAGAGTTTAGGTTGATTTTTTCCATCATATCCATTCTCTACACACCATTTCCTTACAGCTTCAACTAGGTAATTCTGTGAAAAAACAATAAATTGACAATCAATAAGAGTTTGAGGATGTGATTTTTTTTGGATAGCAACCATTTAATTATATAACCTTTCATGATTTATTTGTTAATAAGATTATATAATTTTAATAATTAATGTTTAAATTTACACTAAATTTTCATCAAGGCCGTAATATAATTTTTCTGCCCATGGAATAACATCCCATTTTTTATCTGAAATGTTGTGGTGACCTACAATACTGTAATTAGATGCTTCCTTAACAGACATAACATCTAAACTTTCACAAACAGGTTTGTCTTCTAATCCAGTAGCTTCTCTTAATGATTGTAAAAATTGTCGACAAATATCAGCAAATTCATCACCAATCATTACCGTTTTGCGACCTTTTACTCTAGAATCAGGAATATTGCAAACTTGAAGTTGTGCATCTGGATACCAGTTTTTTGTTTTTTCCCAATATTTCTCTTCAGGATGCATACAAATATCAATACCGATAGAGTACTTATTAAACTTTCCTGCATGATATGCTGCAAGACCTGTATCTAAACACTGTAAGATTTCATATTCACCTGACTTGTGATTTCTACCAATTAAGAAATGTGATGATACATGGCGACCTCTTGCCATATTAAATACATTATAACAATGTCTCGTATTTAAACCTCCCCAGTGTACGCAAATAGTAGACGGTGCTGCTTTCCTTGTATACCAGTTCTTTGTTCCATCATCAAGTTCATATAGAGGTGCAGACCAGTCAACTTCTAACGGTGCATCAATAGGAACTACTTTTCCCATATGCATAATAACTGGCATTCCATAATAGTTTTTGACTGCATTGTGAGTTGCAGGCCCATAAACTCCGTCAGCTTTAGCGCCTACTTCTTGTTGAAGAGATGTTACATAGTCTCTATTACTGTTTAATGTACTAAATTGTTCCATTTTATTTTCTTTCTAAAAATTTTTATTTATTACCAATCGTCGCCTAATTCTTCACTAAATATGTCAGAATCAAATACTAAATTAGGTAACTCACGTTCGGGAATTTCATTAACATCAAAGTACGGATCATCTTCATAAACATCAGGATTTTCTACTAAGTAAAGTATCTTTTTAAGAGATAGTGAATAATGACGTCCTCTATTATACGGTGAACTATCAAAAACTGCAATTAAAAATCTTAAAGACTCAGCGTCGTTCTCATCAAACTCTGATGAGTTTGATTGGACAAAATCTGCGAGTGTTGAAAGTTCAGTTCTCCAATCTTCTTGCGTTAAATTTTGCAAATAATTTATATAATCTTCACTTTTTTCTTCACCTGATAGTATGTTCTTAAATGAATCGTATTTATATTCATGTTCATTTTCAATAAAATTATTGACTTCTGAACTTTTTCCTAAAACTAAAGCAAATTCTTCTGTAGAAAGACTAGACAATTGTTTAGGTGTTAATTCAGAAATTGTCTTATTTCCCTTAGAAGGTACTGTTGTGTTTTCTATAGTATTAACAGCTCTGTCTATATTATCGTTATTAATTTCTAAATTGTTTTTTGCTAAATAAAAGCAAGTTAAAAGAGTCAAAATCTTAATTGGTACTGCATTAGTTTTATTTTTCTTTAATAAATTTTGATTGCTATTTTTTTTATCTAATTTATAATCTAGTCTATCTTTAGACTTTAATGCTTTGTTGACTTTAGATAAATCTTTTTCGCTTGGGGTAAATCCAAGTTTTTTCTTGAAAAAGTCAAGAATCCTACCTTCTATAAGAAGATCTTCTTTATTATCTTCAAAGTAAAAAAATTCTTTTATATAATTTTCTATTAATACTTCAGACATGTTTTAATCTTTCGAGTTTATGTTTTATTAATTATATATTAATAGAAAATTATAGTTTTAAACTAAATCAATAGTGACATTTACAGTTCCTTTCAACGTAGGAACTCTTAGTTGCTGAACTATATTATGTTCTTTAGCTTCTTCTGCTTCCAAAAACCAATCAGCATGCCCTTTATCATGAATAAGATTCATAAAATAGTCATCAGGTTTTCCACAGTTTCTTGCCATCATTGTATATAATTTTTTATTTAATCTATCTGCTTCCCTAGCATCTGCCTTCATTTCTTCAACTTTACCAAACGCTGAAGATGAAACATCATGTATCATGAGGACAGCGTCTTTATCCATGAATCTTAAACCTTCTTCACCGAAAGAAGACAAAATTGCTCCGCAAGACATTGCTTTCCCTTTAACAATTGTAGCGATAGGAATTGTTGAAGATTTAATCGATCCAATCATCGATAATAGAGAATAAGCTTGTCCACCATAAGAATCAATAACTACCGGGATAACTTTTTGACCTGTGTTTTGTGCAGCGCTAACTAGAGTTGCAAATTCATTTGCAGATTCCTCAGTAAATTCATTAACTATAATAACTACAGGGTCATTCCTAAGTTCAACTTCTTTAATAAGAGGAGATACGTCTGCAATAAAATTAATCATATTTTTTTAATAACCTTCCGTTTGTATTTGTAATATTATAATAAGATTTTAAAGATTTTATTTAATTACATCTTTTTTAATTCGTCAAGAGAAACAGATCCGATTTTTCTTGAGATTTCTTTTCCATCTTCTAGTACTACAAATGTAGGAACATTCATAACTTGAAATTGTGTTGCTTTATCCATGTCAATTGATATATCAATTATCTTCATATTAAGTTCAGATTTGATTTCTTCATTTAACATTGATTTCATATGTCTACAAGGTCCACACCACGGTGAACTAAAAAATAGTATTTCTTTATTCATTGTTTTTCTTTCTTATCCTATTAATTCCCATCCCCAACTATCACCACTCATACCATCTGCATTATAATCAGTGACAGTTCCTTCGAAGAAGTTTTTAAAACTATCTCCGTTAATAATCCAGTCTAACCAGTCTAAAGGATTTGTTTTTACCTTGAAGTTAGGTTTAAGTCCTAATTGAATTAATCGACGGTCAGCTAGATATCTAATATATTGTTTTACTTCTTCTTTATCTAATCCTTCAATTTGTCCCATCTCGTAAGCTAAGTCAATAACTTTATCTTCTAATTTAACAGCTTGTCGATACATTTTATAAATAGATTTTTTAAATTCATCATTTATAATTCGTGGATGTTCTTTTACATATTCTCTAAATAATTGAGTCATTCCTTGAACATGCATTGTCTCGTCTCTAATAGACCATTCAACAATTTCGCACATTCCTTTCATTTTTCCAAACCTTTGATAGTTTAATAACATAACAAACGCTGAAAATAGACTCATTCCTTCGTTACATGCAGACTGAGCAAGAGCCAAACCTAATCCTTTTTTAGTACTTACATCATTTTGTTGCATGAATTCAATTTTGTCACTCATTTCTTTATATTCAAGAAAGGCTCCATATTCTTCTTCGGGTAGACCAAGGGTATCATTTAAAAGAGCATAACTTCTTTGATGAGTTCCTTCTCGATTTGCAAAACTTAATAACATACTCCTAATTTCATTATTCTTAAATTTAGGAATAAATAAGTCACAATAGTTTCCACCAACTTGTACATCACTTTGAGTAAATAATCTAAGGATTTGTGTAATGTGATTTTTCTCTTCAGAAGAGATTTTTCCACCTTTCCATTGATTTACATCTTCAGCTAATTTAGCTTCCCAACTTCCCCAGTGAATTTTTTCATGACTTTCAGCTATTTCCATTGCCCATGGGTATTTAAACGGTTTATATGTTGTGTTATATTTTAGTAATGACATTGTCGTTTAACCTTTGTAAAATCCTTGTATAATAATTATCCTTGACAGCTTAAACATTCTTCAGGGTCAGCAAAATCTTTAAGTCTATCTTGTTCTACCTTTTGACTAACTTTTTCTGCAGAAGCACCGGCATTTGTTCTTAGATAATATAAACCTTTTAATTTCTTTTTCCAAGCTCTAATATGAACTGCATTTACAACAGATTTATCAGTTCCAGCGGGAAAGAATAAATTAACACTTTGTCCTTGACAAATAAACTCTTGTCTATCTCCAGCATGATCAACAATCCACCTTTGATCTAGTTCGAATGCAGTTTTAAAAACTTCTTTATGCCAATCTGACATATATTCTAAATGTTGTACAGAACCTTCAGCCAAAATAATTGATTTCCATTGTTCTTTCATCCATTCTTCAATATTATTATCATTTTCTGTGCAATAACTTCTTAGAACATTTTCTAGATGTGGATTTTTAACTAAGTAAGATCCGACTCTTGTTCTATGAGTATAGGCATTACTTTTCCAAGGTTCAATCGAAGGAGATGTACCTGCGATAATAGAAGAATTAGCGTTAGGAGCAATAGCTAATAGGTGAGAATTTCTAACATTATGACCAATACCATCCGGGCATTCACCTTTTATTTTAGATAACTCTATTGTTTTCTGTTTTGCTTTTTCTTTAATATCCATGAATATACCTTTGTTTGCAGCAACTGCAATACCAGATTCAAACGGGATATTCTTTTTCTGTAGGTATGCGTGGAATCCCATGGCACCTAAGCCTAAACTTCTTTCAGATTGTGCAGATTTAATTGCTCTTTCTAAAGCTGGAGGTGCGTTATTAACAAAATAAGAAATAACATTATCAAGATATTCTATAAGATCAGCAACAATTGATGTATCTTTCCATTCGTCATATTTTTCAATATTTAAAGAGCTTAAACAACAAACTGCGCTTCTTTCAGGAGAAGTGCTAAGATGGATCTCGTTGCAATTGTGAACAAGTATATTATTTGCAAAAAAATTACTATTGTCTTTAACAGTTATATCGAAGACAGTCTCTTTAGCTTCTCTTTTAATTATTTTTAGTCCCATATTTCCTACCTTTTATCCATTCTTCATTATTAAGTATATCAATTTCTTTTTTACTCATTTGCCTTGAAATTTTAAGTTTTTCGTTAGAGTACCAAACTTTTCCTGATAAAGACTTAGAAAGTTTTTTACTGTGACTATTTGTTCTTTTATATTTAAAATCATCATCTTTTAAATTATACAAATCTTTCATTGCATTTACAAAACCTTTTAAACCTGATCCGTATTTTTTAAATCTAAATTTTGAATAAGACTTTGGAAAGCCATAGACTTCTGAACTATATATTTGCCACTTTCTTTTAGGTAATTGACCTTCTTTTTTAAAATAAGAAAAAGCTGCTTCTAATATTTCTTCATCTGTAAATCCTGTATATGTTGGATTTTTTTCTCCTGAAATTGCAATTGATTTTTTTCTTATCCATTCATCATATTTTTCATCGGGTACTACCCATCCTCCGTCACCGCCTATAGTCATATTATAGCCATTTTTAAAAGTATCATAATATTCTATATAATACTTTTCTTTTTCTAAGGCTTCCTCTTTAGAACTACATTCGCAAATTACTTTAGATACTATGTTTTTAGGACTGTGTTTTCTAATTGCTCTATAAAAGTGTGTATCTAATCCTGATTGTGCATTTGTAATATGTTTATGTAATCTTTTTGACAACGTTAGTCCTGTATATCCAATATACGACTTATTTGTTTGCTTAAAAGTGTGCATATATATTATATATTTCAAAACGTCTCCTTAAGTCTGTAAATGAATTTCAATAATAAATATACATCTAGCGATCAAATTAAGAAAAAACTAACTCATCGTCTTCTTTAAGATCTTTAGCTTTTACGTAGCCTCTATTTGTAGTGTATACTTTATGATCAGGAGTACAAACTATTTTTTGACCAGACTCTTCGTCTATAATTTCAAGTACTTCCGCGTTTTTACTAATTAATCCTGCATCAGTAATTTCTTTGTATTCAATTTCTTCTGTATCAATATTGTAAGACAAAACAAAAACTTCTTTTCCTTCATTGAAAAGATTAACAACTTCTTCTAATGATATTTGAGAATTTGGAACATTGTCAATTAATACATCAATTTTTGTATCTCCTGTTAAACAAAGATTTGAACCGTGAATTTTTAACCCTAAATCTTTTTGAAATTGTGGGAGATGTCTATTTGCTTCGTCAATAAAATTGACATAAGGCTCACCTGTCCTAAACCTAACTTGTAGTATTCTCTGCCAAAGTTGTCTTGCATCTATAGAATCTCTAATAGAACCGTCATTCGGATCAATAAGATTCCATTTTTCTCCTTTTAAAACTGCTTCCATAAAATCATCTGTAATATTTACAGCATTATTTAGATTAAAGCATTTGCGATTTACATCACCACCAGTTGGAACTCTAATGTTAAGAAATTCAACGATATCGGGATGTGAAATATCAAGATAAGCTGCATATGAACCTTTTCTTGTTTTTCCTTGTCGATAAGCTGTCATATCGCTATCGACTGTTTTAAGAAAAGGCACTGGACCGGGAGAAATTGTACTATTTGACCTAACGTCACTCCAATGTCCTCCAACGCCTCCTCCTTTTACAGACATCCAACGTAACTCATCTGAATGAGAGATTAGTCCTTCAAGAGAGTCATCAACATATGTTAAAAAACAAGAAATAGGTAATCCTCTTGTCGTTTCTCCTGGTTTAGGAGCATTTGACAGAATTGGAGAACTAAACATAAACCAGCCTTTTGAAGCATAATCATAAATTCTTTGAGCTAATTCTAAATTATTTATATTGTTTTCTTTTGTATAAAGATCACCTGAAAATGCTACAGCTGCTCTGGCAAAACTTTCTTGAGGAGATTCTTCATAATCATTCATATAATAATCTCTTAGTAAGTTTTTTGAAAAGTCTGTAAGTAAATTATCCCTATCTAAATCTATAGTAATACCATAGCATTCTTTTTTCATAAATATTCCTTTATTTAATCTGAACTTCCTATCTTGCCTGATTTTCTCCGGGAAGAATCGGTAATATTTAAATATTCGTCTTCATCGACAATAGAAAATTCATTGTCACATTTAACAACAACAATTTGTACAGGAAGTTTTTTATATGAATCAAGTTTATATTCTTCAGACCCTGTGTTAATTAAATTGACAAAAACTTCCCCAGTATATCCACTATCAATTACTCCCGCTCTAACTTTAAGTGGTGTTTTAGTAATCGATCCTCTTTCTTGAATAAGAGCAACATAACCTTTTGGAACCTTCATTTTTAATCCTGTTCCAATTAAAGATTTGTGATTCTTAGGTAAAACAGTTTGAGGAAGAATTGTAACACGATCTCCTGCGTTATATAAATCTAATCCTGCACTCTCTCCATTATATGCAGGAATATAGTCTTTTACATCTATATTATTTATATTTAAAGCTAATTTTAAACTTTCCATTAAACAAATATTAATCATCTTTTTTATTTACCTCTTTCCATTTTTCTCTTAATTTCTCTTTCATAGAGTGATTATCTTGAGTAACTACTTCATTTAGTGTAAGTTCAGTATCATCAAGAATATCAAATTTTGATTTTGCTGTATCGATGTTGATTGGAAAAAGCAAACCATCTCTACCAGCCCTGTTTTTTGCTACGAATATACGTCCTCCACCAGTTGACTTTTCCATAGGTTTTCTACTAATTGAAAGAACAACATCAGCTACTTGAGCTTTTCCATAAGATTCGCCAAGATTTTCCAAACCAACAACGTCAGATTTTGAAGAATCTTTATTAGCTTGTGAAGCTGTCCAAATAGGAATATTTAATTCAACTGCGAGGTTTCTTAGTTCAGTATATATTAATTTTAATTCATGACGTAAAGAGTCATAAGCTTTAGAAGATTTCATAACATCAGCATAGTCAACCGTAACTAGACTTGGTTTAAATCCTTTTAAAGTAAGTTTTTCAATATGATTACGCAAAGTCATAACTGACGCAGAACCAGTTGGATATTCTTTAATAATAAGTTTTCCTAAATCCATCGATTTATATTTGTCAATGACTTCTTGTTTTCTCTCAATGATTTCATTTGAAGGAATATCACATAAGTTCGAATCATATCTCTTACCTGTATCATGTTCTGATAATTCAAATGTATAGTGAATAACATTTTTACCAGCACGCATAGCTGCACATCCCATTGCTACCAAAAAGTGAGATTTACCAACACCTGTATTAGCTGCAATAACACCTAATTCTCCTCTTCCAAGACCACCCCTTAAAATATCAGGAGCATCAATCCTATCTAAACCTGTTGGACAAACTTGACGATTAATTTGAACAAAGCGAGCTTCAATATCATCAAAGAAATCATGGCCTGCAGTATTAGGCATACCAACAGAAATAGCTTCTTTCATAATGTTTAAAACAGATTCATATTTTTCTGTTTGAATAAGTTCAACGCTTTGTTCTAGAGCATCGCGAAAAGCTTGTCTTTTACAAAATTCGAGTGATTTATCTTTTACATATTGTAAATCACCCATATCAGGATTTGTTTTCATCCTGTGGAGATATTCAATGATTTGATCTCTTAAGACATGGTCTTTTGATTTAGAAAGATCTTCTTTGATAATAGTTATTAAGATTGTAAGTGTTGGAAAAGTTTTATATTTCTGATAGTATGAGTAATATCTTTCACATAGATAAGAAAGATATTTTAGATCAAAATAGTCTGAACTCATAACTTCGATCATTTGTGCAGACCAATGAACATCAGTTAACATACTTTGAAAGACTTTTTCTTGAAAAGCTTTTCCAAATTTAGAGAAGTTTTTTTCTTGACTCATTAAGTATTATTCCTTAAACATGACTTAAGTGATATTAAAAAAGAATGAATATCGTAAAAATTTAAACCTTCACGATTCATTATTTTCATAAGCTTGAATTTATTGATTTTCGCTTCTTTGTTTTCATATTGAAAGTTTATTTTTTTTATTTGATCTGCGCTTAACATTGCAGAGTCTAAATACATTAACTTCCAATTTTTAATTAAATGATTTTTATTTTGTATTATATTACTAAAGAGTTTCAATTTACACCCGTTATTAATTTTTTTATCTGACTCATTAATAATATCATTAATTGATGTTTCTCTTTTCTGAATTAAATCTGGGAATCTCTTTACTATTGTTTTAATCCCTGCACCTTTGATCCCTTTGATACCATCACTAACATCTCCTGAAAAGCATCTTGCAAGACAAAAATTGTATGCTGGAACTCCCCAGTTTTCTAATACATATTCTTCATCTATTAATTGCTTTTTATTTGGAGACCAGATTTTAGTATTCTCATCTAAAAGTTGATAATAATCCTTATCAGAAGTTACTATTATATTTTTTGTATCTTGTTTTTTTGTTTTAACTAGATAAGAAATAACATCATCTGCTTCACAGTCATTTACATATATTTGTGTAACAGGTGTATCATATAATATTTCTACTAAAATCTTTAATTGATTATCTCTATTTTCAGTTGTATCTGGAATGTCTTTATAATATTCACTTCTATTAAGTTTTACTGGTCTACGTCCTTCTTTGTAATTTGGGTCGATGTTTCTTCTTCTCAAAGATCCTCCACCTTCCCAAGCAACGACTATTTTTTGAGGTCTAAACTTAGAAGATAAATAATCTATATTTTTAAGAAAACCAATAATTCCTCCACAAAGATTTCCATTTAAAGACTTTGTGGGGTTAGCAGCAAAATGTCTCATGAAAACATTCAGACCATCAATATAAATAATAGGTTTATCATTATAGTAAATCAAGAATTTTCCTTTTTTTAGATAATTAGAATATTAATATAATTTTGTTTTTACACTTTTAGAGAGGAAATATGTCTTATATAGAAAGAAATACTTATTTCGCTGAATTGAATGGTGCTACTTCAACTAGAATACAAGGTGGTGGAAATGGTGTAGGATCAGGAATTAAAGGAGTTTTAACGTTTTCAAGTGAAAAACACTGGATTAGTTCTAACACAGAAAATACAGATTTTACAGTAACTTCTGAATGTTTAATTCAAGGTTCTTCACAATCAACAAATGACGGTGCTGATCTTTATCATAGATATGGTATTACAGGAAATAATTTGTCTATTGCTTATAGTGGACAAACTAACGCTGAAGCTGCTGGGTCTTTTTCGAAAATAGATGAAGATGTATTTTCAATATCCAATGTAGGAAACTTTAGCTTTGAATTAACTGGAAAGTATAACAGTGGTTATTTTTGTGACGAAAACTCAAAATTAGTAGTTTTAAGGTTAGGATATTAAAGTGACATATGGACACATTTTAAAACCTGATGTTAGTGTTGGTATAATTGATTTAGATACTGCAGGTGTTACTATTTCTAATACTGCACCTAAAGTAGAATTTAATCCAATAAATTGGAGATCATCAAGTAGTGGATCAGCTTCTGTCACTGGTATAGATAGTGATATTATTACACTTGTAGCTAATAAAAAATATTTATTACAAGCTACTTTAAGTTTTAACGCAGCAATTGGTTATAGTGATAGAAAATATAGATGGTATAATGAGTCTACTTCTTCATGGATAGGCAAACATGGTATATGTGATGGTTCATATGAAGCATATGGAAGCATAACACTAGAAAGAATTGATGAATCTGCCAGAGCTGTTATTACTGTTGGTTCTTCCAATGTCAATGTGAGTCTAAGATATTCTGGAACAACTGCACAATCATTTTCTGTAGGGAACAGAAATCTCTCATCTCCCTGGACATACTTAGAAGATTATGGAAGAATAGAAATATGGGAGTTTAATCAATGACTTATAATCAATATATAAATAGAGAAGCTGAGTCTATTCTTTGTGAATTTAAAATGTCCTCAGACCAAAGTATAACATCTACATCGAATTATGGTCAAACTGTTGCTATAGACACAGTTAACGGTTCTAATAGTGTAACTGTTAGTAGCAATATAATTTCTTTACCTAAAGGATATGAATTCTTAATAAGATTTTTTGTTGGTATAAGTAGAAATAGTATTGGTGGTGAGTTATACGCTAAAGTAGAGTATAGTAATGGGTCGAGTGTTTTAGATGCGACTTTAGCTGAAATTGGTGGCGCTGGTAACAATAAGTCTTCCTTGGAAGATATCACATGTGTTATTGATACTAGTAGTGAAGCAAAAGATATTGTGTATAAAGCTCATATAAACTCAGGATACACAATATCTCTACTTTCAGAACATTGTTATGGTATTATTTTAGGTTTTGAAAAATAAATTACTTTAACATTTCAAATGCGTCTTCGTGCACTTCCATAACGTGTTCTGCAACAGCTCTAATATCTGTATAACTTTCAGGATCAATATCTGGATCTTCTGTTTCGTTCTTTCTAATCATTGCTTTTTCTAAGAGCATGTCAACATATTGACTATATTCTGTGTGATTCATAATTTCGCCGAAATCTCCTTTGTAGAATTTCTTTTGAATAATTTGTTCACCATCAGAATTATAGACTTCTAAATGTTTCCATGCACCATTTCCTCCTACTTCGATTGTATATCCACCAATTTCTTCTGACCCATGTTTTCTTAATACATCAAAGACTTGTTCGTGTTCTTTAATACCTTTACCAAAGTGAATTTCAAAATTACATGTTCTAAATGGAGCTGATACTTTGTTTTTAATTGTTTTAGCAGAAACATTAATCCCGATAGGCTCTTTATCTTTATTAAGAATTTGAGAACCTGCACCTAATTTGATACGTACTGAACTATGGAATGGTATTGCCATGCCGCCCGGTGTTGTTGTCGGATCACCATACATTGTGCCAACTTTTGTTCTAATCTGATTAAGACAAATCATAAGAACTTTTTCGTTTGCAATTACACCAGTAATTTTTCTCATACCTTTTGAAATAGCGCGCGCTTGTAAGCCAATACTTTCTTTTTCATAATCACCAGTAAGTTCTGCTCTTGGTGAAGTTGCAGCAACTGAGTCCCATATAATTGTAACAGGAACATCTTTGTCCATCGCCTTAGCTTTAATAATAGTACTTTCAGCGATGGACAATACTTCTTCTGTACAATGTGTATCTACATAAACAAATCTTTTCTTTATATCGACACCTAGCATTCTAAGGTTTTCAACTGATGTGGCGTTTTCTGTGTCAATATAGACTACGATTCCTCCCATCTTCTGTGTCGATTTTGCGATTTGAGTTGCAATATGAGATTTACCAATACTTGGAGGACCAAAGATTTCTACGATTCTACCTTCTGGTAAACCACCATCTTTTTGATTTGATATAATATAATCTAATTGTTTAGAGCCAGTGCTGATCCATCTGTTAACGTGTGTAGGAGATTCATCAGTACTTAAATTATAAGCGACGCGAGTTCCTCTTTCTTTGTTAAGAGATTTAATGAGATCAGATGTAAAATCATCTAATTCTTCTTTTTTCTTTTTAGCCATTTAAATTTCTCCTTGACATGACTATATTTTAATACAGACTTCTTGGGTCTACAAAATTACTTTAAAAAAATACCAGCATTAGCTGGTATAGATTTCGTAATATTTTTATGAGTCTTTTTTTATAGAGAATCTAGATCTGCAAAGGCATCATCTAAACTCTTGTATTTACCGTTAATTGAATCTGGGGAATCATCATCTTGTTTTTGTGAATTATAATTTCCGCCTCTTGTTGTTTCTGAAGAGGATTCTTCATCATCGTCATTAAGCCAATTATTTACGATTTTTTCAAGATCTTCGTAAGATTTAAGTTCGAAAAGGTCATTAACATCTGGGATTGTATCCAACCATTGCTTTGACTTTGATGAATCTTCAGACAAGGGTGAATCTTTTCCACGAGGTCTTACTTCAGTTGTTGCCCACATTTGACCGGGATTTTTTGTACAAATAATACGAACGTCTCTTCCTTCATGAGGATCAGTAATATCGCCATAATCTTCATCTAACATATAATTTAGAAGAGTTTGATAGACTGATTTTCCAAATGCCCAAAGTCTAACACCTTTTTCTTCTTCACCTCGGACAATAACTGGAGCATAACATCTCATTTTTGGATATAGCTTTTTAGCTAATTCATATGATTCTTTAGATCCTTCATCGCGAAGTTTTGTAATAAGCTCTTGAATAGGGTCTGGTTTGTCAAATTGATAAGGAGAAAGAAGTCCTGGATTGTTACCGATGTTGTAATAGAACATAAGCTCTTTAAATGGTTGACCGTCATTATTAGGATAAGCAAGGAGTCTTACTGTTGTTTCGGATCCTTCTTCTGGTCTCCACATAACATTCTTTTTAGAATTTTGTCCACTGAGTTGACCAAGTTTTTTACGGATTGCTGCTAGATCAATAGCCATATTGTGAAATTGCCTTTCATTGTTTATTTGTTTAATTTTTTAATTGGTTAATTGTTTAATTGTTTTTGTCTACCAATTATGGAGACATTATATGTTATAAATTTTGTTTTTACACAAAAATTTATTTATTGTTTTTTAAGTAATATTGAACTGATTTTGTTTTTGATTTTTTGTTTTTAGAACGATGCTTTTTATCTGTTGATTTTTGATCTTTATAAATATTTTCTCCATGAGAAGCTGCAGTAGAACCTGTACCAAGAGGGGTTGCGACTCCACCGATTGCGCCTGCACCTGAAAATTCGTTTATTAGTTTTTCTAATATTATTTCATAGATATCATCTTCTAACATAATTGCTCCTTTTATAATAATCTATAAATATTAAAATGGAGAAGTGTATGTGTTATCGATTCTATCTTTTTCATCTTTCATTACAGATTCATGCGCTAATTGCATTACTAACGAAAGACGACATTTATAATAACCATAAAATTTATTATCTTCAGAGGTTAAGTCTTTAAGTAAAGAGAGAGTTTGCCATTCATCCCAAGAAAGATTAATCCCGTAATGTTGGATTATAAACAATGTCATATCATTTACTTGGTATTTAGGGCAATTTTCATTCCAATCGTAATATTGACCAAGTTTTTCTTTATGCCACTCTGATTTTGTTTCAATGAATCTGTCTTCATGGATAGTACCTACTCTTCCTAAGATTGTAAGTAAAGAACATTTTATAATAGAAGATTTATTTAAATCATAATTTAAAGCTTTAGAAATATTATTTGCAGATTTTGCAAGTTCTAAAGAATATTCAACGAGTCCTCCAATTCCACAAAAAGGTTCTTTTTCTCTTTGTGAAAATGATCCAGTTAAAATTCTTTGGCCAAATTGATCAACGATTTTACTCACGTTTTCATCATTTAGCTTATTTAATAGGTTACTATATTTTTCCCATAAAGATTCAACGTCGCGTTCTTTATACATTAATTTCCTTTTATAATTTCCATTTAATTCCTGTTACATTTTGGAATCTTTTTGTTAAGTCTTTTTTCTTATGAATCATGTCAATAGCAAGATCGATATCACAATCTTTTTTATTAAGCTCAGTCATTAAATCTTTTGATACATTTAAAAGGTTTTGCAAAACTTCTAATTGAATATCTGAACCTGAAATGTTGACAGAGATATCTTGTCCTTTTATAAATCTTGCTGCAATTTGATGTAATAAGTTCTCATTTATATTCATTTTAATTCCTTTATTCTAATCACATGAATTATTAAATTGTGATATAGACACAGGAAAATTACCTAAGTCTTTATCATTATATCCTTTCTTAATTATTTCTGAAAATTCATTAATATAGTCTTTTTGTATATCAAAAACAATAGCATCATGAATTATAAAAATTGGAACTGCTCTTTTTAAATCTAATTGATTAACAAGTTCAGAAAAATAAGTTAATGAAATATCAACAGCAGACGATTGGACGAAATTATTAATTATTATATTTTCTTTCTTCTCTTCTAGATTCCAAATTGGTCTTCCAAAAAAATTTCTTCGTATTCCATGGTCATCTACTTTAGACGATATTTCTAGTAAATACTCCATATTAAAAAATTCTTTGATCGTTTCAAAAATCTTTAAGGATTTAGATGCTGATATATTCTTTAAGTTTTCGTGACTTGCACCATACAAAACTGATATTATTGCTCTTTTTATAATTGACCTATCGATATTAAACTCTAATAACTCATTGATTTTATTGTAAATGTCTCCATCAATATCATTTCCTACTATTTTTAGACAAAACCTAGGCTCTAAATTTACAAAATCTAAACTTAGCAAAGATCCTTCTTTAAATCTACTCTCAAATATATTTCTGCATCTTTTAGGTAATGTTAAAATGTTTGGACCATTATTTACAATAAGCCTTCCTGAAATGTTTTGAGAGTTATCAAATTCACACCTGTCAGCATAACCTTGATTAGGTTTAAATGACTTTAAATTACTTAAAATACTTTTATTTATTTCTAAAGTTTGAATTGCTTTATATGCTAACGAATTAATTTTAGATCTTTCTATATTAGAAAAGAGACTATCATAGTTTTCTAGTCTTTTAACATATCCTAGTGAATCAATTAAATTTATATTATCTAATATTTCTTTCTTGTGATTTGTAAATTCTTCTAATAGATAATCTGGTATTACTTCTTCTTCTTCGTAATTCTCGTTATTCTGTTCGAAGAATTTAAACATTTTCTTAAAGTGATCATTATAATTTGTATTATATATTCTAAATAATTTTTTCATGTTTATATGATAACATAAACAATGTAAATTTACACTTTATTTTTTAATATCTTCCCATTCAACATATTTAAATTTTTCCAAGTAATCTGAATTGAGTTCGTCAGATCCCTCGTCAGATTTTTTGTTTTCATTACCATATCTGTCTTTAACTTGTTCAAGTAATATTTTAAAAGCTGTTTCTTTTTCAATAGACTTAACATTATAGATACCAGAATTAGCTCTAGAGTTTATGATTTCTCGAAGCCAAGTATCAGCAGTTGAAATAGTATCTTGATTACCCCAAACGTGTTTTGATGTTGGTTTGTATTTTTTTATACTTAAATTATTTTTAAATTTAACACGGGAAGCAATGCCATCACTTGGATTTAAAGAAACAGTTTTATTTTCAAGTTTTTTTTCAAGTTTTTTAATACTTTCTGGATTTGCATATTTAAAAATTTCATTAAGACTTACTTGAGAAGTATCTTCTCCTGATAAGAGATTGAAATCTTCGTATATTTGCGATTGATTAATTATATCAATATGAAATCCATTATATTTTTTACCATTTGGTCTTAATGGGACTCCTCGTTCATCTAAAACAATCCTTCCTTTAAACTTTTTTGTGTTTTCATCGAGGCTTTTAATTGTATTAACATTCTTCGTTGTTATTCCATATCTATGTGGTTTTGGATAAGCCATATAATCAATACCTGCACCTACATTGTTTGCGCCTAGATTAAAACATGTTTTTATAAAAAATTGTGTTATTTTAAAGTCATCGTCATCATTAGGATCATATAAACAAACATTTTTTTGTTCACCATCAATATTTCTAACTAAATATATATCAGCAGCATATCCTAAAGCGTGGTTCATATCTCCGCCGTGTGATCTTTTTAGTATTTTTTTTAACATATTTTTTTTGTTTCTAATATTTCCTTGAAGAAAAAGACCAAACTCTTCTACGTTTTCTGTAAGACTTCCTAAATCTTCTGTATAAAATGTATAAAATGTTTTAGCTATTTTATACCATAAATTTATTGATAAAGAACCGCCACTAATAATTTTAACTTTTTCTAAAGAAGGATAAACTTCTTGCGTCAACTTAAAAGATTCATCTATTATCTTTAATAATTTAGGCTGAATGTTGCTTCTTCTTTCAGTCCAAGCATCATATTCAAAACCATATTCTATATTACTACTCCCCGTAGGATTTTGCTTTCCATTTGGGTTATCTTCGCTAATATTATTTAACTTTATAAATTCATCTTGGTTTCCTCCACCCACGAGATTTATTTTGTCTATTATTTCTTCTTTTATTTTTTTTATTCTATCTTTGTAAACATATCCAGTGTTTTTTAAACTTGAAAGTTTTCGCTTATCCTTTTTAGACATATTGATGCTTTTTGAAGAAGTTTTATCATTTGAAATCTTTAAAACCTGTTCGCTTTTTCCTTTAAATAAATCTTCTTCGATAATTTCATCTTCTTCAAAAACTAAAGATGACGTTCTAATAATCGAAGAATCTTCTTCAGACTCAGTGTCAGATTCTTCGATTAAAGACCTTCTATCATAAGAGTTTTTGTTATACTCTGATTTTAAATCATATAAAATTGATGAATAATAATCTTCTCTAAATTCAGGATAAAAATATAAATTAGGATCTCTCTTGGTAAGAGTATCTCCTAATTCTTTATAGTCGATAGATAAATATTTTTTACCATAAAGATTATGTAACAAAAAAATATTTTTTTGTTTAGAGAAAATATTTTTTTTAAAAATACATTTATCTATTATCATATTAACATTGATTGAATAAGTTTCATCAATCTTATAAAATAAATTAAAATCGCTATCTCCTGGTTTTAAATTATAATACTTTGAAAATGGTTCTGGTGTTTTTGTAAATTTCTCTTTCTCTTTAGTAAGAAGATATTCTCCGTTTATTGTATTTAAATAAATATCTGGTTCGAACAAATGAAAATTTGAATATTCATCATCTGATATTACTTGATTATTTAAAAAAACGTTTTGATTTTTTGCTATCTTATCATCTAATATAGTATATTCAAAAACAAAATAAATTTTATTGTCTTCACTTGAAAAATAAATATCTTTTATAAAGTCTATACTAGACAAACCATCTAAAGTATAACTGTCTAGTATAGACTTTATATCTTCATAAGACATAATACTACATTCGTTAGAAATTTCGAAAGAAGTGTTTGTTAATGTCGACTTTAAAATTTCATTATCATTTTTGTATAACTCTATACCGACTGAAGATGTTATTGATTGTCTTAAATATGTATTATTTTTATTAGATGAAAAAACTGAAAAGAAAGCCAACGAATATTTGTTAAAAAAGTCAACCCCAGCCTTATCAGTATTATTAATTGTAAAATCTTCTCTAAGTTTAGACAGTATTTTATTGTAATCATTAAATGTTAAAGATTTTACAGAAAAACCTACAGTTCTAGAGAAATCATTTTTATCTTTATACACATCAGAAATATTTTTTATATAAGAATAATAAAAATCTTTATTGTTATAGTTATAGAACTTCGATGTAAAATCATCGTTTTCTCCTGTTTCCAAAACTATTTCTTCTAAAGACTCATATCCTTCCATTTGGTCAATTGTTTTTGAAAAATCTATTGTATCAAAGTCTTTTCCAAGAAATAAATCTTCTGTGTTATTTAATGTTATTTGAGCTTTAATACTTGGATCCATTTTAAAAACTATTTCTTTTTGCGGAATAAAAGAAGAATGTTTTAATAGATTTTTATTTGTACCTGATAATTCAAATGCAAAAGAAAAATTTTGATCTTCAACTTCGTTATTAAATATTACTCTTCCATACGTTTCATAGTTTTTAATATTATTAAGAACATATCTAAATTCATCAATAAAAGAATAATAAGATCTACTCTTAAATTTTTCAATAATCTCAATATCAGACTCAGGAGGATTTTTTAAATAATCAATTATAGATTTGTCATTACAAAAGTTATTTAAAAATCCGTTACTGTAAAAGAATAGATTTTCCCATTTGTTAGAATAATATCCAGGAAAATGTGTTTCAAAGTTTATTTTAAAAGAATTTTCACTTTGTGAGTATTTGTCTTCTATTGAACTCATGTTTTATCTTTCTATCCTATAGACTTAGCTTTTCTGTGCAGCGAGAGTAACGTCGTATTCTTTGAGTTTTTCATAACCCGGATCTATTGTAAGTTTAAATACTTTTTTAACTTTAGACGAACTTTTTGTTTTAGACAATTTATCTTTAATACTTTTTTCTTCTTCTGCTTCTTTTGAATTTAAAATATCTGTATAGTTTTGTAATTGACCAAAATTGTCACCATAAGAAAGAGTTAGTCTTGTTGTAAACTTACCAGGAGATAAATTATGATCTATACCTGTGACAATGTATCTATTATCAATAGTAGTACCTGTCCCAAAATCTAAAAATATAGATTGTCCAAAGTTTACCCAAGGACATCCAAATATCTCAATACTCGCTTGAGATGGCATAATAACCAATGGAAGACTTGGATTAATTCTACTGTTGATTAAGCTTTGATCATTTCTTTCTGGACGAGTCATAAATATTGTTGATAGTTTATTATCGTTTATTGTTGTTACATTTGCATCAATCATTATAGAATTTTGCATTCCAAATGTTAAAGAAGGATATATTTCTTTATAAAGATCTTTTATCTCTCCAATAAAATTTTTTCTTCCTCTTAGTTTGTCTTCATTTATTGAATAAGTTCCATTTTTATTTTTAATAATGTATTCTCTCGATAAAAGAGTTTCTAATTCTTTTTTGTGTTTTACATTAAACTCTTCTAGATTTTTTCTTGTATCACCTTCTCTTTTATTGTTTTGATAATCTATTCTATTAGCGATTAAATCACCAAAACTTCCTTTTAGATTGTTTGTATAAATTTTATTTAAAATCTCTGAAGACGAACTAAAAGGTGAATCTATTCTGTCAAAAACTGATATTCTTAAAATTGATTTACTATTCTTGTTTGATTCTAAACTATCTGAAGATAGACAATCAAAATTTATATGAATAATAGGCATTCTAAATTCTGCTTTCGAATCTTCAGATGGTTTATCACCATAATATATTTTTTTTAGAGTTTTTGACAAGTCAGACTTAAAGCTTTTTTTATCAATTAAACTTTGTTTAGGAGAAACGGGAGATTTATAACTAGTTTTACCCTTTTTTCTTTCATATAAATCTGACAATCCTAAACTAATGTTGTCTTCAACTTGGACAAGTTTTAAAAGTATTTGTGTAATAAGAGATTCTGGCGTAATAACTGTATTATTAGAAAAAATATCTTTTAAGAGTTCACCTAACATTTTCTTATTAATTAAAAATGAAGACAGGTTTTCATTTGCCATTAATGCGGATTTGTCATTTGCTGTGTAAAATATTGTTTGAATTTCATCAAACCTAGACTCAAATCTACCTTTAGGATTTGCTATGTAGTTTTGAACGATTGAATTTATAATTGATCCTAAACTGATATAATCTTCTGGGTTTTTTATTTGTGAATAAATCTTGTTACTTGTAGGATAAAAATGATCAATATATTCAACAGATCCCATGACGCTTTCAAGAATTTTTCTTTCATTGACAGCTTCTAAATTATCTTGTTTTACAATTTCAGATATAACATTAACTAATTCTTCTGAGTACAGGTATATTTTTTTTAATATCTCTAATATTTCTTCAAAATCAATTTTATTATTAATAATTTTTATTTTATAAATATTTAAAGTTGAATCAAAAAATTTTTCATCATAAGTTTCATTAGTTAAAATCTCTATAAGAGTTTTTATTTGATTTTTCCCCAAATTTTGAATTTGAAATTCAAAAAAATCATCAGAAAAAGGTCCAGTTCTTCCTTGAATGATTGTTATATATTTTGATATATTTCTTTTTATTGACGATAAAACTCTAATCCTCGGCGAATTATAAGATATTAAGTAATCTCTTTGATCAGGTGTTAATCTTGAAGTCTCACTAAAAATTCCTTTAAATTGATTTGTATTTATCGTTATATCTTTATCTAATAGTTGACTTTGCAAACTTCTTATTTTACTTAATAAATTTTCAAATTCCGATTCTGTAATTCTGTTTCTAACAGATCTTTCAATTTTTTGATTTTTAAACTCGTGAGGACCTTTCATTGCAAGAGACAAGTCAATATTAACTTGACCAGTATTATCCATAGATAATGAAGAGTTAACAATCATATATTTTTCTAAGATCTTTGAATTTCCAATAAAATATCCAATAGGATTTTTTACATTTTCTTGATCCGGATTCGACCATCCATATTCAACAGCAATTTCAGCACCAAAAGCACCTAACAGGTCTGGTTTTATAAAAGCTTGAACATCGTTCATACGTGATCTATCATGTAAGACTAAACTCATTCTAGCAGTCTTATAAGACATTAAACCTTTTGTAGGAGCAGAATTTATATTAAAACTTTTAATTGTCATCAAAGGTTGAGTAGGGTCTATAACAGTATTTTTCCTGTTTTCGTTTGGATTATTTTGTGAATAACCAACTGGTTCATCAAGATTAACCATCGTTTGTGGTGATGTAAAAATAGACATGTTTGTCTGAGTAAAACCATTTACTTTGTTACCTGAAAGGTTGTCGTAATTTGAAGTTTTGTTTTTTACGTTTCCAAACAAGAAATTATTAATTGTTGTCGAATTAGAAGAAACTTTTAATTCTTTACTTTTATCGTTTGACGATATTGAAGGAATAATAAAAGTTGCATTAAAATAAGGATATGATCTGTTTAGTTCGAGAGTAGTTAATCCATTAAAGAATGTTGATAATTCTAGACTGTTTTGTGAGCCAACTCTTATACTCGGATTGCTAATTAATATTGAAGAAACAGAAGTATTTTCTTTCGTAGGATTTGATACTTTTTTATTTAAATTATACTCTTTAAAAGTTGTTTTTAAAGAATTAAAGTTTGTCTTCGTGTTTTTGCTCGTTGAAACTCCTGCAAAAGACGAAAGGGATTTTATATCTCTTTTAAAAGGAGGATAACTGCCTATAATTTTTGATCCCGTAGATCCTATAACAAGACCCATATTAAAATGGTCTTTTGAGTCATGACCAAATAAAATGTTTTTTAATACTTTTTGATTTTTAGAACTACTAGTCCAAAGTTTATTTTTAGTATAGTCTGTATGGACAAAACAAAAAGATCTTTTAAGAAACTCTATAATTTCATTTTTTTGTTCATCACTGAATATTTGACTGTCACCCGTTCCTGCATTAATTACATTACACATAAATTCTAAGATTTCATACGTTGTGTAACCAATATTTGTTAACGACTGAAAAATGTAAGAAATTAAGTCATAAAACTCTTCTTTTGATTTAATAGAGTCTGATTCTTCTCCTAAAACAATTCCTTTTTTTAAAACTTCAGAAGATTTAACTATTTGTATAAAGTTTTCAATATTGCTTCTTTTTAATACAGAGTGTATTTTTCCATATGAGTTCTCTGATTTAATATTAGAATATACTCTTCCACTCATTACGATATCTCTTTTTTAAGATTAATAATTTCGTTTAAACTAATAGGGATTCTTAAAACAACACCTTCAGGAACTTGAAGCCACCACCCTATTCCACTTGCTGCTGCGATAATCCACCAATTATTTGCATCACCATAATACTCGTTTGCATAATGATCTAACCTTTTACCTTCTTCAGATATTACAAGCTCATACTGGATTAAATCATTTTCTACAGCTTTGTAAACATGAGGTGATATATTAATAAATTTTCCTCTAACTAATTTGTATTTATCAATAGCCATTATTTATTACCAGTCAATCCGTCTCTTCCATAAGACAAAGTATTATTAATTGATCCTACATCATAAATTGGAGCTCTCATAATTCCTTCATGGTCAAGACCTGGAGCAATATCGTGTATTGGAGAGAATCCTAGAGTTATTTTTACTGAATGTGGCGCAAGAGATCCTCTATTATCTCCTTCAGTAGAGTTGTTTGTCTCCCATGTCGAATCTTGAAATTCAACATTTAAATTTGTTATAAATCCTGCGAGACCTTGTCCGTAAGATGAACTAAATGATGCTGAATATGGATTGTTTATTGAAGAATCGTCACCTATTACGGTCGACAGAACTACACTATCGTCTATTGAATCATAGAATTCTTTCTTTAATAAACTTTCTTTGTTTCTCATTCTTTCAATTTTATCTGAAATTTCTACTGCTTTTTTTGGAATCGCAATAATTTCCGATCTTTCATCTTGGTCTATACTTAAAGATGTTTTAATTAGTAAAAAAATAAAGTTTTTATCTAATTCAAAAAGACGTAAATCTTGTGAAAATGAAGGCTCTCTTGTAAACTCTCCTGTCAAAACAAATTTTTTATCATTATCTTTTACAAAACCTCCTGGATCAACTTTCCCAGATACAACTTGACTTATTAAAATCTTTTTTATAAAAATTGTCTCTATTGTTGGATCAAAGTTATTAATATTTTTTTCTAGATTAGTAAAAATTAAATTTCCTTCTTCGAGATTTATTTCTTTACCTTCTAAAGATTTGTTTTTATATATTCTTACACCATTACTGGATTTAACACCATTTTTTTCAACCTTGAAATCCATTAAAAACTTTAATCTTTCAACATCTTCAGGGTCTTCTTCAAAGTTATTACTTGTAATTAAGTCAATTGAATCATTAATATAAGTTAAGTCTCTAACTGAGTCTTCACTTAATACGTAATATTCATCTAGCGAAGAAACCTTATAAGATAAAATCTTGTCATTTAAAGTAACAGTATTTTCTATTTCTTTAATAGAATCTAAAGTAGATTTTTTATATTTTTTATTTCCGTGGAGTCTTTTTAAGTTATTAAAGCTATAATTTGTTTTAAAAACATCACCAACTCTAAGTCTTATAAGAGGAGAAGATGTTGGCATTTGTGTAAATGGAAATCTAAAGTCTTTGTCAAATTTTTTATTGTTAGAAGGTATACCTTGAGACCACTGTGGGTAAACCATTGAAACTATTTTGTTAATTTGATACCACATTAAATCGTGGTCTGATTTTTCCATAGAAACTAAAGAGAAAGTTAAATTAATATTTCTTGTTGTTTTAATATAATGTTTAACATCATCAATTCTTCCGTATCCGGATGAACTACTATATTCTGGTGAAAAAGAATCTGAAATAGAGTCTAAAAACGCGTGCATAGAAATAATTTCATTTGTTCTTAAATCATGAAAATAAAAAGGCATATATTCATTACCTAAATATTGTTCTACTTTTCTTACTAAGTCTCTTGGAAGTCTCTTAGAACTTTTTCCGTGCAAGTCAGAAGCAAAATTCTTTTGTTGTTTTATAGAAGATTTACTAAGTCTGTATTTTAAATACTCATCAGACTTAAGTAATTGTGGAAGACTCCCGATAGAAGTTTTAAAAGTAGTATCTTTAATAACATCGTTTTCTCTCCACCTATATTCATGATCGTCATTTGGCCCATTAGACAAACCACCTCGATTAACACTATTTCTTTTTTCAAGATCTGATTTATCCCTTTCAGGGTTAATATTACCTAACCTTGAAGCGTTAAACATTCTTGATCTTTGATCTTTATAGCTTAAATTATACATCCTGTCTTTATTAAAAATCAAATAACCAATATTAATTCTTTCAACGATGAATTTAAAGTAATATTGGCTAAATTCTATAAAAAATTTATCAAGAAAATTTTCAGATTCATTTTCTTTTGCATTGTATAAAATTTCTGAATGCCAGTAAGATTCTTGTTGAAATTTCCTTATTAATAAAAAAACTCGATTACGTCCTACTTTTGAAAAACCAAGTAATGAATTTTTAAGATAGGTATATATAACGTCAATTGACCCAGAAAAACTAGATAGATTTCCTTCATAAGAACTAGTTAAACTAGGAAATTTTGGGTCCGTGTTTATAAATTTGTCTAATCCAATAATAAAATAGTTAACAAGTCTTGAGAATTCATTTTCTCTTAAAACATTATCGTTCATGTTAATAATTTTACTGAAATAGTAATGTATTGGTTTAAACAAAGATGGTTTAATATTTTTACTGAACCAGAAGTCTTTATTTAAGATATGATAAACACCTAAATAAATAATTGATTCAACAATATAATCAAATAAAAACAAAATATTTGTAAGATCAACACCTTTTGGAGAAAGGATAATTCCTAAAGAGTTTAGTTCAACACCAGCAATCATTTCAAGTTCTTCAGCATAGATTGATTTTTGATTATCATTTTCTAAAAATACTGAATTGTATTGTCCATAATATTTGATTGGTTTATTTGGGTCATGCCCAAAAGAAGGATTAACTAAAATGTTTGTTTGTCCTTCTGCATTTGTTTTTTCTGGAAAAAGATTTCCTTCTTTAATATTAGCTTTTTCTTCTCCAAGAACGTTACTTTTACTAGTATCTCTTCCTGTAGCTAAAGATATTGCGCCAGTAGGTAGTCTTGGTCTAGCATAGAGTTTGTTTCTTAAATTGTCAAAAGAATCATAGTTTTGAAGTATTTGTTGGGACACATTACTTGCATCTAATTTACTTTCTCCACCATCAGATATATCTTTATCTATGATTTTTCCGCTTGGGTCCAACACATACTTTGGCATGACGTTTATCCTTTAATAATAGGCTTATCTTTTAAATATTCATCCAAGTCAACGTCTTTTGAGCTTTTTATGTTTTTGACGTTTTCTTCTGTTACACCTTTTTCAAATTTATTATGTATTGTATCAATATGTCTATTAAACTTTGCAGACACAATTTCTGATGCTTTCTTTTTATCTATTTCTAAGACTTGAGAATATACTTCAGACATCATCTCTTTAATTTGATCTAGTTCTTTTAAGTTTAACAATTCTTTTTTAAAATCAATATTCATTTATTTTTATATTCCTGCGAATTCTGTTGATCCACCCATTGGGTTTCTCGTTGCATTATCATTTAATCCTTCTTGTCCTTTTAATAATGAAGGATTCTTTAAAGCCTTTGTTAATCCAGCACCCGGTAAATAAGGAACCATTATTGTTGCAATCGTTTGACCGTCTATATTTAGTACTAAAGGTCTTTCACTAACTTGTTGATTCTGCTGAACTGTACTTGAAGATTTTCTTTCTGAAGGTTGCATTATTGACCTTGCCAACATTGATGCAACATTACCAGAATACCTAATTGCCTCAACAACAGGTCCTCCTCCCATTCCCGCAAGAATTTGATCATTGTCTGCTAAATTTGTCACAGACATTCCCGATGGTCCGCTTTGAACAACAGATTGTCCTCCAAATAAATCTCCAAACCAATCTTTCGCTGAACTTTGTCTAATAATAATTGAGTTTTCTTCTAGTTTGTTAAATAGATTATTTAATTTAGTATCGTAACTATTTAACATCTCATTAACATAAGATTCTGACGCGTCGTATAATAATTTTAATAACTCATCTTTTTTTTCGTTATCTTTGACTTGATTTCTAATTATAGCTTCTAAAGTTCCAATAGCACCCGCCTGCTCAGAGTCATATCCTTTTCTTAACTTTTCTTCTAGATTCATAGCACGGGCATCTTTATCTGTAAATTCAAATCTTTTTGCTATATTGTAATCTCTAACAGTTGATTTTTTTAAAGAATTAGTAGCTATCCCTACAGTTGAAGATAAGACTGATCCTAGCCATGTGCTTTCTATCGCTTTTGAGGCTGCCTCAAAAGCGATATCAACAATAGTTGTTGTCATATCATAAATAAATTTAAAAATTGGTTTTCCTAACTGGAAAAATGAAGGGATAACTTTTGTAGTTACTGTATTTAATACTTTTTGTATTGATAATTCTAATGCTTCTGCTTCTTTATCGTCCAAAGAAAATATAGTCTTAAAGTTTTCACTAAGATTTGTAAATTTTGTATTACCATCAATAAAATCTACTAAAGTCTCAAATCCTGATGCTAATGTATCAACAATCCCGGGACCAATTGCTGCGAATCCTTTCATAAATTGCCCGACAAGTTTTGTTCCCGTTAAGAATAAAGTAGAACCAGGATTATTTGGATTGTTTTTTATATTATTAAAATCAAAAGTCTTTTTTAACAATAAAGAAAAGTTATTTTGTGCTTTTAATAAATTACTATTATCTTTAAAAGATTCGCCCAAAATCTTAGCAAGGTTATCCATGAAAGGTTTAACTGTTTTTGTTAATATATTTTTATTAAAAAGACCTTTTTTGCTAGACGTTCCATCACCAATAAGCTTTGTTAATGTGTCTTCAATTGGTTTAAATGCAGACTTAAAAGACGACATCATTTTATTATCTTTACCAAAGCCGATTGCTGTTAAATAAAAATCTTCCATTGTTTTGGAAACTTCAATAAATTTATCTCCAATACCTGAAGCTAGGACGATCGAAGTCCTTAAGCCTTTAAAGAAAGATTCAAAGAAAGAAGTTTCTTGCATAATATTCTTTATTTCTTGTAAAGATCCTGACATTTCTTTGAATGCTTTAAGTTGTTTTGCTTCTGGCGTATTTTCCTGCATCTTTTTCATTGCAGCTTCATAAGACATACCAGCATCTCTGAAATCAAACAAAGACTTGAGAGCCATTTGAGAAAGTCCTGTTGTTGAAGCAATTAAAGATTTTTCGTGACGATTTAGTTGTTCAAAGGATCTCCCTGTTGACATCATCGCGTTTCTTAAATCTTCAAAAATCTCTTGAGGATTTTCAGCTCGAATTAATTTAAGAGCATCAAGATTCATTCCAAAAGATTGCGACAACATCGCAGCCATTTGAGCAGCAGATTCAAACGTATCTAACTTTGAAAACATACCTGCGGCATCTTGTGCTGATAATCCCATCTTAGTCAAAGATTCAGACGTTTCTAATAATTCTTTCGAAGATAAATGTCCAAAATCTTGAATATTTCTTCTCATTACTAAGAAATTTCTTGATATAATTTTTTGGTTTACCCCAGATGTCTTTGAAACATCATTAAGTTCCATCTGCATCTTTAATAAAACTGTATTTATGTGTTGTCCACTCTTTACAGCTTCTTGAGAAAAATATGCAACATCTTCAGCGCTTGCACCAATTGCTCTTAAACTTTTTTCTAAGAAATTAAATTGACTTGCGTTTCCTCCTACTATCTTCGATAAACTTTTACCAAAGATATCAGCATAAACTCCCATTTCGCTTAATCTTTTTGCTAATGCTTGTAATCTATTAGCAACACCTTGAGCGCCTTTTCCAAATAAAATAACGCTTTCACTTGTTATATCTCTAAATTCTAATAAACTACTTTTAGATGCTTCAGCAAAACTTTTAATTGCACTACCTGCACCACTACCATATTTCTCTGAAATATCGAACATTTCTTTTGTAGCTTCAACAGCAGTCCCAATTGTCATCACCAAGTCTTGTCTTAAAGAATTCCCCATCTTTGCAGCTAATCCTGCAATCTTTAAAGGTAATGTCGACATGAACTTTACAAAGCGAGTAGCATACTTCATTGATTGAGTAAAAAGAGAAATAAAACCACCTAAAACTAGTTTTGTACCAAGTATAAAAGGATTTTGAAATAAACTCGTAAAAGATCTATTTACTTTGTTAAAAACATTAAAAGCCATCTTTGGAATAGAAAACAATCCTCCTAATATTCCTTTTGTCCAAGCTATTTCGTCTTTAAATTCATTAGAGATTTGATACCCTAATTTTTTAAAGGACATCGATGTTTTTAAAAGAAATGTATTAAGTTTACCAAGAGAATCTTTATTCTCATTTATTTTTTTATTTAAAACACTAAAAGCTTCTTCAATATTTTTACTATTCTTTTTATATAAATTTTCTGATTCTTCAATAGATTTTGTAAATTCTTTGTACTTGTCTTTAAGTTTATCTGTTAAACTTATTCTGACTTTGAAAGATTCTATAAATTTTTCTTGGATATCTTTTTGTAATTGACTCTCTTCATTTAGTTCACTTGTAGCTTTTTTAAGAGCATTAATCATTTCTAATTGGATTTGAGCAGAATCTGACATATCTAAGTACTCACTTTAAAGGTATGATATAAATATTATCAAAAGAAAAACATAAAGATTTAAAATTGTTTTTTAAATATATTTCTTGTGTTGTTTTGGCTTGGAGTACTTTGATTATTATAATGATTTTGTTCTTGTTCTAATGTTTCTTTAAGTTTTCCTATAAACCAAGTTCTTTTCCATATTGGAAGGTTATAAGCATCTTTATAGCTGAAATTTATGTGTTTCATAAGAACAAATAATTGTTCAAGAATGACGTCTTTGTTTTCAGGAGTCAGGCCAAAAAAACGAGGCTCCGATTGGCAAATCAACCTCACTTTCTTCATGACAGTGTGAGCATAGCATATGAGATTTCATTTCAACTCCTGGTTCATGTTCGTCCAGGAATCTTCTAAGGGCAAGCGAATCTCTTGCAGGCATATTTTGAACAAACAAACTAATTTTATTCTTATCAGAGATATTTTCAATTGAGAGAATAGAACGAGAAAGTCTATCTGTTACAGAACTCTCAACATTAAAGCCACTCTTTTTCTTTCTTTCATTGATGATCATCATTTCTCTTTCATCATGACCATTTAAGAATTTAACTTTTACGTTTTTCTTTGTGACAGGAAGTTGAACTTCAAAAATGTTTTGTCCTATTTCAACAGGGTCAACTTGAAGTCTTTTAATAGGGAGACTTGAAAGATCAAAAGTTGATTTATTAGTCTTAGAACATTCTGGACATCCAATTTCTAGTGTGTAATCTGAGCCGTATCCTGTAATTCTAAGTGCAATAAGAAGAGCATTTCTATCACCTGAAATTAAATCGTCTGGGTCAATAGATTTGTCAATTAAGCAGCTTTTAATAAGTTTTGAAATAACTGTTCCGTTTTTAATATAAGCTCTTGAAGTTAAAATATCTTCTTCTTTAGCTGTCATTGGTTTGATTTCAAGAGTTTCTGTTCCAAGTAGGCTATCATTATTATAAATAACACCTCTTGATGGAAGAGGAACTGCTTCTGCTGCAATATCAATACCGAAGTCGTCAAGCATTACATTGCTTTTTTTAATAGGCCCACGATCATCAATATCAGATGGTTTAATTGGCTCATCTAATTTATTCATCTTATCTCCAAATATACATACTATCTATTTACATTAATTATACCAATATTATTTTCATCTGTAAAATCATTTACGTTATTTATTAGATTATTAATTTGTATATTTTGGAAGAAATCTTCATTTAAATTGTCTCCAAACAAAGAGAATCCAACATTACCTGAAATTGTATGTTCGAGATCTTCTAAGTTTGTTTTGTTTAAATTTGTAATAGGGATATCAACAAAGTAATTTTTAATAATGCCTGATTGTCTGTAATTGTCAAAGAAATTTGTTAATTCAATAGAGAGTTGAGCTCTTGTATTTGCTAAAGGATTTGTCGACGAAGTCATATTAAATAGAACAGTATCATTATTAACAATAGGTTGAGTTATTAATAGATTCTTAAGATTTCTTTTTATATTTAAATAAATTCTGACATTGTGAAACAGAGAAAATATATTTTTTCTTTGATTAATTAAAGTATTTGCTGAAAGTGGTTTTATTTTTTTATTAGCAGATAGAGTCCCGATAGGGTTAACAATATATTCTTTATTTTTTGTTTTTGTTAAGAGATTATCAAAATCATTATTTGAATAAATAAATTTAGAGTTTACAGGATTAGTAAATGTAATTAGATTATTGTTATAATTTATACTATCGAGAGGCTGACTAATACTTTGACTTTGAGAAAGAGAATTTATAAATAACATAGAAGAAGGAACTTCTAGATTTAAATCATCAACAACAGCTTCACATCTATTAAAAGTACTAATACTAAATCTAGAATTTAAGAATCTTAGTTTTTGCTGATCTAAACTAGTTTCAGTTCCATTAATTAAACTAGATTTAACTTCATCTCTTTCATCTAATAAGTCAACTATATTTTTATCTAAATTATTAAAATAATATGTATCTTTAATTAAATTTTCATTCGAATCGTACTCTAAAGTATCAAATACATATAAGAAATTTGAATCATCTCTTGATTTAACAACAATATCATCAACAATTTCAGGAGTATTAATACCTGGAATATAGAAAACATCACATCTAAAATTATCATTATCTAATGCAATATCTTTAGCAACTTTATATGCATAAGTTGTTTGTCCTACAGTCTGATTAGGTATTTCACCATCATATTCTCTTAAACAAGATTCATTAAGCATTTTTCTTTTATATTCATCAAGAATATTAATTCCATCAAACCCGCCATAAGAAAAGAAATCAAAACTTAAAAATCTCGAAGCAATTGCATCAGCTTCTGTTTCAGAATTAAGAACTTCATTAACATTAATATAATTAAAAGAATCAGGAATATGATCGATATCAGACAAATCTTTTCCATCTCTTCTATAGAAAGAATATTGCCACTTATCATTTGTTGTTAATTCATTGGGAAGATATAAAATCTTTTCTAAATGAAAAAATCCATTTTGACTATCACTATCAGTATCTTCTAAAGGTGTAATCCAAAACTTTTGATCTCTAAAGTCTTGAAAATATTTCGTATAACTGTGATAAAAATTATATTCATCAGAAGAACTTTGCTGAAATGTGTCGAACATAAACTTATATGTATCGTTTTGCCCAACTAGAGAAACATCTTTAATTTCTCCTTTTAATGTTTTATCAAATTGAACTCCCCAATAACTATTGTCAATGTCATAATTTATTTTATTGTCACTAATTTCATTAATTTTTCTATTTGCGACATATAGTATCGGGTTCTGCATTACAGAAACATCGTCTGTTACATCCAGATTACTCTCGTTTATGTTCAAATGAGGATATGGAAAAAATCCACATGGAATCAAAAAAGATTCATTCTGCATATATTCTACATCATCATGTATTTCAACATAAATGTGGTTATTTGTTTTTTTATAGTCACCAACATGAATAACTTCTTTTGTATTCAAATCATAGTATTCATATTCTGTCCCAATAATCTTCCCTATATAATTTTCACTTTTAGGATTTAAATCTAAGTCTCTAAAAGACATTAAATTCATAAAAGAGTTATTTTTATAGTCGTATTTATATACAATTAAATCGAATATTGACCAAGATTCTCTTTGATCTCTTTTAAAAGATTTACCTAGTCTTCTTGGGATTATTCTAAATCTATATTTGTTTCCTTTTTTACCATCTGAATATGAATGGAATCTAAACAGTTTTTTACATTCATTATGAAAATTCTGTCTAAAACCTTCTTGTCTATATAAAGGTTGGGAAACGACCCAAGGTGTTTTTGCTTTTTTATAAATACTTTCAAACGATTCAAAATTAACTGTAGGATTGGAACCACTATCAATTTCTTCATTCCAATTATTTATACCTACTGTAACAAAATGTCTACTATTATCAGCATCACTTTTAACTGTCTGATTAAATGAACTAATGTTTCTAAATGATGCGTAATTTAAATTTCCTTTTTCAAGATAATAATCTGGTGATGTATTAAAATAGCTTTCAAAATAATTCTTTTTTAAATATCGGTTTGTTTCATCAGGAAATTCTAAAATAACTTTGTTTTTATTAAGAACGCCTTGTAAATATATTTTTGGATTTTTTAATGAAGACTCAGTATTACCATATTCAATAGAGTTATTACTACTAACTGAAGATAGTTTGTTGTATAAATCTTCTTGTTTAAAAGTGTCAAGTTCATCTGATTGCAGTTTAAACTTTGTTCCTTTTGCTGCAAAAACAATGTCAGTAATTAAACCTAGTTTTGTAATTGAAGAATCACCTGTAATTTGCTCAATATAGTCTCTATAAGGAGAAACATATCCGTCTAAATCTATATTTTCATAATATGATCCGAAAAAAGTAGTTTTTCCTTTACTTCCACCAGAAACAGCAAAAGAATTATCACCTTTGATTCCAGATGTTATACTTCCTTTTAAAACGTCATCGCCAACAATAAAACCAGCATGTTCATATTTGTTTTGAGAGTTTAAGCCGTTTCCATCACCAATACCAAGAACTCTTGTATAAGTTAATTGATTACCATTATTTGACAACCAGATGTTTGAAGTTAAAGGACCATATTGATCTTTTTGATATTCAAAGTCACCAAATATGTTTTCCCACGTATTTAAAGTTGCTTCAGACTTTCCAAAAGACAATATTTGTTGTGGAACAAAAGCAGGACCCATATTAGCTGTACCAACAACTGAAAGTGTTTCTTCAGTTAATGATACTGTTACCTCTTCTTTAAAAGAGTTAGGTGTTACAATATGACCACTTATTTGTGAATTGTTGACATTTGACATTTAACATCCTGTTTTTAACTTTATTATATAACTATTAATGTAGGTTAAAAAACAGGATGTTAATATTTAATGATTTAAATTAGTATTGAAGTACGCAGTTATCAAATCTGATTGTTAAAGAAATGTCTGCTGGTGCTTCATCATCATATGAAAGATCACTAAAGTTTGCATTAGTTAAGAAAGCTCCTTTAATATCCCAAAGTTCAACAACTGTTCCAACAGGATCAAGCATCTTAAGTTGACAATCTCTTTTATAGAAATCTGCATAACCAGCTCTACCACTAACAGATTCATAGTGTGTACGAATCCATTCCATAACTTGTTGCGCTCCACTTGGCGCAATAGGATCGTGAAGAGTAACATTCATTTGTTCGAATGTCATCTTACCTGCAACATATCTTTTTGCATTGATAAAGTTAATTTCTTGCTCACCAATTGAAAATGAAGGTCGACTAGCAGACTTAAGGATAAAGGCATCAATACCCTCAATTGCGAAGACCCATCTGTTCTTTCTTTTTGGCTCAAACTTATTCGGAATCATTTCCGTGACTGAAAGCGTCTCTGCCATTTTATTATCTCCTAAAATTCTTTATATTATATATATTAGTCTATTGAATTAGTTACAACGAAATCAAGTGAAATAAACTCTACAGATTTGGTAGGTTGCAAATAAACTTTACCACGAATTGTATTGTTTTCAATATCATTTTGAGTTGTTGTTGATGTATCAATTTGAACTTTATAACGTTCTACACCTTGACGTGCCTGAACTTCTGACATGATCGGCTCAACGAGTGAACTAAATCTATTAAGAGTTGAAGCTCTATTCGGCTCGAATAAGAGTGTATTAGCAACTGCCTTAACTCTACGACGAATGTTAATCAAAAGTCTACGAACATTAATTCGATCAAGAGCTGATTGATTTTGTAACAAAGTCTTTTGTCCAAATGCATAAACCTCGTTTGTACGTCCTGATGGAACATAAATTGGATTAATGTCTGCATCATAAAGATCATTTAACAAATCTCGATTCATTTGAACCTTTGCATTACTTGCATTTAAACGTCCACGAGTTAAACCAGCTGGAGCAAACCAAGGATCAGCTAATGTATCATTTTGACTCATAACACCAAGTATACATACTGACGGAGGAACCTGAATTGGTGTGTTATTTGACGATCTTCTTGAAATAACATCTGGGAAATATGCAGCTGCAAAAGATGTATCCAATCCACGATTTTCAAATGTTGTAATTGTTTGACCAACGTGAGGCTTAATATCTGATGATGTAATAACTGCAGAATTCTTATCAGATTCTTGAATATCCATAACCAACATTGCATCAAATCTGCTTTCGCAAGCTGTAATTGCATAATCTGTTACTAAAGGTTCACGAATACCAGGAATTGCTAACAACTGAATCTCTGTTGCACTCTTATCTGAAAGAACGTCAATTGCTCTCTTGTAAGATTCAACAGTTGGGCCAGTAAACTTGTTTGATCCTACCACTTCCTCGTTAGCTTCACGATGAGCAGCAACTGTACTTAAAGCAGCTTTTTCCTTGTTAAAGATATTAAGACCATCAAATCCACCTTGCATTAAACAACGGAACTTAAGAAACTTAACATTACCACCCTTAGCTGCAGTTGAAATGTCAAATGCAGAAAGATTAGAATTGTCACTCGAACCAGATCTTTCATAAACAGCTGATGCCCAATCTGACCCATCCCAGAAAATATTCTCAAGAGAGAAAGATTCACTAGACAATTTAGAGAAAGAATAAGTTCCCATATCAGGATAAAATTTTGTCCAAGATCTAATACTTGGATTAAGTCTAATCTCACCTAACTCTTTATGAAGACCACCATTTTCTTTCTTTGCAAATTTAACGCCCCACGCCAAATCAGAAGATGGTGATACAGATACACCAGATTGTCTCGTTAATGTCTTTACGAAAGGTAAAGGTAAAACCTCAAGATTCTCAAGAGTGTTTACTAGAAGTAAACGTGATTCACCTGATCCATTTGTTCCTGATTCATCAAATAATCCTGTATAACCTGTGTTAAGTGTTACATACTCTGAGAATCCACAAGGAAGAGTCACATAATCCAAGTCACCAGACATAAGCTCTTCAGACATTTCAACCCAAACATATTTGTTTCGAAGTTCAAAATCTCCATCTTCAACGAGCTTTCCTTTCTTGAAATCATAATAAACATTCTTGTTACCAATAACTCTACCAATAAAGTTTCTATGGTCTGGGTCAAGTGTTAAATTCTTCCAAGACACAATAGACTCACCCTTGACAGGATCACTATCAAAACTCTCTAATGATAAACTAAATGTTGCCCACTCAGACGCTGTTGAACCTAGTCTTAAATCTGAAATAAGGATTCTAAATCTATCGTTTGCTATTGCACCATCATCTTGTGCATGTAGTCTAAATAGTTTCTTTGTTTGTCCACCAAACTTTTGAGACATAATCCAAGGAGATTTTGCTGTTCTGAATCTTGTGTCAAAGCCTTCAAAATTAGGACTGTCAGCTGTTTCAGTATTTCTTGATCCTTGTGACGGTAAACAGAAAGCAGCAGTTTCTGAACTAGCTGCGGTATTTGTAGACGTATATACACCTGTTACATCAATTACTGAAACGTCTGGATCAACGTCCCAATGAGCATATAAATAATGTCCACATTCTTCAATCTTTTCTGGGTCTGTGTTTAAAACTTTAGCAAAGTAATTAACACTTTCAGGATCAAATGAACAAGTTAAAACTGCTGGATGATCAGTGTTACTAAACCCATTTAATAAAACTGTAAAAGAATTATTATCTACTTTACCTAATTCGTAACCAATTAAATCAGAAGCCTCAGTGCCACCAAAGTTTCTTAAAGTACCTTCGCTAGTTACAGATTTTCTTGCATCTGCATCTGTAGTAGAGACAGATGTGTATGTTCCATCTGTAACGTCTAATGTAGCTTTAACTCCTTGAGGAGTCATAAGTAGACCTCGAATTACAGGAATAGCTGATCCACTTCCTCCAGTTAAGTTTAATTGTTGAATTCCAAAACTACTATCAATCCTTGTTCCATTAAATGAAGCCTTTATTGGAGAACCTTTTATTTTTAAAATAATACTATCACTAAAGAAATTACCAACATCTGAATTAGTCTTTGCTTCAAGACTAAGATACATTAGATAAATATTACTTTCATCCTGAACTGCGTCGCTTATGATACCAAATGGTCTAATATTTTGATCAGTTTGACTATTTCCAATAGTATCTCTTAAAACATCTTGAATTCTATTAACTGTTTCAACTTGATTTGTATTGTCGATTTCAATTTGATAATATCCACTTACTAGAGTACCATTAACTGTTCCATCTGTATACTCAACAAATTTGTATCTTACTGTAGTATCTGTTGCAGTATTAAGAGATTTAAAATCAAAAGAAAATTCATTCCCGATTAAAGTATCACTAATATCAAATTCCAAGAAAAAAGTACTATTTTCAGTAATATTAGACCCAGTAGTATCAACTGTTGAGGATGTATTATCAATATCACTTACATTAACAAAGTTTGTAATCGCGCCTTTTAAAGAACTTGTAATAGTTAATGTTCCATTATTATTATTTACAAATGTATACGTAGGATCTCCTTGACCATCTAATTGGTTTGCTTCAGCAGCAGCTCGTCCAAAAGTAATAGCTTCAGCTATTCTTCCCGCTATATTTGTATTATTACCTAATTGGTTTGAAATACCAATAACAACATTTCCTTGAGTATTGTCTCTAGCAGCTGCTGAATCTTGTGTTGTATCAATTCTAATTGTTAAATCATTTCCTAAAATATCTGTTATAACAATAGTATCATCATTTAATGGGTTGCCAGAAATTGTAAGAGTAACAATTTCTGCAACTGCAGGTGTGTCGTAAATAGGACCAAGTGCAAGCTGAGTTTCTAAATCTGTTCCACTTGAAGAACTATTCCCTAATGATGAAAGGGTAATCGACCCTTCTGTATCTGTATTTAAGAAATATTTAACACTTGTATTTGTAGATTCTCCTGTTCCAACGTGACTAATTTCAATAAAGTTACTAACTAAATCTTTTGTAATAACATTTAAATAGTTTGATGATAAAATTTTACTTGAGGGAAAAGCTATTCCTAATTCGCTTTGTCCACTAAATGCTTTTTCTAATTGACTTAAAAATCCGTCAATATCTAAACCATTAATACCGACGGATATCTCATGTGGATCTGACTCTGTCCCAGCAGAATCAGTCAAATCTTCAGGGGTGATAGTTGATGATCCTGTTAAGAAAATAAATTTAAGCCATTTAATATCACTTTCACCTACAGCTTTAATTAAAATAAAATCATCGTTTGAAGGTAACTCATCTCCAAGAGTAATTTTTAATCTAGAAGAAACATTCGAACTTTGAAGTCCTGCATCTTTTAAGAATTCACTTCCAGCAGCATCTTTCATGAAACATCCTAAGAAGTGTGTTCTTCCGACATCTTTTGCAGCAGTTTTTGAAGCTGCAGCATTAGGTCCTGATTCATAAGCTGCATGTTGATTATCTGTTAAATCTGTTCCATCGTATGAAACTGAGTCACCAACGATAAAACCAGCACCTTGTGTTTTTTTATTTGAATCTAATGTACCGTCGCCATCACCAACGCCAAGAACTCGAACGTAAGCTCCAGCTTGAGCATTTCTCATCCATTCATTAATAGCAAGAGGACCAAAGAGATTGGCGTTGCTATCTTGGCTAACTTCTGAAAGAGATCCGAAAATGTCTCCGAATTGTTGTGTATTTGCGAATGTTTTTGGTACGAAAGCAGGGCCACGTTTAGCAGGCCCTACAACTGCAGCAGGAACACCTTGAGGTAGAACTTCTTGGTCCCTAACTTGTGATAAATCTATTTCTCTTAGAGTAACTCTTGCTGAGCCTTGATTATCGGCCATATCTATAGTCTCCTGTTATTCTTTAAATCTTTATATTATATATTAGGGAAATTCAACACCTGCGTTTGTAATAACAAAATCAATTGCAATAAATTCAACAGCACGTGTTGGGACGATAACAATTTTACCATTTAATCGATTATTGTCAACATCTTCAGATGTATTATTTGTATCATCCATGATAACCCTGAAGTCTTCAATCCCTTGATTAACTTGAATTGAAGATAATTGTGAATTTGAGCTTTGAACGAACCTTGCTCTCGTTTCACTGTTATTTTGTTCGAATAAAAGCCCTTGAGCAATTAATTCGATTCTTCTCTTAACTTCTAGGACCAAACGACGTACGTTAACGCGATCAAGAGCTGTTCTTGCTAGTTGTGAAGTCTTTTGTCCAAAGATAACAAATTGTTTGTTCGGGAAGTTTGCAATAGGATTAATACGTGCTTCGTAAAGAGTATCACGATCTTCTGCATTTAATCTAACATCGATTGCCTGAATTGTTTCGAGTGTTCCTCTTGTAAATCCTGCAGGAGCAAACCAAGGTTGTGCAACATCATCAGTCTTAGCTAATGCACCAAGAGCAATAATTGATGGTGGAACCTTAATCATTCTTCTACTTGCTAAAGCTGCTGTTTCATCATCGCTAAAGTCTAAGATCTTAACGTCAGGGAAATAAGATGCTGTATAAGATGAATTAACTTCTCTACGATCAAATGCTCCAGCTGTTTCATCAACATCAGGTCTACTTGAAGAAAGTCCTTTTTCATTCACAAAGACTCTAAATCCATCTGTATCGAATTGTTGGATGTCCATTAGGTAAAGAGATTTTCCAAATTCTTCGCTCTTTAATTTAACTCTATCAGTAATGAATGGATCTCTAATTCCTGGAAGAAGAAGAACATTATGATTAACAACCATTTCGTCAGTCATTAAATTAACAGCATTCATGTAAGATGCAACAACATTGTTTTCATCTTCAGCACCTTGCATAGCAGCAGCTGTTGTAAGCGCAAGACCACTGTCAAATCCAGATGAACTTGCTTTACCTTGATCAGCTAAATCAGAACCTGCTCCTTTTTGTGTCAATTCAATCGATGCAGCGCGATCTGTCATGTAATATGAGTCGCTGTCTAAGATATTAAGTCCATCAAATCCACCAAAGAAAGGAGCTGTAAACTTAGCTGCAACGCTATACTTATTAAACTTAGTTACATCCTCTGCTAAAAGTTTTGCTAATGACATTCTAACAGATTGAACTTCAACTGATGTATCTTCACCTGAAAGAGCGTCTTTTGAATCTGTAACTGTGAAATTAATTGTATGATTAGAAGAATCATATAGTTTTGATCCAACATCTGCATTTCTTATATAAACAGCATCTTTAAATAGTTCTGAAACTGAACCCTTGAGAGCATCAACTCTAAGGTCAGCAGAACTTCCATCGTCTGCAAGAGGAGTTTTAAAACAAACTTTTGCTAAACTGAATTTGTTATTGTTATGAGAATCTGCCTTTGATCTTGACCAAACATCAGTATCTGCACTTAAAAACTTTGTATAATTCTCTAGGAGTTGATTAAACTCTGTACTGTGATTAGGATTATCAATGTCTTTAATTCTTGTTGACATTAAACCCCAGTGAAGACTTAAATCAACAGATTCAGAAGGTGATGCTTCACCTGTAAACGTTTGATTATATGAAAGACCTCCTGTTTTAATACTTCCTTTTGTAATCTTAAATCTACTTGGTAAAGGAGGCATAACAGATTTATTTAGATTTGATGCTGGGTTACTATCTGTAAATGTAGTCCAAAGTGCTGTCGAAGAGTCTTTACCCTCTGCGTTTAATAAAAGAGCAGGAACTCCACGATAACCGAATGGAAGAGCTTTTTGTGGAGCTTCTCCATTTAAGACATCATCACTTACAACAACTCTAACTCTTGTTGAATTATTAGAGAATGATCCTTCACGAATTAATCTTCTTTCAGATTCTTGTGCTTCAAAATTATAATAAATCTTTTGATCACCAATAACATTACCAATAAATGATTCTGAATTGGGATCTAATGAACAATTTGTAAATGTTTCATAAACAATTTGAGCTTCATCTGTATCTCTTAAATCTCTTACCGAAACTGTGAATGTTCCATATTCGCTTGTTGGATCATTACTTGCTCTTAGATTCGAAATAGAAATCTTATATTTATTACTTGCATATGCACCATCATCTAATGATTCAAAGTGGAATAAATCGTATTCTTTATCACCAAAAGGTTGAGAGATAAACATTGGCGTTTCTGGAGTTGTAAACTTATTTTCAAAGTTAGCATACTTACTTAAATAATTTACTCCGCTAACATCATCATTTCCTCTTAAGAGAGCAACAGCTTGTCCGACGTTTGAAGCAACTTCTACATCAACAGGAAAATGTGCATATAATAAGACTTTATGTTCATCAAAAGCTAAAGGATCTGTATTTAAAACTTTTGAGATATAGCTTGAACTAGATGGATCTAATGAAATGTCTCTAGTATAAATTGAACCTGCATCGTTTCTAATATCTAAAGTAAATAATCCAGATGTTTCATCAGAAGTTTCGACGTCAGCGTTTGTTCCTACTTTTAAGTGAACATCTTTATGAACAAAAATCATTGCTCTAACTAATTCGACAATACCATCTCCAGCATTACCTAAACCATCTGTTAAATCATTGTCCATGTCTGTTGTATGAGAATTATTGTCGTTAAAGTTACCTAAAGCAAGATGTTCTGCGTTATCTAATTTATGCTTTGCAGCAAGAAAAAAGACGCTGCCTTTTCCTGATGCATCGTCTGAACTAAGTTTGAATCCTGCATTGACTGAAGGTGATCCTATAGAGTATCCACTTCCAAGAGTTCTACAAAAAGTAAGAGCTTTACCGTTGTTTCTAAAAAATTCTGTTGCTGCGTGTCCGCCAAGCATGCGTCTGTCAGGTGCTCCGAAGATTCGAGTGTATTCTTCAATTGATGAAACAGTAGTTGGTACAAATGCTGGACCTCTTTCAGAAGGACCAATAACACCGACAGGTGTTGCTGTGTTTCTAAAAATAGGTCTACTGATTATTTCAATTTCACGCTCAAAAAAACCTGGAGACTTAAATGTCTGCTCTGCCATACTAGTTCTCCTAATATCTAAATTATTTATCTATTCTAATTATACATTAAATATTCTAATTATCTTTAATCGAGATATTAAAAATAGATTCTGCATATTTTTGATCATAAATTGTTTCTCCAGAAGAACTTGCGACACCTTTAATTTCTATAATGTTGCCTTTACTGTCCTTATGGATAACTTTTCTTTGTTTTTTAGAATTTGAGCTTCTTTCTCCTACAAAATCATAAACTTCTAAATTAGATTCACCAACTGCAAAAGCTGAAGATTTATCTGTATTATGTAGGTTATCTAAAGAGTCTAAAGCGTTGACTCCAATTCTTTGTGCAACAGGTTGTAAGTCTTCGTCTAGAATTGGATCAAGAATTCTAGAGTTTGGATCGTTGCTTTGAATACCACCTAGATGAGGATCTAGTTGTGAAGGATTATCAAGAATTTCAAATGAAACTTGAGGAGCACTTGTTAAAGATTTAATTCCAACTTTTCCACCAGTTATATTAGGTGCAAGAATATATCCTGTTGCTCCAACTGTCATACTATATTTAATATATCGTTCTGCATCAGTGTAATCTGCATAATTAGTATCTTGAGAAAAAGAACTTTCGACAAATGCTGGGAACCAATAGCCTTTCTTACTTTCTATACGAAATTGTTGTCCAGGATTAAGCGTGTAAGCACTCATGATTGATTCTAATATATTGTTCATTTGTTGAGTAAAAGATGACCAGATTGTAATCTCGTAACTTGCTCCAAAATATTTAACTGGTGGTATTTCTATTGTCTCATAGATATTGTTATTTATTTGTGGTTTAAGGCTATAAGAAGATTTTTGTGAATCTGTATTGACTGAAGTGTGATTTAAACTTTTGAAACCTTCAAAATTATTAAGTTGACGATATTCTGTATTATTTTCAGCGATTCGTCTAATAAATGTTTCTGGAAGCATTTCATTATTAGCAATACCTTTTTGAGGTTTATTTTCAAGATTTGTTCTTGTAATAGATATTAAAGGTAAGATTAAAGCACCAGATTTATCTGTAATAGGTTGTTTTCTTCTTAAGATTGCAAATCTTTCACCTGTTGCAAATATAACAGGAATTTTTTTAACTTCACCTTGAATCTCAAAAAATAAAGGAATTTGTTTGTTAAAAAGATTAAAAATAGCAAAGTCTAAATCTTCAATACCACATGAAGGAATAACATAATCATATGCTTTATTTGTATCTTCATATCCGCTTATAATTGAAGAGTTATCTTCTGTTGTTTTATCATATCTTGTTGACATTATTCATCTCCATAAAAAGATGTTCCGATTCCATTAACACTTTTAACAGACCCATCAGGAGCAACTTTTTTAGGTCCACTAATTGGTGCATCAAGAACACCATCTTTTTGAAGTTGTCTAACATCATGATCAGGTTTACCACGTTGTTGCTCAAAAGTTGTTTGAACAGCGTTGTCTTCAAGATATGCTTCAGATGTTGGTCCAAGTGCATTCTTGTAGATATTTTCTATTCTTGTTTGTTTTGCAGTAAGTTTTATTGATGCTGCACGTTCAACTTGTCCATAAATAAGTTTATCAAAAACAAATGAAGTAATTTCAAAAAAGAATTCTCCATAAGAAATAAAATCACCTTGTTTGACATCGATTTCTCTATCAATTAAATCTCTATGATGCAAATAAGCTGTGATAACTTTGATTTGTTCATGACCAAACTGAGTTGTTTTAACTTCAGAAGGTTGCCAATCAACTAAACATTCTATTAAAATAGGTGGGTTAAATATTTTATGAATTGCTTCTTCATAAATGTCATGAACATCAGATAAATCTTCTCTTATAGTATAATAATAGATTTTTTGACCTGCAACATCTTTAATAACTTCTTTTGTTAAATCTGAAAAGAAGTCTGCTTCTTTTTGTCCTAAAAATAATCTAGCCATTTTATTATCCTATAATGATTGCTCTACCATTAGGAACAGGGACTCTTCGAAGAATATTTAACATTGCTTCTGATTGAGCTGCATCTGCTTCTAATAATTTTTGATAAGTTAATTTATCTAAAGTCTCTGTAAGTGTTTCACTTAATTTTGTTTTATCTTCTCTTCCTTGATTAATTAAATCACTACCATTTAATTGAACATCACTTCCAGGAATTGGAACAGCACTAAACTTTGATCTAATTAATCCAAGAGTTTCTTTACAAAGAGCTAATGTATACTGTCTAATCCATTGTCTACTCATTTGATTAATCTTACTAAAGTTAATATTTCCAAAAGGAATATTTGACAAATTTGAAACGCCGTCAATTGATGAATCATCATAAGGAAGATTAGGTTTAAAGGGATCTGAAGGGAAAGAAAACTTAATAAATAAATTTTGTGGATTGTCTTGCGTTGGTCGTGGAAAGATTCTTAATTCTTGACCTTGTAATTTATAACTATAATTACTTCTTCTTACTCTATTCGATATATCTAATTGTCCTGCTCTTAATAAGTCTTCAAATACAGGAAGAACATAAAAGACAGTCTCAGGAGTAAATGACTCAAAAGAGAATTGATTATTTAAATAGTTTATAGCTGAAGTTGTATCAAAGAATCGATATGCAGCTTGAGGAGAGAAATGGAATATCTCGTTAATCTTTAATTTTGAAGGTGTTGCTGATGGTAGTATTTTATCTTTATATACAGGATTAAATATAGATAATTGATTTTCATCGTAATTATATTCATCTAATTTTAATTCTTTACCTTCAAAAGGAATAATCAAATCTTTATAAACATTATAGTCTTGTTTATCATGTTCTAATTCAATATATCCTCTTATTGCATTACTTACTCCTCCTACAAATGCATCAGAAGCGTAAGGTTCAGCTCTTCTAATAAGATAATCTAAAGTTTCTCTTGGGAATCTTTGTTCTTGTCCATTAGGACCAATCCTCTTATCAACGATAGGAGAAACTTCACCAGCTGAAGTCCCTGATAATTCTTCGATCTCAAGTGGTAATAAAATTATACTTATAGAACCATCAGAATTTGTCTCTGTTTTGTATTTACCTTTTTTATTTTGAATTCTAAACCTTGGGTCATTTGGGTCTTGTATAAGTAAAACCTGAACATCTTCAGCGATATCTGATTGTTCATTACCTAAACTATCAAATTCGTGATTATTAACTATATCACTCGCAGTTTGTCCTTCATCTAACCAATAATAATGCCCAAATTTATTTTTCTTGAAAGTCTCACTTGGTCCAGATTGAAGACCAAGAATATTTGACATATAAGATTCTGCTTGATGAGTGTTTATTTGTCTTGAATATTCTAGTGTTGCTTCTTCAAAGTTTGCCCATATCTGTTTACTTGTCAATTCAACAGTCATAATGTCATCACCAAGACGTCTTTTCACATATAATACAATACTATCAGCCTCTTCCTGAAAGTGTGTGTCGTCATCAAATGCTCCAAAAGGTGTTGGTTTTCCATCAGTTGGACTGTTTAATATATCATAAAACGAAGCCATATTAACTCCTATAATTTTTATTTTCTTATCTAATTATAAAAGTTTTCATAAAACAATCAAATTAACAGACTACGAATACAAAAAAACCCCTAAAACAATAATGTTAATTAGGGGTTTAAAAATTTTATATTTTTTAATTAAATTAATTTTTATGCAAATGTTGCTGATGTATCATTTCCATCTGAGGTGCCATCCCCTGTTGGAATTGAAGTTGATAATGTCAATGCTGTTCCATTATTGTTAACATGTAGGTAGTATTGTGTACCACCTGCAGATGTTAAAACGATATATCCTGGCTTGTCAGAGTCATTATTATCAATAATGAATCCTTCACCTGTCTCTTGAACTAAACCTTTTTTATCTGTGACTACGACTTTTGGCATTTTATATCTCCTTTTTTTCTTTATTATTTTAAGTTATTATACCAATTTGAGTTGTGAAGACTCGTATAAATAAGTCTTACCTGGGTTTCTTTCGCTTTTTACTTCGAAATAACCTTTACGATTAATCGAAATAACCTTTCCACGTTTTCCAGAAGGCATTATTACTAATGATCCAATCTCTACAACACGTGGTGCTGGTGTAACAGCTTGAACTGCTACTTCTTCAACAACAGTTTCAATAACAGGTTCTGCAACCGGTTCAACAACTGGTGCTGGTTCTGGTGCTGGTTCTGGTGGTGGTGGAGGCAACTCTTCTTGAACTGGTTCTGATGCAACCTTTTCAACTGCTTTTTTAGATGCAGCCTTTTTAGGCTCCTCAACCTTAGGCTCAATAACTTCTTTTTTAGGAGATTCTACTACGTCTTCTACTTTTTTCTTTGACGTAGACCTTCTTCCTCTACTTGTTGCCATAACTTCCTCCTTATAGGATAACTTGTCCACATGATTCCAATGCGCTGGTGGGGTCAGCTGTTATGTTTGCATTGGGCCTATTATTATATATTAGTTTAAATACAAAAAAAGTGCAATTAAGCACCTTTATAAATTAATTTTTTATATTACTCAGAATCTGAGTCAGTCTCTGGTAGGCTTACAGTTGCTTCAGCCTCATCACCTTGCGCACCATCATCTTGTGCTGCAGCTGCCTGTCTCTCTTGTTCTTCACGAGGAACCAAACGATCAATTGACTCTTGGAGGGTATGAGCATCTTGTAGAGAAAAAGCGCCACGTCGTTGAGCTACTTGAACAGCGGAGAGTAGTACGTTAACAGATTGAACTTGTTCTGGTGATAGTTGCATATTATTATATCCTTTATAAATAAATTTTTTAATTTAAATTAATTGATTAATCCCCGTTGATTAACCATGTGCATATAATAATCACGACAAATCAAATGTACAATTATTTTTTAAAAAAAATTAACTCTTAATTTCTTTCACTAAGGCGTGAATATTCTTCCTTAATAAGACGATTAAGATACTCAGGTGTAACTTTAACTGGTTGATTTTGAATAGCTGAATATTCTTCTTTGATAAGTCTATTAAGATACTCAGGTGTAACTTTAACTGTTTTGCTTTCTTGAAAAGATTGTCTTTTTTCCATTTTAACATTATTCATTTCTTCAAGAGCGATTCTTCTTAAGTTTTCTGCTGTAAGCTTCATAATTTATTTCCTTTATTTATCAGATTTTTTATTTAATTCTTTTTCAACTTGAGTTAGTTTAGTATCTATTTTAGCCAATGCTACTTTGATTTCTTGAACAGAGCTCAATAATTCCTGAAGGACTGATTCTGTTTGTGAAGCTCTATGTTCTAATGAAGAAACTCTCGCCTTTAGTTCTGCCATTTCTTCAGCATTTTGTTTTGAGTCTTTGTGCCACGAGTAAAATAGACCTAAGACTGACAGGACTGTTCCTACTGAAAGTACTAGATTTGGTTCCATAGACTTCTCCCTAAAATCTTTATAATAATAATTATTACTATAGAATTTATTTTATTTAGATATCGTCATAATAAGTGCACCTAATCCTGCACCAACGAATGCTGAAATGCTTGAAAAGATTAAAACTTTCTTTTCTTCAGAGTTTAATTTTTTCTCTAAAACTATTTTATCGAGTCTTAATTGTTCGTTTTTATCTTCAATAGTTTTAACTCTTTGGTCGCAATCTTCTTGACATTTAGCTAAATCTTCTTGACAAGATTCATCAACAACATCAACAAGTGATCCACAACTTCTTTCACACCTTTCTAAAATACCTGTAATGATTTTTCTATCTTGAATTGTTAAAATATATCCTTGATGTTTTGCTATTTCGCCTTTTAAAACAAAAGATTCGTCTCTAAATCTTTCTTTTACTATTAATTCAATAGACTTAGGTTGTGTAACTAATTCTGACCTTTTTAAGACTAACGGGTTTGACTCAAGAGTATAATTTGGAACTTGAGCTGCTGAAGATGTTATTAAAGAAAAAATGACTGTTAATGAAGTGAATATATTTTTAAACATTTTACTTGCAAACTCCTCTTATTTTACAGATTGGGCAATGAATATCAGGATCAAAATCACTCCCATTAGAAGCTTCTTCGATATCTAATGCACACTCAGCATTAAGATCTTGTCTTAATTTTTGCAAAGATTTCTTTCTTTCAGTAGCACATTTTGTTCTTTGAGTTTTAAGTTGTTCAGATAGTTTATCTCTATCTTTTGATATGTCTTCGCAAACAACAGACTTAATACAAAGAGGAGCTGTTGCTCTTCCTGCCCAAAATGATAAAGCACCTATTACTAAAAATCCAATAAATACTTGTACTGTTTTGTCTTTTAAAAGAATTAAAAATTCTTTCGCGTTACTTAAATCAATCATAAATTTGTCTCCTATTTAAAATTAATTATAAAACATATATTAATAATATATAATAAAGAATCATATTAATATTTTTTAAGGAGAAATAATATGAAAAAAGTAAGAACAATTATTTTAGCACTTCTAGTATTAGTTACAACTCTTGCAGCAGGATGTGATGATGACAAAGAAAAGTCAGAAGAAGATCCTCAAGCTGGTCAAGAAGTTTCTTGTGTAGCTGGTGAAGAAGTAGTTGATCCTGACGCAGAACCTCCTGTTGAAGCTGGCGAAGAAGTAGACCTAGTTGATCCAGTAGCAGGTGAAGAACCTCCTGTTGAGGTGGGTGAAGAAGTTGATACAGACCCTGCGGGCGAAGAAGTAGTTGAACCACAACCAGAGGCTGGTACTGAGGTTGATCCTGTAGATCCAGAGGCTGGTGAAGAAGTTGAACCTGCTCCTGAAGCTGGTGTAGAAGAAACTACTGAAGAAGTTCCTGCGGGTGAAGCAAGTGAGCCAGTTGATCCAGCTCCTCAAGCTGGCGAGCCTGGATGATATAATTTATCTTTTTAACACGATTTAATCGTTTAAATTGATATTCTTCCTTAGAAGCGATGGAGCGATTCATCGCTTTTTTTATGAGAGTAAATCGACAAGGTCTTCTTGATCTTGTATATTTAGCACCTCCTTTTAATTCTCCATTATGCTGTTTTAATCTTCTTTCTGGGTCTGTTGTTATACCACAATACAAAGAATTATCATTACAGATCAAAACATATAAATACCACAAAATTCTTCCTTACGTTTCCTTCTTGTTAAAGAAAGTGTGAAAATCTAACAAGTCAATTGGCATTACGACACTCTTTATACGCTACCACACTTCTTCTTCGCATAATATATAAAGCGCATTCAATAAGGCAAGAATATCTAGATTATATTAACTCTTTTTTACTTTGTAATATTTTTCTTTTGAAATTGTTGGACTAAAGAAAGCTAAACGATTACCTTCTGGGTCAATGATATGAAAAGAAGCATCTCCCCACGGGTTTTCAACAAGATCTCCTAAGGTAATATTTTTCTTTTTCATTTTATCATAAAATTTATAAACATCATTAACTTTTACTGAAAGTGATACGTTTCCATGGAAATTCTTATTTGAATAATTTCTTCTTCCTTTCGAAAACAATTCAATTAAATTTCCTCCAACATTGATTTGAGTTCCATCCCCATCAGAATATCTCCAATACCTAACTACAGGAAACTCTAATATTTGGTTATAAAACCTAACCATTTCTTCCATGTTTTTTACATAAATATGAACTCTAACTTCACGTGAATAAGCATTCCATTTATTGGCTAAATCAATTCCGATTTCTTTTGCAGAATCAACTTCAGATTTAGTAGGTGATGTATTAATTTTTTTTACTTGTTTCTTTTTATCTTCTTGATTATAAAACGGCATATTACTTTTCTTTCTTTTCTCCACCTAAAGGATATTTTTTCCAAGCAAACTTTTCCCTATTATCTAAATAGTAATCTAAATCATCACAGTTCCATGCTTCTTGTTCAAATCTTATAGATAAGTAAGATTCTCTATTAAAACCTTTTCTGCATAAAATAGAAGCCCAGAAATAATCAAATAAATAAACTGCTATAAATCCAATAAACCAAAGCTCTTTATATTGCAAATAATGAATTGTCTCGTGTCTTTTAGTTCTATCAGATAATTCTCCTTGACAAAACACCCATGGACCTAATGTTATCGCCCATATCTCTATTGGAGCAAATTTACTTAAATAAACAGGGACTTTGCTGTTTTCAAAAAACTTTGGATATTTCATGTTAATAACTATTTAAAATTTCTTCGTCTTCAAATGAAATTGATGTATCTATATCGTCTCCTGATAAATCTTCATCTTCTGGAGCTTCTTCATTTTCAAACTCAGGTCCTTTAGAAGGCTCTTCTTCACCTAATGGGTCTTCTCCAAACTCATTAAAACTAGGTCTTTCTTCAGTGTCTTCTTTTAAAAATTTTCTCCAAGATTCCATTATAAGTTTTGTATTATTCATTTTTTAACTTCTTTCTTTTAAATATTTATTAATAGTCATCGCCAAAATCAAAATCATCATATGATGGTATTTCAAAATCGTCATATAAATCTTCGTCATCTCCCATTAAATCGTCTTTTAGCTTTCTATAATATTCTTCTTCTTCTTCTGGAGACATTTCTTCTTTTTTCGAAGAAGATTTTATTTTTTTATAAACTATATTTTTAAATTTATCTGAAAGTGGTGAAACTGTTTCGAGATTTTCTAGGATTTTATCAATTATTCCAATACAAAGATTTTTGTCTTCTTGACTATCAATAAAATCATCAAAAGAATAAGTAACTCCAAATCCATCATCAGATCTAGATAATTCTTCAATTTCACCTTCAACTTCATCTGTCAAATAATTTAAACTAGTTTTACATTGAACGTCACTTTTAATTATAGGATATTGATTATATAAATCTAATATTGCTCTAGATTTAAATAATAATGTAAATAGATGCAATCCTAATGATGAATTGAATTTTCTTATTTTAGAAACAACGTCAGATTCTCCCGGGATTGTTGTTATAACATTCATTTCGCATAATTTAATCTCGTCAATAACTAATTTTAAGCATTCAACGATTGTGCTATTTTTATTTTCGCTCTTTAAATTGTCAACGAATTCTTTAATTTCATTTTTTAATTTTTCGTAAGCTTCGGGAGATTTAATCATAATTCCACTTGATTCATATGATCCAAAATCAATAACGTTTAAATTTGGGTCTTCTGAGTCAACTGAATAGAGAGATTTTTTAGCAAAGTGAATAAAATTATTCTTGTCCCAAATAAAATTATTTGCATCTTCAAGTAATCTAGGATCACTAGATGCATCTTCTTTAATTTTTTCTAAAGCCATACTATAAGATTCAGATAATTCTGGTGTAGAATTAGAAGTTAACTCAGACTTAAGTCTATTATAGAAATTATCTGTTACATATTCTCCACAAATGTCATCATTAAAAGCATCAACAGATGCTCCACCATTTAATTCTGGTTCAATTCTGTTTTTGTAAGCTTTAAATCCAATACAAACTTTTCTAAATTCATCATCTCCTCTAAAGATATTATTATTTTTAACAATATAATAAAGATTTATTTTGTCTCTTTCATAATAATCTTCAAAGAGATTTGCTTTACCTGTTTTTGCTGTACACCAAGTTATTTTAGGACCTTTTACTCCTCGAGGCGCATCTTTTTCTCTTGTTCCATCATACATTCCATGAGCCCATGCCATTGATCCAACTATATTTAAAGGTTTTACAGCGACGATATTTTCATCTTTGTAAACAATTTTTGCATTTGTTGGATTATTCATAATATAATCACTTACAGCTTTAGTGATACCAGACTTTTCACCTGAGTCTTGAATATCGTAATCTAAATCGATAATACTATAGTTTCCTGAAATGAGATCAGATTTATCTTCTTGTTTTAATGAATTAAACTTTGTCTTACTATGTAAGATACAAACAGAGATTCTTTCTAAGAGAGATAAAGAAGAATCAGATTCAACTAAGTCTTGCAATAAAACATTTTGATAATTTACTAATTCTTTATGATGTTGTCTTATTAAGTCAATACTAGAATCCAATGAATCATCAGTAGACCACTTTTGTTTAATTCTTTCTACAAAATCTTTAAGTTTATATGCTTCATTTAAAAGACTTTTGTCAGATTTAACATTAATATCATTATAAAGATATTCTCTCCAACCTTCTAATAAAACTTTAATATTTTTATTTGACTCCATTATACACCTTATTACTATACAACGTTTTTATTATATAATATATATTAACTCAGTAACCATATATTACTCCCGCATCCCCAAACTTTATATAGATTCATTTCAAAAGCTTTTTCTCTTTCGCATTTATTAAGATCTGACTTAACAATAAATCTATCATACCTTTGTCTCCCGTCAGTATACCAATAATCGATACCTGTTTCGCCATAATATTTAAAGCCTACTTTTTCATATCCTAATCCTTCACCAAATCTTCGATCTGCATAAGTCATCAAAGGATATTCATAGTTTTCTTTAAATCTTTTTAAAAGTTTTCCTAATCCACCAACAACAACAGTATTTAGTTTAGAAGCAAACCTGCTTATTTCATAATAACCTTTCCATTTCTTTTGTCTAGGTTTTCTAAATCCAATAGCTGATATTAATTCTTCTTTATAAAACAATCCAAGTCTAATACTACTATTAACAGATCCACTAATATGACTCTTATTCATAAAAAGATCAAACTCTTTTTTACCAATTTCTTTAACAACACATTTTCTTGCCCATATCTTATTACAAAGTCCAAGTCTATTATTAATCATACTTTTGCAGATCTCTCTTTTATATTCCCATTCATCAGAGAATATATGCATTAACTTCATCCCTAAAGACTTACATTCTTTTGTTTTCCAAATCATATCTTCTTTGTTTGTCGAATCAACAACTTCAGAGTGCCAATATAAACCATTATATTCAATTCCAAAATTCTTCTGTTTTAATGAAATGTCGATTTCTTTAGGTTTAATCAAATTTCTATCTCCATTAATAACAGAATCAAATCCTAAACTTTTTACATATTCATATATTTCTATCTCAGCTGCGCTTTTATTTATTGGATAACACTTAGGACATAATGATCCTCTTTCAAATGATTGCAAAGTTTTCTTACAAATAAAATTACATTTTTTACATTTAAATTCTAAATACTGATGTTGTCTACTGAAATATTCTTCGACAGGTGTTAATATTTCAAATTCTTCATTTCTATCTAAGATTCTTTGTAAAACTTCGTAGCTTCCTAATTGTTTAGTCATGCTAATTCTATTTTTAGTTTTTGATGTATGTTTCTTTCCCCAGAAAGGATTATCTTTACCTGACAAGCCTTTTATTCTATCATCGTCTAATTTTGTTTTTCCTTTATTCCAAGACTCAGACTTACCGCCTTTTTTCCCGCCTTCTTTCATTGCAAGTTTTCCACAATCTTTACAATATTTTTTAAAAGAAAACGCTACATACCTAGTCTCTTTTCCACAATTAAAGCATCCCTTGTAATCTTTGCAAATATATTCTCTTGTGTATTCTTTACTACTTAATTTATGTTCACTTCTCAAGTGATTACTAAATTTTTTTCCTTCACCCTCAAAATCACATAAATAACATTTCATATCATTATACCTTTTCATGGTCTTTGTATAAATATCAAATATTATAAATTTAATTTTTCTTTTTTACAATACAAAAAAACCAGCAAAAGCTGGTTTAATGTCACCCTAGGGTGCTAGCCACCAAAACTTATCTTAGATAACGTTCATGTCGAGGCATGTAACTGTTCCGTAGAAGTCAGCGCGGACCATCTTCTTACCGTAACGAGTCATAACACCCTTACGTGGTGTGAAATCCTCTGGTTGGAAGATGGTTGGTGTTACGATGAGTGGTACGTATGGAGCATAAACGAAGCCAGTCTCTAGGTAAGAACCACCTTTGTAACCAACGAGGATCTTGTTGCGTGGGAAGTATGGGTCTTTGTAAACTGTGAAACGGTTTGAAAGTGAACCAACCTTCTCTGCACCCATTGTGAAAGGAGCACCAACTTGTCCGTCACCGTCAAGGCTGTAGCTTGGGCGGTAAAGAACAGAAGCTTCAAGGATTGTAGCAACATCAGGAGAAACCACGATGAAGTTAGCAGAACCACGAAGAGTCTTTCTGTGGATTTCATTAGCAACGTCGATAACAGTCTCTGTTAGGGTCTCATACCATTCACGAACTGTACCAGTGAATGCTGGACCAGGGGTGAGTGTAGAAGCACGTGCAATCTCTGCACCTGTACGCTTGTTAACGAATTTACCAGGTGAACGACTCCAGAAGAAGTTAGCACCTTGTGCACCTGTAAGAAGATCGCCAAGAATCTCACGATCGATTTCAAGAGCAATCTGCTCTGAAAGGATTTGTGTGAGCTCGACCTCTGCATCCATTGAGTGGTATGCGTTAAGGTCTTGCGCAAGCTCAGGACTCCAACGAGCACGGAGCTTACGTGTTTGTGCTGTTACTGGGATTGACTCGATCTTAATATCAATCTCTGGGATTGCAGATGGGTTAAGATCAGTAGGAGTTTCTGGCTGCAAGAATTCCATTGCTGGATCAACATCAACACCACCAACGCTGTTAGCAATACCTTCTGCACCATCAGCAGCTACGTATTCAACTGCTAAGACATTAAGATTATTGTCAGCGCCACCTTTTGCTCTTAAAGCTTCTGTTGATGAGGTAGCACTTGTTTGAACGAGGAAAAGAACTCTATCACCAGCAACTGCATCAGCTTTAAATAATGCGAGTGTATCACCTGTACCAACCTTTGAAACTTTTCTTACATTGTGTGAAAGACCACCTTGAAGTTTTTGCGCTGCAGAAATTTCAACAGAAATAGCAGCTGCATCATCTTCAATTGTTGCTTTTGCTGTCTTAATAAGAGAAAGATCAGCACCTGTAAGTGAAGATGTCGGACATAGAACAAATTGGAATGTGCTGCTCGAAGCTGCATCAATAACTGCTGAGTCATAATCAACAAGTGCTAAGTGAACTGCGTCAGTTGGATCAAATTTTGCAGTCTCTAAAAGAGCACCGTGAGCAACGTCTACAGATTTATGCTCGCGAGAGAAACCACTACCTACAAGATCGTATTGACCACCAAGAGCGTCAGCGCCACCTTGAATAGCCTTACCTGAAGGGCCACCATAGATTGACTCAGTTGTTTGGTGAGGACCTTCAACTGAACCGTATGTGTAATCTAGGTAGAAAAGGAGACCGCTTGGAAGGCTCATTGGTTGAATTGAAACGAGTTCATTTGCAATAAGACCACCAAAAACACGACGAACGATTGGGAATGCAATGTTTGAGAAACCACCAACATCGCCGCCATTCATTGTGCTGCTTTCGCGAAGAACTTGAGCAGCTTGGTTTTCTAGAAGAGTAGCCATGTTTTCACGGCTTGTTTCTTCCATGCCACGGAGAAGACCAGTGCGAGACCATTTCTCAACGAGGCGCTTATTTTGTTGGCCTACGTGGCGGTCTCTAATACCTTCAGTTAACTTTTGTAATGAAAAACTCATATGTTTTATCCTTTATTTATATAAATTAAATCTGTTAAAATTCTTAGTTCTTAATACCAGCAAGAGTTGCCCAGCGATCAAGTGCAGCAGATTCATTTAGAGTTTGTGCACTACGAACAGGTTGTGAAGAAGAGTTAAGTGGTCTTCTTACAGAACCTTCTGCTAAGTTATTCTTCCTAGTTGGGTTTGCAATTGACTTAGAGAGGCTTTCAAATAGGATTTTAGCTTCACCAAGTGTTTTTGCGTTGTCGAGAGACTCAACAATGTGACGTTGTTGTTTCATTGAGAGTTCTCTGTTTTGCATGAGCTTGTTAGCGTAAAGAAGCTTCGCGTTGAATAGGTTCATTTCAGTGAGTTGGTCCTTCATTCCACGAAGAGCCTTTTTGTATTGAGAAAGCTTGCTTTCTAGCATACGATTCATGCGTACAACTTTTGCAGCTTTAGTTTTCATCTCGTGCAATTTGTTAAGTTCAACACCATCAACAAATGCCTCACCCTCAATAGAACCTCCTCCAAAGTGTGAAGCTACATCTTTTGCTTCACCTTCACGAAGAGCCTTCATTCTACCAATTTCTCTTTTAAGCATATTTTCATCGATTTCTAGAATACGATCACGTGATTCGTACATACCTTCTTCTTTTGGCTCTTCTTCACCTTCTTCTTCACCTTCTTCTTCACCTTCTTCTTCAGAAGGTTTCTCAGTTTCGAAAAGAGCTTCGTCGATTTCAAGTTCTAGTTCTTCGCCAACATTCTCGTCTTCTTCAACAAGACCTGCAGCAATTGCTAATTCACGAACTGTAGTCTGGTCGGTGATTTCTAGTTCTTCACCTTCTTCTTCGACTTCTTCGACTTCTTCGACTTCTTCGACTTCTAGATCTTCATCTGCTTCTGCAGGTTGTTCCTCAGGAGCTTCTTCACCAGCTTCATCTCCTGGAAGATCTGCAGCTTCATCACTTAAATCTAGTTCTTCTTCGTCACCGTCAGCTTCAAATAGATCCATCTCTAAAAGATCTGACAAGCTTTCGTTAAGATATTTACTATTAGAACGTCTTCTAGACATATTCTCTATCTCCTTGTTTAATTTATAGAATTCTTTTAAAAGTTCTTTATCACTTCTAATTATACTGTTTGTTTTTAAATTTGTTACTTCATTAAGTAAATTTTTATATAGAACAACAACTCTAGGTTTAGTCTGATGAAATAAGTTAGAGCTTTCTGATATTGTTATTGCCTTTTGAAGCGATTTAAGACTCTCTTTAAGAGATTCTAGTTTTTGGTGAGCTGCTTCTTTTTTTGCATTAGAATTAATTAATTTGTTTAATATTCTTCTAGACTCTGCATTAAGTTCAACTTTGTTTTCTTCTGTTTCTTCAACAGATTCATAATTGCTGCACTCTTCTGTCGTTTCTTCAGATTCTTCGACAGGACTATCAGTTTCTTCTTTTGATTCAAATAATCTTTTCTCAACTAAACTTTTGATTTGTGGAGAAATAGATTCAACAATATGTTGTTTGACCTTTTCTTCAGCAGCAAGTTTAATTTCTTCTGCAGCTTTAATTGCTTCGTTATATAATGTACTACTCATGATAAAACCTATAATTTATATTATTTATATATATTAGAATTTTTGTTTTTTTATTAAACACTAAATTTGTTTAACAATTCCTGCTCTTAAATTATCCAAAAATTCTTGATCAGACGTTGCATTTAAAATTTCAAAAGAAGATAATTTACCATTTTCTAAACTATTATAGTTAAATTTCGATAAAGGTGTATCAATAGTTTCTTCTCCCGAAGTTGTAGGAGTCATATCAATTTCAATGTCACCTTTAGGAGTACTTCCTTTAATTTTTACTTTGACTTTTTTTTGTCCGTAACCTTTATTATTAATACCATGACGTCCTGTGGGAAGATGTCCTGGAGGTGCTGCGTTTGCAGTATTTGTTGAAGCCATTGCATTTTTATACATGCTTCCTTTACCAGTAGACCTAACTGCAATACTTCCACTCATATATTTTTCAGACAAGATAACTTCTTTTATATAATCTTTAAGGTCGTTTTCCATTAAAGTATTCCCTTGGATTTCATGTCCTGCAGAAAGTCCTATAACACCAGCAATACTATTTCCTAGGCCACCTAAACTAGAGATATCTGTACCTTTTTTAGCTAAACTATCTGATGCTCTTCTCTGGTATGATGTATGAGCTTTACTTTCAATATCAGATTCGAATTCATTAAAATCAGATTCATTATCTCCAATAAGACCTGCATATAAAGCTAAATCTTTTACTGTAGTTTGAGAATTTATTTTGTAACTTTTTGTTTCTAATTCTTCTTCATCCCATTGGCCTTTTGGAGAGCTTAAAGCGTCACCCATATTCCAATTAGAACCAATTCCTTTACCGGGGCCTCCACCTAAAGATCCAATTCCTAATCCCGTTCTAGAATCGTAATTAAACGACCCTCCGAAAGAATTAGGATTAGTTGAACTGAAATTAGACATATCTTCTTAAATCTTATTCAGGTTGAGAGTAATTAATGTTTGGATCTTCTGAAGGGTTTTTAGCTTCACCTAAAACTGGTCGAGATACATTTGAATTAACGCCTGATGAGTTATAGTGAGAACTAAAATAAGTTCCTATTGTTGAAGCTTGAGTCCCTGGCTCATTTCTATCATCTCTCCAACCAAAACCTTTATTCTGTCTTTCAGCAGGAATTGTAGCAACTCCACTAGTTTCAGCTGTAAGATTATTAATGTCTGGCGCAATAAGATTTGGACCTTTTCTAGACGGTTTATCTTTTGCACTTCCTAGATCATCATACATTGAAAGAGCATTACCATGTGCAAAGTCAATTGCAGGAATAAAATCAGGGTTTCCACTTTCACCGGGTAAAGAAGAATCTAAACTATTCATTGTATTTACTGATGCAGTAAGTATTTCTGATCTCATATCGGGAAAAAGAAGACTTGATTGAGATGCAACTCCCATTGTACTAGTACTTCCATTTTGATATGATTCTCTTTGGCGCTCTATTTGTTTATTAAATGTTGTTGCATTAACAAAGTCTTCAGCACCTGATTTTCTATATCCAGCCATAATAAAGCCCTTTCAGAGTTAAAATAAAAACTTATATACCTTTAATTATACGTCTTCTAAGCTCTCTTTTAACTTCTTGAAGAGTTTTTAGTTCTTCAACCATTTTAGCTTCTTTGATTTTACATGCTTGATAATAGTCCATACATTGTGCAAGACTATTAGCATAATCAGATGGGCCAACCTCTTTTACTTTGTTACTAACCTCTGAAGGGTGTTTTGCTTTTAACTCAAGTGTTTCATTAAGAAGATCTTTCTCTTCTAAGACCATTCTTCTAATTGTTTCAGGTGTAACTTTAATAAGCTTTTCTCTATTTCTAGACATAAATTAACTCCATTAATTGTATTTTCATTAATTAATATATTCTTAAATATATCTAAAAAAATAAATTTTATTTTATTCAACATTATTTATCCGAAAATGCTAATGATGCCCAATTACTTGATGATCCACCAAACATTTCCATTGGGTCACTTTCGCTAACTGCTTGGCTAAAAACATCGATATTTTTTGCTGAAAATTTGTTTGGTTGGTCAGCAGTGTTTTGCTCTTGTAAAGTTGTTTGCGCAGTATCTTCTAAAATCGAAGCCATAACAGGATCTTTTGTTGCTTGAGATATAATCTGTTTTGTTTTCTTTTCAAAGTTTGGATTTAACACCTTGTTTGAAGATTCTTTTTTAACAGAGACATTTTCGTAATTACTTTTAACATTAAGACTTTCATTTAGAGAAGTTGTATCTCCTTCACTAAGACCTTCAGCTAACAGTTCTACTAAACACTCTTTTACAATGCTTTTAAGCATACTTCTACTTACTTTTGCCATTAATCATTAACTCCAGTCTAACATTGACTCTGGGACAGATTTAGAAGAATCAATATGAGTTAACCCAGCTATTACACTTACAGTAGCATTCACTGTTGTTTTTACCCATATTTTAGAACATCTTAACTCTAATCTTAAAATATGAGTATCAGCAGGAACAGTAAAGTATTGATCTGCAATGGGTTGGTCAACGTTAGGTTCATCAGCTGCAGCAGTAAAATATACATCGACTGCGACATTTGATGAAATCGTTATCCATCTAGTTACTCTTGGAAATTCAAAAGTATCTACAGTATTATTAATAGACTTTGTTTTACAAAAAGGCAAACCACTAAGTTGATATTCGGGAACACTTGTAGCACTTGGACTTGGCCATCTTGTGTTATTTATATTATGATCAGACATTATTTCCACTCCAATATATCATTGAATATTCTATCTATTCTGTCTGACTTGTTAAAGACATTATTAATTGCATTTGGTTCAATCTCTTTTCCTTCACGCATCATAAATGCACCAGGAGTTGAAGGTTCAGAAACAAAATCCCAACATATTAATTGAAAATCATCCTGAACGATTTGCATGTCACCTTGCGTTCTAGTACTTCCAACACCCCTTGAAGAAATACCTAATGTGACTCCACTTTCAACCAAAGACTGAAGTATTTTTCCACTAGGAGTATTTAGAATTTCTACTGTACCATAGACAATATTACCTTCCATGTAAGCTTCTTTAATATTATGTGAAGCGTTTTTTAATTCAACAACAGAAGAATCTGGATGGTCTAGTTCACCAAGAGCTCTATTTTCTTTAATAAACTTTTGATAATTTGTGATTTCTCTTTCAAGGATATTACGAGGATAAACTCTACCATTTTGATTAAGAGTTTCTGCTTTTTGGAGAATCCCTTTCATAATCAAAGGTTGACCTTTTTCTCTTTGTTCTTTAATAATCTTTGGGTCATATTCAAAATTAACCCATTCTGTGATAAGTCTTTGAGCTCCCATTTTAATCTCCTAGTACTTCTTCTTTTAATTTGCCAATTGTTAAAAATCTTTGTAAGTTTTCTTTTGACATATCATTAATGTCTAAATTAGATATGTTTCTTTTAACTTCGTTATATTTTTCTAATAGTATTTGATTGTTACAATCACTTATATAATTTTCTAGGAGGTGATTACAAGAATTTTTAACTGCCTGATATTTTTGAGATAGATTATCTTCATTATCTTTAATGTAAAGAGAGATTATTTCTCTTTGTGTTTCGTTGAGTTTTGAACTATATTTTTTCTCAAACATTTCATTCATTATTTTATAAGTAAGTTTGTCAACTTTTTTCGGAGTAATTTCATTAGAAATAAGTTCTCTTTTACTTGTTAAATTTTCATGAAGTTTTATTTCATATTCAGTTACAATGTCAAATTGAGGAGATTGATTTCTCCATTCATTTAATAGTGTCTGAATTGTTGCATATCGTCTATAGTCTTTAACTTTTCTTTCGAATATAACACCTTTTCCAAAAGTATAGTTTAAATCTCTTATTAAAGTAGATTTTTCTTCTTCTAAAATTTTATTGTCAAACATATGATTACAAGCTTTTTTAGCTTCTTTAATAATAGATGTAGCTAAAGTATCAGAAATCTCTTGAGTTTCTGAAAGTGCTTTGAATAACTTGTATTCTTTAAATAATTGTGATCCTTCTTTGAAATTATTTTTAATAATATCAATTGCAGCTTCGGCATTAGATTTATCATTTTCCATTAGACTTTCACAAACAAAATTAATAATTTGTTCATATATAATTCCAATGTTTCTTTTTTTATTATGATTCTTCGCCATCATCACTTCCCTTATTTTCAAACATATTATCGTCTATAATTATATCATAATCTTTGTCGTTATTTTCTTTTAATAATTTATTTGTATTAATATTTAAAGAATCAGACATTCTTTCTAAATCTTTTGACATTCTAAAAGAGATTTGTTTATCAATAAAATCATTAATAACCGGACTTTGTGGCATTACATTGTCATTAAGTCCTGAAGAATAAAGCCCTAAACTTTCAGATGAATCTACTGATATTGGATTTAGAGTTCCACCGTAACCTTTTTCAGACGAAGCTGATGCGAGTGGGTTTTGTGATTTTCCTTTTTTCTTAGAGGCTACTCTTGTAAATTTACCTCTAGTTTTTGGTGAAGCTTTTATCGGGTTTTTATCATTGTTTGATCCCGCATTTTTCATATCTTCAGCGTCCATTTCTTCAATCATTTCGTCATATTGAGAAAGTTCTTCTTCAGACATTAAATTACCATTTTTAATCTCTCCAGAGAATAAATCAACTCCCCCACCTATTTCTTCAGGGGCTTGTTGATCTTGTTGACCTTCATCACCAAAAATATCTGAATCTGACTCTGGGAGCTGTAATCCTTCTAGCTCCATTTCTCTAAGTTTGTCTTTTTCTCTACCTTTTTCAATTCGAGAAATTTCATCATCGTTAAGGTCAATAATATGTTTTCTAATCCACTCTCTATCTACAAAACCTTCGGGAGCTTGAGAAGCTATTTCAAATTTAGTTCTTATTAGCTCTAGTTTTTGTTGTTGAGCAACACTTGAAGGATTACAAAGTTTAAGCTCGAAGTCTAAAATAGATTCATTTGTATAACCATGTGAATATAAATGAATCATTGCTATTTTGTTTAATTCAGATATTAATGTTTTTTGAATTCTTTGAATAGTTCTACTGAATCTGATATCTTCTTGTGCAAGAGTTGCTTTAGACCCGATGTCTTCATCATAACCCAAATAAGCTTTAGGAATTTTAAGTGCAGCAAATAGTTTTTTCTGAATATATTCAACATCTTCGATCGCTGTAGTATTTGAACCTCCAGCGAGTGTATCAATCCTTGTTCCACTTTCTCCACCTCTTACTGGTAAGAAATAATCTTCATCAACTGAAAGTGGGTTATATCTTAAGTCTACTTGTCCTGTATTTTTGTCGACAACTGCATTTCTTTTAAGAGAACTTTGAGCTTGTTCAAGATAGTCAGATATATTTTCAGGAGGAATATTACCTACGTCAATATAAAAAACTCTTCTTTCAGGAGATCTAATGACTCTGTAAACAAGCATGGCATCTTCAATAAGGATTAATTGACGCCAGACTCTTCTTGCTCCTTCAAGTACAGAAGCTCCATAAGGTAAAAATGCGTCATTACCTAGAAGTCTAAAGTGAGAAACTTGCCAGTTTTCTAAAACTCTATTTCCTTGTGTAACCCATCTAAAGCGGACTGCACCCGGATCATCAGGGTCAAATCCTTCTTCTCTTTCAATCTCAGAAATAGGAATTGGAAAACAATTAACAACACCAAATTCAGGATGAATATCATTAAACAGAAAGAAATCTCCATATTTACATAAGTTTCTTACCCACATAACGAGATTAAAGTCAATATTAAGAGTATCATAAAAAAGTTCGTTTAGAAGTTTTTTGATCATTCTGTTTTCTGAATAGATGTTTAGTATATTACCTTCAACATCAGGAGAAACACATTCTTCAGCATAAATGTCTAACGCCGAAGCTATTTCTGGTGTTCCTTCCATTTCTGAAAAGTCTGAATATCTTGCCATTCTGTCATAAGAACCGTAAGCTCTAAGAGTACTATTATAAACATCACTGTGAGCTTTTTTAAAAACTTCTAACGAAGATTTTGAATATGATTGCTTATTTAAGTTTTTAACTTTTCTTTTAACAACAGGACCTGATCTAAAAAGGTCTGTTAGTTTTTTGAATAAGTTATTATTACTTTTATCTGCCATCTTTTATTTCCTTATTAGCCAACTTAAATCTCCTAAGGGATTTCTTGGTGTTGGACGACCATTTTTATTATTATTAAAACTACTTTGGGGCATAAAAACAGGAATCATAGGATTAACGCTATTTTGATTATTATTATAAAAAGGAGACATAGCAGTGTTATTAATATTTGTATTATTTATTTCCATACCTTTTAAAATAGCATCTGCTTGCTCAATTTGAGTAATATTATAAGTACTAGAATTATTATCTGCTAACCAGCATCCAATTGCTATTGACATTATTAAATCGTCATTATAGCCTTTCATAGCAGTTATTTTTTTACCATTCCAAATAAAAGTTTTAAGCTCTTGGTATAACCTTGTAGAATATGTTTTAATTCTACCATTTCTTAAACTTTCTTCTAGATTGGCTAATATTTTATCTCTACTCTCTTTACTAGTTGTAAATCCTGCTTTACCAATATTGTTCCCTTCACCATAAAGATAAGAGTATTTTTCTTTTTCTTTTGCAAAATAAATGTTTTTATAACCTAGTTCACTTAATTTAACAAGCATAGTATAACCATATGCATTGTTTTCAGGACAAACCATAGCAGTGTTAAATCTCTTTGCAGCGTCATAAACAAGAGAAGCAAATTGATCTGGTGGTATTTTTCCTTTAAATTCGCATGATACTGAAAGTGTTTTGTTATTTATAATATGAAATGTAGAATAGTCTCCACTATCTCCTCTCGCTATATCAGCAGAAAGTGTATAATTTATTCCTTCAATTGGATATTCCCAATACCAAACGTTATTATTTGGACCACTTTTTTCGATCGGATTTTTTGTTAGCATCCTTATATTTTCTAATATATCATTTCCTAAGAAAGTATCACCTGAAGATGAGAAGTCGCAGAGAAGCTCTTGTGCAACCTGCTTTTTAGACATGTTTTTAGTTTCTTTTTCAAACCATTCATCATCTCTTTCAGGGTGAACATCCCACATAAGTTTTATAGGATTAAACTTATTTTCTTTTCTTTCAGCTTTAGTATATATTTCATGATATTGACCACCAACACCATTTGGTGTAGATAATAAAATAGCCCTACCACCTGTTGATAATGTTGGATAAAGACCCATCCATAACTCATCAAAATTTCTTACAAAAGCAGCCTCGTCTACAATTAAAAGAGAAAGTGCTTCAGAACGTCCTGCATCTTCTGAAGTTGGGACTGCTTTTATTTGTGATCCATTTGAAAATTCTATTTGTTGTTTATTGTTTGAAACAATTACTGGGACTAACAACCATTTAGGAATTGAATTTATATAAGTTTTTACTTTTCTTATAAAGTTTTGAGCAACTGCTAATTTTGTTGCAATTACAAGAATATTTTTTTCTTTATAAAAAACTGCTTGCCAAACAGCATATGCAGCAACTAAAGTTGACAAACCTAATTGTCTAGATTTTAAAACGATATTAAACCTGTGATTATTAAAATCTTTAACACATTCATCTTGAAAAGGAAAAGTATTAAATCTAATCAAGCCTTTTAATGGATGTTGTATTTTTAAATACTTGTTCATGAAATAAACAGGGTCTTTACCACACTTTATTATTTCAGCGACTTGACCATTTTTGGACTTGATATTAGACATTTTTTACTTAACCTCGTAAGTATATGTACATGTATATTTTAATTTTCTATGAGGACTAAAAGGACTAACTGTTAATGTCTCAAAAGAGTCTTTATCTGATAGTTTTAGTGCTTTTAATGTTCTTCCTGAACATTTTTTAAATTCTTCTTTAATAGTTCTTAATCTAGACTTAATCATCTCGTCAGACTCTTTTTTAAGACCTACGACCTGATAATGGAGATCTGTTTCCCTAGAAGAGTTTAAAATAGTCATATAACTAATATGTAATTGGTCACCTGCTAATTTTGCTATTGTTTTTCTAGAGCCATCTTCTGATGTATAATTGTAAACATTGTCTATAGAGCTTCTTAGACCTTCTAAAACATCATATTCCATCTTCATTTTCCTTTTAATATATTTATAAATAATTATTACTTTGTAATAGTATTTATTAGATCTTCATATTTAATCTTTATTTTCTTCAAAATCATAGTAATATAGATTATAACAAGATTCACATACATTGTGTTCTTTTATGTATTCAACGTCTTCAACAGAAGATATTAAAATTTTACAATTTTTACAGTCTAAAGATAAAGGTTTATCGCCTGCAGGCCTGATGAATTTGATGTCATTTAGAATCAATTCTTCAGTTTCATTATCTATTTTTTCCCATTTTTTGTCATGAATAGTAGACATAAGAGTCATTTCCTTTTCTTGTAATTTCAATATTTTTATCAACGATATCTTTAATAGAATCAACGTGTGATATAATCAAAATAGTTTTAAAATATTTCTTAAGACTTGTTAACAGTCTAGAACAAGATTCTATGTTTGAATCATCTAAAGCACCAAAGCCTTCATCTATTATAAAGATATTTGATTTTGGTAACGAAGAAAGATTAATCAAAGCTACTCTAATAGCAATTGAAGTAATCATTTTCTCCATTCCACTTGCACATTCAATTACTCTCTTAGAATCTCCATAATCAATATAAACATTAAGATTATTACCTTCTTCTTCAAGATTTATATTAAATGAAGACACACCTGAAAGTATTTTATTTATTTCTTTATTTAATTGAGGAAGACTATTATTAATAATCATTGTTGGAATTCCTTTTTTAGAAACAGAGTATGTAAATAAATCAAAAGTTTTCCATTCATCGATAATTTTATAATATTCTATTTTTTCTTTTTCAAGAGATTCAATATTAACTTCTGACGAGTAAATATCTTTACCTAAATTGGTTACAAGATTTTCTTTGTCGTATATGTCAGAAGATATCTCTTTTAATCTCTGTTTTAATTCTTTTTCTTTTATGATTAAATCATTGTTAGAAATGTCTTCTAATTCAGAACAAATAATCTCAAGTCTTTTTAGTTTTTCATTGTTAATATTTATTTTTTCTTCATTAATAGATATTTTTTCTTTATTTCTTTCGAGATCAATATTAATCTTATATTCTTTATTTAAAATGTCGTTGAATTTTTTAATTTTTTCTTCTAGATCTTGTTTTTCAATAGACTTAATTGCTGAAGATATTTCTAGTACATTGTTTTCGATATCTTTAATTTCAGATACTATAGTTTCAATATTATCTTTTGAAGAATATGCATCTTTAATAAATTTGCAACTTGAGTAATTTTCATCACAAGGAACTTCTTCTAGGATTTTTAGACTATTTTTGTTTCTTTTAAGTTCTTCATCTAAGAATATTTTATTTCTTTTAATATTGTTTAATTTTAACTTTAAACTGTCTAATTTTTCTTTGTCTTCTTTTAAGTTTTCAATTGTATAATTTCTTTTAAAATTATCTATCTTTTCTAAGGACTCTGAATCTAATTCTATTTTTCGATTTAAAGATACTAATTCTTCATTAAAAGATTTTAGTTTTTCCTTTAAATAGTTTTTTTCTTTATTAGCTTGATCTAATGTATATCCTGATGGGTGTTCATTGCTCTTTTCAATATTGTTTAGTTCTAATTTAATTTCAATCTCTTTTTCTCTTAAAGAAAAAATAATATCTTTTGTCTTTTGTTTTAAATTTTCAAGATCATCAATTTTTTCTTTCTGATTTGAAACAAGATCGTCCCAGTTCTTTTTCTCTAAAGATTTTTGTTTATTCTTTAATACAATATAATCTTCTCTAGAGTTTTTATATAAAGAATCATATAAGTCTAATTTAAGAAATTTAGATAAAACTGTTTTTCTAGCTGAAGATTTCTCTTGAATGAATGTATTCATTTGTCCTTGTGAAGCGAAAGTCGTATAAAGAAAATCTTCGGGAGTTCCTATTAGATTCTTTATTATTTTTTCTGTTTCTCTTCTTTGTTCTTCAGTTTGATTTTCTTCTGAAAAGTTGTCTAGACTAGAAAGATTTAAATTCGTTATAGATGAAATGTTTCCTTTTTTATCTGTTCTTTTCGTAGTACTTCTTTCAATAGTATATCTTGACTGACCTATTGATATATCAGCAATTGCTTTACAAGATCCTTTTCTAGTATTTACGATATCTTGGTTTTTTAATGATCCTCTATCAGAACTATTAAATAAACAATACATTAAACTACCAGGAATTGAAGATTTACCAGCTCTATTGTTTCCAAATAAACCTACTACACCTTCAAGATTATCAAAATTAATAAAGTTATCTTTTCCATATGAAAATGTATTATCAAACTTTAAACTATGGACAGACCAATGATTTGAGTTAGAGTCGCTTTTTTCAATTGTTACTTCATCTAAGTACTTAGAATATAAATTGTTTACTTCATTAATTCTTTCTTCTTCGACTACATCACCAAAAAAGTCATTCAATAAATCTTTTCTTTTAGAAGAATTAGTTATATTAAAGTTTCTATTTACAGTGGTATTTAAACTAGAAGTATCTATTTCATTTTTTCCAGTATTTTGATATACGATTTCTTTAGCAAGCTTGTCTTCTTTTAAATAATGATGTAAAAGTTTAATTTCAACTTGAGTAATACTGCTATTAGATCTAATTCTGAATCTAGATCCTTTTTTAACTGCCATTATATAGGGAAGAGTTTTCTCAACTGATCCTTTCCAGTCAATAGTAATAAATGGATGAGGATTATCTACTGAAATGAATTTACTTTTATAATCGTTTGAGTTTTTAATTTCCCATAAAAGAAATCCTTTTTTAATGTCTTCACCGTAATTTTGTTGTACTGTTGATCCAGGATAAGCTACTCTTTTTTCGTTATCTAAATACTGTAATTTATGTATATCTCCTAGGAAAGAAAAGTCGTATCCATCAAAAAAACTTAGATTAACTTCGCCTTCTAGTTCCCAGTCAATATCGGTCTTTGATCCCCATACTGCTCCATGAAAGCATGCTATATTAATATCACCTTTGATAGGTTTAACTTTATCCCAGTTTTCTTCATCAAAACAAGAAAAAACACACCAATTAAAACCATCTATCCCAGTTGGATAGACTCCACTATTTTTATAAAGAAAAATATTATCATTTTTTAATGCGCTGATAATTGGAGAAATTGCGTCTTGTCTATCTTTATTTAAGATTAATCCATCATGATTTCCAAGAATAACATGCGTTGGTGCAATACTTGCGAGACTATTAAACCACCATGTTAAATTATCAATAATTTCAGGAGATATTCCTTGTGTTTTAGAATGAACAATGTCACCACCAATAAAAATAATATTTGGTTTTTCTTCTTTTAGTTTTTCAAACAATTTTTCAAATACAGATCTATATTCTTCATGTCTTTTAAGACCTCTCCAATGAATATCTGATATGTGTGCGCATTTAAAAGTCATCTTGTTCCTTTTGTTATAGCATTGCTATTTTTCTTAATAGTAAATCGTCTTCTTTATATTCTTTTGCGTTTTCTAAACACTCTTTAAACTGTGAATGTGTCATATCACCAACATCTTCAGCAATCCTTGTATCAAGAATATTAACTTTAATATCATATTCTTTTAAGTTTTTAGCTATTTTAAGTGATTTAAAATAAACATCTTTATCTAAAGCTAAATTAACTTCTGTTTTATTTTCAACTATTTTTTTAAATAATTTCATGTCATAGGTTAACGAAGAACCGAATAAACATGTAGAATTGTCATTTGTTTTAATTAAATCTAAAGGTCCTTCAACTAAAGTTATTGGTCTATTCCAATCAATATTCATTTCGTTAAAAATAATATCTTTTTTTGAAACAGATGCATTTTTATATTTAATCGGATTTGAAGAATCAACGTCGATTTTTCTCGAAGTATAAAAATTAATGTCACCATTTTCATCAAATGAAGGGATAATAAGACATCTAGAAAAATCAGAATCTAAAGAAAATCCTAATCTTAAAAACCACATTTTATGTTTGTTAACACCTCTTTTAAGAGCATATTTAAAAACATCACGTATATCTGGGTGTCTTGAGTTAAAATTGTTAGCTAGAAGTTTAAATCCAGTAGGAATATCAACTTTTTCAATAGTGTCTTCTTCATAAGAATCTTCAAATAGATTTATGTTTAAATCAAACTTTTTATTTTGATTTTTAGACTTGAAAAGTTTTTTAGCTTCACTAACTTTGCTTTTATTAATTCTACTTACGATATAAGATACATCTGATCCTTTTTTATCACATAACCAGCAATGCCAGTAATTTTTCTCAAGATGTATAGCTAGTTTTAATTTGTTTTTATTATCATGTTTACAAAAAGGACACCAGATAGAAATGTTTAAACTGTCTTGAGTTAATCGACTATTAGAAGTTAAACTTTCAATAAAATGTATTTTGTTATGTATTTGTGAGTCTTTCATTATAAAGTGCTGCCTTGCAAATGACATAAGCGTCAGACATATCATAACAACACTCATCAAATTTTACACTTCCTTTATTTGGTCCCCTACTAATAACCTTTTCAGGCCAATCAAATTCAAAATTATTCTTTTTAAAATCTTCTTTAACCCACTGAAATATTTGTTCTTTTGTTGTTGAATTTAATTGTTTATTTATTTTTATTCCTAGATTCTTTCTAGCGCTGTTAACATTTATATATTCTGGGACCACAGAATATACTACAGATGAAATATAAGAAACAATACCATTAAACCTATTAAGTTGAGATAAAGTCTTTGCTGATGAAAATCCTTTGCTAAATGATTGAAAACTTTCTTCAATACTCAATTTAACATCTTCCTCAAAAGAATATTTTTCTTTATAACTTGTAAATAGTTCTTTTACTTTATTAGATTTATCGAATATACAAGATATCTTCTTTAGATTTATATTCTCTAAATTAACTAAATTACCATTTGAATCTAAAAAAGATACTCCAATAATTGATGTTGATATATCTAGTCCAATATATTTTATTTTTTCCATTAATAATCCATCTTTAATCTGAAGAGGACGTTATCTGTATCTTTCTTTGGATAAGGCTTAACTATCTTAGCCTTTGCAAGAATATTAAGATTTTCGTCATGTAAGTTTATATCAGTAATATAAACAAAATCTTCGTCAGAGTTAAATGCAGACTCATCTAATCTTAAGTCTTCAATTCTAGATTCATTATAAGATTTATTTGTTCTTCCAGCGTAAGCAGGTAAATTTAATTCATGAACATGAAGCTTAGATGAAGACTTAAAAGTTAATTTATAATTAAATTCTCCAAAGTTTTCCAACGACGGATGTAATACTGAAATTATTCCTTCTTTATAAAAGCAATGTCCTACATAGTTCCAGTCTGCATGAGGAGTTTCAGAATCAGCTCTATACATAACTCCTTTACCATTATCTTTTAATCTAATTTTCTTTGATCCAAAAGTTCCAGCCAGATTAGTATCAAATATCTCTATAGATTCTTTTTCAATATGTCTTCCTAGTATATTAGAAGATATACAGAAAAACTTAGAATAATTTTCAGATTTAGAATTAAATAAATTGTAAATTGGAAATTCATGTTTATAATACTGAATATAATTAGCAGCAGGTACGTTAGAATCTAATCTTTTAATATCGATACTAGGTAAATAAGAAGCTATACTATTCACAAAATCATCGTTAATTTTTCTACACATAGGATTAGATAAATCTTTAAAATATCTTCCATTTCCTATCTCAATATACGAAATATCTTGATTTAAACGATTCTTATATCTAAGAAAACTATTATCTTGATTATCTGAAAGTGTGAAATTTTCTCTAAAATAATTGTCTAAAGAAACATTTTTAAAATTATCATAATTTTCTTTAAAACTAATATTATCATTAACTTTAAAATCTAGTCTATTTTCTACTAATTCAAGTTCACCAAGATCTTGAGTATAATCAAACAATTCTCTATTAGAACACTCTGATAATAAATTATTTGATTCCAAGATTTGATTGTCGTTAATAGTATTTACTAAACTTACATGACCTAAATCAAAGATATTAATTTCATCTTTATGAATATTTGGTTCTTTATTTTCTTGATAATAGTTTAAAACATTGTATCTTAATTGATTTTGTAATCCATTATCACATGGAAGAATAAAATTATTTCTGTAAGTAAAATAGTTATCAAAAAATGTAATCCTATTAGTATTATCAATCAATCTAGTTTGATATGATAATTTCTCATTATATATTTCATTAATACTAGTTCCAGATTTGACATTTGTATTTAAAAATCCTTGAGGATTTAAAAGATTATCTTCATTAAATGATAACAAATTCATTAAATTAAAAGAAGCTTGATCAGAGTTAATATCACCATTAAAGATAACATTTGGAGAAACTTTATTTACAAATTCATAAACAAAATTTTCAACTATTACTTCATGTCCGCCACATTTATTTGAAAAATAATGATTAACAGGACTATTAAAAAGAAGATTTCTAGTGTTCAAATCTGATACATTAAAATCATTATTGATCTCGCCATCAATTTCAGTAGATGCATCAACTAAATTATTATTACTAATACCATTTAAATTTATTAGTGATTCTCTTTTAACTGGAGTATCATAATAATAAACAGGAATAGAAAAAATTAAATTAGGTGATGCAAAATCTTCTACAGAATTATCGCAAATTAAGTACTTAATATCGTTAATGATTTTGTCATATATTCGAATATCGTGAATTTCTGCTGTTAAAGCAAAACTTGTGTCATTTGTAACATAATTACTTCCGTCTAGAATTTCTTCTATTTTATTATCTAAAGATAAATCAATTTCAGATATACCTGACTCAAAATATGAATTATTTAAATTGTTACCAAATGAAATATGTTTTCTTGTATATGGTCCAATAAAATCATTGTTATTATCTTGATTTACTGAAAAGAGTTTTTTGAATATTTCATTTTGATCAATATCTAACGAGGTAAATTTATTACCAATAGTTAAATAACTTTGACCATTCACTTTCATGTAAGAATCAAAATCATTATTAAAACCATTTACAATTGTTACTGAATTAGTATTTTGTATAACATTATCAACGAACAATTCTGTTATTAAAGAATAAGAATTTTGATTATCGTCTCCGGTTTTACTTAGCTTTATACAGACATTATGCCAATTATTAAATTTAATAATATTATCTTTGCTTAAATAAAAAGACATTTTATTTTGACCGACTAATAAAATCTCATTAGGATTATCAATATTTTGATTAATAAAATCAATTATTTCTGTTTTTTTATTTAAGTCATCACCTAAAACTAATAATATTCTAAATGCATCTGTTAATCCAGATGTATCTACGTTTGAACCTTTTACTAAATATATACCAATTATACCAGGAATGAATAAAATACATCCAGGATTAAAATGGTAAACTTTTTCTAAACCACCAACATTTACCTTTGAGTTTTTATTATTTTGATTAATATAAAACGATATTGTTAGATTGTCTGAATTATTTAAAAAAGTATAAGAATTTTGATTATTTGTATACGGATTTGGATAAGCTAAACAATTCCTATGAGTCCTATCAGGATTAATACTATTGTTAATATTAAAAAAATTCAAGCAATTATAGTTTGAAAATCCCCAGTTTGGATTTAAAACTTTATGTTGTAAATTTTCTCTATAATATCTGTAAATATTTTTTATTGATTTTTTTTTATAAAATCCCTCATCGTCTACAAGGAATTTTTGCTTAACCTTTTCGACTCCAAATTTATAATCAGTACTATTGTCTAAATAAAGACCTTTGTCTTCAAAGTTATTTATATTAAAAGAATCTTCTGTTTTAATATTATTGATAAATTCTACAATAGAATTATTTCCAATTAATTCGTCGAATTTGTCATTAACAATGAAAGTTTTTTTTAGATTAACATCATTTATTGTATAAGAGTTTGAATCTACGAACTTTGCATCTAATTGACCATATGTACCTTGACCTTCAACTCCTAATGCATTATAATCATCTTGACTACAAAACTCAGAAGCTGATGTAATAGTAGTTGTAGGTTGTAATTCGATCGTATTTTTAACGATCATTTTATTATCAATTAGATTTAAAGTCATATTGTAACTCTTATGTTTAGTAGTCTAGTCTAACACTAATAGATAAATCAACTTCTGGATTTTTCTCTATAGGCCTTGAAGTTTTTGCTACAGCTAATAATTCACCAGAAGCATCATGAAGACCAATTGTTGTAACATAAGAGAAAGGATCATCACCTTTATCTTGAATACAACGTATATTACCATCCGCATCATGATAAGTTGGATTAGAAGAGAAATTTAACTCATTTGGTCCAACTCTACAAAAATAAATTGTAGAATTAATACTAGTTTGATTCATAAATCCAATGGCAGATAAGTTGTCTCTTCCAAATCTAGTATCAGCAATGTGATCTAATACATTATCGATAGATCCTTTTGTCCATAAATCTGGAATAAATGATCCTTGAAAGCTAATTAGTCCACTTGCGTCATTTATAGAACTTATTGATCCTTTTACAACGTCAGTAGGAGTAAAGATTTTTTCTGCATCAAAAACAACAATTCCTTTATTATAGAAAATTAGTCCAACTTTGTTACCTGATGCATCTACTAATGATCCAATATGACCAGATATAGTTGAAACATTTAAGTTAGATGTTGCACCTGCATCTGAATAAACAATAAAGTCTTCAGACGTATCTGAAATTTTTGTGTCAATATTATCAACAGGATTAGCCGGATCTGCTTGTGCATCTAAACTTTTGTGTATCTTTATTGAGAATTGTAATTTTTCTAATCCATCTCTAACAAACAACCTTTTGAAATTAATAAACAATGCATTGTTAATTCTAGTGTCATCTGTATCGTCTTCAAATGGAGTATGAAAAGAAGATTCAGCATTTCCAAGTAAAACTTGCGCATATTGCTTATAAATACTTATTTTTTCTCTCATCATTAAAGTATCATTTGGAAATACTAATTTTCCACTGGAATCAGTCGTAGGATTTAAATCTGTAACAGTAGAACTACCTTCAAATGTTCCAATTGTAAGATCTAACATCTCATTAGAAGTTTGATATGTATGATCTTGATCAAAAACAGTTTGATATAAAGAAGAAACAACTTCACCAGGATTTTCTAAGCCTCCAGTTTTAAATACTGAGTATTTTTTTCTAGTATTAATATCTGTTATTACAAGTTCATCATCAACAGTTTCTTCATATTTACTAGCAATATCAACTTGTAAAACATCAACTATTTGTCTTATGAGTGACTTTTTATAAACTCTATCTGAATCTTCAAATTCAATAAATGTCATTTTATTTTAATCCTTTTTTATTCGTAAGTATTACTAGAGATCATTACAGGAACAATCAAAGTTGACTTAGTAGCATTACCAATTATCTCTACATGGGTTTTAATAAAGTTTCTATTGTCGCCACTTGCTGAAGTTGCATAGTATTTGTATGAGTCAGAAGTAACTTTTCCAATAGCACTAATTGATATCTTGCCAAATTTTTGATTTTCAAATTCAAGATCAACACCTGACTCACCAGATTCAGATACCTGATAATAAGCAATATCTCCGTCTACCTCAGGAGTTAAATCATTTACTTTTAATAATTTATCAAAAACTTTAACAGTGAAAGTCGTATCAATTAGACCATTTTCTGATAGTGTAAAGTCTGTGTCTTGATTTACAAAAGTTTTAAAAGAAATTGTTGCATTCTTTTTAAGATTAGAAGCTGAGTTTGATGATAATGTAATAGATGTTTCTTGAAAGTCTCTAAGAGCTAAATATGGAAATGCATAAATACTAGAAGTATTATTTGACAAAAATGTTCTCAAGGGATATTTTAAAGCAATTTGTTCATCTGTTGAAGCTTCAAAGATTGGAGTGTTTTTTTCAATTTTTTCTTTTCCTATAATAAGGCCATATTTTTCTAAAATTGAATAATCTACTTCATCGTCTCCTAAAGTAAATTTTGATATACTAAAAGAATTATCATTTCTAGATAGATACTCTCTACCTTTTTCTGTCAATACAGCATCAATAATAATATTATTGGTAGCGTGATTAATAAAACCCATACTAAAGTCTCCTAATTATATTTTATTTATAAATATTATTAAATAAAATTTGTTATCTTAAAATCTTTTTCATACTTCTTTAAGTCATTTAATCTAAATATAGTAAATTTAAATTCTTCATCATTATTAAAAACATTTTGTTTATCATCTCCAATATTAACTGATTGATAATCTGGAGTTAAATATAAAGTTATATTTTTAATATTTTTACTAATAGGTAGATTATCGATGAAATTATCATTATATTTAAAGAACATGCTTTTTGGCAATAAAGTCTCGTTCGGAGTGTTTCTTTTAGCGCCTGTATAAGCAATAAAATCATAAATTAATTTTTCTTCAAAAGGATCATAAAGAATAGCAACTTGTTCTGAATAGTTTGAAAAATAACCATGAGCATCTATTGTTCTGATTGCATAAATTGTAATTTTTCCTCTTTCATAGTCACTATCGACAAAACGATAAGGAACTTTCCCGGGAGTTCTTTGTATAATTCCTTCAATCACCCTCTCTTCAGGTTCATATAAGTCATTATTACTATGACCTTCCAGTTGAGCAATAACTTCAAAAGGACTATCTAAATTATTTCTTTTTAATATTTGATAACCTCTTGCATCTCTTTGATAGTCTGATGGTTCATCCCATGATATTTCTAATGAAGTTTTTAACTTGTCTTTGTTTAATACTTTAAATCTTATATTATTTGGTGGAGGAGGAGCTTCGTACTCTTTACATACTATATCTTTTGTTACGTAAGGGTGATCACACAACAAATATTTATTAATAATACATGGATCAATTGGATCTAATTCTGAATACAGATAAACATTATAAATTACGTACTTATAAGTTTTTCCATATTTGACTGATATATCTTCAATTTGAGAATTTATATTTAAATAATCTGCATTTTCGTCATTAGTTAAAAATTTTCCACATAAAAATTTGTATTTTTCTTCTTCGAAGACATATTTTTCAAGTAAAAGCCCACATCTAATACCGTTATATTTAGAAAAATCGTTAGTATAGTCTTCTATTTCATTCACAGATTTATTTAACACTTTAAGATTATTAAAAAGACTCCCGTTTTCATTTATTTGATAATTTTTTATTTCTCTATTGATTTCTATGTTACTTGTTATTAAGTCATCATAGAAGTTATCTGATGAAACGAGATCGCTTTCTGGAAAGTCTGATGTGGAATTAATCGTATGTAAATTATTATCATAAATTTCAGGATTAAGATATGACATTCTATAAGAATATTTTATTTTTTCGTCAAAAGAACTTAGATTGTCTTTGTCATAAAACTTTTTAATTTTATTTTTTTCATTTTCATCTAATTCATTAACAATGTATTTTCTCTTAGAAGATATTTGATCTAATTTGTTAAAAAACTTTATTTGATTTCCTCGTAAAGAGTCTGAAAGAGATAACTGGTATATAGTGTCTACAAAATTATCTCTTCTATAATCAAATTTATCTATTGCTAGATTTAAATTGCTTATTTTAATTTTTATAAATCTATTTTTAAACTTAGAATCTGATGTCAATGTAATTTTATTGTCTTCGACGATAGTTTCTTTTTCATCATAATAATTGTAAATAAAACTAGACTCTACTTTAATGTCACTTTGTCTTCTTGAATTCAAAGAAAAAATTTGATCAATTACTTTTATCATATTTAAATTACTTCTGACTCTATAATATAAGAAAAACTGTCAAAGAAATCATTAAAAAGTATGTTTTCTTCATCACCTATTAGTCTAATTATTTCTTCGTTTTCTTGATAATAATTTTTTATAATATTATAAATATCGTTTCTTCCTATTTGAACAGAGAAAATGTCATATAATCTATTATCTTCGAATATCTGAGATACGTTACTTATATTTGAATATTTACTTATATTCTTAAAAAATTCTATAAAATGAGATTGGCTTTCTATTGTTTTAATTTTTCCATTAAAGTCATTAATTTCTGATATGACTGTTTGTGACTTTTCATAGTTTTCTAAAAATGTCTGTTCAAAATCCCTTTCAGGCATAGATTCAAACAAACCAATAGATACATCTTCAATTGTATTTGTGCCTTCATTAAAACTTAGAATGTGATTTTCATCTATATTTACTTGCGTTTTCTTATTAGAATATTTAACAGCATTTGACATTAAAGAATCTGTAACTATTTTTATACTCATATTATTTTTTTCACTAACACCAAAACTCAAGATGTCTTTTTCTAATCTAAATAATCTTTCATTATTGACTTTTTCTAGTAATCTTTTTTGTATAAATGAATTTACAAAAGAAAAACTTTCTACGTTATATCTTTCTTTTAGATCTCTTTTAGAAGTATCATAATAAGCTATAAAATCATCTATAAAAATTCCTTCGTTATAATCTCGACTTCCTTCTAAAAGTTTTACGTGAGAAGGAGTAATTTCTGTTAAAATTGGGGTATAAAATTTATAAATTGAAGGAATATAAATGTTGGGATATTTGTGATTAATTATATTAAATTTTAACTTCAAAATTCTCTTGTCAGACAACACTTCAGCTAAGTCATAATCTATTCCTAATCTTATAATATCATATCTCGTATTTAAGTTGTTTAGTAATAAAGATCCTTGATTTGAAAGTTTACTGATACATTCTTCGTTTTCAATAAATGTACTAAAATATTCTATTGTATTGTCTTTAAGTAATTCATCAAAGTTTTGCTTTAAGTCTTTTCTTGGGTCTAGATTTATTTTATCTATAAATTTAGAAAATTCTTTTGTTTGATAATAATAATAGTCATTTAATTTTTTAGATACCAGATTAAGCCTAATATCGCTTCTGATTATATTTTTTGTATTTGATGAATCTAAAATATTGTCTAAGTTGTTTGTATTTTCAATAATAGACAAAACACTCGATGGATTATTGTTTAATTTTTCTAATTCTACTAGATAACTTGAAATTGAATCGAATGACATAATTTCCACGAGATCTGAATTATTTAAAGATTTTTCTATATTAAGGAAATCTGCATGAAATTTCGTAAACATAATATCTAAAAATCTCTCATCAGACTCTGAAAATTTCGAGTCCCATTTGTATTTATAATTTCCAGATGATACTAATTTATCAATTCCTAATAGATCAAATATATCTTTATTCCACATATCATTTTTAAGAGATATATTATATTGATTTAAATCATAATCATCTAAGAATTTAGGAATACTTTTAATTATAGACCCTTCAATAACTAAATCAAATATAGAACTATAAATATTACAAGCTATTTTAATAAGATCAAATATTGCTTTACTTTCTTTAGATGAGTCTTTTACGTAAGAAAATATTTCTTCAATGGAACTAATATTATTAATATCTTCAATAAAATTAGTCTTAGTATATTTAAGAGACTCTATAATAAAATTATTTAAAAAAGACTTAAAAGGAGATTGATTGTCTAAATTTTTAAGTGAATAATCTTTTATTTTTTCTTTTCGTGAAGTATAATAACCATCTAAATTATCTTGAAGATCATCAATACTTTTAGGATTATCTCCACTGAAAGATTTTCGATTTTCTGTTACTAATTGTAATTTTCCATAATAGTTTGTTTCTTGGTCCATATAAAAAGATCTAAGACTTTCATCACTATTCACGCCTTTTGATGACCTATATATTAAATCAATTATAGCTTCATTATCATTATAATTGAATGAAGTTTTAGTATTTCCTAATTCACCTGTAACGTCTATACCGTTGTTCAAGTAAACATCATAATTATAAAACTGTGAATAAACAAATTCATAAAGACCTTCTCCAGAATACCCTCCATTAAAATATTTAAATCGATTATAATCAACAATTAAATAACCTAGTTTGTTTTCATTAGACGTATCTCTAATTCTGTAAGAAGAACAACCCATATCCGTTACATCAATATAAGTGCAGTATTTAGAAGAAATAAAAGGAAAACTTAAAGTATAAGTACTTCCAGGTAACACACCAAAGTCAAAGTCATGATCTAAAATATCAAATCGATAACCAGATTCTCCAAAATAAACATTCTCAGGATTATAATACTCGGAATTCTGTGATGGAAAGTTTTGATTTAAAGTAAAATATGTTGTAGGAAATTCTACAGTTCTCAAAGTATAACTTTTTTGTCTTTGAATGTTTTCAAATGAATAGACACTCTTAATATATTTTTCGTATGAATTATTAGATAACTCGTTCAATTCATTAAAGTCTTCTTTGTTAACAAATAAATTTTTGTAAGACATTAAAGCTGATGATATCATAACATCGGACATGTCTTTATTTTGATCATGCATAATAGCGTCTGATATGAGTTTATCATAACAAAGATTCATTCTATCTTCCGGCGTAAAAGAAGAATCAAAAGAATCTTTAAAAATATTATGAATGTTTTTTATTAAATGTTGTATTAAGATAGAAGAAGTTTTAAATTCGCTGTCTGTATAATATAAAGAAATAAAATCTTTTAGTTGATCTTTATTAATAGGAAAAACAATGTTTTCATTACCGTCGACAAAATAATCAACAGTATTCTTTATATCACCACCTTCAGAAAAATCAAAGTTTTTATAATTTTCCCCACCAGAAGTTTTAATAAATTCACTGTCTTCAAGAGTGCTTATAGATGTTTTAAACAAGTCTGAATATAGGAGACCTAGATATGGTTTACTGTTTTCTACATTATTTACTTTTTTTGATTTAGATTTAAATTCTTCAAGATAATCTAAAACACTTGATTGATTAGAATTATTTAATTTTATCTTTTTAAGATTAAAAAGACTGTTTCTAATATCGAAAGCTATTTTTACCCATCCATCTTTTTTAAACCCTACCTTTTTTAAACTTTCAATTGATAATTCTGTGTCATTTTTATCATCTTGATCAAAAGTTGAAGATTGTAATATAACTCTATCACTTAAAAATTCGTTTTCTTTTGTTAAAGAATCGTCGTATTTTATAAATTTATCTTTTATTTTTTTAGAATCAAATTCATTTAAGGTATTTTCAAATAGAACAAATCCTTTAGACGAATATCCTAAACTAATTTCTTTTCGATCTTTTATAAATCTTGAATCGTCGTTGTATAAAGAAGGATGAAAGTAATTAATTTTTGATGAATTGTATGCGGGAGTAAAATTATCTTCTTTGACATTAATCTCAAAAAAGGTAGATACCTTTTGATCTTCAAGAAAATTTTCTCTATTATCTTCTATATCAAAAGTTCTTATTACAAAATCTTTATTTTTAAATTTTCCTTCTTTTTTATAATAGTCTCTTAAAGATCTTTGAATAAAGTCAAACTTAATCGGATTAATAAAATGTCTTTCATACTCGTCATTTACGTCAAAATCAGCTTTATCGCCAAGAGAACTCTCTTTATCCTTACGCAAGAAGTCATTTCCATCTAAGCAAACCTTTAGTATAGGTAAATTACCAACCAAGTCTATAGAAGAAAAATTATTTATAGGTGAATCATAATTTCTATTTAAAAAATATAAGAATTTTGTTGAATTTAAAATATTTTTACTGTTACTAAATCCTATAATTGTTTTATTTTCATTTATACCATGCTCAAAAAAGTCAAAATCTGTTTCATATATTGAACTCTCTTTTTCGTCTCCTATGTTTACGATGAAATCACTTATAAGTCTAATCCTAGGGAACAACATCGGATTATAATATCTTGATTTTACAGTTTGATTAATAAAACCTGACTCATCTACGACGAATTTTTCTTTTAAAAATAAATCAGGTGAAGCAGATCTTGTAGAAGAATGTTTAAACGATAGTGATTTTTCACTAAGAATATTAGTTAAGTACAGACTATCTTGAAATACTTCATATGATTTTTGATTTAAAGAAGATATTTTTCCATTTCCATCTTTCTTAAATCTTTCTAAAGAATTAAACCTAGGATATTTGTTCAAGTTAAAAAAATCTTTATTTGAAATACTTAAAGAATAAGCATCATCATTGTTATAGCTATTTAAAACATTATTACTATTAGTCTCGATTGAAATAATACTATTTAATTTTATATAAGGGACTTGATTAAATGATAGACTGTCAACGAATCTTAAAAGATCATTTCCTGATGTTGATTCCAAACTCTTATCAGACCAAAAATCATATGATAAAGAATCTTTATAAAATCCATTCAAAGATAAGCTTGTATTTAGTAAAATCTGACCAATTAATCTATCAGAATTAATAGGTATTTTATTTTCTGAAGAATTTTTTAAATAACTTTCCTTCGAATCATGTAAAGAAACAAGTAAATCAAATATTTCATGCGACGAGTGTTCTGATCTAAAAGTAAACTCTTCAGTATTATAAAAAAAACTATCTATATTTCTATTAGATTCTTTTATATTTTGATCACCCCTAAATAAATCAATGTTACTATTATCAATCAATTCAAAAGCTAATTTTCCTAACGAGGAAGACGAGTTTCCATTTAGGTAGAAATCAGATATCTTATTACCAAAATTGTAGTTTGTTCTTATTAAGTCAATCTTTTCTAAAGTATTGTCAACACTAGAATAAACTAAATTTAAATTGTTATTAAGGGACGTTAGATTATTTATATGATCTTCTCTTAAAAATTCACTATTTTCGCTTTTGATGAAATATCTTTCACTATTAGGTTTTTGAATATTATTCAGATAATCTTTTTTAAGATTAAATATTTCATCTGAATATATGCTACATTGATTTGTAAGTCTGCCATTTTCATTAATGATAGATTTAGCTTTTACAATTTCATGACTTAAAACATTAGGTAAACTAATATTGTTAAAAGAATCTTCGTTTGAAGACAATATTTTTGATAAATTATTTAGTATAAAATTGTAACTATCAATGTCGCTATTTTGAAAATAAAAGTCTCTTTGAGATTGATTTGATACTAGAAAATTAATTGCATTATTAGATGACTCTGTTTGACCGATTAAATGATCTTTTTCTGTAATATCAAGAACGTCTCGAATCGATCTTTCTTGAGCCTGTCTCGATGTAGATTCTAATTCTCTTGCATTAGGGATCGAACTAGATATAGTCTCTCTTACAAGATTATAACTTTGAGGTCGTGCTTGATTATTTACGCCTGATATGTTAATTGACATTTGATAATTAACCTTTATTTATAGTAAAGTTTTAAATTAGATATTTTAGTATTTTCATCTAGTAAATATGTTTTATTTGAAATGGTCTCTTCTAAACTATAATCTTTTTTAATATAATTGTTTATTAAAATTATATTCGAATTCTTATTATCTTCAATGACAGTAACACAAAATCTTTCTAATATGTTTTTAAAATATAATCTTTTATTATCACCCCAAATATTATTAAGTCTATCAACAACCCTATCAGACAATGTATGATTCTTGTTAGTGTGAGGACTATAAATCAAAAGATTATCGTTTTTAATTTTAAAACGTAAGTTATTAAACGAAAAAATACATTCTGGGTCTAAATAAACTGAGTCATTAATAACTCTTTCAGAAATCTTTAGATTCGGCTTATTTATTGAATTATGATCAAAAGCTAACGTAACTAAATAAGAAATATTAAATCTCAAATTATCATAATTTTTATTTTCTAAGTCTTTTAATAGGCCTTTAATATCGAATTTAGCTATTAATTGATCTCTTTTTTTCTTGAAGATTACTATTGTATTGTTTTCTATTTTAAAATTGTTGAAAAATTCAAAATTTCTTTTGTCGCTAAAATTTTCTTTTGATATATTATTTAATTCCTTATTTGAATTAGAAATTGATAATCTAACACCTTCGTTTTCAAAGTTATCCTCTATAGGATTTTGTAAATTTTCATTCTCGTTATTTAAGTCTTCATTGAGAATAAAAGATTTTTCAAGCCTTTTAGAACTTAATTTAAAAATTTCTTGAAATATTAATGTCTCGGATTTATTATAAGATTTAGAAAACAGGTATTTATTAATAATATTATTAACTTTTCTATATTTTCTCGGGAAAGATTCATTCAAGAAAACAGCAACACTTTCCTTATCTTCGTCTAACTCTGAATCATTTAATATTTTTTGAAGCATCCCATCAGGAAAAGTAATAGTGTCTATTTTAAGAACAGCATTCTTGTTATTTCCACTAAAATTAGTGAATTCATACTTAATATCTCCATTAATATCGACTAAATCAGACATTTTTCTATAATGTATTTCTTCGTAAAACTCATTTTGTGAAGTATTATAATTTACTGAATATTTTATTATTGAATTGCTCATTACATCTTCTAAAAGATAATCATTACTATCTGTATTATACCCTAAATCTTTTAAATGATTGTTTTTGCTTAATAATTTGCTTTTATTTAATGACATTTTGGGCATGTCAAGTGATAAATTTACTTGACTAACTAAATCGTTACTAACAAAGTCAGTATTTCTATTTGTTCTATCTGATAGTAGAAAATTAGAACTAAAAGAGTCATATTTAAATGTTTTACCAAAATTTAAATTTGGTCTTATTGAGTTAAAATCATTACGTTGAAAATCGTCTATAGACAAATTATTTTCTATTAAAGGATAAACTTGAATTCCTTTAAATTTAATGATTATACCATTTTGATTTAGGTCTTGTTTTTTAACATAAAATATATTACTGTTTTCATTTGGAAAGAAAACATTAAAACTAAATTCTTTATTTGAGTTTGAAAGAATAACAGAAGATTCATTAAACGATAAAGTCGTATAAACTTTATCAATTTGAGTTCCACTTAACGACAAAACAAATTTTGACTCATCCAATTCAGTTAATAAAAAACTTTTGTCTAATACGTTAAACTTTAATCTAATACTATCTAATTGGTTAATTACTTCAATTATATTTCTAAAATAGTACTTAAGAAAATTGTATTTGAATTTTTTAAAATAAGACTTATATAAAGATAAAATTTTACTTTTAGAAATAGTTTTTTCTTTAAGGATTAAATCATTCTTGTAAGAAAATTGCAAAGAAAGAGTTTTATTATCTTCATCTACATCTAGTAGATTTTCATATAGTGAATATATTAAATCTGATCTAAATTCTTCTAATAATCTAGTAGAAAAACCAGATATGTCAGGATATGTAAATGTTTTATTTGTTCCGTTTATTGTTATAGACAAAGATAGTCTACTTAAATTAAAATCATTTATATCTTCTAAAATAGGATTATAAACAACACGTGGTCCATTTTCATTATTATTAGAATAATCTTCAAAGTTAATATCTAGTGAATTAGTTAAAAAATTAATGACTTCATCGTTAAAATCTTCTGACAAATAGTCTTTAAATCTTATATTTTTATTTTGTTTAAAGAGATAATTTTCAATAACATTTTTTTTATTATCTAAAAAAAAGACTTTAAAGCTATGAGCAGCACTTTCTAAAAGATCATTTAGAATATTGTCATTAGGATTTTCGCTTTCTAAATAAGCGTTATATATGTTCTCTGGAACAACTTGATAAATATCTGATAATTTTTTTGAAAAAGTATATTCTTCATATGTTCTATCGCTATTTATATTCAAGATGATTGAATCATTTTCGTATTTATATAATCTTAATTTTCTTTTGTCATTCCTAGATACAAGATTCCTATATGAAGAAATAAATCCTTCGCTTGCATCTTTAGAATATTCTAAATCTTTTGTTTTAATAACACAGATTTTAATATACCTTATATTCTTTGTCCTTAAAGAGTTATTATTTAAAACAAAAGTAAAATATAAATTGTTTCCATCTGAATTTATATTTTCTACGCTAAATGATTTTATTACTGTATTACTCATTATTCAATCACCAATGTAAACATATTGACAAAACTATAGTCATTATTAATTTTGTAAGTATATCTTTTGTTGTTTGAATTAATTTCTTCTTTAATACTACTAGACAAATATACTTTTCCTACCAAATAAACATTTTTAAAATTATATTCTTTTTTATCATAAAACTCACCAATATTTATAAATGATAATTTTTCTAATTTATTTGTATCACTTTCATTATTAACTAATCGATGTAATTCAAACAAAAATACGTCTTCGTCGATCATTTTGTCTTCGTTGAGAATATATTCTAATTTAAATAATTCATCGCTTGATTTTATCATATTTAAAATATTTACAATATAGTCATTCTTATTAGTAAAATCAGGTAAATCCTGATTGATACTTAAACTTTTAAAAATATGATCAATATTACTTGAATTACTTTGATTGTTTTCAATTTTAAAAGAATTTCTAGGAGGTAAAACTTTATTTCTAGTTTTATCTATAAATCTTTTATCATTTTTAATATAATCAATATTTGTCAAATTAACTGATGTATATTTGATTGTTGGATAAGAAAAAGAAGATTGGTTAAAATTAAATTCTCCATTATTTTCATGTAAATAATCAAAGTTTATTTCTCTATTATCATAATCTGAAGATAGATTTTTATTGTCTATATACTTTAATTCTACCAATGAATCAGATAATGTTCTGTTTGTTTGTTTATTTGTGAATAATAAGTTATCATCAATTTGGTCAAAACTTATAATAGAAGACAAACTGTATTCAGGATTTAATATATTATTAACATTTGTATCTACTTCGAAAGGAAGAAAATTATTTAGATTAGAAACCTTGAAGCTTTTTTCTGTATTCAAGTCTTCATTGTAAACAATACTACTATCAGAAAAGGTGTAATATTTTAAATCAAATGTTCCTAAAGATAATTTATCCCGACCAAACTCAGTAAGCTTATAATCTATTAGTCTTTTATCTTTTTCTAGAAATCCCGACATTTATATAGTCCTTCTAACATAATACATTAAATATCTAAAAATGTTAAGTTGTCTGTACTATAATATGAATTTTTATTTGTATTAAAACTTAATAATTCTTCGCCTGATATTATACTAAAGTTTTCATATAATACATTTGGTCCAGATTTTTTCAAGCTTATGTCACAAGATTTAAATTTACCAGGAACAGTTATATCAAAATTAATTTTATATATTTCTGATGCACTCTCAGAATCATTATAAGAAGATTCAACATTAAAATCAGATATTGAATTTACTGAAAGAATAATTTGGTCAACGATGTCAAATATTCTTTTTTTAACATCATTGAATTTTGGTGGCAAAGTTGTATCAAAATTTAAATTTTCAAAATCATCAGTTATACTTTCAGGAAAATTTAAATAATAGTAATAGTCATCATTCTCATATACTAGACCAGAAGGTAATCCATTTGTATATGCTAATTTGTCATCTGCTATCTGAAGTATGAACTTTACTTTTTTTGAATCATTGTCAGTAATATCAAATTTTAGCTGATGTATATCTGATGAATAATTTCCACTTATATCTTCCCAAGAAAAAACATCTTTTTCTAAGAAAATCTTTTCTAATAAGAAATTCTTTCCAGTAAAACTTTGTATATTAGTAAAATCTAAAGATATACTTCCCGAAACTTTACATGGATCTTTTTGAAGATAGTATCCCTTCATGAATCTTTTATTAACATTCTTATACTTAGAATCTATGAAGTCATAAATTGTATTATATAACAACTTGTCAGATATCATCCCATATTTAGTCTTGTTGAAATAATGTTTAAGAATATAAATAGAATTAAGATTTTCTGCTATTTTATAATAATCGCTTTTAATATCTAACCCATTTCTAAAGATTGACTGTAAATTGTAATCTTCATTACTGTAAGATCCATCATTTACATTAGGAAGACTAAATCTATCACCAAGTTTAATTTTATTTTTTGATGAATTTATCTTTTTTGTAATAGTAAATCCACTTCTTCCAAAAGAATTCCTGTCATAATAGTTTTGTTCAATTATTGGACTATTACTTCCGAATTTATCTACAACTTCTAAATTAGAAAATCCTATTCTCTTAGATCTTTTATATTTTTTTATAGATTTATTAGTAATTTTCTTTTTGGAATCATTTTCTAAGTAATGTCCAATCAAATGAACTTTAAATGGATAATTTTCTGAATTTGATATTTTAACTAAGTCTTCGCCAAATCTTACATTATTTGGTAAATCTTCGTCTTCATGGGTTTTAAAAGAAGGTGTCAAAGAGACACCAAAAACTAATCTATCTTCAGGAAGAAGAATATAGTTACTTTCTTCATAAGAATTTTCATTAATATTAATTTGAACACCATTTACATCATTAATTGTCTCTTTTGTTCCAGAATTATCTAAATTTTCTCCTGGTAGAGATCTTTTAGAATCAATATCAATATTAGTACGATTACCTTCAGGTTTTTCAGGGTAAATATTAAATTTAGTAAACTTAGATAAATTTTTGTTCTTATAAAAGTGTTTAACAGGAGAAATAACCATTATTTTTTCATCTGTATAAATACATTCTGAATTATTGTTTTCGTCTTGAAGAGGTGTCTGAGATTTGTTAATTACTAAATCAACTGTTTCTGTAATTTTGTCTAAATTAATAATATGATTATCTGGATTATTCTTCCCAGCAGAATAATTTGCTATTGTAATTGAAGATATTAAGTCTCTTTGTTGAAGACTGTTTGTTTTGTTATCGATTCCGTCAATCTCGTTTAGATGGATATACTGGCTTTCATGAATACTGTCACCAAGAACTTGTCCATGATAAGACATGTCACTAATTTCAGATTCATTAAAAGTTCTATTTTCTTCTTTATTGTTTGTAGTAAAAATTGAATCATTACTGTAATCAATTGGACTTATCGTTAATGTATTTTCATCTTGATCATAATACCTTGTAGTTAAAGAATCCTTTAAAACAGAAGTATTTAGATTACCTTTTTGATTTATTAAAAAGAAATTAACAAAATTTATACTAGGAGTGATATCACTAATACCTGAAGTTAAAGACCAATTTGACATTGTTAACTCTAAGCATATCTTTTCTATTACAAAAGGTTTTGTAATATATTCTGATGCGTTTATTGTATGTCTATCTTTAGGACTAAACTTTGATTCATGTGGAAATCCAAAATTATTAATTGGGATAGATCCGTAAGATACTTTTTTAATATTATCTGATTCTTGTGGATTAGAAACTATGTCTAAGACAATATTTCTGGGGGTTATCCCGCTAAAACAAATAGGAGATTTTTCTATAAAGGTTCCGATATCTGACTTATAATCTGATGAGATGTTTCCTAAATAATCATAAGGTCCAAAATTATTCTTTATATACTTTGGGTTGTAAAAATATGCTGTATTACCATTAAAAGAATAATAAGATGTTCCGTCTGGAAAAGAAATTTGTCTAGTATTTTCATTCTTACTAAAAGACAAATATAAATCAAAATTATTGCTTTTTCTTAAATTGTAATCCAAAGTAATTATATCATTATCCTCAAGAGAACTAAAGTCCCCTGAAGTAGTAATATTACTTTCATCAATATTTTCAAATCTTCCTTTTAATTGAAGATTTCCAGTTTCTTCATAACAGACATAGCTTGAATCTAAATAGTTTTCTTTTAGTAAATGGTTATACACAAAAATTTCAGGACTTTGTGTTGAAATTTCTAAATCTTCGTCGTTAATTGAAATTTTGTTAGGAGAAGATAAAACTTTGTTTTGTTCTAAAAAATTTATATCATTTAAATATTTTTGTTCAATTCCGAATCTTAGAGATACTTCTTTTTCAATAAAATTTATTGTTTTATTATCATCGTAAGGTTTTGAAGAATCATTACTAGTATCACCATGAATTATTTCGTTAGAAAAGAAGTCATGAGACAGATCTTGATTAACTTTTAATTTTCTAGTATCATAAGTCATAACTCCAGATTTAAACATACTGTTAACTAAACCTGAACTTTGGTTGATTTTATTGTAACCAAAACTATTTGTTTTATGTCTTATTTTTGGCATTAATCTATACTTTCGCTAAATAAAAAAGAACTTGTCCCAGAAGACAAAGAGTAATCATAATTTTTTCCTCTTGGAGAATATAAAATCGACTCTTCGACTGCTTTGTTTATATCTCTATTTTCCAATATAGTATTGTTTATAACTTCGTCTGTAAATACATATCTATTAAATTTATTCTCTAAAGATTTTTGATTTTCGTTATAAGATTTATCAATAAATGGACTGATATGTTTTTCTTCATATGCGAAATACCTAACTTCAGGTGATTTAATATTTTTCTTGACATATGTCACTGTGTTTATAATCACACCATTGATAGGATTAACATTTTGATTAATTTTACTAACAACAATCTCGTCTAATTCGTTAAAGATAAAACTGGGATTTACGTTATCTTCATAATGATATACAGTAGGATCAAATTTTGAATAATGACTTTGGATATTTAAATTATTGCCAAAAGCATCAGAAGATTTCCCTAACATATCTCCTCTAAAACCTTTAAGTTTATCAATATGATCTTCTGACATTTGAATTTTTTTAATGTTACCAAAAACATCGACTCTATTCGTTCTAGTAAAAAAATTATCGTAATTAAAAGAAAAAGGATATACTGAATCTGGCAAATTATGATTATTTATAATAATTTCAGATGAAAAAGAGTTTCTATCTACAAATGGAGATTCCTCATATGGATGGCTTTTAAATCCTATTTTTATACTTGAAAACTTGTTTTTAACCTTAACAAATTTTCTCGTAGGAGTATCTAAAAAAGGCTCTAAATTAAAACTTTCAGAATAAAGCTCGTTATATTTCTCTTCTGTTATATAAATTTCATTTGTATCTATAGTATTAGACTTTTTAAAATTAAATCTAATTCTTTTACTATTTTGATAACTTTGGAATCTTGATAAGTTTCTCATTCATCATCCTTAATTTGAGATTTTTTTCTTAATAACAGATTTTTCTTTTCTATCTAAGACATCGTCTGTTCTATATTTAATAATACTTCGATTATAATCTTGATATCTAAATTCTTCTGAAGATGAAAAAGGTAATCGACTATCACTATTTTTATGAGTAAATTTATTTCTTTCAAGAATATGAGATTCATATACAAAATTAAACCCTAAATAATTTACTCTTGAAGGTATTGCTTCATATAACAAATCTTCTAAGACGTTATCAAAATATTTATATACTTGATATAACATATTAAAATTTATTTCTTCATCTGATTTTAATCTCTCGAAATATTTATCTCTTAAAGATCTAAAGTCAAAATAATCTTGTTCATATAAATAAGTTGATTTTGATAAAACATCTGTGAAATATTCGTTGATAGATAGTAATTTAGATATATCTTTATTTAAAAAATTAACTGCGGAAAAATCTATGTAAAGTCTTTGATCATCATGATACAAATATTCAGGATGCAATTGTGTAGATTCACTTAAATTATAATTCTTATATTGATCTTTAAAATAATTTTCATCAAAAGAATTAATGTAAACCTTGTTTGAATTAGATAAAGTATCTATTTCATTGTTCTGTTCTAAAAGAATAAATTTGTCCTTTGATAACACTCTATCAGAGTTGATACTATTACCAGTATACAAATTATCTCCGATATAAATAAATGGAGATCCATCACTTGATGTAAACAAATTGTCTGTGGAAAAATTATTTAAATATATAAAATTATTATTAATATTTAACAATTCGTCAAATTTTTCTGTCATGTCAACGTTTAATATTAGTCCTTCTGACGGATTATAAATATTACCAGAATCTTTTGATGTAATATTACTTCCAATAAAATCAATGTCTTTTGATTTAATTCTTATAATTTCATCTTCAATGTATTTTGAATATATTCTTTGTTTTGTTATTCTTCCTTCAAAATTACCTTCAATATTATCTGAATCGTAATTATAGTCTCCAATATTAAAACTCATAATCTCACGAGATAAATATGGATAATTGTCTAATTCAATACTTAATCCAAATGACTTAACATATGATAAACTTCCTGAGGGAGTTATTAATAAATGGTATTCGTATTTATTTCTTGATATATTGAATCTTTTTCTTAGAACTAAATGGTATAAGACTCCATTTAATAAATTTATATTATTTAATGATTCTTCATGCGTTGAAGTTCCATCTGACAATGATAACGTTAAAGTACCATTATCGATAAAATTGTTTAGTCTCTCAAATTTAACGTTAATAAAATTAGATTTTATATTATTGTTTTCTAAATCTACTTTTAATAATGTTTGGATATTATTGTATTTTTTTATTTTGTTCTTGTCAAATTGTATATAAGATTCATATGTCCAATCAATTCCAACATTGTTTATTTTACGTTGGATATTGTCTGATGATAAAAATATCCGATTATTATAAAAACGATCTTCTTGACTTGTTAAAGTCTTATCTTCAAATATTTTTTCATGTTTATTAAAATCAACAAACTTTAAGTCTTTTGTCCTGGAAACGAATTGATTTGTTATATTAAATCTATTCTGTCCTGTAATTTCTTTGATAGAAATAAATTTATCTGCTTCTAGTCCGAAAGAATTAAAAACTGATCTAATACTCCTAGAAGTCCCTTTAGACATTAAATAATCTTTGGAATTTAAAATAAATCTTTTCCATAGAATATTTTGAATCTGTCTAATACTAGTGTCTGATAATATTTCTTCGTGAGTTAAATTTTTATTGTTTAACTTTTCTTCAATAGGAAAGTGGTACATCTCTCTAAATTTAAATCCCATTTGATTTAAAGTTAAAGGTAATATAATACCATCAATTTTTTTATTCGTATTAACAGAATCATAGCTAAAATCTAACATTTCAGTAAAGCTGTCAATATACATCTTAATTTGATCAAAAAATCTTGCCCATATTGATATTAACTTAATAATTTCTTGATTTATAGATTTTTCTGTTCCGAAAACATTTTCTGATTTTTTAGTTTTAGTACTAACATATATTTCTTCTATATTATCATAATCTGAGCCTTCAAGAAATATATTTTTAGGAAAAAGTTTCCAGAAAGAATTTGGATTTTCTAAATCATATTCGCTAGCAAGATTTAGCAAATTATTTTTTTGTGTTTGAGACATCGAAGAAAATAAAACAGGATTTAGATTAATATTTTCATATTTTAAAGGAGTGTCATTGTTGTTATAGTTTCTAGTAAAAGAAGTAAAATCTTCTAAAGTAAAAATTCTATTGTTTTCAACGTCTAAAACTTCATGAATTAACCCGTGAAGTTTATTACCTGAATAATCAATTATCAGATTATTATTTGGATAATTTCCACCGGGTTCATTAAATTTATAATATAATACTAAATCAGAAGTTGAATAAGAGTTTTCATCTTTAAATTTTAAAATATCATTATATTCTCTTTTATCACCTATAAAAATTTTTAAATCATCTAAAAATCCATAAAATCCTGTCTCGAAATTTTTTTGTTCATTATTAACGGTTACAGAAATATCTTTAGAAGATCCAATATACAAGCCAGATGTCTTAAAATTTTCATTATTAAAATCAAGACTAAAATTTCTTATATCACCATTAATATCTTCATTATTAATATAAGAAATCTTTCTCCCATTCAGATAAAAATTATATACTTTTTCTATATCATTATCTACTAATAGATTATTAGTTATTTCAAAAAATACATGTTGAAATGTATCTTCTTCGATTTCGTATGACATTTTAAAAAAACTATTATTTTCTTCAAAATAAAAATGTAATTTACATGGATTCCTTGTTAATGTAATAAAAAATCCATATGAATCACTGTGTTTTTGAAGAATACATTCTTCATTAGAGATGGTTAAACTGCTAGAATCTTTAGGTTTAATCCAAAAATCAAAAGAAATAGATTTACCATTAGGATTAAAATTATCTAATATTTTATTTCCTGTATAATCTTTAAGGATACTTCCACGTGCATCTTTTATTACAACAGCTGTGTTTCCATTAAATTCTAAATAATTTAAAGATTTTTCTACTTTGTTGTCAAGAATATATTTTGTAAATCCATCTAGTTTTTTTAGATATTGATCAATTTTATATTTTGAACTATCATATGGAAATTCGTTTATAGATTTATCAAATGCATAGTTGACTTTTTCTACAGCTGAGTCAAAAAAGACATGATTAGAAAAGTCTTCATAATCAATACTTTCAATCTGTTGAGTACTTATAAAACCATCGTATCCATCAATTCTTTCAAAAAAGTCTGTTTCATTACTTAAATACAAATCTAAGAATGATTTAAAGTCTGAGTTTTCAAGAGACTTTTTAGAAGTCACATACTTGTTGTGAGATTTTCTTTTGTTTGTATTTTGTATAGTATTAGCAAAATCTTTTTTAAGAGAAACTATGTTTGACATTATATAAACCTTAGAATCGTATTGTCATTTAAAACTTTTTTATATAATCCTGTTAAAGGATCTACAAATTTAAAAATAAAATTAACTCTCTTGTTTTTAAAATTCTCTGAAGAGAATAAATTCATATTATAATGTCGTCCATTAAAGTTTAATTGTGTAAAGTAACCATCTTCTTTAATAAGAGTTACTCCAGAATCAACATCGTACATTTCATATGTAATATCGCCAAGATCTTCTGAATAAAGCTTGGTAGGAACATTTACTGACTTGTATTGTTTGTTTATGTCAATAAAACTTATTTTTAAGTTTGTAAAAGTATTATTTGCTTTTAAATCCTTTTGAAGTAAATCTATTGATACTCTAATATTTCTGTCTCCAAAAGATATTTCTTCTTCACTAGATTCAGGAAGATAAAACTTTTCTTTGTCTTTTTTAATTACAGATTGATTTCCGTCACCGTCTTCATAAAAATATTCTAGTTCTATATTTGCATAACCGTAATTAGAAATTTGTGAATTAAAAATAGAATCATTACTCAATTGACTAATACTAGTATCAGACAAAATAAACTTTCTAATACCAATAATTTCTTCGCCTTTATAATTGTATATTGTACTTCCTGTAATTTCTATGTCTGAAAGGATGTTTGTATCATCGTCACCAATAAAATTAAATCTTAGTTTAACATCGCTGTTTTCAATAAAATTAGAAGTTTTATTTCCTTTAATGTTCAAGCAGAAAAAAGTTTCTTCATTATCAAAATATCTTTTTTTACCTGTTAAAATATTTTCAATTTCTCTATCATCTATCTTTAATATTAGTTGTGGAACAAACTGTTTATTTTTTAGATTTCTGCTTCCAAACCTTTTAACAAAGTATGTGTTGCTATCAAAGAGATATTCTAAGGGAAAGTGTATTACAAAGTTATTTTTATCGAAACTAGCTGTTTCTTTAAAAAACTCATGAATGTAGTTAGTAATATCAAAGTTTAAATCTTCTTTTCCTGTGTCTATATCATTATTAGAAAACTGAGAATTGACATTTTCAAACAAATCGCTTCCAGAAACTATTCCGGGATTATTCCAAGAAATATTATTTGTACTATCAAGAACACTAAAGTTTGCATCGTCTATATCTGAAAAGTGGACGACATCTTTACCAAGGCCTTCTTTAAAATCATTGTTTAAAACACTTAACCCTAAAGAAAAGTTTTTAGGTCTTGTTGAAGATTGGCCAACATCTATTAGTTTAATAAAAGCAGAAAATTTTGTAGTATTACTAAATACTGAATTTGCTATTTTTGTAATATCAGGTAAATGTGTATTTTTTAATTCATTTAAATCAAAGCTTAATAATCCTGCAGAATGTTCAAATCTTATAAAATTGTATTTTCCTAGATTAACCCCAGAAACTGTTATTTCTGTGTCTCCAGATTCACCAGATTTGTCTTGTTTTAAAAGAATTGAATTATCATATAGTTTACTGGAAGTTATTCCAAAGTTATTAACTGCATTGATTACGTTGATTGTATTTGTAACTGTATCATCAATCGTTAATCCTATATTTATTAATATATTATCTCCTACAACTAATGCATCATTATCAAATTCAAAAGTCTTAGATGTTCCAGAAGAATCGATTAGACTAAAAGTATCTCCGTCATTAGGTTGTAATGAAGATTTAAATTCCAAAAGACCTCTTGCGTTTGTCTTTTTATTTTCTCCTGATATTTTAAATAGATCTATAGTTGAACTTTGACCAACATTTGAATAAAGTCCATCATTACTATAAGTCTTAATATCAGTAACGTAAGTATCTTTAACTGGATTTTGTATAATTATCATTTAACCACTCACAATCTCAATGTCACTCGCGTATTTTAATTGAAATATTCCGCCTTTAGGTGGAGTTATAATACCTTCATCATATCGGTCAAATACAGAGAATGAGTTATTATTATAGAACCTATTAGTATTATTCAAATTAATTCTACTAAGATTTTCATTTGTTATTGATCTAACAATTGTTTTAAAGTTAGAAGAAATTGTTAAAACTCCCGGTGTGTCTAATGCAATTTTAACAATTTTATTTACGTTTATTGGCTCACCAATTTGAAGTTTTTCGAATCTCATTAATGTAAATATTTTTGTCTGAACTTCAGAAACGACATCTTTTTGATCGTAATTAGACGATATTTTAATTTTTAAGTAAACAGAAATATTAAATACATCTGCATCAATAATATTATATGTGTCACCAATTAACCTATATTCATTTAAAAACTTTGATAAATTATATTTTAAAGCATCGTTTGCTTTTACATAATAGCCTTCGTCATTACTACAAACAATATATAAATCTTTTGCAGATTTTGAATAAGGATTATCTAAAATTGCTACTTTTTTTACTCTTCCAAAGTCTGAAGGCATGCTGTATATTCTTGCTAACAAATCTTCGTGTGTAACAATTCGTGATTGGGATTTCATTGAAGAGCTAATATGGTCTTTTAAGTCTTCAAGAGATAAAGCATTTGTTCCACCTACAGCTTCTCTTTCATTTTCAACAGAAACAGAGTTTATAATAAAGTCTGTGTTGAATCCTTCTTGTTCAAGATTCGGGAAGTTATAGATTAGATTATCAATTGAATTAATACTTCTAGCTTGAACGTTATGATCTTCTCCACCCCCAAATTTATATTTTACATTTAAAACCTTACCAGCAGGTGAAACACCTAAGCTGCTACTTCCTAAAAGTTTTTTAGGGTCCAAAGAAAAGTTATTTATATAATCTCGGGAAAGTAATGGTAGAGAAAGTTCCTCTGGGTTTGTTAAAATTCCGTCTTCAATAATCTTGTTTGATCCACTATTACCAAATCTTAATGAAGTCAAGCCATTTTCGAAGTCTCTTTCAATAGTATACTTGAAAGATGCAGGAACAATATTAATAAAACTTGAATCTCCTATTTGCGTTTTTTCGTATATAGTATCTTGTGACAAGAATTCAACTTCTTTGTATTCATTCAAATCCGAGGAATTGTCTACTACTTTTAGAATTTTTGTAACATTATCGTTGTTTAATGTAAAAGTTAAAAATTCTCCTTCGCTATTTTCATTAAAAGCAAAAGATTCATTTGTTATCTGTCCTGACGTGCATATTCCACTTTTTCTAAGCAAAAGATATCTATTTCCTCCAGAATCAACGTCTCTTAAAATCTCTGGATTTTTTGAAAAATCAACGTCTTCTTCTAAAATAAAAGTTATGTCTCCAATAGAACTTAATTGTGTTTCTCTTTTGAAGACAGGGCAATAACTAATATCAGGATCATCAGTATTATTAACAGCAGGTACTAAAACATAGAAATATACTTCAACACTAGATGGTGAAGCGAGACCTGATGTAACATTAGCTTTTCTTAAATGATTTAGAATACTATATTCTGAAGATGCTGTTTCATAATCTAATTCATTAATTTGTTGATCAATATAATATGTTAAAGATTCACCAACAATTGCAGCAAAATCTAATAACATTCCTCCGAGAGAAGCCTCAGAAAAATCAGAGATCTTGTCAGGAAAGTTGCTCTTAGCATAATCTAAAAGCTCACTTTTAAACTCTTCTTTATTTTTGTTAATTAATCTTTTTCTATTAAAGTAATTTTTTTCTTTATTTAAGATACTTACGTTTGCCAATTTATTACCTCGACGTTAATAATTTAATTATTAATACATTTTTTTCTTCAATAGAATCAATAGTATAATTAATTTTTATTTCATAGTATTTTGGATTGTCGAATGATTCCGGAATTTCAACTGAAGTATAATTTACTAGATTAACAAAAGGCATATATGTACTGACAGAATTTTGTATTTCTGACATTGCAATACTCTCAATGTTTTCTAGATCTGTTCTATTATATATGTCAATTAAATTTGTCCCAAAGTTAGGAGAACAGAGATATTCTCCTTTTCTTGTCAAAATTAAATTTTTTAAATTATTTTTAACTTGATCTTCAATTGTATATGTCATCTCAAAAAGAGATTCATTACTTAATTTTTTAGGTGTTAAAGGTAATTTAATTCCTAAAGGTTGTTTGTTAGACTCAAGTATTTTATTTTTATACTTTTCTTTTTTAACAAAATCTTTTCTAAGTTTTCCTGTATTTTTAAATTTTATCTTTGACATTTAAAAACCTAAACTGAATTATCAAAATATAATTATATGTTTTTAAAATAAGTCATGATGTTTTAGTAAACTTACTAAGTATTTTATTAAGATTATTTTCAATATTATTTAGTCTGTTTATAAGGTCTTCTTCGTTACTAGCCTTAAAATTATCAATTTGAGTCTGATATGCATCAATTTTAATATTAGACATTTTAGATATAGATGTCGTATAAGTTTGGATTAAACTTGCAGATTGAGCTGAAATTGGAGTACCTGATAAACTTGATCCAAATGTGTTAATCCCGTTTAATAAATTATCTAATGTGTCTTTAGTAAATTTATCGATCTCTTTTGATTGCTTAAACAAGTCTTTTATTAAGATTAAACTTTCTTTTTGGATATTTAATATTTCTTTTAAAAATGCCTCTAATTGTTCACCTAAGACTAAACTTTGCATTTCTGATGAATATCCTAAATATAATGAAGCATTTACTCCATGACTATTTAAACTAGATCTAGAATAATCTCCAATAACAATTTTATCTGCGTTTATATGAATATTTCCACCTTCAGATAAAGATAAATAACTCGGGTTTTCTCCATTTGGGTTTATAAGAGTAACACTACCAGATGAATTTCTATGTGAACTTATTGTTATATTATCTGAAATTGCACTTATACTTGAAAGTAATTCATTATTATGAGAGTTATTTGATGTATAATCTGGGATAAGAGTTATATAATTTTTATTTTTATTTTCGTTGATTGAAAAAGAATTTAATATTTGAGGTATATTAAACGATATATTCTTTTTAAGACTTACACTCTCTTCGCTTAAATCTGATATTACTAAAGACGATTTATTTTCTTTGATATCGTTAATTTTTTTACTACTAAGTTTTTCTCTGATATCGCTCGATAAATTCTCATTGTTTATAAATTGATTTTTTGATTTAACTGTTTCGAAAAATAAACCATTGTTAATTTCTGGATTACATTCTTTATATAAACTTATAATTGAACCATCTTCATCTATAGAGTTATCTTTATTTATTAATTTTACTTTTCTTGAAGACTCAAAACTATTTTCTTTGTATTTTTCTTTAACACCTGATATTATTTGTATCTTTCCAGATTTGCTTTCGGTAAAATCAGTATTAGAATTTATATCTTTTTTGTTTTTTATAGTATTAGAGCTCAAACTTAATAAAGTATTATATGTTCCTTGGAAAACAACATCTTCAGTATTTACCGAAAGATTACTTGATGGCTTGAGTTTTAGATTTTCAAGCTCTTTTTTATAGTACTGATTTGTCAATATTTCTTTAGATGTATCCGTAACAGGAAGAATATCTAACGAATATATTGCATCTTCTGTGTTACCAAAATATTCATTTTCTAACTCTATTACCTCTAAAATTCCTACATCGCTGTTTTCATAGTCTTCGATATCATCTTCTTCACCTCTAAAAAATACTTTTTCTCTATCTGAAAAGCAATATGAAGTATCTTCAGTATTTAAAAAGCTGTGAACTCTTCCTAAATAATACCCATCGATGTTATAAGATTTTTCTATCGTGTTGTTTTGAGAATCAGAATTATATCTATAAAACCAGACTGTTTCTCCTACTTTTACTGGAAAGTTAACATGTGAAGATAAAAAAGGAATTGCAATATTAGTATATTTTCCTGAGATATTTTTTCCGGCTTTGAAGTTTTCATTTATACAAAAAACAGTCTTTTCTGGTAAAGAAGATATAAAATTTGTAAAAACTTTGTTGTTTAAATCTGACTTTTGGAAAAAGTAATTATATATGTTTTTTTCAATTAGGTCTTTTATAATACTTTTAGGATCATTAGAATTGTCTTTGATAATATATACAACTTTAGATTGAACAAACATATTAAACCTTTTATTAATTATTTATTTTATCAAATATATCATCAACAGAAATTTCAGCTGATTTTTCTTCTTCTTTTGAAATCAATTCAGCTAATTTTAATATTTGATCATTTGATTTACTCATTCTTTCAATATACTTCGATAAAATTGAACCAATATTCATATGCTCGTTAGTCCCACCAGACATTGAAATATATGCATCATTAAATAATAACTTTGCTTTTTCTCTATCTTCGACAGAGTTTTCATATATTTCTTTCCAAAGCATTTTTTTCTTGTCTTCAAGTGTATCAAGATTTTCTAAAATATCAGAGAAGTTTTTAATTTTTTCTTCTTTTGATTCCATTTTGTCCATTTTGTTTGATATCGATTCAACTTGTTCTGGTTTCATGTTATTCCTTTAAAATATGTCAAACATCTTATCTGGTCCAGCTACTTTTTTATAGTGCTTTCTTATTGAAGATAAAGAAGAACTTAGTTCTGAACTATTTAGGCCAGAAATTTCTCTCAAATATACGAAAATAGCTCTTTTATTTAAATAGTCTAAATTATCTACATTAGTAAATATCTGTTGTATAGCTTTAATACACCTTATATCTTTTTCATCTTTTAGTTGATCTTCGATATAAAGAAGCATTTCATCTATTACACTCGGTATATTTTCTTTTCTTTCTTTTTCATCGGGCGATAATTCTATACTAGTCTCTGAAAGATATTTCTTGTCTGAAAATGATAAGTTTTCTGGAGCATTTAATGATACACTTCTATTCGCGTTTTTTGCTAATCGTCTAGAATTAATCGTTAACCAGTTTTTTGCGACAACATTAAAATAAGAAAAAGCTTTCGTACCATTTTCAGGATTCCACTTGTTAATTGTTTCAAATAAAAAGGTAGAACAATCGTTTTTTAAATGGCCAATATCTTCTATAGAAGCTTTAAATTTATAAACAGACACTAAACTGTGAACTAATTCATTAAAAGCTGGCATTATATGATGTTCATATATTTTATCTTTTTCTTTTTTAGAATCAGTCTTTTGATAGAGAACTATTTTTTCTTGTGTCTCCATCGTGAAATATTGTTTTCTTTTTCTTTTTTTGGCCAATTTACTATTCCTTTAAATATTTTCTTCTTCTTTTTCTTCTTCATCAATAAATTTATTATTACTTAAATTAGAAGAAATTTCTAAGACTATATCTTTTACTTCTTTAATTTCTCCTAGAAGTCTTCTAATTTCTGGACTATCAAAAAATAAAGGAATCTCTAAGATTTCACTTATTCTATTGTACTTGTCATCTATTTTATCTAAAGAATCTTCAATTACATCTTGCATCCTGATTATGACTAATGCAAATTTAATACAGAAAAAAGCAAAAAATAAAAGTAAAAAAGATAGTATTGAAATTATTGTTATCATTTTTAAGTTCTCAAAATCTATTATATATTTCTTATTTTATTAAACTTAAAACTTTGTTTAATAAAAATCTTTAGACGAAAAATTATTTACAATGAATAGTATTTTTAAAATCACAAAACATACAAGAATTTTTATTTTTCAGGAAAAGATTTTTTTCAACAGTTTTAATCATACTTCTAACTAGTTTTTGAGATTTTTCTAAGTTTTTTGGCCCGCTAGAAACTTTAATCAATTGACATGATTTTCCAACTGTTTTTACCTTTTTTAATAAAATAAATCCACATTGAATATCTTTCATTTGAATTTCATTTTTAGTTCCCCAAAAATGCTTATAAAGAATAACTTGTGCTTGCGTGTTAAAGTCTCTTTGTTTTTCCAAAGACCATCCTCTACCATTTGATGTTTTCCAATCTAATACCCAATATTTATATTTTCCTTTATACGGAACCTTAATGATACAGTCAATATATCCTTTAAATTTCGTATCAATAGACTCTATACTTTCATATAACGCCTCTTCGGCAGATTGATATTCCCAATCTGGGAAAGTTTCATCTAAGAAATCAGGAACAGATCTTATACTAGTCTCTGCCCATTGTAACCAGTCTTTTAATTTATTATGTTTATATTTCCATCCCTGCAATTCAGCTCTTTGAGTTTGTAATTGAATAAAATCTTCTGCGTCAAATCCATGTTCATCCCAAGCTAATTTAATCTTATTTTGAGCTTCTTCGATTTTAAGTTCTTTTGTTTTAAGATAATGTTCGCATGCATCATGAATTATTGTTCCATAATGTAAATGTGGGCTTTCTTCAAAAGTTGTTAATTTATCAATATATAATAATTTATGTCTCCAAGAACATTCTTTCCATTGTTTAACTTCAGAATAAGATACATGTTCCTTCATTATAGTCATAACAGACCTCTCTTTCGTTTATATTATATAAAATTTTATTTACATTTATAAATCATTTTAAACTGAATATTTAGATTAGCGATTTATTATTTTTTAGAAAGGCATAATTCTATGGCAAACTACACACTCGGAAACGGTGACGGAATCCAGATTTGGAATCAAAGTAGTGCATCTACTAAGATTGCTCAAGGAAGTGATTCTGTTGAAATTAACGATATTGTAATTTCAGGTAATTCACCAAAACTTACAGTTCCTGTCGGGAGTCTATATTTAGGTGCAACGCAGATTACTGTTGAGGCGACAGAACTTAATACACTTGATGGTTTAACAGCTTCTACTACAGAACTTAATTACTTAGATATTACTACTTTAGGTACAGCGCAAGCATCAAAAGCAATTACTGTTGATGGTTCATCACAAGTAGATGCTAGTGCAATCACATTTACAGATTTAGGTACAGTTACTACTGTTGATATTAATGGTGGTACTCTTGACGGAGTAACTATTGGAGGAGCTTCTGCAGGTGCAGGTACATTTACATCTTTAGATTGTAATGACGGAGCATTTGCGATTGCAAATCTAGACATTGATGGCGGGACTGATATTGGTGCTGCTTTAGTCGATAGTGACTTATTTATTGTTGACGATGGAGCAGGTGGAACAAATAGAAAATCTGAATTATCACGTCTTAAAACTTATTTAGAGACATCATCACTTTCATTTTCTGGAGCAAATACATTTGAAAACGCTACAGGACAAACTTTCCAAGGTGATGAAGGAAACGCAGCTTCAATTTATCTTAAGGCAGATCAAGGTGATGATGCAGGTGACTCTTGGGAAATCTCTGTTGCTGATGGTGGCGTATTAACATTCGGAAATGACTCAGCAGTTCAAGGAACTTATGCAGCTCACGTTACTCTTACACCAAATGCAGTCGCTGGTTCATCTTCAGCATTATTTGCTGGAAATCTTACAGTTAATGGTGACCTTACTGTTAATGGTGATACAACTACACTTAGTACTTCTACTTTAACTGTCGAAGACATCAATATCGTAGTTGCAAATGGAGCAGCAGACGCAGCAGCAGCTGATGGTGCTGGTTTAACTATTGACGGTGCAGATGCTACTTTAACTTGGGTTAATGCTAGTTCTCATCTCGCTTTTAATAAAGATGTTAACTTCATTACAGACGGTATCAAGATTAATGGAACAGCAGTTACTGCTACTGCAGCAGAACTTAATACATTAGATGGAATCACAGCTAATGTTGGTGAACTTAATGTTCTTGACGGAATTACAGCTTCAACTTCAGAACTTAATCTTCTCGATGCAACAGCAGGATCAACATTAGCTTTAGCAGCTGGTGACGGTCTTATTATCAATGATGCATCTGATGGTAATGCAACAAAGAAAGTGCTTGTTAGCGATCTTACAAGTTTCTTTGCTACAAGTGGTTCTACAACAGCTGATAATATTACATCAGGATCAAGTGCAGTAGAAATTACTACGACTTCTGGTGACGTTGTAGTAGATGCCCCTACAGGACAAAGCGTTAATCTTCAAGTTAATGGCTCTGACGTTATTGAAGTTGCTGGTGGACGCGTTGACGTTTCACAACCTCTTATTCTTACAAATGCAGGTCTTAGCTTACAACCAGCTGCAACACACCCAGCATTCTCTGTTGGACACGTTCTTGCTTTTGAAAGTAATGCTGCAAATGGTGGTTTAGAACTTGCAGATTGTGACGATACAGCAACTAGTTATCTAAATGCTCCTTTAGGTATTGCTTTAGAAACTTCTGCAGAAAACAGCACAAGTGCTATTATGGTTCATACTCTTCATGGTGCACGTGTTAATGTACAAATTTCTTCAAGTACAACAGCACAAGGACAATGGATTTACCTAAGCGACACACCCGGTGTTGCTACAACAACAGCACCGACAAGCGGTATGGTTTGGAGACTAGGTCTTTGTGTAGAACATAATGGAACTGCTGTAACTGATACTGATATTATTTGGATGCCACAATTCTTAGTAGATCTAGGATAAAATAGGTATAATTAATATCTCCAGTAATATATTTATTAACATCAATCCTAATTAAAATAATATATTACTGGAGATTTAAATGTCAAGTAAAGAAAAAATTCTAAGAATAGGTTTAGGCGAAGCAATTTCAAGATTAATGAAACTTGAAAGTATGAGATCAAATAGACTTCACCCAATGCCAAGTCAAGCAATTGCTGAAAGAGAAATGCTTTATTTAGCTCTAAATGAGATTAAAATTGATCTTGGTTTCGATTGTGATGATGATGGTCTTCCTGATTCTGTTGAAATTTTTGAACAAAGTGCTCGATCTTCTTGTTGCCGACTAGTTCAGTCTGAAGATAGTGGTCCGAAAAAGTCTAGAATTAATAGAGCAAAAGTTCAAAGAGGACAAGTTACAAAACAAGAAAAACCTAAAGAAGAAATCAAAAAGGCAAGAAAATCTCGCTCTAGAAAGAAATAAATATAATACTTGAAAGGAGTCACAGATTTGTCTCTGTTTGAACTTTTATTTTGCTATGGATTAACATTTGGAATGATGAATAAAACATCATGGATTCAAAACAGAATTCAAATTTTAGATGATATGTTAGCTTGCTCATATTGCACTGGGTTTCATGCAGGCTGGATTAGTCTTTTGCTTTTACATCCTACATTATTTAAAGACCCACAAACTATTTTGTTTTGGGCCTTTGTTTCTTCGTCATTTAGTTATATTATAGACACTTTTGTTGCCTATTTAGAAGATAATTAAATGATAAACCAGTTTGATCCATCACAAATAGCAGTAATGCTTGAATATTGACTTGATAGGGCGAATGTTGCAGCACCATCAATAGTTTCTGAACCACTTGGATCAACAGTAATTGTATTTGCTGACAGGTTCTTTATTTGATATTTGTAACCGCTTCCTGCTGTTGCAGCTGCTGGTAAATTAACTGTAATATCAACTGAAGGTGTCAACAAGAATACTTCTTCGATTCCTGATGTTGTTGAAATAGTGTATGTTGAGCTTGGTGATGCTGAAGTAATTGTCGGAACTGATCCTCCACCACCTCCACCTGCAGCAGCTGCCCAATGTAAACCATTTGCAGTTGTATATGTTAACACATCATTGTCAGCAGGAGATTCTACAGAAACATCAAGTGCATTTAATTCTGTTGCAGATGAAGTAACAATATCTCCATCTAAGAAAAGTCCTGAATCGACACCATTATGAGCAAGAATATTAACTTTCGATTTAAATGAGTCTCCAGAGATACCATCAATTTGAAGACCCGCGTTAAATCCTGGTATTGCATAAAGATGAAGACGACCAACATCTAAATTGCTTCCTGCAGCTGGGTCTAAAATTCTACAATTGATATTGGCATATATATTGTTTGCACCTGATGCGCCGGTAACATTTCCTTTGAAAGTAACACTACCAATAATATCATTTGCTGCAGGACTTGCCGAGTCAGCTTTAAAAGTAATATTTGCAGAAGATGAACCAGTATAATCACTAAGTAATGTAAAACTTGGATCATTGATACTAGCACCACTCATCTTTAAAATCAAGCCATCATCAGCGTCATGTTCAAGTCTAATTTCTTGATCATTACCAAAATATAAAATTGAACCATCACCAAGGTATAGGTCTGACCAAGTATTAGATGCACTCCCTAAAGTTCTTCCGTTATTTGTTCCAGGGTACAAGTTTCCTGAAATTTCTGTGTTAGTTCCTCCTAAAATATTTGTACCTGTTTGGCCAACACAAGTTGTAATAGGCGCGTAAAATTCTGCACGACCGTTTTGATTTCTATTAAAATTTAAAACGTCGATTGGTGAAGACCCTGTATTTGTGTGTTTAAGAGTAAATGCTCCTGAACCTGAATTGTTTATTATAAGGCTTCCAGAAGATGTTTCAATATTAACATTTGTACTTGCTGTTGTAATATCACTAGCAGCAACACTACCGCCTCCTGCGACTGTAAACGTACCTGTGTCTGTTGCAGAAGCATCTCCACTTACAGATGAGAAAATATATTTCTTAAGTCTTGTAAGAGCAGACTTTCTGTTTGTTCCTGCTGCACCATCATCAACAATAAATAAATCACTGTCAACAAGATCAGCACCAATATCTGTACCACCATCTAAATCAAGTGATGTTAAAGAAACTTTATTTGCATCTGAGATTGTGTTTAACTTTGCATTTTCAATCGAACCTGCTAACATTGCATTAGTAATGCCGCTTGCAGAAACGTCGAGTGTATTTCCTGTTTTAGTTAATCCATCTCCTGCGATAATTTCTCCTGCTCCACTAAATTGTGAGAAATCAAGAGAATCAGTCCCTACAACATCGCTTCCTGTGTTTGACGTACAAACAAATCCTTTATCTGCATTAACTGTTCCTTCTTCAACAAAGACGAAAATACCAGCAGCTGCATCTGAAGCTGATAGGTCATCTGCTCTTGTCGGTGCGCCAGAAGCTGCAACAATATAGATACCATTTTCAGAAGCTGTAGACTGATCTTTAACAAGTATTCTGTCACCAGTTGCCAGTGTAACTGAGGTGTCTAATGTGTCACCATTTTCTAGATCTGTAGCTAGTGTAACTGGACCAGTTGTAGCTGCTCTTACAGAAGATTTTACGTCTAATCCTTGTAATACAGAATCAACATAAGCTTTAGTTGCAGCATCACTTGAAGCTGAAGGCGCGCCAACATTAACAATTCTTTGTGAACTTAAAGAAAGTTGTCCTGTAAGAGTAGCATTAGCAAGTGATGAAGACCCTGCAACAGTAAGTCCTTGTTCAATTGTCAAAGGTGCATCTTTTACTTTAAGAACATTACTCTCTTCAGTGATAGATGATGTTCCATAAACTGATTTTGTTTGGTGAACTTCGTTCCATAATTTTGAGCTGCTTCCTAGCGTGCCAACATTATTGACTTTAGGTACTAAATTAGCCATTATCTTTCCTTTTCGATTTATTTATAAATATAAAGTAATTTTTCTTAATTAAGTTTTTGGCGTAATATCGCCATTTTCGTCTAATTCAAAGTTATCATCTGTATTTTGAAGTATATCATCAGGTAAATTTACTGTAAGCGTTCCTGAATTGTTTGTTTCATCGATATCAACAAGAAACAAGCCAGTACCGTTTGTTAAGTCGTCTTGAATAGTATAATCAGATCCGTTAGCTATAAAAAGACTACCGTCTCCAACGACTTTTGTGCTTAAAGCAAATCCGTTATTGTTTTCATCGACGTTTATTTTTTTAATTCCGTAAGACATTTTTAATCCTTATAAAATATTAAATTATTTCCCAAGAGTCTACACCATCGCTAATCAAATCTAAACTTTGTCCTGGTGTTTGTGAATCTGTCATAACAAAAGAAGCTAATCCTTCAATATTATCGCCACTATAAGGTATGACGGTTAGAAGGTTTGTTCCAGCTTTGAATTTGATCCTTAGTTGCTGGCCAGCTACTGTACTACTTACTTGGGGTAATGTAATGTTAATAGCTGAATTTGTTGTATTTACGCTATAGTGGTAATTTATTTGTGCATTAAATGATGTTGTCTTTGCTGAATATGTATAATGCATATTCGTTAATTGTGAACCATCGACAGCAGGAAGTTTAGCATTAGCATCTAATTGTACAATATTATTAGCAGCAGTTCCTACGTCTAAGGCAGCAGCAGTTCCTAATGTTGGTAAGTCTGTCCAGCTTAAGACTCCGTTTCCATCTGTTCTAAGAACTTGATTTAAGTTTCCGCTAGATGTAGGAAGTGTCAGAGTATAATTTGCTGCAGCAGAGTGTGCTGGTCCTTGAATAGCTACCCAGTGTGTATTTTGTTCACACTTAAATCTAATTAGACCACTACCTCTTGTTGAGTTACCTTGAAGTGTAACATACCCTGCACCGTTTGGATCAAGGTTGATGTGATATCCTAAACTTGTTGTTCTAATATCATATCCCCCAAGATCTAGATGTCCTCCTAGTACAGGCGAAGAATCTTCTGATAGTGATTCAATGCCTCCTGTAGAATCAGACCATACAACATGTCCATTTGCATTATCCCAAGTTAAAACTTGTCCATCAGTAGGTGTATCATGACCAATCTGAGTAACTTGACCATCTTGATTTGCTTTTAAGAACGTGTTGTGTGTAAAGTTACCCCAGTTTGACCCTAGATATGCACCAAAAACTCCTTTTGTTGAATTAAATTCAATATCAAAGTCTGTATTAAGATCTGTATCAGCACCTTTAACTTTTTCAATATGGAAGAATGGATAAGGACCAGATAAGTCAATTCTTCTAGATGAATCTGTAAATATAAACTTTCTACTTGCAGATTGAAGTACTAAATTAGAGTCTGAATTGTTTCCATAAGAATCAGCGATCAGTGCTTGTTGTGTACCTAAAACAAGAGACTTAGCTTGCGCAGTAACTGCTGATTCACCTGTAATCAAGATTTCAGATCCAGGATAGCCTGTTCCTCCAGCTCCTTCTGATGTTAAAGTCGTAAGAGTTCTTAAATTCATTCCGTCTTTAAATCTAATTTGTCGAGTATAATCTCCATTACTTAAAGATGAACTTATGACAAGAGAATCTGCAACACCATTTAGATTAAAATCAATGTCTGCACTTGCAGAAGCGTTTGTTATTTCTATATTACCTGTACTACCAAGAGTCAATGTTCCGTTAGATGTTTCAAAAGCAATATTTCCACTGCCTTGAGTAATATCATCAGCAGAAGTTGATGTAGCTAATCCACTAACAAAATTAGCTTTGGTCATTTTCTTAAGATTGTTATTATCTTCAGAATCTGCTAATAAAATAATGTCATTGTCGTTAATTGCAAGTTTTTCAGTTTGACCTGTTAATGCTAAAGATTCTAAACTAAGTGTACCTGTACTTGTAATAGAAGCATCGCCAGAAACTTTTCCAAAGTTATAAGCAGCAATACTAGATGCTTCTACTTGATAGTTTATTCCTGAAGCTTCGTTATCTACTATAAATAGATCTGAGTCTGTAATAGAAGCTAAATTATTTCCTCCATCAATATCAATAGAACTTAAAGCGACTTTGTTAGCAACTGTGAGAGTATTAAGCTTAGAGTTAGCAATACTCCCTGCAAGCATTGCACTTGTAATTCCGCCGCTTTTAACTTTAATGTTGTCATTAACATCTATTTCGATAGAAGCGTTATCCACATTAGCATCAATAACATTGCCATTCTTTGTTAAGCCAGCACCAGCGTCAACTTGGCCAGCTGAAGAGAATTGATAAACTGAAACGTCATCTGTTCCAACTACAAATGTTGATGGATCTGAGACAACTTGAACCCATCCTGTACCTTCATTTGTCGTACCACTAGCAACAAATACGTATGCACCAGGAATTTCGTTAGATTCGTCACAATATCCACATCGTGTCAAAATCCAGTCAGTAGCAGCGTCACCTATTTGTGATACATAATATCGACCATTTTGAAATGCTGATGTTTGGTCTTTTAATAAGACGCCGTCATATTGTGCCCAAGTAGTTACACCATCAATGTCTAATGTAGCACTTGCTCCTAGATTAAGAGTTGCACCTACACCATCATCTGCAATTCCATTATCATATGTTCCTACTAAGTTTTGTGTTGTTGCAGCAAGAACTGAAGGTTTTGCAATGATTCCTTGTGCTACTTCGTCAACGTAAGCTTTATTAGCAGCATCACCATTTTCAGTTGGATTTGCAAGATTTGTAATCTTATTAGAGTTAAGATTTAAATCAACACTTTGTCCTGTTAAATCAACCGATGCTATTTCTGTATTGGAAGAGATCACCAGATTACCTGAGTTAACACTTATTTCAACGTTTGATGTATTGTTTGAATCTAACGTCCCCTTATCAACACGATCAATCTGGAGATATTTTGGAGCTGTGACTGCATATGGATTGACTCTTGTATTAATCTTAAGACTGTTCTTTGATGCCATTAAGATTTCGCCGTCTGTTTGTGTACCATCACCTGCTACTAAATGTAATCCGTGTGCAGATTGAGTCACAACATCCATTCCAATGTTACCACCAGTTATAAATCTTGTATTACGAGTTCCTGCGTGTGATGACTGATTATACGCGTCATTTGTAAAAATACCTGCATAACTCTGCACATTACCTTCAGGGTCAGCCTCACCTACATCGTTTGTATGCGCTGCACCTTTAACTCTTAATGCAGTTGCATTATCTTTTTGACCAATAATAACACCACTTGCTGTTAAGTCTTGACCTATTTGGACGTGTGACGAAGAGTTACCAATTAAAATATCACTACTACTACCTATTTCAGATGAAATCCTTAGTTCTCCTGAAGTGTTGTTTATTAAGGAGTTGGTTCCATCGTGAGTTATAACTAAATCACTATCAGAACCCCATTTTAATTGAAAAGTATCTGGAATAATTGACGAAGAATTTTGGTCAAATGTTAATACTTTTGAATTCTCTGCTTGTCCTAATACAGATAAATCATTATAATTCAACTCTAAAGAAGATGCAGTTATTCCTAATGACAAGATCGAATTATCAGGATTCTTGTTTATCCAAAATCCTTGTGTAGAGTCGTATATTAAAAAATGATTATCTTGAATATTATTTATATTGACATTGTTTAGATTATTAATATTACCGAGTGATAACAATTCTTCTACTTCGATTACTTCTGATGACAGTAGACTTGGATTGTCAATGTCACTATTAATAAAAATCGTATTCATTTAATTTACCTTTATATTTTAATATTTTTATCTTGTTATGCTATTTATCTTGACGAACCAATAAATTGCCAAACGTAAGCATCAACTTCATCGATTATGTCACCCGGTGCAGTAGTTGTCCAGTTATCATTACCATGAACTTTAGTTATGTTTCCAAAACTATTTCTTGTCAATTCGAAAGTCAGTAATAAAGAACTAGAAGCTCGTAGGGAAAGAGACGTGTTTTTATAAAAATTAAGTCTATCATATGATGCATAGGCACCGTGGCTCAACTTTCCAATAAACGTACATTGAGGAAATGAATTTTCTTTTGTTATAGCTCCCGGATTACCGTATTTATTGTCATCTGGATGCGGATAGACTCCAAAAGGAACCCAAATAGAGCCGTTAAAATTTGGCCCTCTGTCAACTTTTATAGTTATACGTGATCCAAATCCATAAGACGTTCTAACGCTTTCAGCAGATGGTAAATATATTTTTCTAGTTATATTATCTACATTATAAAAATTACCTAAAATAGCTAATCTATAAAAATCAAAACCGCTTTTAATTGACATATAATATTCCTCGATAGTCCTTGAAGAAGCTTCAAAAGAAACATTTGCGATTGAATTAGTATCTTCTAAATCTAGTTGGACTGTGAGATTATCGTCATTTATATTATAAGAGTTTAAATCACCTCCAGACAAGCTAGAGACGCTAAGAGATCCTACTGAAGCTGATATGTGTTGCTTTATAGCTTCTGCTGTTGCTAAATTTGAGTGTTTATCTGGTATATCATCTGATAAGTTATCTAAGACATTGACTTCACTAACATTTTGTGGGTTTGTTAAAGTTCCTACGTATCCTAGAACTTTATTAGGATTAACTTTTTCAAGTTTTGATTTTGTGACTGCATTCTCATTTATCTTGGATGTTATAATTGCATTGTCACTAATATTTACAGATTGAATTGTTCCTTTTATAAGGGATGTACCTGATGAGTCGAACTTTAATACTTTATTAGAATCTTCAGAAGAACCTGTTAACGCTGATGGGAGTGTTACATCTTCGACTTCATCAATATAATTTTCAATTAACCAACAATATTTGTTATTATATTCTTCTATAAAAGTAATTACTACTTTTTTAATTCCTTCTCCAGAAAATTTAATTGTTTTTTGATTCGTAAAACCAAATTCCAAGTAATTACTATTATTAGTTGCATCTGATCTTTGCCATATATCATTTTGAGAAGAATTAATAATTAATTTTTGTAAGGCAATATCTGTAAAGTAAAAAGTCTTTTTGTCGCCGTTTATAAATCCATTTTCATAAGCTTCCAGTGCAGATGGTATATTCACAGACCTTGTAGTAGTCGCTCCAGTATCTCCTAAAGTTACTGAGTTTTTTTGTCGCCAAAGTGAAATATTGCTAAACTCTATAGGAGCTTGTGTTCCAGTTAGTTCATAATAAGAGTTATCATGAAAATCTTTTTTATCTAAAATACTAGCAAACCACCTTGTCCCATCGTATAAAAATTCTTTCGGGGAATGAAAATCTGTTCCATTATAATAGATAACTAAATCATTTCCTAAATCTACTTTTACATTTAATTTTAAACTTGAAAATCTTCCTCTATTATTATGACTCTCTTCATAATAAGAATTCGGTGAATCGGGATAAGACATTGATATTTTTACAATGTCACCTTCTGATATGTCATTGAAACTTGTTAAGTTAAAAGTAAATAAAGATCCATCACTAACATTATCTTTAATATGATAGTGTTTGTTAGCTTTATATATATCACCTGGGTTAACAGTCGGAGTGATTAAACCAGCATTTGTAACAGGAATATATTCTAAATCATTAGGGATGTTTAAGCCTGACTTAAATTCAGAAATTGTAACTTTTTTATGTGTAGTAGATTCACTATCTTTTAAAACAATTAAGTCGTTATCTGTTACACTATCATTTATTGAAAGCGGATTAAAATTCTCAATATCAAAACTATTTGCTGATTTTATATCAGAAAATGCAACTTTTTTAAGTAATGTAGATGAATCATCATATACCAAGAAAGTATCGTCATCAGATAAAGGGCCATCACTGTTTGGATCGTTTGGATCTGAGTTGTAAAGAGTTTGTTCACTTATTGATTTTGAAGTTAACGAAGAAGATAATTTTTGTACGCCATTGTCATCAACTACGCTAAATCCAACTTGACCTATCGAATCAGTAATATCTGCTCTTATATAATTTTTTAATACAGATGCAGTGGATTTTGTTGTTAAACCATTTGGTGAATTAGCGCTAACATCTCTTACAATAAATAAATCATCATCAGCAATTGAATTTAAAACTGTATCGATATCATCCGGGTTAATTGCATTTTCGTTCACTGAAGAAGCTATAATATCTCCTGATATTTTACTAACAGGAATATCGGGAAGTCTAGCTACGTCAATTGTACCAGTAAGAAGAGTAGAATCTACATTTTTTATTTTTAGATAATTATTATCAGGATCAACTTCGATTGATGTACCATCTGTTTTAACATCAAATACATTACCTGTTTTTGATAAAGCAGCCCCAGCTTCGGTTTGGCCTGCCGCAGAGAATTTTGCAAATAAGATATCGTCATTTCCAACTGTATCAGCTGTTTCAGGCGAAGTACATATAAACCCAGATTGAGCATAAGTGTCACCTTCTTCGACAAATACAAACTTGGCTGAGACTTCATCGTTTAATTCAAAATCACTAGACCTTACAGCAGCACCTGATGCTTGAACTATATAAATACCATTATCGCGAGGGTCATTTTGATCTCTAACTAAAATTCTATCACCTGTTGAAACATTAACACCATCAATCAAATCATTATTTTCAAGTTGGTCTGCAAGATTTATATTTGTTGTAGTTGCAAGCCTTACAGGTTGTAATACCTCTCTAAGACCTTGTACAACAAGATCAACATATTGTTTGTTTGCAGCGTCAGCATCATTTTGCGGTTGCTCTACAAGCGTTAAAGAGTTTAAAGATGCATCACCATTTGATTGAATATAATTTGTTAAATCAGGTAAATCAGCTGCTGTGATAAAGTCTGTAATTTCATCGTCTGTAACATAGTTGTCTAAACTAGATGAAGTTAAGAATCCCTGGTCTGAAACCCAGCCTTGAGTTGCAAAATATGCTGTTCTAGTGTCAATCTCTGATTGTGTTGGATCGTTAAACTTATATGTAAAAGTGAGTGGAATATTGTTGTTTGTAAAGAAAGTATCGTCAACATTTTCTATTCTTAAACTTTTTCCTCCTTGTGTTTCAAGACTTAGTTTTGTGTCTCCATTTGTGTTAGATGTAACTACTAAAACATTACCACTGTCAGTACTTTGCAATTTTAATTTTGCATTGTCTGCTGCAGAGTCAGATTTTGCAATCATTCTTAATTCATCTGCTGATGTTTTAATAGAGTGAGTACCAACTGAAAGATCTCCTCCTAGAACTGGTGCAGGATCATCTTCGACTGCTTCTAATCCACCACTTCCTAGTTTAACCCATTTCATATTTGAAGTAGCAGTTCTAGAACTTCCATCTGTATGTGGAACTGTAAAGAATATCTTTTGAGTATTACTATCACCTTTTAATACAGCAACTCTTACTCCAGAAAAGTCACTCGTAGCAATTAAGTCATTTGCTCTAACTGCAGGACCTTCTGCTGCAGAAACGATGTAAATACCATTTTCAGAAGGTGTGGCCTGATCTTTGACTAGGACTCTGTCACCTGTTGTTAGAATCTGTCCATCAATCTCAATCCCGTTTACAAGTGCCGTTGTTAAATCAATCGGTTCTGTTGTTGCAAACTTAACATCTTCTAATGACGTAGTTACATTTTCATAGACCAAGCTCTCATTGACTAAAGTACCAATTTGTAAATTTTTAGATGCATTATCAATTCTTAAGTTTGAACTACCAAGATTTAAACCATCGTTAAGGAGATAAAGATCACGAATTGGTAAACTAGAAAGACCAAGATCAAAATCGCTTACTCTAGGAACAAAGTGACCTTGATCATTTATGTACCACTTTTCATCACCTGATATTGAAAAAGATATTTTGTTCTCTAATGGGTCTGATGTCTTAATCGCTTCAACACTTGTCTGAGCACCTTCTTCACCTTCGAAAATTTTATCGACCTGAGATGATCCTGCTGAAGAAGAACTTATTTTATAATGAATTCCTGATCCATCTTCAAAATTTTCTATGGTAATATTATCTCCAGAAACTAATAAAGGTGCACCAGATGTGTTATTCAGGGTATCAGTTTTCATTTCTTGGATTAATCCAAGAGTTGCATTAATTCCTGCCCATCTTCTTGTTGGAAGGCCTAATTTTCCTTCACTATCTTGTCTAGGTACTAAATTCTTAGTTGCCATATTCTACAATCTCCTAGATATTTCTTTTAATACTAATTATGTATTAATGTTTGTTTAACTTAGATAATATCAAATAAATTTTTTAACTGTTTAAATTGTATCCATTAGGTGCGAATGGATTATAAAAATAAAATCCTGTGCCGTCTCTTCCTGTAGTGCCTAAAGCTGCACTTTGAGACGATCCTGTAGGTCCGCTAAAGTCGATTCTAAATGCATCTCCTCCACCTCGGTCACCTACCATTGCTTTAATAGGATAATAAACACCAGCACTTAAGCTAATCGATCCATCACCATTGATTTCACCGTGTGCTCCTCCTGCATCACAAAGAGCATTATTTTTATTTAGGTCCCACTCTAGGCTTTTTGCATCATCACCAATCCATAAGTATCCAGCATCGTCACATCTAATTCTAAATTCCCAAGTCCCTGTAACATCTGGTTTAAAAAGGCCGCAAACTACGTGTGTATCTAAGTCTGCTATAACAGACGATCTGTTGATCTGAGTTAAAGCTCCTTCACCTGACCAAGAAGAGTCCAGGTTTCCTTCTAACCTGCTTGGATCATCATTTGTCCCGGGATGATCACCTGAAGTGTCTGCATTTATGTATGCATCAAACTTTCTAATATAAAGTCCACTTTTAAGTTGTTTTCTAAATATAAACATTAGTTCCTCGTAAAGAATAAGTTAGCTCTTAACCCTTGCGCATTTGCAGGTGTAGCTGTTATAGCTAAAGTTAATGCATCACCTGCGTCACAAGAAGAATTAGAAACAGTTGTTGTTGAGCCAGACGTTGTTGTTGTTCCTAAAGTTAAAGTAATCATAGACAAACTATCAGTTGTGTTTGTTAAAGTTACTGTTACATCACCAGAAGTTGTATGTTGGTCTAGATATAATTCTAATTTAGAAACTGTAAGACCAAACGGACAATTAAATCTGAATGCATTCGTATCTGTTTGTAGATCAACCCCTGGAATACTCAATTCTGCAACAATAACTTCTTCGGGTTTGTCCCAAGTTAAAGAAGAACCATTATACATTAAAAAGTCATTTGTTGAAGGAGCTTCGACAGAAGTATCTAATTTGTTTAGTTCATCTGCAGTAGATGTTACTAATGTACTTCCAAGAGTTAAGCCTTCGTCCACGCCGTTATGACGAGGTATAATCGTTATACAACCGTCAGCAGTTCCATCAATTCTAAACCCTTCGTATCCACCACCATTTCCTCCACCTTGAACGTATATATTGAGTCGGCCTTCTTCAGCACCAACTGTAGTGTCAATCATTTGAGTTCTAATCTTTGAAAACTCATGAATTCCGCCACCGGCATTTTCTCCATAAAACTCTATAGTCCCTGCATATCCTGCGCCAGTTGAATAATTTTGAATTCTTAAAGTAGGACCTAAAGAGTTTGTATCACCATTTTCAGTCGATATAGTAAATCTAGGCTCAAAAGTCCCTGAGGCAGAAGATGGCATCGACATAGTTAATCCTTCATCAGGACTATGTCTAAGATAAACGTCGCTGTCATTTCCAAATTTAATATAAGAACCGTCTCCTAAGTATAAATATTTCCACTCAGCATTGACAGCACCTAAATTATACGTATTAACTGCTGAAGGTAGTAGATGTCCTGTGATTCCAAACCCATTAGGATCTAAGTTGCCACCTAATTGAGGTGTTGTATCATCAACTAAGTCTGAGCTACCTGAAGAAGCTGTTGCAAAAGTTAGCTGGCCACTTCCATTTGTTTGTAAAACTTGTCCAGAAGTTCCATCGGACGTTGGAAATGAATATGCATTATTAAATGTAATAATACCAGTTTCATCAATTTTGAGTCTGTTAGAAGTTGTACCGCCTGTTCCTGTATTAAATTCTAACGTACCACCATAAGTTGAACCGCTTACTGTTGCACTTGATTTAATTACTGCACTTTCTAGAAAAGACGTTCCATTGTGGCCATACATTACAAATTTACCAAGCTCGTCTGCAGCAGAAACTGCAGTTGGTGTCGAAACTGTTCCCCTTGCTTTTTGTAATAAAACATCAGGACCATCTGCAGATGTATGATACTGGTCTATTCTCATTGAACCTTCATATTGTACGTCTCCCACTAAGTGTAATGTTCTTGCGGGAGAACTAGTTCCAATACCTATACGATCATTTGTTGTATCTATCGTTAATAAATCTGTAGACAATACACTAGAACCATCACTATTAGCAACCAATATAGCATTATTAGTTAAAGTAGAAGGCATTGAGTAACCATCACCAACCAAAAAAGTTCCTGATAAGTCTGGTAAAGTTAAAGTTCTGTTTGATGAAAGAGAGCTTTGGCCTTGAATTTGTATGTAGTTTGTTCCGTGTTTTTCGCCTGTTCCATCTTCATATATTCTTAAGGGATTATCATAATGAAAACCAACAGAGTTAACGTCAATCCACATACGTGCATTTTCTGGGTGTGCTCCAGTTCCACCAGATGCATCTGATGCACCTTTGTCTGGGAGTTCGAGATAAAAACCAACTCTTCTATTTGCAGCACCTGCTTGATCATCAATTGCCCCAAACCATTGTTCATACCATAATTGGCCTTGTCCGTATTGTCTTGTGTTAGAAGAGTACCAATTTGCAAACTTTACCTTTACAGTATCTTCATTGTAAGCAAAAAATTGCGACCCTGATCCTCCGAGAGATAGCCTATTAGATACTGTGATATTCTGTGATGTCAATAAACCATTACTATCAGCACCTCCAGTATTGTTCCAAGTTAGATTTGAACTTAAAGACACGCTAGAACTGTCACTATTAGATGTCAAGACAGCGTTATTAGTAAGTGTTGAAGGCAATTGATAGCTACTCTGTGTAGACTGATTCGATGCATTACCAATAAAGAATTTACCTTCATTTAAGTTAGGTGTAGCATTTGTTCTTCCCGCACCTCCAACCAAAACCTCACCATTATTCACATGAGCTTTTACAATTTTACCAATGTTTTGAATTAAGTTAGATCCTGTTGGTGCTGATGTTTGGAATCCTCCTGCAGTTGTAGAGCTTACATAAAGTGTGTCACCCTCACTATTCGCACCGTCTGTATCGATACCTTTAAATAAACCGCTGTAAACAACATATCCTTCAGCTTCAGCTGCAATATCGTTTTGAACAAAACCAAAAGCAGGCATTGTTGCAGAAGAATTTGACTGCGCTAAAGAAACTTCTGGTTTATTACCACTATGTCCTGATATGTAAACTAATTGTCCTTTAGTTAAAGCAGTTGTAGTAGAAGGGTTTTTTACCGGGAATGATAACGCTTTTGGCAAAGAGTCACCTTGTAAAAGAGCAATATCTCCATCTTCGTCAGGAAAGTTAATTGTTCTATCATCAGTAGGATCAGTAACTGTTAATTGTAATTCAAAATCGTTACTAGTTTCTCCTTCAAATGCTAGCCCACCTGAACCAATAACTATTCTATCAGTTGGTTTTAAGACCTTTTTTGATCCATTTTCATAATATACAAACTTATCAATATCTGCCATTTTAATTTATTCTTTCTATTTTCTATTCTGTTTGACAAGCGTTGACATACATGTCTTCATCGATAGGCATAACGTTGCCTTCACTGTCAAATTCAAAATATCTGTCTGATGCTGTTTCTCTTATCGTCATAGTATATTGTATGTGTTCTAAAGTTCCTTCGTCATTAAAAGTATTAAGGTCTAAAGCAAACAATCCTGTTGTTCCATCTAGTATGTTTGTTGGAATAAGATTATTTTCATCTAAAGGATCAATTTGCCACAAAGAATCTTCAGACCTATCGTTATAAAGATGTCCTCTTATGATAACATCTCCTCCAAATTCTACGACAGAATCTGGTAAGTTATTTTTCTTTCCACAGATTTTTCCGCTTACATAAAGATAAGTTGATTCGTCAACATTTTGAAGCATGCTTTCTGGAATAGATCCACGATCATCTAATGCTAATTCTGGAGTATTAGGATAGACAATTAATTTTGGCCCTGTTTCACCAGAACCAATTATCTTTGAGGTTTTAATTTGATTAGCTAAAAAGTCTCTTGCTGCCATAATATTTACCTTGATATAACTATATAATGAACATTTATTTCACTATTACTGGATTTGTTTATTTTAAAATTATTTGTAGAAGTTTCTGATATGAAAATGTTTTCGCATGAATCAGAAGTTATTTTTATTACTGGGATTTGATTATAATTACTAGTAAGATTTACTATTTTTTCACTTTCATTAGAAAGAATTGTAACTTTTCCAGTCTCAAATTCAACTGCCATAATTATTCTCCTTCATAAACATGGATATGAACTTTTCCCGTAAAGTTATTTGAACTTTCAACAGTAATACTAGAAGTAGTTAGAGAAGTAATAAACACGTTGACATTTTCATCTTCAGGTGTTAAAGCAATAACAGGAAGAGAATTATAATTTTCTGTAAAGAAATAATCCTCACTATAAGAGTTTACAAAGTCTATCGTAGCAACTTCAACTTTGATACCTCCTGCATCTATAACTTCTTGAGTTGTTAGATATTGTTTATAAATTGGCTTGACACGAATAAGCGGATAATTTTTTCTTAATCTATTTGCATCGAATAATTTAGACATTTTTATTCCTTAAAGTTTTGCTGCAACTATATTTGCAAGATCTGATCTATATCCCTTAGTGAAATTAATATGACCTGTTAAAGATTCTTCTTTTAATTTTTCAACTGTAAGAGTTAATCCATTCGATAATTTATTAATATAAGGTAAATCAACTTGTTCTATATCACCTAACAAAATTATTTTTGAATTTTTGCCTGTTCTAGTAATTACAGTTTTTAATTCATGGACAGTTGCATTTTGAGCTTCGTCAACAATCATTACAGAGTCATTAAAACTTCTTCCTCTGATATGTGATAAAGGTGCTACGTCAATCTGACCTTTTTCCATCATCATTTCGAAATAAGAAAGATCTCCAAATTGATTTCTAAAGTTATCTACAATTGGTGATAACCAAGGAGACATCTTTTCATTTAAGTCTCCGGGCAAGAAGCCAATATCTTTCCCTACTGTCTGAATAGGTCTTGTAAATATGATTCTTTTCTTTGAACCTTTTTCTATAAACTTTAATGCAGTCATTAAAGCTAAGTATGTCTTACCACTACCAGGAACGCCTGTTAGAGAAACTAAAGGTATATTTTCATCTAATAAAAGACTTAAAGCAAATATTTGTTCTTTATTTTTAGGTTCAATACCAGAATTTTTATATAACTCTTTTTTTCCGTCCAAAACAATCAAACGATCATCTTTTCTTATTAGAAGACATGATTGATTACTTCCGTTGTTAGATTTAAGAATTAAAAATTCATTTTCAGAAATGTCTATATTATAGTTTTCTTCAACAAGGTCTTCTTTTATCTTCAAATGATTACCAGAATAGGCTCTGTTTATAACATCTGGGTCAACTAATAGTTCAACATACCCTTGGAATAAATTGTCTTTCTGCACAAATTCGTAATCTGCATAATAATCATCTGCTTCTATTCCTACAGAATCACATTTTACTCTTAGATTAATGTCTTTAGTAATTAAAACAACTTTATTACTTAAATTTTTAAAATAGTTTGCATTAGAAATTATTTTATTATCATTTTGGTTTTGATCTAATCCTTGTAAACCTGACCAATCACATTCAGCATTTACTGTTATTGATATATCTTTATCTTCAACATATATTCCTGAATGTAGGCTTCCTAATTTTCTTAAATCGTCTAGATATCTATTAAAAAATCTAGCATGTTCTCCTAAAATACCCTCTCTTGTTTTAAATTTATCTAGTTCTTCTAAAACAACTAAAGGTATTACTATATCATTTCCTTTCATATTAAACAAAGAAAATTTGTCATAAAGTAAAACGCTAGTGTCAACAATAAAAGTTTTTCTAATATGTTTTTTACTCATTATCTAGTAAAATCTTTCTTTTAAATCTATAATAAAATAAATATCAAATTTATTAGAAAGGTTTATTAAATAATGAGTAATAATACAGATAGTTTAAATAATGTAACATGCTATAATGCACATAAACTAAAAAACAAAAGCTGTAAAAATAAAAAATGCAGATACTGGCATGATCTAAACGATGATGACAATAACTGCATTTTAAACAAGGTAAATTCTGATAAGGATTTTACTTTGCAAGAAATAGGCGATTTATTTGGTATTACTAGAATGAGAGTATGTCAAATCGAGAAAGGAATTCTCGATAAAATTAAAAAGAACTTAACTCTTGCCTAGAGTAAATTTAACAAAATCTCCAGTGAATCCTTTTAGGTGTCGGAGGCTTTTTCTAAGTCTAACTCCTGCAGCTTTGTTTCCTTTATTAGCTTTCAAAGAATCTGATTCAATACTTTCTACTAAAAGTTTTAGATGATCAAAGTGATCACTAATAGACTCAAGAGTAATTTCTTCTGTTGTAACTTCATTTTCTGTAGTCTCTGTTGACATGTTTTCTCCTTAAATAATTAGATTTTCTTTTTTAATTTCAACGTTTTCTTCAGTAGGTCTTACTATCTTGTGGATAGATCTCATCATTTCTGTGTTTTCTAACTCATATGATAGTATCTCAATAATTTTAATAATTTCTTTATCATTAACACCAAAATTAACAATTTCAGATGTAATATTTCTACATTTTTCGATTGATTTAATATCTTCAATTTTACTTGCATCTAACATTACAAATACCTTTGTGTAACTTCTTTTTTAAGTTTAAATTTTCCATCATTAAATTCTATGAGATTAATTACTATATTATTATCAATTTCATTTTTGTTTAATACTAAAATGCCACTTTCACCACTTTCGATCAAATATTCTGTTAATTCCCAGTCTGAAATGTGGCATTGATTTTTTTCTAAAAGACTAACTAAAGTATCTAAGTTATTAGACAATAAATTAAATTTTATATCTTCTTTTGTGTTTATAAGAGATACTAAACTCTCGTTTCCCCATTTAATTTCACTTTTACAAACTTCGGTAACAAAGTGAATAATGTTACAATTTTCACACATAACATATTTTTCTTCAACATTGTTATCATTCATTTTAGAAAAAACTGGGAATTTGTGATAAACTGGTTTTGTTTTATTTTTAAATAAAGAAAGTGTACATTGACACTCTATAAGATGTTTTATGTAATTCATAAATTTTCTCTTTTATTTTGTATGACAATATAACCAATAGAATCTAAAGTATTTTTTAATTTATTTCCTAATATTTTAGTAGACTCTATACATTTTTTAGAATATAAATTTTCTTTGTACTCTTTAAGACCATAGATAGCTAAATTGTTATAGCAGACGATTAAATATTTGATCTCTGTTAACATTTCTATGTTAGACCTAGGAATTAATATTTCAACTATGTTTGTGTTAATCCTAGACTTTCTCTTGAACAAATATTCTTTTAAGTCAGAATCATTACAATTATTGATTTTTTTATTTATTTCTTCGTTTAATTCTTTGTTTGGATTAAATATTTCAATAGAATCTTGCTTAATCTTTAATAAACCTGAAGATGATTTTTTAACTGAGTCTTTATAAATTCCGTCACCTGACTCTGCATTAATCATACTACAACCTAAAACTTTTGACAAGTCTTCTAGTTTAAAAGGATCTTCGTTTTCAAATTTTACAATATATGGTAAAACATATATGTTATTTCTTAAAATAATACTTTTAATTGCATTTGAAGCGTTATCTGACAAACCCCTGCAAAAAACTATCAAAGATAAATTGTTATCTTTTGCTTTATCCATTAAAGGAATCAATTCAGATTCTCTTTCAATATATGCATCCATTACAGATATTAAAAAAGTTTGAGTTTTAGTTTTATTTTTACTAAAATATATTGAACTAAAATCCTTATGTATAGAAATGTCAAACACTGGATTTTTATTTTTTTTAACTGTAATATTGTTATTATCTGAAGGATTGCAGATCAATGTTGCATTTGGTCCAGAAAATTCTAAAACATTTTTAAGTAACTCAAAACTTCTTTTTGATGTAGTTTGAGAAAAATATTTGTAAACATTTTCTAAATTTTTTTCTACATCTTTAAAACCTTGAAATATATTTTCTTTCTTTAAGAACAAACCAACAATATAATTTGAAAGATAATACGATCCTCCAGGATATAATCTTTCTGATTTGATAAAATAGTTTAGTAAAATATCACAATATGGAAGATTTTTAAAATCTTTATTTGAAGAAATATATCTAAAGTAGCTGAATTTTGATTTATGAATTCTATTACTAGAAAGAATCCTCAACTTGTCATTAGAAAATTTATTATTTAAATTGTTAAGAAAAACAATAGTTTTTATCAAATTTTTATTTTCAATCATAGAAATATTATAATATTATATTATTTGATGTTTAATAAAGCCCAATCTAAAACTTCACTTAAATAATCAGGTAACTTATTTTTTATAGTCAAAGAATTAGATTCCCAAATAAATCCTTTATGTTCTTTAAATAAAGTTTTTTCATTCGGCAATATTTTAATATTTTTATTTAAATCAGGAATTCCTTGAATATCTTCAACATCTAGGATGTATTCTCCTATATACATAACTAATCCATCACTGAATGTTTTATTTATATTATCTAGACAAACGTAATTTTTATTTATCTTTAATGAAGATTCTTCTTCAGTCTCTCTTATCGCACATGAGTATGAGTCTTCATAAGGATCAATTGCTCCTTTTGGAAAATCATACATATCATTATTGTCGATTAACAATAAAAACAATATATCGTTAGGTTTATCTAAAATAATATTTTTTCTATTATCAAAATAAATTACAAAACCTGCTCCAGTAATCTCTTTGTTTAACATAATTTTCTCACGCTATTATATAACTTTCAATAAAATTCTTTGGGAGATAGTGTTTATTTTTAGAATAAACTCTTTCCCAGTCTTTATCAAGTATATATGTTATTGCTTCGTCATCTTCAGATCTTATACTTCTACCGACACTTTGAATAACAGTCCTTATAGTCTGAAGGTCATACCACCATTTCCATTTTTTGATTTTTTTGCCAACAACTTTATCGCCTAAATATGGAAATGGTATCTTGCATAATATTTGAAATTTTGATAAATCGCCTTTTAAATTAACGCCTTCAGCCATAGAAGGTGATAATAATATAGTAGGTTCTTTTGAGTTAATATGCCTTTCTAATATTTTATCTCTATTTTCACCAAAAGCAATTAAAATCCTTCTAGACTTTATTTTTTTCTTAAGAAACTCTGCGATTTTTATATTGTGAGTATGAATTATACCTTTATCTTTAGGGTGATTTTTTATTATTTCTTTTATCATAGAAACCATTACAGGTAAAGTTTTATCAATGTTTTTCATAGACATACTTCCTGATGGTGAATATATTATTGGACTTTTGTTCGGTTCAAAAGGAGATTCTTCTCTAACGAAAACTGTCTTTTCAGTAGGAAGCCCTAACGTTAGTGAGAAACCTTCGTGAGACAAAATAGTAGCTGACATGAAGATTACATAGTCTGCATATTTCATCAAATAGTCATGAGCATATTCAGCAACTTCAATAGGTTTAAAAATAAATTTTCTATAACTTCCGTTACTATTGTCTATATCAAAAACCCAATTATCTTTATCATATAAATTAATAAAGTTTAATATTTTTTTCTCGTGTGAAACGAGCATATCATATCTTTTTGTTATTTTTGTAAACTCTTCTAATTTTTGAGTAGACAATCCAAATTTTTCCATTTGAGAAGATATAAACTTAATCTTTTTACTAACTTCAGGATAATAAACATTTTTAATCCAAAGAAAAGTTTGAAACTGTGTCTTTAAACTTTTGTCTATTTTCATTTTCAAGATCTTTTCTGCAAAATATTCCGAGATTGATATTTCAACAAATCTTGAAAGTTCATTTTCTAAATTATGAGCCTCGTCAACAATTAAGACTCTTTTGTTAGGGATTTTTTGACTATAAGATTTTTCTGTTAAAAAATAACTAAAGTTTGTTATTCCTAGATTCTTTTCCATAAAATCTTTTTTTTGCTTTTTATAACAACAGTCATATCCACAACTATTAAACTTTTTAGGTATACTTTTAGATCTTAATCCTGTCTGGATTTCTTTACAAGAAGTATTTCTATCGACATTACATTTATAATTTGTCGAAGAATATAAAGAAACTAAACCTGTAGATTTTGAAAAATCGTCTTCATATTGTTTTTGGAGTATTTTCTGAGTAGTTAAAAAATAAGCACCGTTTTCATATTCTTTTTCATATTCAGAATTATTTATTAATGATTGCGCAATTGTTAATCCAATTGCAGATTTACCTACGCCTGTCCCACAATCAACTATTGCATATTTTTTTCCATTTTTAAAATCTTCTAAGACTTTATTGATTACATTAGTTTGCTGTTGTCTAGGCTCTTTATAAGGAAAATATTTTTTCCAATCATTTATATTAATAGAATTATTCAATTATATTCCTATACTTTATACTTATATATTAAAACATTTTACATAACAAATTATAGGAAATTAATATTAAATTTACATATTTTTAGTCAAAATTTGATTTATTATTATTCGACCATGTTCGGGAGAATCACAATATATTGTTTCTGTAGTATTATTATCAAAATATAAAGTAACAATGTCAGATCCAGAAGATGTACACGTTCCTATTTCAGTATTAACAATATCATTAAAAGATAATACTTCAGATGGAGTTATGACTCCTGAGTTATCTCCTGATAGTTTGCTTGTTTTAGCAGTCTGTAAGTTTCTTCCTAAATTAGACTCTGATAATAGTAGATCTTGATATAAATTAATAGATATTTCTTTAATATGTTTTTCTCTAAAGTATCTCTTATTTGAATTATAATATAAGTTCTCGACTATATTTTTTACATCTTTATATGAAGAATTTTTGTCCAAATTATTTTTTAAATAATTTGATTCTGATATTGACAAATGTATCTTGCAGTTGTTATACTCTAAAAACATTATAATTTCTCTTCTTTATTATCATCTTTATCGAAAATATCTACAGCAGCATTAATATATTTATCTAACGCAGCTTGACCAAGAATATATCCTATTTGAATAATACCACTAGTTATAACAACTGTTAATAAAAATGTAAGTTCTTCGGGATCTAGTTTACTTTGGAGATGCATTAGCATATATAAAATAATTGCTTTCCAACCTAAATCAGCTATAATATATGCAATAAACTTTTTACTTTTTAAAGGAGTTTTATCTAACATAGGAATATTTCTTTCTTTATCTTGTATTTATAAATATTTATTACATATAGGATAATTAGCGTGATAAAATGAAAACTAAAATACCAAAACTTTTCTTTGATAGTGATGAAACAATCGAATTTTCTCCTGAAGACATTGATTGGAATGATGAGACAGTCTGTATTCTCTGTATGAGAAAAGTTTGTATTTGTACGATTCAAAAATGTCCGTGTGGAATATCTTCTGATCAATGTAATTGGCCAAGTGATTTTTGCCCTTGTCAAAAATGTGACAATTTGCTTATAAATTGTCAATGTAAAATTTATATTAAGAAAGAAGATTAATAATGTCTATAAATAATGATAAAAATAATATAGAAGACAATTTTTCAATTTCTAATAGACTTGATAAAAATACTGTTGAAGCATATATTGCAATTGTATTAACTGATATTATTGGTAGTACAAAGTTTGTTCAAAAGAATGGTGCAAGGGTCGCAGCAAAGTGGTTTGGAGCACATGATAAAGCTGTTATGAATTATATCGCAAGACATAACGGGCAACTAATAGATGCTTCTGATGGTCATTTAATGATGTTCGCTACAGTGGCTGATGCAATTGGTTTTGCTTTTGAATATAAAAAGTTTTTAAGACAAAAAAAATTTCCTTTTAGAAGTCGAGTAGGTATTCATTGGGATAAAATGCTTATTGTTAAATCTGAAGCTCATATGGTTAGAGCAGGAGGAAAAAGAATTAATCTGGAAGGTATTGGAAAAAATATTGCTGCAAGGACAATGTCTATTTGTGGAGAAGAACAAATCCTTATGTCAAAAGAAGCTTATTTTCAATATAAGAAATTTGGACACAGAAGTAGATTCATTCCTGAAAGGGCACTATCAGCACTTGTTGGACTTTATTCATTTAAAGGTGTATTAGAGCCAGAAGCAATTTACGCAATTGGTCTCGTTCAAGCACAATTACAACCACCTCCAGATGGAGAAAAAGCTAAAAGAATAGGCGGGGCAAAAAAAATAAAGACTAGACTAAGAGATAAACAATTAAAAGAACTTTTCCTTTGGTTTTACAATAAACTTTTTATCGTAACTTTTATTTATCTTTTAATAAGTCTTATTCATATCTCGAGAAACTATCATGAAAACACTATTTTTTATAATTTGTTTGGCCTAGATTTAAGTAAAATTTTATATTATATTAATCAAATTATAAATATTGTTTTAGAATGTATTTAAAGGATATTGAGTTATTGTACACTCAAAATAATCATGATTAGTAATGTTAGAATCAGTAAAAGGTGAACCTCCAGGGACGGCATAATAAGGACTACAGTCTCCTCCTGAGATTCTTATTTTTGATTCTAAGACTACATTGCAGAATTCTGTTCCAATACTTCCACCACCGTTGTCAAAATCTAAAAAAACTTTTCCGATTAAAGTAACTGAACCTGAACCTGAATTTTTATTTATCGAACAAGTTTTCCTATTCTTTGAATAAGCGAAAGAACTAGCGTTAGTATTGTTAGCAAAAGTAAATCTATATTTTGCAATGATATGATAATCACCCTCAGAAAGACGACGATCATAATTTCCATTTGAAGAAAAAAGAGACTCGGGATCATTTAAAACTAAATTATCAGTAGTAGGATGTCTAGGAAACATCGTTTGAAAATATGTCAAAGCAAATCCAGTATTACTTGCTGATGTGTCCGTGTATATTCTTGCTACTTTTGGGCTCGAAGATTTTATATATGTCATTTTGATTTCTTTCTTAGAATGTATTTAAAGGATATCTTTTAGCATTAACTATATATTCATTAGTTGAAGACATATTACTGCCTCCAGTGCTGCTAGTGAATGGATGACTTGTAAACTTTATAGAGGCATTTGAGTTTGAAACTCTACACAGAAAATCTGCTGATATGTCTAAAACATTAACATTACCTGATCTATTTGCTCTAAATCTACCTGAACTTAGACTTGTCACAGTTCCTGTACCTGTATATCTTGCTGGATTTATATTAGTATTACTTATATAATTAGCTTGGCTAATAGGTTCTTGACTATAAGTTATTTTCCATCTTAAATTTATATCATAGTCTCCAACAGGTAAAGTCCAAGCATCTACTGCTATCGTACATAATCCTGTCGGATCATCTAATGTAATATTAGGTGTGCTATAATCAAAATGTAGAATCCCACTTTGAAAAACCCAGTCTGCAGAATAAACAGGTTGAGCGTTTGTATAAAACTTAATTAAGTCTGGAGAAGAGCTTGTCGTTTGAATAATATAAGTCATTTTTCTTCTATTTCTCCTATTTTATATTTACAAGTATTAAATTTGAAGACAATCTATCTTCTCCATTGTAACTATTAGGAGAAACTAATCCACAACTAGATGATTCGCTTACGTAAACACCTCCAGGTTCTACTGATAGGTGTCCTCCTGAATCTGGAATGTCTCTTGATGCTTTGGCTAAGCAAACTCCTGAAAATTGGATTTTTGACAAATATTTTTCTTGATTGTCTTCATCTTGAACTGGGTTTGTTACTATTACTCCCCAAGGATGAGATTCACTAGAAGTTAAATGTCTCCAATTTCCATTTACAGGATCATATTCAACAATATCACCTAATTCAACAGTGTTTTCAACATAACATTTTATAAACATAAATATTCCTTTTAATTATAGTTTTATAACTTTACAATAAGCAGTACCAGCATTAGAAGTAGGTTGTCCAACAGAGCCTGATACATCTTGGACTCTAAAATAATATTCAGCTCCAACAGATTGGTTATCTATCACAGCATGTAATGTACTTGGATAATTTTCTCCAATTGTATCGATTCCATAATAAGCCTTAGGGCCCATTGGATTATCTGAAGCGTCGACTATTTGTACAACAATATATTCAGAAGTATTGTTAATATCAAAATGAAAAACAACTTCTACGGAATAGTATCCTATCGAATTTAACTTTATTCCCATCGCGTAATTAGAATTACTTTTAATTGCACGCCCATCAGCATTTACCCATTCAAAAATACTCGAATCAATATAGTCTATTGAATATATTCCTTTATGTATTTGAGCATTTTGGCCTACTGAAGCATTGTTTGACGTTGCACTGTGGATCATCCTTGTAGTCACGCCACCTATACCATAAGTTGAAGAATAATTAATATTCCCAGAGTAATCTGGGTGATTATTAGTATTTATTTTTGTAACATTATGAGACATACACTATTCTACTTTCCAAATATAAATTGCAGAATATTCAGAAGGTTTTACACCTTGATTAGCTATAGAGTCAACTTGAGAAACTCCACCAATTCTAAAATCATAAGATGTTGTCGATGTCACATTGAGATATGCTGTACCCCACCCGTTAGACTGTTCAGAAGAAGCTGAAGATCCTACAGCACATCTTCCATATATTGTTGAAGAATTCATTAAATCACATCTAACGTACCAAGACGAAGAAACTGACTCTAGATTTAATGACCATTGGACTATAAATTTACCCGCGGGAAATGTAATCGATGTACACCAATTATTAACTGTTGTAAAACTTAATCCCGCTATAGTATTAACAGGGCTAGTATCATAAAAATAATAACTATCATTTAATGCTAATCCTGTAGCAGGACTATTAGAATAGTTATTTGACTCTCCTCGTCCAAATACTGCAAAACTAGTCGAAGAAGGTATTTCAATATCACTTAAAATATCTGGAGATGAATTATTTACTTCTATTAAATTATGACTCATTAGATAATCTCCCAATTAGTTCCAGTTGAAACAAGTGTGATAGCTGAATATTGAACATCGAGTACATAATCTGTAGTTGAACCATCGATAGTTTGAGTTTGAGGGTCTATTGTGATCGTACCGTCACCCATATTCTTAATTCGAATCTCTTCCCCAGAACTTACCCCACTCGTTGGTAATGTAATAGTAAAAGTTCCTATACAAGAATAATGATAACCTGTTTGTGCGTTAGCAGGATCAGCTGTTATAGCACTATAAGTATATCCACCACCACCACCACCTGCATTTGCTGTTACATATGCCTGTGTCGCCAACTTATCAGCAGATTCACCTGATTTTGCAAAAGTGATATCACCATCACCATCAATGCCAACGTCTCCTCCGTCAAACTTGATACTGTTGTTGCTTAGATACAAGTGTCTAACTTTATTCTCTGCTTCACCGATATCGTAAGTTGAATTAGCAGCAGGAATTATATGGCCTTCGGAAGTAATATCCCATCGAGAAGAATTGTCAGTAGTAAAATTAATATTACCATCTGAGCCTGAGTCTAATATTATAACTTCTGAATCTTGGTTACTAATTTTATTTTTTAAATATGTCATTAAACAGTCCTATTTATTTAAAAGAGTTTAATATAATTATATTGAGGATGTAAATTATGTCAAATAAAGAAGAAAAAACACAAAAGCAGTTTACTCAAACTGAAAAGGCCAAAAGAGGGTGGTGGTTTAGCGTCGTTTTTATGGTACTTGTTATATGTTTAATAATGTTCCTTGCCTTCATTCCTTTACAACAGGACAATCGTGATATCATCGTGGGTATGATTGGTATGATTACTGGCGCGATATCATCAATGCTTTCAATAGCAGCAGGTCGTGACCCTTCTGAAGTAGAAGAACTTAAAGACAAACTATCTTCAGCGAATGCTGATAGAGCGGCTTTGATTGGTAGATTAAGAGATTCTCAAATACAAATGCAATTACTCAGAGAACAAATATTTGAATTGCAGTCTGCTGTAATCGATAAACTTTCAGTTTTTAAAGGACAGCACCCAATTAAAACAAAAGATGTAAGCCAAGTTGTTTTGCACGATGAAGTAGCTGAATGGCTTCCAAGAATAGAGGACAAATAATATGACTTATATAAAAAAAGAGGCTAGGGAGGTTTCTCCTTTCGATGTCGGAAAAATAACAGGAACTACAAATGCAACGTTTAACACTTTTAACGTTGACTGGTTGAGCTTAAATGGAAACAATATAATCTCTAACGATAGTGATTCGTTTTATAGTGAAGCAAATTTTTCTCCAGATAACAACCAATATGGGATTGCTAGGATTGTTTATGATGGAAATACTACAAATCTCCATTTAATGGGTCAAAATCTGCCTGAAAGTTCTAACACTGGCGCAGGAACGCGGGTAAGAAGTGACGATGTTGCAATTCATTATAGTAATACACACTGGCCTAAGTATGACAATAATACAGCTATTTCTTTATCACAAGATATTTCTAGAGCTAATTTAAAAATAATAAGGACTGATATCTAATGACATTTATTAAAGAAAAATAATACAAAATAGCAAAAGGCGACTTAAACGTTTATTATAACGCGTCAGCAACAATTGGTCAAGATCAACCTGTTTCTTGGGCGAATTTAGATTCCAATTTTAGTAATAACTTTTCTATGACAAAAAATGGAGGTCAATTTAATATACCTAACGACAATAAAACATATGTTCTAGAAGCAACATTGACAAACAATACACATTTAGCAGACCCAAGTAATTTTTCTTCTTATATGACCTATCAATGGTATGATGTAACTAATTCTCAATACGTTGGTATAAAAGGCTATATCGCAGGATCATATAATATTAATGAGGGTAGAATTTCAGGTACGGTTGCTGATGAGAAAGCGCTGTTTGTAACAAACCAAAATAATACTTATGAATTAAGAATATTATCTGCAGTAGGAGTAAGTGATGTCGATGAAACAGACACAGGTGGATACTCTGGAAGAGCAAGATGCTGTATATGGAGGTTTTAACATGACACATATAATTAAAGAATATAAACCAATGCAAATTGTATTTATAAAAACAAACAATTCGGGAAATTTAACTTTAAATAGTAATATTAACTTTGATACATCTGCTATTTACAACAACACTTCAGGAACAACTATTAATTCTGATAATATTGTATTGTCATCCGGTCACTATCTTATTGAATGTTGTCTAGGTATAAGCAACTCAAATAATATATCTAATTACGCCAATTGGAATATTACAGTTGATAATGTTGAACAAGATACAAAAGGTTCTTCAACACAAAATAATAAATCAGGAATTGACGGGTCAATTGCTGCTATTTCATTTACAGGAACAAAAACGATAAGAGTAAAAATAACAGATTTAGGTGGAACATGTTCTATCAACAATGACTTTTCTTATATTTTAATTAAAAAAGTAAAGTTTTAAATATTTAGTTGATTTTTAATATCTTTTGTAGTAGAATTAAACAGTAATCTCTTGTTAAATTAATAAATAAATTATTATCTAATATTTAAAAGAACTAGATCATTTGCAATTCTATTATTTTGACCTCTCCCGATAGGAGAAATAAATCCAACACTATTAACACTATTGTCAACAAAGACTTTACCATTTAAAACAGCCATGTTTCCTCCACCACTAGGTATTTCCCTGTCAGCAATTGCAAAACAACTACCAGAAAATCTAACTTTACCCCACCACTCAAGAGTAACAACATCCTGTTCAGAACTTTCAACAACACCTATTCTTTCAACAGAAGACGATGACTTTTCCCAATAACTATTTAAATCATTATATTCTACAATTGTTCCTATATCATATTCTTCTTTTAATTTAACTACAACAAACATTGTATCTCCTTTAATATACTTTTATTACTAATGACTCTTGAAAATGGTGGCCACTTCCGGCTAGAAATGCTTGAGTCGACCCATTTAAATATCTAAGTTTAATGCTTATGTCAATATCATTTCCATCACCAACATATCTTCCAAACAATGTATCAGAATATCCTTGTCCAATAACCATCGCAGGTGGCCCTATTGGGTTTGATCCTGCAATTATTTGTGCTTCTATAATTGCAGAAGTATATGCATATGGTGAAATTGATGCTTCAATTATAACAGTTTTGTCTAAAAAATATTGACCGCTTAATGTAATAGACTTAAACCAATTAGAATTTGAAACAGGTACATTTGACCCTGAAGCGTCTACATATGTCAAGTTATTTGATTTATAATATTCTTTGGGTTTATATATAATATAATTGTCATCCTGTTCATACCAATAAAGGCTTACATTATAATTATATAATGGATATATAGAATAAACGCCTTCAGGATCCAAAGAACTACCACTCACAGTACTCCAATTACTTTGCTGTTTTACTAAAAACTGATTATCTACAGGATTAGATATAGTAATTAAGTCTTCAAGACTAATATCTATATTGTTACTTTGATCTTGGTTTATTCCATTGATTTTAGTTGTTTTATACGTCATCTTAGCTAACTTTTTCTATATAAATCAAACCAAACTCACTTGGTTTATTTCCTTGGTTTGCAACACTATTTAATCCAGAAGAGCCTCCCATGTAAAATCTGAATTGTGTGTTATTACTTGTAACATTGTACATACCAATTCCTGTACTGTTAGACGGTCCAAATGTTGAAGTTCTTAAGTCACCAACAACACCATAACTTGTTACGTTTGTAGTATTGACATAAGTAGCTATTCGATATGTAGCATATCCACTAGAACTAAAATCGAATTGAGTCTGACATCTGAATATGTATTTGCCTATTGGCAGTTCAATATTTTGAACCCAATCATTTTCATTTGAATTAGCATTCCCAGATGTAACATTGATAACAGCACCTGTTATTGTATTTATCGGGTTGTCATCCCAGATATATACAATGCTATTGCTACTTAAAGACGTTGATGGACTATTTGAGTAATCATTTTGCTTTCCTCCAATCCATATATGTTGAATCGTCCCAGAAGTCTGGTTAGCTGCCTCCCAAGAATTTGTTGACTGGTTGTATTTTACAATCTGTCCATCTGATGCATTTTCTAAATCTACATTTGACAAATCACTTGCAGACATTGATATGTTGCCAGAAGCATCAGGTTTTGAACTCGAGTTAATTTTAATATTATTATGACTCATTTATTTTTCCTATTAACAATAAATAATACTATGAAATGTTAATCTAAAATAGAAGAACAACTCAATGTAAATTCTCCTATTTATAACCTATTATTATAAATATCTTCATTATAGATATAAGTCATATATATGAGTTTTTTAAATCAAACTTTAGCTCTAAAAAGATAATATTTATCCAAAAGTTTTAATAACCGGGTCATAAGCTGTTGGTGCACCCGGTTGGTCCATAACTGCTTTTCTACCTGAACTTGGAGATTCTTTTTCTTTTGCTTTCTTTTTCGAAAGAGCATATTTTAAAGTTTTTACCATAAAATGAACATGTTGCCAAATATTTTTATAAAACCTATTCAAATCTACGTCTTCTAAATTAACAGGATTGCCTTCAGAATCTATGTCAATATCTTTTATCACAACAGACCTAAACGAAGGTTTAACTTCAGATCTACTTAATTCTTCTTTTACAAACTCATTATATCCGTTTGAAAAAATCTTTCTTAATTCGATTTTAGCTTTCTCTTTATCAGACGATTCATCAGACTCAATATACGAATTTAGTTTTTTACTAACTTCTGTCGGTGTGTTTGACCATCTATACCAATTACTCATTAACATTCCAGTAAACATATTTGGTTCAAATTTTAAATGATAAATTAAACTATCTAACATTTCTTCGAACTGTTTTTTATTATAATCAAAGTAATACAAAGGATCACCTGATGCTTGAACATAATCTAAATCTCTTTTGACACCAGCAGTAGATTCATCGTCATATAAACTAAAATCTCCTGAAGATCCTTGGTCTCTTATTATCTTTTTAGCCTCCTCTTCAGAAAATGTTACACTATAACCCATTCTTTCCAAACAGCCTGTCCAATTTAAATCATTAAATTTTCTTCTAAATAAATTATGTATAGAATCTCTATCGTGAATATTTTTAATATCAAGTCCTACTTCGACTAATCCAAATCTAAAAAATGAATTTCTTAGCTTTAAAATAATTTCTTTAGAAGTAAACATATACTCACCTTCAGTATTGTATTTTACTTTAAAGTCATTTTTCCCAATATCAGATGATCTTGTAGGATATTGGTCTCCTCTTTGAAGGCTTCGACTATATTCGCTTTGGCTATACATACTGAAATTTGCCTGAACGTGAGAAGCTAACAAATAAAAGACAGGGACAATAAATGGTTTGTTGTCATCATCTGAGATATTAACACTTATAATTCCTTGTTTAGATTTATTCATTTTTTCATTAACATAATCAATGTTTTCTTGACCGTCTGGAGTATCGCCAGGTCTAAATTTTCTAAACAGATAATCTTCTAAACTTTCATTATATTTAACGATGAAAGGATCTTCACTGTTACTTTTCTTGATGGTTGCTGAATAGTATTTACATTCATAAATGTTTTTATTAGGGTCGTCTCTTAAGTCATTCAACACACCCAAAATTACAGGAGAATGATTATTTTCATCTAAATTAATATTTTGAGGAATTTCTTTAAAATCGCTGCTTGTCTGTTTTTTTACATTAGTTTTTCTAGAAGAAGACGATCTTCCTCCAAATCTGCCTCTAGATCTACCTATTTCAAGTAGAAATTCTTTTACATATAATTCTAAACTCATTTTGAATCCTTGTTAAATATTTTATATTAATTATTCCACCAGTCATCAAAAGATCCCCAAGAAATTTTTTCATAATAACTTTCTGGAATACTTCCTACACAATCATAACTAAACCATTCACCTTCAAGGCGATACTTTTTAAGTCTTTCATGTAAATAATTTTCTTTCCACCCTTCACCTTTAAATTCAGCTATTAATTTTAGCTTATTAGGGTTTCCCGTTTGAAGCTGTTTTAATCTTTTTTGGGGATCTTTAGATCTACCTATTTTTATCATTCCTGTTACATCTGATTGTATTATGTATAAACTATCATTTTTCATATATTAACTAATCCTATATATTTATCTTAAAATATATTATATAAAATTAAAGGAATCTACATGATTATAATAGCAGAAAATAAAAAGAACCACTATTTAATAAAAGAGTTTTTGTCTGAAGTTGTCTTTCTAAACGAAAATGATAATAAAGTATTAGGTTGGAAACCTGTCACAGACTCTGATATTTTTGACGCTATTACTAGTTCAAATAAAACTAATAATTTAGATAAAAAAACTTTTGCTGAAGATGATATTGCATCTGACACAATGATTACTAATTTTATTGAAAAAGCGCCAGAATATTCTGGTATCTCTAAATACATTAAAAAAGGAATTATTACTTTAGGTGCTCTCGGACTCCTCTGGTCAGCTCATAAAATATCTTCAAATAATACAACACCTGACCCTAAACCTAGTCAATCTCGTGAATTAGAATCTAACAAATTAGAAAATGAAGCATTAATTCATATTTCTAATAATTCTAATGCTAACAATGTTGACATAGAAAATATTAAAAAGGTAATAAAGTCTAAACCTCAATCTGAAAGTGGAGAAATAGAACCAGAGAAAAAAGACGAAAAAGAGATATCTTTAAGTAAATTTAAACAATCATGTAAAGAAAGAATTAAAAAGTTCGAAGGATTTAAACCATTTCCATATCAGGATATGAAGGGAGTCTCAATTGGGTATGGAACACAGTTCATTTTGTCAGGTGATGCAGGAAATCTAGAAGAAAGTTGGAAAGATTTAATCTACAAAAAGCTAGGCTATTCTGATAGCGAGATAGAATCTTTAAAATCAGATAAAAAATATAAAAAGTCTATTGACAAAGATTTAAATTCTTATAAAGAAAGTCAGCAAAACTTAATTAAAAAATTAAAATCTAAGAGAGACAAAATTATTAATCCTTACAAAGGAAACAAAAAACCTAAAGGATGGAAGCCAAAATATAGGTTCCCTAAGTCTGAAAGGAAAAGGCTTTCAAGAATAATATCAAACATCCAATCTAGAATCGATGCTTCTAACAACAGAGGAATTATCACAACTTCTGAAGCAGAATCACTTCTTGTTAAAGATATCGAATTATCAATTAAAAAAGCTCAAAAAGATTTTGGAAATACATTTTTTAATATGGAAGAAGAAGTACAACTAGTTTTAATTGATTTATATTATAATATGGGACTTTATTTCTTAAATACAACATATAAAAATCTTAAAAAAGCTTTAAATGAATATAAAAGTGAACTAGAAGGTGATAATAATAAAGAAAAAATAATTGAATTAATAGAAAAAATTAAAAATCAAATAAGTCCTAGTAATGCACCATTATATCACGAACAAAATTCTAAAAGAGCTAAAGCTAATAATAGCCTATTAGAAGATTCAATAGAAAATCTGAAGGATTCTTTAAAAATAGAATCTTATTCGCTTAAAAGCTCTTTTAAACACTTGTTTTCATGAAAGGAAGTCAAACATGAAAAATTTATTACTAGTATTTATTATTTTATTTTCAAATGTATCTTATGGACAAGTCAATATCGAATCTGTAAGAGATACTGCTAAAAAAGACAAACCTTTTTGGGGAGAAGTCAAAGGAGGTCTTGAAATCCAAAAAGGAAACGTAAATGTTTTTTCTTACGATTTGGATATACTAACTCACTTCCAAAAAGAAAACCATCATATATTTCTTCAGGGGAAAACTTCAAGAGGTAAACAAAACGATAAAGCCTTTAAAAACTCTTCTTTTTCTCATTTAAGATGGACTTGGATGACTTGGAAATTTTTAGGACCTGAATTATTCACGCAACTTCAACATGATGAATTTAAATCTTTAAAAATAAGGCAACTTAATGGGTTTGGATTAAGATCAGAATTTTTTCATTACGAAAATTTTGTTTTAAGTCTAGGTTCAGGTCTAATGTCAGATTACGAAAAAATTACGTTTGGAAAGACTTCTTTAAATTTACGAAGTACTTCATATCTTTCTTTACTTAAAACATTTGAAAAGAATAAAAAGAATTTAATTCTGTTAACACTTTATTATCAACCTTTAATAACTAATGCAAATGACTACAGAGTTAATCTAGAAGCAAACGTGAGATCAATTTTAATATCTTCATGGAACATATCAATAGACAATTCAATTAATTATTTATATGATACAAGACCACCTGAAGGTGTTGAGACAAATGACTTAGTTGTTAAAACTAACTTGGTTTATGAATGGTAATATTTTTTATTGATTTTCTATGTAACCAAGTATATCTTTACAACTATTTAGTTTTTTAATTTCATCTAATGAAGCATCACCACAATTTTTAATATAATCAAATGCTCCTCTATGAAGTCCCATACAATCTGTTAAAATATCTTTTATTTGACTACATTCAGTAGTTACAATAACTTCTTTCTTTTTTTCTACACAAGACATAGAAAATGCAAAAAAGAAAGAAAAACAAATTAAAATTTTTTTTAACATTTTTATTTCCTAACGTTTTTTGAAGAAAAATCTTTCCAAGATTCTAGATATTCTTTTTCCTTGTCTTCGTAGAACTCATACCAAGTCTGATTTTCTGGTTTAACATATTTAGGATCTTTTACTTTTTCAATATCCTTCAGATCCCTTTCTGCTTTTTTTCTTGATTTTACAGCATCAGAATCTTCTTCTCTTATTGTATAATCGAGAATCTTAATATCTTTTGGACTAGGATTACTTGAGTTAACTATTCCAATATTTCCTGCATGAATATCATCTAACTTTGTATAAGCAAATATTTTTGCTATAGCATTATAATCTTCATAAAATTCAACTTCTTCAAAAGGCTTAACGTGAAAATAACCTTCTACTTGATCATAAAATTTCTTTTTTGTTACAGCTGGACCATCTGATTCTCTATAACTAAATTCAAACAAAAGCTCAAGTATTTTCCTCGACAACTGATAATCACTCACTTCGTCGTCTAACATATTCGTAATTGTAGGAAAAATCTTTGATAATTCAACTTTACCAACTGAATCTTCTAATGTTATAACTTTTTGACATATTAACCAAAGAGGCTTTTCGCTAATTTTATCATAATCATAAACTTCTACAAATATATCACGTGGACCTTTACCATGCGCACCTTTAGAAACTTCTATTTCAAATTGATTAGTGTCAACAGCATTCTCGTTATTACTAACTTTTAAGACCCAATCTTCATTAGGAATACTATACGCTGTTCTTTCTACACCTGATCCTAGTTTTTTTAAATTATAACTTTTAAGCTTGTAATAAAATAAATCAGGTAACCAAGTAAAACTATATCCACTATTTATTCTTTCTTCAATATGTTTATTTAAATCTTTAACTAAATTTTCCAATGTTGTTGGATTAAAAGATTCAGTTAAATAAGATTTCCAATTTTCAACTAAAAGTTTAAAATCTTTATTTTTCATTTTTTATTTCCTATAATTAGACTTGTAATTTATAATATTCTAATTATAATCATTAATATGAATTATATAATAACATATGAAGAATTAACTTGTATTAATATCCTAATCAGAACTGTTCAAGAAGCTATTAATAGAAATTCATTTGACGAGGATGAAATTGAGTATATCTACAAACTCGTAGATAAATTAACTTCTAGTCATTGTGAGAATTGTTAACCACATCTTTTTGGACTTTGTCTACACCTTCAGTATTAATATTTATATTTTGATTAGATATTGATTTCAATTTATTTAAGAACACATCCGTTTCTTTTTCTTTTAAATAAATTGAACCCATTAAAGTTCCTGCTCTGTCTATAAACTCTTTAGGTAAAACTGATATTGTTGCTATACTTCTCTTTTTATTCTTTTCAGATAATTCCTCAACCTTGTCTAAATCTTTTCTTAGACTTTTAACATTATTAATATTCACAGTCAGTTTTGTATTAATTGAATGAATTGAGCTTGATAAATTCTTGTCACTTTTAATTAACTCAATTTTTAAATCTTCAATGCTTTTTTTAATTTGTTCAAGTCTATCTACATTAGACTTTAATTTTGAATTAAAATCTTCTAATGATTTATCTAAATTGTCATTTAAAACTTGAACTTTATCTTCTAAAACTTTTTCTTTAGGAGACTCTTCTTTAGGTTTAGATTCACTTTTAGAATTAATCAATGCAGTCCCAAGGGAAGTTATTGAAGTTATAACAGCTAAGATAACTGCTAACCATATATTTTTATCACTTCTTCCAGATACGTCTGATGTAATATTGTCTTCGTTTCCTGACATAATTCCTCTTTAAGATTTAAATCCATGCTAAAATATATATAAATCCATCCTGAAGTTTGTGATTTTCTATTTCTGACTCAAATCTACTTAAAGTAGAGTTTTTGTGAACATTTTCATAACATTCTTTAAAAAAATCTCTTAAATCATCATCTGACAAGTAACTATAACTTCCTATATTATCAAAATCAATACTATCTGCATCTTCCTTAGAAGACATTTCTGTCAAACAATAAGAATATATACTTGACCACACATCATCTTCACCAAGTTCAGGCGTAAATCCTATTCGTTTAAAAAATCTATAAACAGAAGTTATATAGTTATTAAGTAAAACTCTTGACTTTCCAGCTATCTTCTCAACATTATGGCGTCTAACACCATCCTTATCAGCTTCTGAATGATGTATGTCATGAATCATCCAATTCATTTGATTCTTCAAAGAAAGAACTTGATTTTTTACTTGTTCTTCTTTATCAAATCCAAAAGGGTTTCCAAATAACTTCTCAGGAAGATCTCCTGCTTGTGGAGGAACACACAAAATTGGTTTATTATCTTTTAAATTACAATTACTAAAATTAAAATTATGTAAGTGTTTTAAAAGTTGAATAACTTTATTATTCTTTTTTAGCACTAATAATGGCCATCTTTTACTTGTCATAATATTAGAATATGCTACATCTTCAAGATCTTTCCCGCGATACTCTTTATCTGATATGACAACTTTTTCTATTTCAGAACGAAGTTCATCAATATTAAATAAACCTTTAAAAATTTGCTTTAAACTTGTCTTGTCAAAATCAGCAATTACTAAATCATAATCAAAAGGCTTTTTAAAAAAATCAGGAAAATTTCTTTCAAATAATAAAACTTCTTTTATATAGTTTTCTAATATCATGATTAATCCAGATTAAAAGATAAATTAAAATTTTTGTTTTTGTTTAAGAGTTTAATAATACTCAAATCATCTTTAAAGAAAGCATAGGAAAGAGAAATTTCGACATCCTTCCAATTTATTTCTTTATCACTCTTACTCAAATAATCTAAAGAAGACATTTGTTTTAAATCGTCTTCTTCGAAATCAGGAGTCATTTGACTCATTTCAATACCCGGATCTTCTTTTGCGCTTTTAATAGATTTTTGATCAATATCCATTTTAACAGAATGTAAATTAGATTCAATTTTCGATCTTTCTAAAAATTTATCCCAAACTCTTTTAGCATCTTGAGAAACTGTTCTTCTATCTGAAAGAAGTGCTCCTGGTTGCATTAACAAACTAGAAATTACTTCTAAACCTATTTCATAAACTAAAGGACCAAACCCTTTTTCTGCTCTTGAATTTCCTACTTGATATGCCCTTCTTTTTTTAGAAAGCTTCACACCTTTTTCATCAACACCTACAACCCACTTTCGTGTCTCTTTTCCTTTTCTTTCTAATCTATCAGCTAACATAAAATTAATATAAGCTACATTGTTTCCTTTAATATTAATTCTAACTGAAAATCCAGACGATCCACTTATACTCTCAACCAGTATGTCAACAACCTCTCCCGATTTGCTCAATCTATTAATTATATTTGCTATTTTATTGTTAACAACAACATTTTCAAATAATAAAACTTCTTTTATATAGTTTTCTAATATCATATTTTTACTCTGCTTTAATTTTTATCTACTAAACTATATATTCTAATCAATATAGCAAATTTATTAAAACAGAGCAAAATTAAAAACTTGAATTCAAACAATCTCTTTCTTTATTTTATTATATAAAATTAATTCGCTCACACACGTAAACCCTTTCAAACCATCAAATCGTTATCCAAATTAATCTCAGATTACTCTTTAATACCCAACACCATAAAACATATATAAATCTCTCAAACACTCTTCTCACACAATTCTCAAATCAATCACACCCAATGCGACGCCCTCTCAAGCGCCGCTCGCTCTATCGCCACTCGCTCTACCTTAACTCCATCAACACTCTTCATAAGGATTTGTTCAACACTAAATCATTACACAGTTTAATCTACAATCACTCTTTTTAATCTTTTTAATTAAACACACATAAATCACAAAAACACTCTTCTCACGCAAATCTCGATTCAAATTCAACACAAATCACACAAAAGTCTCGACCTCACCCTCACCCTTCAGCAAACTCAAAAACTTTTCCAAATTTTTCTCCGGAAATTTTTTCACTTTTTCAACTTTTTACTTTTCAACTCTCAAATACTTTTTTACCCCAAACGTCTCACGTTTCTCACACTTTTCAACACTTCTTCTCACAATCAACACTTAACACTCTCTCTCTCACACACATACACACATATACCACATGTATTCACTTATACTACATCTTTGGTATGAAAAGTTATCTCCGGAAAAATGTGGGAAGCGGACTTGGCCGGGCCCCAAATATACACCCAGAGAGTTATCGCTGGGGGCCTTCTGAGGGGGGCCCAGAAGGGGCGTCTTAGAGCGCCGGGGCGTAGGGATATACACGTGGCGATTGGCGATGGGGATATGGACTGTACGTGTATATTTGAAATGGATGGATTATAATAAACCATAAGGAAGGGGATTGGAACAACGGATTCCAAAGGATGGTAAGGCCAAGGCCTCCAGGACCTACCCCGGATAAAACTGAAAGTTTGAATGACCAAAGGATCCTATTAAAAGGTGTATATTATTAATCGGTGGATTATAATAAACCATAAGGATTAAACATTGGTTTAAAACTTCAGGTCTTTGAAAACACAGGAAAACGGTTGGTTTGGGGATTGGAATGACTCTGGTCCTCGGTGTGAGAAAACCAACTGATAAAAGGCAAGTCATATTAGGTGTATATATAAATACCTTAGGTTATAATATGACCATAAGGCAAATTGGTTTTTGGCCTTAACCCCTTGGATAATGAAAGGAGGAGCTCGGTGATAGAATTGATCCCTATCATGTTAGGACTATTATTCCTCTCGATACCAATCTCGTTGATAATATATTGGTAAGTGTAATCTCTAAACAATCCTGTTATAATAACTCGTACCTTCCATACATTTCTAAATACAAAAGGAGTTCTTATGAACATTGACAATCCAACACTCATCCAACAGCTCTTCCAAGAATTCGTCTCCAATGGGGGAAAGCCTCAGATCACATCTTTCCGGACACACCTCGAAGGTCTTATGAAGAATGAGATTAAACCACTTTGTGGCTCATCACGACGCCTCGCTCCCGGAGCTCATGACTGGAGGGACGAACTTAATGCAAGGTTTGGAGGACGAGGGGCTAAGTGGCAATTTGTCTCTCTCGAGGAAATTGCTCCCACTCTTGACGGGTTCGACGAGGAAGGCATCGATACGACTGAATACCGGATGTGGACCCAGTCGCAAGGAAAAGCTTGGATTCGTTACCTTAAGCCTCGCATCGTCAATGGTCAGAATGTGGCGGCATTTACGGTCCATACACTGGGGTCAACGATCTTCCAGCCTCACCAACTCCACTTTATCCCGGTCGATCGTTTGGATGAGACCATCACTCCTCTCGGGGGAACACCATTCTCCCACAAACTCGAGGAATCCATCACAATCTCTGATGAGGACCCTGTCGTCGAGGATACACTGGAGGATACCGAGGTTGACGATGATGACCTCATCGGGTAAGGGGTAGGAGGGGATTGGGAGGATTATCTCTCGATCGTACAAATCACTCAGACGGCGATATAATCGTTCGATGAGTGTAACATTAAATGATCTAGTCTATAATATAGATGTAGGTCAATCGTTGAAACATTCACTCTCTCATTCAGTCTGAAAGGACAAACTCATGGAAACGATCTTCGACAAATACACAGAGATTCGCAATTACGCTGACTTCGCTCATTCGATCTACAAGATGAAAGGATTCTGCCCTGAATACCGTGAGGCTCGAAAGCCCGTCAAAGAGATCGTTGACTCTCTCGATCCTGCCCTCATTGAGAGGTTCAGGAAGGCTCAACGATGGGTCGATCAAAACCACCCACTCGTTGGCTGCAACTCGACCTGGTCAAATTGCAAGTCGAAGGAGGACATCATGCTTGATTACCTCGGACTCAGCGAATTCCGTGTCGATCGTCTGAGAAAAGACGAAGAGTTCAAGAAGTCCGATGTTTCGTCGAAACAGATGATCGTTGATGGCTTTAGGTATTACGAGGCTCTCCTCGACAAAGAGAGGGACATCCTTTCAGCTGGTGACGTTGACATCTCGCACACTGACCGGATGGAGGAGGCGATCAGGACAATGCTTCTTTCGTTGAGTGACTACGACGACAACCTTGACGCTCTTTGAGAAAAGGATTCTGAATGTTTCTTCTAGTCGTTACAATCTTCACATTCGTTTGCTACACTTATCTTCGCATGCTTTGGCTTATGACTAAGCTTCTCCCGATCACTCTCAAGACGATGTACTTCATCTGAGCTTGACTCGATCATCACACCTCTCGATTCGTCAACTTTTCAAAAGTGTAAATTGACTTAGTCATTGATATAATCAACAAAAACATTTAAACAAACGAGGAAAACACTTGAATCACACAGTTTTAACACTCATCACATCTTTCTGTCTTTCATCTCTTGCATACCACGCATCACAGGATCAAGTTGAGATCTTGGAGTTTGACCCAATCGTTATTACTGCTCAGCACTCGACGATTGTCTTTGAAGAGACAGAGATTCGATCTGATGGTGACGCTGAAGGGATTGATTGGGATCACAATGAAGAGTTCTGGTGCGCAACGCATCCTGATGAATGTCTCATCGATACAAATCTTCAGGGAGGCGACGATGATGACGACGATGACTCTGACGAAGAGTTTGGTTGCTAAGACTTAAATTGGTTTGTGTACTTTATTTCGGACACTGATATAATAAAACGTACGGTTAATCTTCACACACTCAAAGGACATTCAAATGAGAAACAACAAAAAGATCTGGACAAGAGAAGAGATCAATCAGATGATTATGCTTAATGATCACGCCGTTGAGAGAGCAATCGTTCGACTATATAAGGCACAGACTCAAGATGAAACTCTTCAGTCCAGATCAAAGCATCGCAATGGTCGAGGTTTCAACGCAGCTCACGCAAAATCTGGGACTCTCATCGCTCAGTGGATCTTGGGTCTTGATGGCAAGAATCGTCAAAGATACGAGCCTAAGAGTCTTCTACACCCAAGATGTTCAAAGCTTCTTGGTCCACGCATCAACTGTTTCAATGTGATCGCTAAAGCTAGGAAGATCGCGCTCATCCATTCATCACAACTCGTTGAGATTGCTAACAATCGTTAAGAAAGAGGTTATCATGCTAACACTCACAGATTATGCGGCTTATGGGGGAATCATTTTAGCTTGCATCCTTGCTCTTGCCTTTATCTACGTTTTCATCGTTGAGATGTAGTAATCATAGAATTCATCGGTTTGATAGTGTATATTGAATCGTTGAATAGTATAATAACTCATCAATCATATTAATCTAATCAAACAAAGGAATCATTCAGATGGATGTTAACACAAAGCCTAGAAAGCAAAGACGACGTCTAACAGATAAACCAGCTCACACAGTTTGGTCTGAAAAGCTTGACAAAGGAGGATACATTATCTTTGCAGGGATTCGAGGAACAGACGCTAAGACTATCGCTGGAGGAGCAACAAGTGAGGAAACTCTTGAGTACAACATGAGGAAAGCAAAGCTCAAGTTTGGTCTCAAACTCTAGGATGCTCGAGGTTTATACCTCATGCTTCGTCAATTTTCCAAAGTGTATATTTAGATATCCTATATTATAATAAACCACAAGGTCCATTAAACTTAACTTCTTCATCTAAAGGACACAATATGAATAATATTACTAAAGACCAATACCTCAGTCTTCTTCAAGGAGACTTTCCTTCATCACTCGACGAGGACCTCAAGATGGACATTCCTCAAGATGGTGCAATTCTTCTCGTCGAGGAAGATGGTCAATACTACTTTGATGGAATTGAACTTAATGAACTAAGCGATGAGGAGATTGAGGAATCTAAAGGATACGGCAAGATTGTCTACATTAAGATCTAATAAATAAAGTGTATATGTGGTTTAGGAGGTTTATAATAAACCATAAGGTCCATTTAATAAACTTCTTCATCTAAGGGATATTATTTTGAACAAAGTAAAAGCTCGCAAATCTATCCATTTGAACAAAGTAAAAGCTCGCAAATCTATCCAAAAGCTACTTGACAAAGCTAAGAAAGCTCAGGCTTCTGGTAATCATAAAGAATCACTTCAACTTTTAGAAGATGCACATCAACTAAGCTTATGGATTAAAGATAGAGGATAATCAATAAAGTGTAACTTTCAAACTTTATTGGTATAATAACTCATCACCCCTTAAATAAAAGGACAACGCAATGACTAACTCAAACATTCAATCAGACAATCAAAACGAGGAGATCAACATGTCAACAATTCAAACACTTTTTCAAGAATATCTATCTGATGGCGGCAAACCACAGGTCACATCCTTTAGGGTTCACATCGAGGCTCTCATCAAGAAAGAGATTAAACCACTTTGTGGAAGATCCGGAAAGTCTGTTGGTGATAATGATTGGAGGACTCAACTCATTGAACGCTTCAAGGGACGAGGAGCAAAATGGCAATTTGTCTCTCTCGAAGAGATTGCTCCCACTCTTGATCGGTTTGACACAGAAGGGGTTGATACAGAAGATTACAGACAATGGACTCAATCTCAAGGAAAAGCTTGGATTAGGTTTATGGCTCCCCGATTAAATAATGGAGTTAAGTCTGCTGCTTTTACAGTTCACACTCTTGGTTCAACAATCTATCAGCCACACCAGGTCCATTACATTGAGCTTGATAGATTGGATGAAGTTATTACACCACTTGATTCAACACCACATGCATTAAAACTCGAGGAATCTATTCAACCAGATGAAGATCAGATGACAGACATTCAGACTGAGCTTGGACAAGAGGTTTATCCGGCTGAAATGGATTGTCTAGATGATGATCTAGGTCTATAAAGGACTTGGGGATAATCTTCTAATCTCTTTAACTCTTCACCCTCAAAGATGACTTGATGTTGCCACCCTTGGCAGCGTCAACTCGATAAGTGTATATTTTCTCAACATTGAGTATAATATATTATAAGGCATTTACCTTTAACATTCAATCAAAACATTCAGTCAATCGATAAGGAGAATAATATGTCAAGTAAAAACATGATCGAGGTACAATGGGAGTTTGACATCGTCACAGACGAAGAGCTTCAGCGACGACTTGGATTAACAGAAGGAGAGGTTTACGAGATCATCGATGAAGATGATGGTGCGGAGAGGTTGAACATGATGTGTGCCCAAGAGATGGAAGTTCCGGTTTACATTAACCTTGATCTTTTCTTTGATGATCCAAGATCAGTTGACGAAGACGAGATTACAGAAACTCTTTCAGATGAATATGGTTGGTTGGTCGATAGCTGGGAGTGGTCAAACGATTAATCATTCTTATATTATCAAATGTGTATATAAGATTATGTCTGTTTATAATAAACCATAAGGTCCATTTAATCTATCCAATAACCTTTAAAAGAGAAAACAGAGATCAAATGAGTGATTCTAAATATCTTAATATCTATAATGAGTGGAAGACCAGAGCAATTAAGGAAGGATTCACATTCAATCAGTTTTGGGAACATTATAATCTTTACATTGACCCGATGAATGCACAGCCTGAAGAATGTGCAATTGCTGCCAAACTTTCTTATAGATCACTTATTGAGACAAGAAATGCAGAAACACAATTAAACAGACAGTTGGAGACAGCACAATGGATCTAATCAAATATCTTAAAGAGTTTTTATATGGAGTTGCTGCAGTTTCTGTTGTCTTTGCTTCAGCAGTCATTGCTTTAACAATCTTTATGTTCCCATTCATATTCTGTGCACTTGTTGAATACGAGACAGGAATGACTTGGCTTGGAATAACTTTTATCTTGCCGTCATATGCATGCATGTATGTTATCGCACGACACTTTAATCTAATCGAATTCGAAGACTAATCAAATCACAAACGAGGTTCTAAATGAATGATCAAGACATCACCTTTAAAACAAACTCTGATGGATCAATCCTTGCTTGGCCAGCTCCAACAGGTCCGGCAACAGAAGTTAATCGGCCTCTTGAAGAAAGATTACAATATTATTCAGCAACTCACACACTCAAAGTCGATCACAGTTTATTTGTCCCGAAGAAAGAAACTGTCGAACTAATCTTAGAAGCTTGGGATGAAGCTCAATGTAATCTCGTTGTCGATGAAGATTCTTATTATGAATATCCTATCGATCCTTCTTGGACTTACTCCGACATTTATTCATATTAATAAATAACACGAGGTATATAACATGTTATCACCGCTTGAATTTGAATTTTGGCAAGCAGCTATTCCTCCTATTTGTATGTTGACAATCCCGATCATGATTACGTCTGGAGCTTCTGTTTGGAGAGCTTTTCTTACTTCATCAGTTGTTTATCTTATTATTGTTCTAGTTGTTGCTTGCGACATCCAATCTTTTAACTAACTTTTAGTTGTTTTGCCCCTCACACGTCTCGTCTCATCATCAGGGCTTCTGGAAACGATTTGAACTACTTTCCGCGAGATCTTTTTCTAGTTTTTTTCTTCTACTTTTTTTGTGATTCATTTCTTATTAAGATTGAGAATCACAGATAATCTATAATGTGTATATTTCCTCAATGTTGAGTATAATATATCATAAGGCATTTGAATTTACAACTTAATCTTTAAAAGGATAATAATGAAAGCTTCAACTATTTACAATATTTCTTCAACAATTTGTTTTATTCTTTCTCTTTACTTCTTTTATCAGGTCTCGCCTTTATATGCTCTCATCATGTCAATCATTCTCCTCGCCTCAGAAGTTATGGTTTGTTATAAAACTCAAAATGTGTATTTAGATTAACTCTGTTTTATAATATTATATCAATCCATTAAAACCTATTAACCAACACCAAAACATTAAACAGAAAGAAAACTGCTTATGTCTATCAATATCAATAATAATCCTCAAAGATATTTCTCCATTGATTACAGATCTTGTCCTTCAGGTGTTGGAACAATCATTGATCCAGATGGTCAAACTCTTGTTACTTCTCCAGATTCAGGCCCAGAAACAATTGAGGAAGCTTACAATATCTTTGGTGATTATTACAACTTTGTCATCCACATCAACAAAAGCTTCGGTGAAGATCCCCAATCAGCTCATAAAGATCTCCAAAAGGTTTTAACTAAGTCTAATATTTCTCATGTTCACGATTTAGAACTCGCTTATGAATATCCTGATAAACACACTAACGGATTCTTTGAAACTAATACTTGGTCTTCTATCATCAACAATATGATTAACTGAAAGGGGTATTACACCATGCACATTTCAGAACTATCTAATAGTGAACTCATTACAGCTTGCGCTATTTCTATGTTTTTTCTCTGGTATCTCATCAGAGCTCTTGAATAAATCTTACTTGACCTACACACCCCATCGCATCATCATGAGTTCTAGATCTGACGATTTTAACTACTTTTCCGTAGATCTCGAGTCAAAAAAAGTTTTATATATTTTTTAGTGTAAATATGAAATATTAGAGTTATAATAAACCATAATCCAATATATCAATCAAACAATCTCTCAATCTAAATAAAGGATTCAAAATGGATAACAATAAACAAACAGCTGCAGAAATCTTGTTCGATACAATCAAATCTTTTTCTCATCTCAATCAAATCACTCAATTCGCCCTTGGTCAAGGATGGGATCCAGATTTTGTTGAAGACGAAGATTCAGAAACATACTCTACAAATATGGAACTAGAAGTTCTTATGTCTGAAATTGATGGGGCTCGTCACATCGCAAATCTATCTCGAAGACCTTCTCGACAACTCAAAATCTTACTGATCGATAAATATAATGTGGTTGCTGATACCATTCACAACACAATCTATTCAGACGATTCTTGTCCTTCTCACACCATCAAATACTAATCACAATGACTCGATTAACATACCTATCGGGTCATCAACTCGGATGTGTAAATAAGATATCTCTTGATTATAATATAACATAATCACCTTCAATCACAAAGGATTCACATTGAACAATCAAATCACTCTAAGTCAATGGAATACATTAATCAACACAATCAAAGAATCTCCCTCAACAAAAGCTGAACATCCAGAAGTTCTCTACATCCAAGAAGAATCTTTCGGCCAAAACACTCGTCATTCAGTCTACGATAACTTTGATCGCCACTATATTCCAGGTCTTGATCTCGTTATATCTCCAAACTCAAACATAGGAACACTCACTGTTTATAACGGCTCAGAACAAGCTAGAGCTCCTATCTCTTTCGATGATGCTCTCCAGATTGCTCAAAACTTCTTCAACGAATATGGAGGACATATGGCTGAACAGATTGTTTGCGACTGGGTCATGGATGGTAACGACTCGGTCTTTTAACAAAGTTTCTCTACGAATCATTATAAAACTTTTTATCTACTCTTCCGTAGATCTTATTCTAAAAAATATTCTCCCAAAAAGGACTCTCGCAAAATGAGCATTCTAAATAACGAAGTTACAACTCTACGACAAATCAAAAACGGTACTAGAGCTTTCCACTGCCTTCGCACTAACTCAATCTACACGTCTCATTCAAACGGATATGTTCGAAGAGAAGTTAATGCTTATACAAAGCAAAGAAAACAATATCAGCTCAATCCTAAGAAAAGCATCAAAAGATTCTACACAGTAAACGAAACCACTCAAAGTTATAACACTACAACACGAATCATGGTTATGAATGAATCAGATCGATTGGCTATTATCGAAAGACTCGCTGAAAAATATGAAGGCTATCGTGGCAATTCAAGTTATAGAGGTTAAACTCTTACTTGGTATGCATACCCTTTGGATCATATAGATTTTCATTACAAAGCTTTTTGACTGCTCGCCCGTAGATCTCGAGTCAATAAAAAAATATCTTAAATCTAAGACGAGACAGAGGCAAAATCGCGTCGCCTCTAGAGTAGTGTAAGAAAAGAATGACGAGAATGGCGTCAGTAATGTTTTTATTTGTAGTATGATAGTTTCCTTAGAAAACGTGAAAAGTTAAAAACTGGTGTATTTTAAGCCACTTGAGAAGTATATTTGAGAGAGGGAGAGAATAGAAGATGTATATGAGGTGTGAAAACATGAATTTTACGCAGAAGATGTTTGACGAGTTAGATATATGTGATTTGAATTATGCGAAGTTTATAGGTTGTGATTTTAAGGGATTGAAGATTGAGTTAGGAGATGTTTATTTATCTGCGATGACGTTTGAGAATTGTGATATGAGGGAGTGTGTATTGCAGATGAATGTGGCGAATTTATCGTTTAGTGGTTGTGATTTGAGTGGGAGTAGGTTTGAAGATTCTGGTGTGATGGTTATGTATTTTGAAGAAGCAAATTGTGAGGGAGTGGATTTTAGGGGGATAGATTATGATTTAGAAGAAGCTTTGGGAGAGTGTTTGAATGGATATAATCATGATCCGCGTGTGTTGTTTAATGGAGCGAATTTGAGGGGAGCGTTGTTTGATGGATTGAGATTGAATCATGGACAGTTTGAGGGAGCTGATTTGGAAGGGGCTAGTTTTAGGGGGTGTGATTTGAGTTCTGTTGAGCCTTTGGAGTATGAGCAAGAAAATACATATTTTGATTATTCTGCTGGCACAAGTTTTTTCTTTGCGAGTGTGAAGGGGGTGGATTTTGAGGGAGCAAATTTGGAGGGAGTGTTGGGATTGGAAGAAGAAATTTGAGTGTAAATAGGATTGGTTTGAGGGAATAATATATTATAAGGTTTATTTGATTATTTATTGATTTGTTTTGGATTGGGAGAGATCAGCATGAAATATATTAAGAATCTAAGAAATATTGAAGTGGCTAAAACGTGGGGAAACTTAAGTCCATCGCATATGTATGAAGAGTGTATCTCTTATGAGAATCATGAAGGAACATTTAAGGTATATTCAGATGGGACTGTTTATTCATATAGATTATTGATTGGAGAAGTTAAAAACTCTGAATGGATAGTATATGATTATACAGCACCCGGAAAAAGGTTTTATTCTAATACAACTTCAAGACATGTCGGGTTATTAAAAAAATGGGCATCAAGAATTGTTTAAGTGTATATAATCTATAAATAAAGCATAATACTTCACAAGGTATATTTAAATAACTCGTCAAAAAGGAAACAATGAAAATGACCAAATATTTCTTGAGAGGATTAGATGATGACGTTGGAGCTCTTTCATTGGTGATGGGGACTCAAATGGCATGTGCTGGTTTGGTAATCCCGAGTGAGTTAGGGATGAATCCTAATTCTGTTTGGGTAGGGATATCATCATTAAGTTTGTTTGTATTGACTATTTATGTTATTGGCTTTATGGTAGAGAAGAAAAAGCTATGAATAAGGAAACGGTTATAATGAGAACAATGTTAGACAAGATTTTTAATATTGAAGTTGAAGGTGATATCTTAAAGAAGCTTCCAGCATGTTTTAAGTATGATAATAAAAGATGGGATTATACTATTAAGTCTGAAGATAGAGATCATGCAAAATCTTTTGCTTTGAAACTTCAATCAACAAAAACTTTTGAAGTCATTTATCTTGAGAAGAGTGATTGTTGGCTAGTAAGATTTATTAGACATTAAGATATAAATGTGTATTTAGAAAACTTTGGTATTATAATAAACCATACCCCATATTAAAAAGGACTTTCCAATGAAAAAATATTTTATCTCCCTCCTATTGTTAAGCCTCGCTTTCTCTGGATGTAATAATCATATTAATCTGGAAGAAAAAGAATCTGATTCACAAGATATTGATTATTATGCAATCTTTTGTAAGCATCCTCTTGGACACGTTATGAAACACATTGTGACTAAAAAGGAATGGAAGATGTCATTTGGATGGAGATCAGGTGTTTACAATTTCAGAGATGTTCAAGGTGTTTATCATGAAAACAGAGGTCATTGTTACTCTAATGATAGAGATATCTTTGATATAAATGGTAATCTTAAGTCTAAGTAATAATAACATTTAAAGGAAATAATAATGAACTCACTGTATAATATGGATAGTGATAATCTTTCAAATCTTATTAAGTCATCAACAAGTGGAAATAATCTTCTTGAGAATCTAAAGTCAACTCCACAATCTTTGGAGAGCAATTCAAATGTTTATAATCTAATTTGTAATATTGAAAAATATTTTGAAGAAACAAATTCTACAGTTTTGCAGATTCTAAGAAGTCATACAGGTGTAGATGAATTTGAAACATTTAGAGATATTAAAACTATTGAAGAAGTAAATGATCTTTTAGATCAAGGGTGCGAAGTTTATATGTTACCAAAGAACGATATTCTATGAGGAGTTTATAATGTCAAATGTCCCAACAAGCGATCTTATTTTCGGAAGTCTTCTTTGTATGTTTATGTTATGGTATCTTATTAGAGCTCTAGAGTAGATTTATGTCAAACATGTTTTTCTGTATCTTAACTCTATGCCAGATAAGTTTTATATATGTTTTAATATCTTTTCCTGACATAGCGTTTAAAGCTTTTCTAATCTTATTGTGTACTTTCGCAATAATAGTTGGAAGAGATTTATATCTATTTATTAATAATATTTTTAAATAGTAAAGATTGAAATGTTGTGGAATGAATATGTGTAAATAAAACATTCTTTGGATATAATATTTCATAAGGTCCAATATTCATTTCGACTTTCCTTTTAAAGGATCAAACTATGTACAAAACAACTTTAAAGCTAACATATGATTTCGGGATTCATCTTAAGGATTTTTATGTCCCTGTTAAAGATGTTATGTTAGATGAGATTATTGATCTAGAAAATAAACTTAATGTTGATACATCTAATATTTCTGATGAGGCATTAAGTGAAATGCTTGTAGATTTTCTAAATCTTCCTAGGACATTTGATATCAGCATTGAAGATGAACATCTTCTTGAAGACTATCATTATATTTATGACTTGTATTTAGGTAATGTTTGTAATGGGTTTGCTCCAAAATATGAAGATATGAACAAGGACATGTTATAAAATGAATAAAGAAACGAATATTATTATTAAGTTTGACACTAGTCCAAGTCCATGGAGTACTAATTACCAAGAGATAGAATTTTCTCGTGACAAAATAGAAACCATTGCTGATGAACTAATAAATGAATGTTCAGGTAAAGACTATACAGCATCTTATGCATATGGAAAACATGTATCTAAAGTTATTGAAATTCATTGGGATAATACATGTGGATCTGTTATACCTCTTTATAAAGCACTAATTCAGGTTTTGAAAGAAAAGAGAGAACCTAAAGAGAATTGGTATGGAGGAGCAACATCAGCTATTAGATGTTTACAGACAAGAATAGCTTATGCTACACCCGGATTCGTGGAAGCAAAAAGATACAGAGAATTATATGGTGATTAAAATGTATACGTTAAGTAAAGAACATTTAAACTTTATTGTAAGAGTTTCTATACTGTTATCTAATTCAAATAAGTTTAATAAGAACTGGAACTTTTCTGTTAGAAGATACTTAGATGGTTTCCAGTTTAATTGGACTTGTGGTAGACACAGTTTAATGTGGAGATCATCTGGATGGGATGAGGATCATTTAGAATATTATTCTGGAAGTGATACAACAGATATTATCTTGATAAGCGAGCTTGATCATGTCAAATAATTTAGTAATCTTATTTGTTAGTTTTTGGGGGTCATTGTTTTTTCTTTCTCTTGGTGTTATGAATAGCTTGATTGATGTTTCGAGAACAGATATAATTGATGATTTTCTGATAGTTTTATTATGTATCTTTACTAGCTATGAATTAGCTAAAAGACTAGCTTTAAGATTAACGAAAGATGAATCATAAGTGTAATATTATTATTCTAATATTATAATAAATCATAAGGAATGATTAATAAAACATCCTTTAAAACAAGCAAAAATCTTTATCGGAGAACATATAATGGAAACTATCATTATACCCCCAGAGTTTGTAATCTTATTTTTTATCCCAATTGCTGGTTTTTTCTATATTGCTAGTAAAACTTTAAAGTTCTGGCCTCCATTTACTTTCTACATTGTAACACAAATCTTGTTAGCTACTTTTGCAAGGTATATGTTTGGCTAATGATTAAAGTTGGAGATCTTGTATTAAAAGACAATAAAGATATTTGGCTTATAATCTATGCATTTAACAAAGGAAATGAGTATATGTTTAAATATCTTAAGGATAACAAGGTAAATATTATTCATATAAGATCATCAAAAAACTTAAGTGAATATAAAGATATGAGAATTATTAATGTTTGACGATTTTGAAATAAGAGAACTAGGGTTCTCAGATGATGGAGAAGATATTATGACAAGAGAAAAATCTACTAAATTAATTTCACTTGTTCAAGAAGGTGTTCTTGACGCTGAGTCTGTATTACAGAATATGATTGATTGGTTATCTGAAAGAGATGTTGCTAATTTTTTCGAAGATGAATATAGCGAGTTTGACGAAGAAGATGAAGAAAGTGATTACTTTAGTTATACAGACTCGTCTATAGATGGTGTTTATATCGAACCTCCTCGTAATTATTGTCTTGAATGTGGAGATGATTACGAAGTATTTTCTCATACATGCGAAAATAACGAGAATGATTTACAAACTTTAGGTTGTAAAATCCATGATGATAAATGTGAATTCTGCGACAAAGATTGATAATGTGTAAATAAAACATTCTTTGGATATAATAAATCACAAGGTCCATCAAACAAACACTCATTTCATTATAAGGACAAAAATGAATATTTCAGATTATACAAAAGAGTTTTCTAATCTAACAAATCTGGTTTCAGAGATTACTTCAGTTATCAAGACTCGCGAAGACAAAAGCAATTTATGGGCTTCTTTTAAAAGAGAAAACGAAGACAAAATTAAGAATCTCCTTGGGATTACTAATAATGATATTGATAACCCATGTAATCTTATTAACTTTGATATTGATGACGACAAACAACTACTTCTTCTAAACTATACATCTCAAGCTCATAATGTTTTACATGCTTATGATGATGGTTGGTCTAACGAACTTAAGCTTTGTAGAGGATTGGTTTTTTCTTTTTCCGATGGCGTTTCATTAGTGAGCCGAGGATTCGAAAAGTTCTTTAATGCAAACGAGTTAAAAGAAAACACATATGAAAGTTTATTATCCAATCATGATAATAAAAAGACATATATTGCTTACGAAAAGGTTGATGGTCATATGATTGAATATTTTGAATATGATAATCAACTTTGTGCAACAACAAGAGGAAAGTTTAATACTAGTTCTTCGTTAGAGTCACTAAGTTTAATGTCATACAAAGAATGGAATTTAGCAAAAGGATATTATAAACTTTGTGGACATGACCTTATGTCTATTGTAACAGAGCTAGTAACACCTTCAACAGAAGTCCTGGTTAACTATGAAGGACAAGAGAGTATATATCTTCTATCAGCTTATGATAAATCAGGAAATAAAATAGATCAAACTTTACTTAAAAACTTAGTGTTCGTAATTAAAAATGCAAAGATACCTAAATCTAAAAGATTCACACTGTCAGGTATGTTCATAGAAGTTGCAAGAAGAGATATTGATAATAATGAAGGATGGGTTCTTAATTTAAATGGAACTCTATTGAAATTCAAATACAATAACTATATTGGTCTTATGGTAAGTAAAAAGATATGTTATAAATACCTTATGCAACGAATATTAACTAATACAACTGAAAAGATGTTCTCTACGCTTGATGATGACAACATGAAGATTGTTGATGTGTTAAAGAAAAATATCAACATTAAAGTTATTGAATGTAAAAAAGAAGAATCTTATAAACCATTATATAGTCTTTGGTCAGATGAAGAAGGAAGTTTAAACTATTTCAGACTTGTATGTAGAAAATTTTACAAAGAGTTTATTTTATCTATTTGATTAAAGGAAAACAATATAATGTTAGTATCTAAAATTACTGCAGGTGATGTTTCTCGGATTACTAAATTAGACCCAGAAGACATTGGGAGATATGGAGTATGGCATAAAGGTTTAATCATTTACGTTTCTAATAGTAAAGACAAATGTAATAAATTGATTAAAGAAATATCATAAAGATTAAAATGTGTATTTAATCAAAATTTGGTTTATAATAAATCATAAGGTCCCATAAATAAATCTTCATTCATAAGGATTCAAACAATGGAAAATTTCCTAGCACCAAGTTTTTTCATCCCCACGTTTTTAAGCATTCTTATTTTAATGTTAGTTGTAACTATAATGTTTAACGGGAGAGTTACTTTATTAAAATCTTTTATTTATGCAGCATGTATTTATATGCTTTTCATCATTAATAGTATTCCACGACTTTAATATACAAGGGGTATTCAAATGAACAAAGGATTCCAGTACGAGAATAAAATCTTAAATCTTATGAAATCTATTAATTTGGTTCCTGAAGAATTTGTTAATAGACAGCCTGCAGGTTCAGATAGTACACAACCTGACTTGATTTTAAATCTAAAAGGTAAAAATGTTAATGTTGAAATTAAAGAAAATATTCGAGCTCAAGCTGGTGGAACATCTATCAGGTATATAGATGGTAGTTTTTCTCTTGTCAAATCAAATGAAGATGTATGTGAAGATGAAATATATAATGTCTTATACGAAAAGAAAAATCATATAGACAATCTTATTGAATTTCATAAATCATCAAGTATTCCTTTTGCAACTACAAAAGACTTATGGATAAAGTCTGTGGAGAAAAACTTGTTGAAGAATATTAATACAAAGATTGAATCTAAATCTGAAGTTATTGAAAATCATTATGTTAATAAAGATACATACTATATCCACATTGGAGGAAAAGGTCTTTATTACATGAAAGATGATATTCTAAATCTAGGTGTTCCAAGGCTTAAATCTAAAGTTCGATTAGAAATAAGAGCTACAAGGAACGGGTCTAGATTGAACAAACAAGGTGTTAGGATATGTAATGCTACTCTTCGAATGCAATCAAGAATTCTAGAATTAGAAAAAAGTCCTTATTCTTTAGAAAACATTTCGTCTATTACAAGTTTAGCATCTTGATCAAAAAGGTTAAGATTGATATTGTGTAAATAAAATATTTTTTACATATAATAAACCACAAGGTTCAACAAATAAACATTCATTCAAAAAGGTTTTAAAATGGATAATCATCAAGAAAACTTAAACTCAACTGATATTTTGGTTTCTTCTTTAATCAATCACTTTAATGACAACAAACAAGGATTTACTTCTTATAGATTTCTTATTGACAAAATCTTGAAAGAAAACATTAAACCTTTGACAAAGGGAAAATCTAATATTAAAACAGACAGTGGATGGCGGTCTGACCTTATGGAAAGGTTTAGTGGAAGAGGAGCTAAATGGGTCTTTGTAAGCCTACAAGACATTGAACCTACGTTAAAATCACTTGAAGATTCTGGTATTAATTGTGACTTCTATAGAAAACATATTAATATAATTGGAAAAGCTTGGATTAGATTTATTGGTCCTCGTATTAATAATGGAGTTAACAGCGCCTCATTTGAGGTAAGAACAGAAGGTTCGACAATTATCAGTTCCAACCAAGTCCATTATATTCCAGTTGAATCATTAGACGATACAATTGAAATGTTAAATACAACTCCTAAGTCACTTAAGCTAGAAGAAGATTCAGCTCCAATGCCTAAGACATCTAAACCAAAGAAAAAGTCTCCAAAACCAAAGAAACAAAATCTTTTAGAGACATTAGGAAATGAAATCAATGAAGAGCTTCAAGAAGTTGAATTAAATATTCCACCACAAAATGATGATCCGGATGATTGGGAAGCCTTTCTCGCTTCTGAAGGTTTAATCGACGATGATTTTATGAATGATGATATCTAATATACAATAACAATACTTGCATAGCATACATCTCGCATCGTCAAAATATTGTTATGCAAGTAATATCCTCCTATAGCTCAGCGGTTAGAGCAGCACTCTTATAAGGTGAAGGTCCCCAGTTCAATCCTGGGTAGGAGGACTTTAACATTTTAAACTTATACAAGGATATTATCATGACACACGCTACATACACAACCTTCAACAATCAGACTGATGTTTTCGTTTCATTCTCAGCAGTTTCTCATGTTATCAATGACAAAGAATCAGGATGTTGGATTTGGTTTCACAGTGGAAAATGCATTCATGTAACAGAGAGCATGTCTGAAGTTACTGACGACATGGTAGATTATTTCTCAACTAGAAAGTAATTAAATGAATCTAACGGTTAAAGAATCATTCTTATTAAGACAAGGATTTGGAAAAAGTAATATTTTCTTTCCTGAGAATTCTAGAATTAAGTTTATTAAAGAAACTTATAGTTTTTATCACTCTTATTATAAGTCGCACAGTTATAAAATTCTAATTCATTTTAAAACAATTCCGATTGAATTAGATCTTCAAAAGAAGACTGATAGGGAAACTTACGAAGTTATGAAATGTAATCTTATTCATAAAAACTTGAGTCAAATAACTTGGAATGATTTATTTAATGAGGAATGTCCATTAAGTGTAACTTAATAAAATTTGTATTATAATATTTAAAACATCATTCAATCATATATTCATAAGAGTTAAATCATGAAAAATGAAGATATATCAAGTATACTATATCTTGTTACTTTTGTAACTTTAGTTTTTTCCTTAATTTATCTTATTACTTTGTTTCCAACATATTTTTCAGGTTTTTTCTTTGGAATAGTATCATATTCTTTGCTTGATGCATTCAATAAAAAAGACTTGTAAAAGATATTCTATTATAGGCGGTTATTATGGAAAAATATTTTTCTTATGTAGGTACACATTCTCTTGAAGAAGCAAAACAGAATAATACTGTAAATATAATATTTCATTTGTCTTCAAGAGAAATTGCTATTAAAAGATGTGATAGAACATGGAAAGACAAAGAATATTCTCTATATACCTTTGAAAACTTTCAAAACAACTCAACATTTACTAAGATTATATAAGGATTTTATATGGATTATTATGACTTTGCAGAAACAGCTGCTGTAATTGAAAAAGAACTTGGTATTAGAATGCATTTAGATATTGTGTTTAATAATCAGTTATTAAATAAATACTTTAACTATTCTTATAATAAAAAAGAAGACATTTTAACTATTAATTTTGAATTAGATGAAGGCAGCGCGACTATGAACATATATGAATTATATTCAGAAGAAGTCGATGATTTTGATTATGATTTTAATGATGTTCTTAAGAAACATATAGAGAATCTAGGTAGAACATGGACAGAGTAATCTTTATGTTTAAAGAAAAGGTTTATGCAAGAATAGTTACAGATTTTCAAGATCAAAACATCGACATTGATCAAACAAATGAATATACTATGTATGAACTTCACAGGTCAATGAAAGATCTTAAAAAATACTCGGAAGTTTTTATTAACCCTAGCAATCCAAAACAACTGATAGCGACATCAAAAGGACGTCTTCTTTCAATAGAAATCTTGTCAGAAATAACTTGGTTTGATTTAGATTATTATTATGGACAATAAATGAACTGTTATTATGATTATTTTATTAATGCTTGTGTCTGTGAACAGCAAGTAGAAAATATTCCCCTTTCAGAATTATTTCTTTTTGTTATTGAGATTTTTAATGTATAAACTTATATTGTTTCTTTCTATGACGTTTTTTTTGTTTTATGGCTGCACTGATGCTGAACTCACAAAGTTTACAACATTAGGTCAAAAAGCAGAAATTATTTGTCGAAGTGGTGGTATAATATCTTTTCATGGTATCTCAACTGGTAAAGTATTAAATGAAAAAAACAGCGATGGATATTATGCTAAATGGGAAATAATCCAAGCCCCAGATTACAAACATTCAAAAGCTGGAGATTTTAGAACAGCAACACTTTCAAGTGATTGTAATATTATTTATATCGAAGACTAAAACATGAAAACGGGAGTAATTTAATTGACTATTAAGAACATTCTTTTTATCCTTACTGTAATATTAATTGGTTGTGAAGCAGAACAAAAAAGTATTAGTAACGTTGATTTCTTGTTAGATTCTGGTTATCAAAACCTAGAATGCAAATTAAAATACAATATCGAAGATAATACATACGAATCTTTAGCAGAAGTAATCCCAAAATCTAATAAACTTGAAATGCTTTTAGCAAGATGTATAAATGATAAATGCGATTATTTTTCATTAGAATCAAAAATAATGCCTGCAAAGATTTTATGTCAAAAGTTCTATTCGAACAATAAAACTGAATATGATTTTAATCAAATTGTTCTTACTTATAACACTGAATATTTTAAAGATATTAAAGAATAATTTGTGTAAATATAAGTTTTATAAGTTATAATAATATATAATAAATACTTTCTTAAAATTTAAAGGAGAATATAATGAATATTCCATATATTAGCTTAATGCTTCTTTATCTAATTCCAATTAGTGCAATGCTCGTAATTAATTCTTCGAAAGATATTAAAGATATCTCTAAGAGAGTTAAAGAGGGAGATTACCTTGTAATTGTAGAAAAATGTGCTGCTCCTATTTTGTCATTAGGAATTATGTCTTCTTTTTATCTATATTAAAACTATGATGAAAAATATTATTGATTATGATCTTGGAGATATTTCTATAAAGAAAGTTTCAAATGGATGGATCTTACTGGAAGGTTCTCCCCTTGAAGAAGGAAAAGTTATTTTTTCTGCATATGAATCTAAAGAAGCTTATGAGATTAATAAATCTGACTCCACTGAAGATGCTAAATCTCTTAAAAGGCTTCTAGAAGATGTCTTTTCAGGGTATTTAAGATCTAAACATTACGGTGGTCTAGAAATCAAATTCCATGAAAGTGGATATGAAATCGAAGATCAAGAATAAAAATTCAAAAGATTAATAAAAATTAATTTGTGTAAATTTAAACCAATTAGGTTATAATAAACCATAAGGTAAATATTAAAAAACATTTTATAGGATAAATAATGACTACGCACATTTCATTGTTTCAATTTGGATGCGAAATTTTTGGTTACGATAATGCTATGAAAATGAACTCTAATAAATTAAGATCATATTATGATGATTGGAAAACTACAACATATTCTATTAAACAATACAAAGCTCTACTAAACACGAGAGGATAATTAAAATGTCTAATTTTCAAACTTATATTTATGATTACCTAAATGAGAAGCTAGGAAGCGACAACGGCACTTCTGAAAAATGGTGGAGTTGGAAGCATGGTATTTTATACCCTAACACTAAAAATATTGATATTGATTTAGAAAAAAACTTGCTTAATAACAATGTAGTTGTTGGGTTTAATTTTGATACTACACTTTGCAATCAAAAAGATATATCAAGGTTTTTAAAGTCACTAAATGTAAACTATAAAGACGATACTGATAGTAGGAATAAAAATAATAACTTGAGACTAAAAGTTTGTTTTTCAAATGAAAATACTGATGTTAATCGATTTATATTTAAATCGATCATGAGGTATTCTTTTATTAATAAAAACATTAGTATTAACTGATCTATGAAAGAAGAGCATTTGTTATTATTTTCTAAATATAAAAGTGAATATTCAAATCAATTATCGAAAATACTCTTAGCTGATGAAGATGATCTTTTTTTCTTAGATAAAAAAATAGACTCAGACTTATATAAAAGGTTTATTAAAACATCAACAAGTTCAGGAAGTTTATCTTTTAAAATTGAGAAAAGTAATTATAAAATAAAACTAATGTCTATATTTGGGATACCTTATTTACTTGACGAAAACAATGGTTGCAATCATATTGTAATCAAAAAATTTGATCTATCAAGAGTTCCTAATAATCTCTGATAGATTTAGAATCAATATTTCTATATTGACTTTTACTTAGTTCTATTATTATATAATGGTTCTAAGTTACCCAAACTATTTTATCTATTTGAAAGGACATACAATGGGAAACATGATGTTTGACACTAACCGCTTTATCGAGAACACTTCAGTCAATCAAATGAAAAACGGAACAATTCAGTTTATGGATACATATAATCCAGGAGTATATTATACAGCACATAGGAATGGAACAGTAAACCGAGTTATTAAGACAAACGAAACAGTTATCACACACGATGGAACTAATACAACTCAACAAAATGTAAGAATGAAGACTGAGTATAATCGAATTAACTATCGCCCTTCTAGTAATAGAAACGATTTTGTTCGTCTATATCGACTTTCAGATCAACTAGGAAGAATCCAAGAAGTTGCTGCATATTATCAACCAAGAAATAATAAAACAATGAATGTTTCAAAATCTGATTCACAAACTATTATTACAACTCCTCGTTAATTTTGTTTAACATCTAATACATAAATAATATAATACATAATGAACTTCTTTTGATAAACATATATTTTAAGAAGTTCACTATGGGCCTTTGTTGTAATGGTTAGCATCGCACTCTCATAAAGTGTTTGGTCTGGGTTCAAGTCCCAGGGGGCCTACTAGTTTATTTTTTTGCCGCTAAAACTTTTGTCTTTAGTCTTAGAGAAAATATATCCTCCTCTTTCATAATCACGATTATTACTCTTGTCTGAGATTAATTCTTCAACGCTTTCAGGGAGTTCTCCGTAACTATGATCATATTCTATGATATCAATATTTAATTCTGGGAAAATTTCTCCTGATGTATTTAAAGAATGAATATTTTGAAAGGCGTCTTTTGTAAGTTGACTTTGATACTTTTCATTGATGAAGTTATTATTCCATTCTGTTAATAACTCTTTAAACTCTCTTCTATTTAATTTGCCCATTGAATAAACCTTTTAATTTTTTATGTGTAAATTAATTATTAACTTATTATAATAATAAAAAAAAGTTAGGATATAAATTGTCAAATAAAAAAAACGATTATAGAATTAAAAACATTGATCTAGCAAATTGGGGTCTTAAAGAAGTTAAGATTGCTGAAAAAGATATGCCAGGCCTTATGTCATTAAGAGAAAAATATTCTGGAACAAAACCTTTAACTGGAGCTAGAATATCTGGATGTTTGCATATGACAATTCAGACAGCAGTTTTAATTGATACTTTAGTTGAACTTGGTGCTGATGTGAGATGGATGACATGTAATATTTATAGCACTCAAGATCATGCAGCTGCTTATATTGCGAACAAGGGAATTCCTGTTTTTGCATGGAAAGGAATGTCTGAGTCTGAATATGATGAATGTTTAAATGATGTTATTTGGTTTGGAGACCAAGGACCAAATATGATCTTAGATGACGGTGGAGACTTAACTAAATTTATTATTGAAGAACACCCTGAATTAATAAATGAGATTAGAGGAATCTCTGAAGAAACAACAACTGGAGTTCTTAGACTTAGAGAATATGAACAACAAGGAAAACTTCCAGTTCCAGCAATTAACGTCAATGATTCTGTAACAAAATCAAAATTTGATAACAAATATGGATGTAAAGAAAGTTGCGTTGATGCTATTAGAAGAGCAACTGATACTATGATGGCTGGTAAAGTTGCAGTTGTTGCAGGATATGGTGATGTTGGTAAAGGATCAGCAGCCTCTTTAGCATCTTCAGGATGTAGAGTTATTGTGACAGAAATCGATCCTATTTGTGCTCTTCAAGCTGTTATGGATGGATTTAAAGTAACTACAATGGAAGAAGCTGTTAAAGATGCAGATATTATTGTTACAGCAACAGGAAACTTTAATGTAGTTAATGAAAAACATTTTAAACTAATGAAAGATAATTCTATTGTCTGTAATATTGGTCACTTTGACAATGAGATTGATGTTAAATGGTTAACGAAAAACACTGAAGAAGTTAATATAAAACCTCAGGTAGACATGTATAACTTTGATAATAAGTCAATTATTCTTCTTGCTAAAGGAAGATTAGTTAATCTAGGTTGTGCAACAGGTCATCCAAGTTTTGTAATGTCTGCATCTTTTACAAATCAGGTTCTTGCTCAAATTGAATTATGGTCTAAATCGTCTTTCTATGAGAATAAAGTTTATGTTCTTCCAAAAATTCTTGATGAAGAAGTTGCAAGACTTCACTTAGAAAAAGTTGGAGCAAAGTTAGAATCATTAGACAAAAACCAAGCTAAATATATTAATGTTAATGTTGAAGGTCCTTTTAAAACAGAAGATTATAGGTATTAAATGAGATTTATAATAGACGAAGTTATTTCTGAAAATTATTCTCCACGAAAAATTAAAGAAATGAAAAGTAATCTTGTAGATATTTTTACAGAAATCCACAAGATAAAAGATTGGAAATGGGAAATTTCTGAAGAAACAATGCAAATATGTATTAGAACAGGAAGATCTTATCAAGATAACTCTCAAGATACTGACCCTACTATATGGATTGCATTAATCTGGGCAAATAAAAAAGGGTCAACTAGGTCACCAGAATGTGACAGAGAAATATTTATTTCTAAAGCAACAGCAAATAAATCTTCTGATTTACAAAATGTATATACATATCATTCGTACTCAGATCTTATCCAAAAATACAATTCAGGTAATTTAAAAAATATTATAAAATAATTTTATACATTCCTCATTTCGATTATATAATAAAAACATAATTCCTAATGAGGAATATTTAAACAATCTTTTAAATTTAAGAATATAACAATATGCTGGTGTAGCTCAGTTGGTAGAGCTGGCGATTTGTAATCGTCAGGTCGGGGGTTCGAGTCCCTCCTCCAGCACTCCCGTAATTTAACAATTACACACAGACACAGAAAGAAGTTTTATTATAGGTGATTCAAACAAAAATGGTTATGAGATTCGTGAAAGCTTACTTGGTATGGCAGTTGGAATTCTTCAAGAAAAAAATAACACATTAAGAGAAAATGAATATCTAAAGCCTGAAGGTCAGAGAGACGAAATTCAACCTTATACTGTCGATGAAGTTCTTAAGACTGCAGAAACTCTTTATCAGTTTGTTTCGAAAAAGTAATATTAATTAATACTATAATATGAGCATTCATTGTTCATATTATATAATAGGCACTAATAGCTCAGTGGTAGAGCAAGCGGCTGTTAACCGCTCGGTCCTAGGTTCAAATCCTAGTTGGTGCGTAAGCCATCATGGCGGAATAGGTAGACGCAGGAGACTTAAAATCTCCCGCCTTAGGGCGTGCCGGTTCGATCCCGGCTGATGGTATTTGGATTGTTAGCTCAGTTGGTAGAGCACCGGACTCTTAATCCGTCGGTCCTGGGTTCGAGCCCCAGACAATCCATTCAGCACTCGTAGCTCAGCGGAAGAGCAGTGGCCTTCTAAGCCATTGGTCGTAAGTTCAAATCTTACCGAGTGTACTTTTAAATTAATTCAAAAGACAAGACTTTAACATGAATAATTTTAAAAAAGTAAAAAAATATAATCTTGTTAAAATAGTAGGTAGAAATTTTCTTCCTTTTAAAGAAAAACCTTATTATTTAGTTTTAGAAAAAAAAGAGTACGATTCTATGTATAATTTTTTATTATTTTCATGCGAAGGTAAAAAATTGTGGATTAAATTTGAAAAGAAAAATCCTTTTGGTGGAATTGATATTTTATCTTAAAAAAAGAAAGATTAATTATGAATCACCTTACTTCATACTTTAATAAGATAAAATCAAATTAAGATTTAAAATGTGTAAATTAAAAGTTTATTAATTATTATAACTTATAATAAATAACATTAATTTAAAGGTATAAAATGAAACTTCCAAATAGTGCTTTAGAATTAGCAATGTCACAAGCAATGAAATCTCCTATGCAACATATGCATGGTGCAGTTATTTGGAAAAAAGGAAAAATCATTGGAGCAGGATACAATTATCATTTAAGTGCACCAAGTCCTAATAATAGACAAGTTTCAATTCATTCAGAGAAAGATTGCTTAAATGGTCTAAGGGGAGATCAGATTTATGGAGCTGATATGTTAGCTGTTAGGGTAACAAAATCTGGACACTTATCATCTGGTGCACCTTGTAAAGGATGTAGAAAACTTTTAAGAAGAAAAGGAATAAGAAAAGTTTTTTGGTTTGATGATGATGGAGAATTATCTTATACAAGACTTAATTAAAATATACCTTGAAATAAACATTAAAATAACTCTGTTATCATTTAAGGCAGAAACATGAATAAACACATTAATAGAATAAAACTTCCCTCTCAAATGCAAACTGTGATCAATGATATATTAACTTATACTAACACTAATATTTTCTTAGAAGATCAAGATTCATGGATAGCAGGAGGATTTGCTAGAATAATTAGTAATTGTTTAAATAAGAAGGCAGAGGAATCTTTTATAGATATTTGTCATTATTTTGATGAATTCGGTGATATAGATATTTTTTCAAATAGTATTCAAAAAATTAATCATATTTCAAGTGAAGTAAAAGATAGAATAGAATTAGAACATAAATCTTTTGGAAACAAATTTAATTATTTGATGATGAATAATATTTCTTCTAATTACTATAATTTACCTTATACTTTTAATTACGAAAATTCTTTAGCTGACTATGTAAGAGATAAAAAATTATCTGCAGTTGAAAGTACTCATATAAACTCAAGTACGATTAAAACTCAAATTGTAGAGAAATTTATCTTTAAAGACATTAAAGAATGTTTTGATAACTTCGATATGTCTAATTCAAAATTAGCAATTAAACTCGAGAATAAAGACTATTATTTATATTATACTGAAGATGCAGAATTCTATAACAGGAAAAATATCATAAATTTTGAAAGAGTTTCTTCACCTTACTTACCTTCTAGGCTTTGGAAATATAGCAAAAAATATGGATTCAATGTTGTTAATGACGAAAAGTTTAGATTGATTATTAAAGATTATCTTTATAAATCTTTATCACATAACTGGCCAGATGTTTTTAATGATAAATATTGTCAAGAAGAAATGGTTAAAAGGCTTCATCGAATTACAAGACTAGAAGATCAAGATTTATGTCTTTTCTTAGGAATGTTTCAAACTGATATTATTGAAAGGCAAAAAGGACCATATGGTTTTTATACAACAGTTATAGGGTCTGAAGACTGGGCTTCAAGTGAAATCAAAGAAAGAAAACCTTAAAGAATCAGATTTAATTTATTGGTATGATATCTGGAAATCTAAAGTAGAATTAGGTGTCATTACAAAAAAGAAATTTGATTACTTAGAAGTATTAAGCAATAATTCTTTACAAGTATTAAAAATAAAATATGACAATGTAGAAAAAGCATCTTGTTGCTTATCAGAGGAAGATTTTAAACTTCGCCATTTTTTAAGAAAGTTTTATAATGAGTAAAAAATCTAAAGAAAAAGAAAAAGTCAAATTACTCAAGTGTCCTTATTGCAAAAAGATGAAGGTATCATTTCATTTTCATATATGCAAATTAACAATGCAAGAATATTACGGATGTTCAGAATGTGACAACTGGTGCACAAAATGTTCAACAGATTGGAAAGATGGAAAACCAGTACCTAAAAAAGAATAAACTTTACATATGGGATGATGAAAATGGAGAATCAAAAGTAATACTTCTCTTAGAGAATGTTGACAAAACAAAATTTTCATGTATGTATAGTAATGTTAAAATATTAATTGATGATTATATAAAGACAGTTTGCTTATATGATCTTTATGAAACAAAAGGATTAAATTATAATGTATAGTGTAGTTGCTGGGATTGTTCATCCTCCGTTAGGAAAAGAATTAAATTTTGAATCTTATGAATTTTTTGATATTTCCGAGTCTGAGTCTGGAACTCATATTTTTAGTAATCTAATGAAAGAAGTATTAGACAACAATAAGCCAAATAATATTGTTCAAATTTTTGAAGATTTCTTTAAATCTAGAGCAATCGAATTAAATGATATAAATAAACATTATCAAAATATATTAAATGCATTCATCGAATATCATAAATGGTATTCAGGAAATAAATCATCAGCAGTAAATTTTTATTTAGTTAAAAGAGACTTAAATGAAAATAAAGTAGTAGATGTAATTAAAACTTGGAAAGTCTATCGTGAAACAAAAACATATTATAAATCTAGAAATAAAAAGAAAAAAGTGTAATTTTTTATTATTGAATTTATAATATCTAAAAAGGAGATTTAATGATCAATCTACAAAAAATTTATTTTGATGGTCAAGGATACGCAAACGCTTCTAAAAATCTAGATCCTTATTTTTCTAACGAAGAATATGTTGAAGCATCTAGATATAATTTTACACCTGTCGAAAGTATTGAGTTTATTAATAACTCTTTTTGTAATATTACTTTGTATGATGGAAAAAAGTTTGAAGGAATCAGTATAAGTCATTTGTATACAGATATTTCTTCTAATAATTCTTTAAAAGAAGAATCAGACTTTTTAAGCCCATGTAGACTTAATTAATGAATGAAACATGGATACCAGTTATTGTAGACTATATCTACACAAAAAAAGGTAAAAAAGAAAATTTATTTGCACATGCAAAACGTATAGAAAACCCTAATAACTTTAATAGAACTTATTATCAAGTTATAATACCAGAACTTGATTATATGATTTCATCAATAGTAATTGAAAAGATTAAAAAATTTTTATGAGCGAAAACAATCTAAAACTAATGTCGTTATTATTTTTCTGTTTAACATTTATTCCTGTAGCATTTGTTTTCACAGGAACATTTATTACTCTAGTGTTAAGTTTATTTAATTAATATGAAAAACGAAGATATAAAAATATTCTTTAAAAGAATTAAGTATTTAAGGCTTACATCTGAAGAGAGAACAAGAATGTTAAATAAGATTCAAGTTAGAGGATGTAATAAGAAAAACAAGATAATGACTTATAAAGAATTCACCAGTCTTTTAAAGAACAATAAAGGAAGGATTAATTCTCTTGTTTTAGGTCCTAAATGGAACAGGTTAGTTTTTGTAGATATTAATATAAAGGTTTAATATGGACAACAAAGAAGAATACGATGATTCTATTGAAGAAATAATCAAAGAATCTATGGATAACAATCCTATAATGATTATTTCAGTTGACAAAGATGGATCTGTTGCTTTAATGACAACAGGTAATATAACAAAAATACAAAATGATGTTTGTACTAAAATGCTTATAACAGTCGGAAGTCATTCAATAGTATTATCAGTTGTTTTATGGTTAGAAATCGTTTTTGAAAAATTTCTATACAATTGCTCAGAATTCATTAAAAATTTTAAGTCTCATTAGTGTAATTAATAATTTATTAGTTTATAATAAGGTATAAGGAGAGATTATGTCGAAAAATTCATTTAAAAAAGAAATCCGTGAAAGATATAATGGACGTGGCAATGCTTGGGTTAGAGTAGAAAAAGATACTCCATCATATTCTAAAATAATCGATAATCTTGTTAGTATTGGGCAAGAAAAATCAGAATATGTAAATCACATTGAAAGAGAAGGTTATGCTTGGATAAGATTTCTAAAACCAGAAGGGACTTCAGAAAATCCTGAATGTAAATTTGAAATTAGATATAGAGGTTCAAAAGAAATTCATCTAGATTCATTTATAAACTTTAGCGATGAAATCTCAAGGCAATTTAAGTTTCTTGGTAATACTCCTTTTAAGCTTCAACTTGAAACTGAGCCTGACAAGCGGAAATCTAAAGTTATAAATAAAAACTCTTTAGGAAAGACAAAGACTCAAGACAAAAAAGAAGAGACATTATCTATTAACGAAGAAAAAGAAATAAAGATTATTAAAGAAGCTGCCTTAACACAAGCTTCTAGTGAAGAACTTGAAGAGTGGTATGAATTCTTAAAAATAAATAACCTTTACGAAGAAAATGTTTAATGATTTTATTTTTCTTATGGTTAACATTAGTAATTCTATTTACAGAACATGATCAATCGTATTTTAAAACTCTAGCAATAATAACAACAAACTTTATCTTTTTTATATGTTCGATTTAATTATCATTACAATTTTCGTTTTAATTTTTAGCTATCTTCATAGCTTTCATAACAATAGAAAAAGAAGTGATATATACTTTATTTTTCTAATCACAGAAATAACTTTAATTTACAGCTATCTTAGCATTAAGTAAGGAAAACAATGAGTACAAAATGGGGTGAAGTTAGAAATGGAGATTCTGTATATTTCAAAGGAAAAACAGGAACAGGATCAGTTGTTAAAACAAAAAGTCATGGAAGATATTTCATGCCAGCGAAAGTTGGAATGAGAATTAAAGGTGAAATTAAACCAATTATTAAAGATGAAAGATTTGTTTATTCAGGGTCAAAAGTCCAATCATACGAAGGAACTGATAGGATTGTTAAATGCTTAATCACAAGAGTATCAGACAATACAATCGTAGCTATTAGTGAAAAACAATTTATGAGATACTTTTATAAAACTAATCAAAGTAATCTTGGAGGACCAAATATTTAAATGAATAATGATCTTGTGAAATATTTCTATTTAACTTGCTTAGTTATTTTTTTTAACATGTCATGTGTTCCAAAAAACCAGTATGACATTCTCTTGAAAGAAAAAAGAGATCTTGAAGAGAGAATTGATTATCACAGAACAGTTCAAAGAGAATATGACAATCTAGATTTTAAATATAGAAATCTTATGTTTGATTTAGATATCTGTAATAACAAGATAAGATCTTTAGATACAAAACTTATTGAATGTTTAAATACGAAAGAATGTAAATAATTGGATAATTCTGATATTAAACCAGGTGATATGTTATGGGTAACTTTAAAAGGACCTGATCAAAATTATGGTTATGGGGAAGTTATTGAAGTCTGGAAAGATGATGAATCAGGAGAAATTTATTATGATTTTCATTGCTTAGTAAATGGTGGTCAAAGAGTAGGTTGCGTTTCTAATATTATTGAGAAACCTAATATGAGAATGGAGAGTAAATTACTTCAATCAAGAAAAGAATACAAAGAAGTAATGAAAGAAAAATATAAGTTTTAGAATTCTTTTTCAGATTTATTAATATACTATTATAACTTACAATCTTCGAGGAATAGAAAATGACAAAATGTAAAAGATGCACATCATGTACAGCAGGTATTATGTGTCAATGTGGAAAATCAAAAGATATGAAAAATTCAAACGTAGATCACCCTACACACTATTTAAAAGATTCTGGTCATGAAGTTATTGACGTCATTAAGGCATGGAAATTAAATTTTCATTTAGGAAATGCAATTAAATATATTGCTCGTGCAGGGTTGAAAAACCCAGACAAGAAAATAGAAGATTTAGAAAAAGCAATCTGGTATATTAAAGACGAAATAAATTCAAGCAAAAACTAATATTTAGTCTCTTACACATATATAAAAGTAAACGTAGGAGACGAAAATGATAGTTATTAAAAAAATAATATGGGACTTTTCAGGTACAGAGTTTGAGGATTGTGATTATGAAGAATCAAGGAAAATTGCAGTCTTGCCTAAAAAACTTAAAATCAAAGAAGAAGATTTAGATTCAGACGCAGAAATCGAAGATGTTATTGAATTCTTAGAAGAAACTTACAACTTTTCTGTCGAGTCAATAATAACAGACCAAGATGACTAATGTGTATTTAAATTTATTTTTGATTATAATATCCTATAGGAGATATTATGAAAGAAAAAATAAAAGAAAAATTCTCTGGTGTTAAACATAAATGGATATATTATCACATTGATTCTCAAAACTTTCACGTGATATTAAATAAAATTTCAGCTGCAGTCCACAATAAAGAAATAAATAGTAAATCTGCTATTAATCTTATTAAATGTTTTAAGCATCAAGAGAAAGTTTTCTTAAAGTTTATTAAGACTGTTGGAAGGAAAAACTTTTCATGTGAATGTCAAATTATAGACAAAGAAAACAACAAACTAACTATATCACTTGATCCTAAAACGTTATTAGACTCTTATAATTTAGATGGAACTCCTAAGTCTTTAAAACTTTATAAAACTAACGAAAAATCTAAAAACAACTGGAAAAAACCAGATGATGGATTTAATGATCCTATATCATATCCTAATGTTGAAGAAGAGTTAACAGAACTAGGATACAAAATGTATAAAGACTGGACTGAAGAGGTTGCATCTTCAGGTCTTAGTAGTATTGATTATTATAGAAAAATTTGTGGGACAGACAAATATTATCCAAGGAGTAAATAATGGCTATTTGCAATAAATGCTACAATGAATATTCAGACAAGAGAAAAAACTTAGGATATAAAATCTGTCTTGAATGTGGTGATAAAAAAGCTCAAATTGAAATTAATAAAAAATCTAACTATATTGCACCTCTCTATAATAAAGGATCATATCAATATATTGGAACAATTGATACGTTAAAAAACATTTAAATTTAATATTTATCATAGAATTTAAAAGAGATATAAAATGTCTAGAAACTGGAAAACAGGTAAAAGAGAAATCATAAACTTCAGTGATATTTGTAATATCCTTGAAGAAGTATCAAAATCAAAAAATCATAAAATTATAATTGGTTCTGATAGTGTTAAACTTGGATATGATTTTATTTTTACAAAGGCAATATGTATTCTTAATAAAGACTTCTATGATAGAAGATATTTTTATTTTAGAGACAAAATAAAAGATGATTCTTATTTAGACTTATCTAAAAGACTATTAAAAGAAACATCTGATTCTTTAGACCTAGCAATTAAATTAAAAGATAAATTTAATAATGCAAACATAGAAATCCATGCGGATGTTAATCCTGACTCAAAACATATGTCTTCTAAATATAAAAACATGATATCAGGGTATATACAAGGTTGTGGATTCGAAGTAAAGGTTAAACCTAATTCTTTTGTTGCATCATCTATTGCAGACCAACATACAAGAAAAAGATAGATGAATCATTTTATTATCGAAGTTAAAGATACAGATTATGTCTTGGGCTTCGATATATATGATCCAAAAAAATGTATAGTAAATTATAAAATTAAATCAGGGTTTTATCTAGCATTCTATCACGATCTAGATATATTTGATATTGAAGAAGATTTAATCTATTTTCTATATGACAAAAAAGTTTTAATGATTAGAAAAAGCTTAGCTAATTTACTAGCAATTTAAAAAGAGATCAAGCCTACTTATAATATCTATATGGAGGTTTAATATGACGAAATTAGTTTTTACGTTTTCTAATGATAATACTTTATTTGATGTTGGAAATAATAATAAAATAATTGTAATCGAGAATATTTCCAATGATTATAAAGAAGAAATATATGATATATTCGAACAGAATATCTTGACTTATGAAGAAATTAAAAATCTAGTTGAAAGCTGGGGTGGTAATATAGAAATGTATCTCTTAAACCAGCTTATAAGTTTTTATAAAAAAAGTGAAGATAAGGGGTGTTCATAATAAAATTTGTGTCTAAATTATACATAACATAAATTTAAAGGAGAAATTATGTCAATCACAAATTTAGACACAGTTGTTAATTCTTTCTTAAGAGACTTTGATATGTATAATAAAAATACCAGCTCTTTATATACATATAAAATTTATGCAAAAGACAATGATATTATCTTTAAATGCTTAGCACCAGGAATGTCTAAAGAAGATTTTGACATTTCTTTTGACAGCAAAAAATTATTTATTAAATCTCAGAAAGATTCTGGAGACAAAGACTTTAAAACTTCTTTTAATGAGTCTATTAATCTCTATAAAAAAATAGATGTAGATAATAGTTATGCCGATTTATCTAAAGGGATTCTCACTATTACTATGCCTTTAGATAAGTCAATACATAAAAAGAAAATATCTTTTAGATAATATAAATTATTCTTAAATAAAAAAACCAGCTTAAAGCTGGTTTTTTTGTATCTAAATTTAGATATATTTATTATCTTGAACTATATAAAACCTCATGACCTTCAGTTATTTCTATTGATTCTATATTGTCTTCTAAAGATCCTACATAACCTATACCATCTATATAAAGTTCGCAATCAGATGAATATAGCTTTGCTCCATATTTATCTAATAAAACTCTTAGATCACTTAAAAAATTAGTAATCTTGTCGCTAGATGATGATCCTAGAACTACAACTTCTTCTTTAAACCCTGATGTCATTGTTACCTTTCTTTCTTGTTTTATAAATATTGACAAATTCCTGGAATTGTAAAAGCAATAAAATATGCAACAGCTAAATAAATTGGTGCATTTGTTTGATTGTTGTTTATCATAATAAACTCCTTTTTTGTGATGTAATTATATCTAAAAAAGTCATTTATTATATAAAATTTATATTATTATTAGACATTGACAAAATATTGTTATCAATAAGGATTTTAAACCACTTAAGATTATCAGACGTAATATAGTCACATTCACACAGAACAATACAGACTTTCCCTTTCCAAGATCCATTATTTATTATTCCTAATCTATTAGCTGACTTGAGTTTCATACGTCTTGTTTCGTCAATCTCAGTCTAGACACTAAACGAATATAATAGCGATTATGACAATTATAAACACCCAAAATAAATTCTCTCTTCTATTTTGATCACAACC